AACTTTTTTTTTTCGAGGCAAGGGCCTCTCGCTGTCTTTGTGTGCCAGGCCAGCACGAGGTTGTTGTTGTCTCCCTCTCTTTTTTTCAGTCGCGGTGGGGGACGAGCGACAAAAGGGTGGCCAAAAAAGAGTCGCTTTGGCGTGTGTGGGTATGTGCGCAGTGGTATGTGTTGCCGACACTGACTGGCGACCAGTCGACCAAGGGGTGGCGCTGGTGAGACAAAAACTGTGCAACCCCGAGAATGGTCTTTTTGATCATTACCTCTTGGCGTGCCATTGGACGACTCTAAAAGGCAAAATGAGTGCCATGCAATGAACAGCAGTGGCGTGCCCCCAGAGGTGCGGCCTATGGGGCGACCACGTGTGCCCCTCCTAGGACACCGTGTCTCGGTCTGCGGTGCGCCGTCGGGCGGGCGCTCTGAGGCGACAACAATGGGCGCGTCGTCTTTTGCAACAGAGATTGCCGTTACCTGTTGTCGCCCTGCCACGACAAAGAATGACGACCGTGACTGTTCATTTTCTTTTTGTTTTTGCGCAAAAACAAAAAAACATGTTTTTGCTTCTCCGCCCTTGCGACCTTGTGCGATCGGCCCAGCCGACACTATGAAAAAAGGAATCGAGTCAAAAAAATATCCCCTTGTTTATTGTTTCTGGCCAGAAGAGGAGGCAAAGGTCGATCGCCCCCGCCTGCAACAAAGGCCATGTCGGCCCGTCTGTTGCCGTCTGCTTTTGCATACTCTTCTATAGGACAGCCAGGGCGACGCCTATACATTTTTTTCCATGCATAACCCCTTTTTGGTTTTCTTTTTTTTTAATTTTATTTCTTCTTTTGGTGGTAGAGAGTGCCGTTGGGGTCCTGCCGTCTGCCTCTGCGGCGGCGAAAGCAAAAGCAAATTTTGGGAAAAAAAAGCAAGGCCAGTGCGTGGCCTCGTCGCACAACTTTGTGGGCTCGCCGGGCAACAGGTGTCATCTTTGGAGGACTCTGAGATCGGTTCGGCTTTTCTTGAGCGCCGGTTCCCGGACCTCGCTGTCTGCGTCGACAGCCCGACCCATCAGGTGCGGTTGTGATGGCTCCGACAGCGGCAGTAGTGCGGCCGTACAGCGCGTGCACCCACACGGCTTGATCGGCTTGTAGTCGTTGTCTTGGCGGTGCGACGTGAGCGCTGTGTGGGTCTGCATGGCAACGATGTTGGCGGTGCACAACTCGGGCACACGCCTCTTGATACCGCGCACGGTCGAGACACAATCGTCCTCGACGGCGCCCATCATGTCGACGGCAGCCTGCAGTCGATCGGGTGGGCATACTGTGCACAAAAAGTCGAGCATGCTGTCGTGTCTATCGCGACCGGCCGCGGCGGCAATGGCAATGGGCGTGACGGGCACTTGTTTGTCCTCGATAAGGTAGCGGGCAGCGGGTGCAAAACTGCTGCGTAAAACAAACGGCAGCGCGTCGGCCCACGGGAACGGATCGCGCAGCAGAGTCTCTAGGAAACGGACGACGTCCATGGCCGTGGCCAACAGAGCCATCCACATGAGGGGTGTGTCGGCCAGATCGGCGCCAAACCATTCCAGTAGCCACTTGAGCGCGTCGACATTGTCTGACGTTGCCGCGGCGACGACTGCGGCGCGCGCTGCAGCGCGGTCGGGGCGCGGCAGACTCGCGGTGCACATTGTTCCAGAGTCGAGAGCGCGCGCCATGATATCGACGCGGTCTCCGCTGGCCGCGCCGACGATAATGGGCGTCAGCGAGACGCACAGGCCGAGATCAATTGTCGTGACGATGGTGTCCCATTGGCCGCCTTCGGCAACGTCTGCAATGGCGCCAGAGACGACAAAATCCTGGTTGATGTCGGCAATGCACCGCCATCCGTCGGCGGCCATGTACCTGAGCATGGCGAGGTGGCCAGAGCGCACGGCGTGCGCCACGTGGACGACCTCGAAATGGCACACGCCGTCGCAACCCGTGGCGCGCATCCAACGGACGAGGTCGGGTGCGGGCGCCAGCCACGCCGAATGGCCCACGTCTGTCCCGCAGCCACAGCCTTGAGCGTGCTTGCGCGCATAAATGTCGTGCGCAAAGACGAGGGCGTCGAGCCGTCCCGATGCGGCCGCGTGTTTGGCCAGCGCCGACGAGGTGATGTTGTCGCGCACGTGCCACGACTCGCGGTAGATGTAGCGCGCAATGTCGAGATGGCCTTCAAACACGGCCGCCATCATGCCCGCCACGTTGACCTTGTTGCGCTCCTGCATGGTGCTGGCAGGAAGATTGGGCGGTGCTGCGCCATCGTCTGTATCTTCTTGTTCGCACGCCGTCGTCGCCTGTTGGTTTGTAGACCCCCGCGCATGGGTCAGTATGCATGTTTGCATCCGTGCCTCGATGCATGTTTTTTCAGTGATCTCCTTTATCAAGGTCCAGTGTGTCTGTGTCCCCTCCTCAAAAATATCTGGCCACACGGCTTGTTCTCTCTTTGCGTACGCCGGGTCGGCGCGACGGTGCGGGTGAGAGTAAAAAAAAAAAGAGGGGGAAAGGAACCGAGGGGGAACAAAATGGGCGCGACGTACCGCAATATTTTCAAAGACGATGCGCACAACGTCCAGGCGCCCTCCGCGGACGGCGTGAACGATGGCCGATTTGCATAGGGGGCGCCCGCGCGCGGCGAGGGCGGCAGCGACAATGTCGCGCGGCGCGCCCGCAGGCAGGAGCCGATGCATGCGCTGGGCGCCCCAGGCGATCGCCGCGGTGACCGGGTCGGCCTGGGTAAAGAGCGGCGACGTGCAGCGCAGAGCCAATAAATGGCTCGGGCGGTCGATACAGGCGACGATCTTGGCGTGAATCTCGGGCGGCATGTCGCCGAGACCTGGCGATGCGCATGCCTCTGGCGGCGGTGGCGTCGCAATGTCATCGCCAAACAGGCCCGCGCACTGCGCCTCCATTTGTTTCCCTCGGCCTTTCTAGGTTTGCCTCTTTGTCGCTCGGGTCTTTGTCCGATGTCAGAGGCGCACAAAAAAAAGAAATGGCTTGTGGGCGTAGAAAAAGACAGACAAAAGGACAGATAGACAGGCGATGGCCGAAGGGGGACCTGGTCGATGGGCCGCAGTGCGGTCTTGTGGGGGCTCTCTCTCTCTTTATGGGTGTGGTTGGCGTCCCTTGTTTGTTTTTTGGCAGACGCATCCCTCTTTGTTTTCCCATTGGCGCTCCCTCGAAATGAACCGGCCTCGCTGATTGGCCTCTATGTCTTTTTTTTCTCCTACGCTGGCCGGCGCTGCTGGCCTTTTTTGTCAGCGTCGATCCGTCGCAGATATCCCATTGCGCGAGAGCGCCAGGGCGAGGTTGCGGCTGGTGGCGGGCACCGGCTGACTAAAAAAAGACGTGGAATGGTCCAGCGCGGTGGAGACGCCTAATGTTGGCCAACAACATGTTCTTCCAGTTTTTTATATGATCCCCATTCTTGAATCGTGTGAAGATCTGTTGGTAGGAAATTGAAAGAACGGGCCGTTGGCGCAGCATTGTGCCGGCGACGCCGAGTGAAAAGCAGACCCTAGCACCCTTTTCTTTTTTTTTGAGACATGCTTTTTTATTTGCTTTTTGTGTGCTTTTTGTGTGCTTTTTCCAGACCAAAAAAAAAGCAAAAACCCCGCCACGGAGGGCGCAGTCCCGCGTACGCAAAAAAAAAAGAGGAGTGCAGGACGTCGAGGCAATGGAGAAAAGATCGCCGTCGTTGAAAACATTGGCCCTTAGTGGTGAGGGTGGTGGTGATGGCCCCAGAGGCAGTCAAAGGGGCACGACGCGGGCGCCTCGTTGCAGACGTCGTCGCCACAGTAGGGAGCCATGCGGCCGACCCAATAGTCGCAGCGCTCCTCGTTGACGCGGTTCTCGGTCCACAGGTGGGCCTTGCCCGTGGCATCGTTGGCATCAAAGACGGCGTTGGGGTAGCCCAGGGCGGCCGCATAGGGGAGCCACGGGCGGCGGGCGGCGCGGGCAAAGACGCCGCGGCCGTTGGGGTTGCCCGTGGCGGCAAAGGCCGCCCACACGTCCATCATGGTGCGTGATAGGGCATAGTCGGCCGGATGCGCGGTAGCGTCCCACAGCGGGGCCTCGTCGCCGAGGCACGACGGGCCAAAGGGTTCGAGCGGCGGCTGCGCATTCATGACGGGCACCAGGCACGGATGGCCAAAGAGATAGGCCAGTTCGCCCGTGTGGTAGGCGCCCAACTCGGCCGGAGCAAATGGCGCCGCGCGGTTGAACCGGTAAAACCAGAGCCGGCGCGAGCCACCCTCGGCCAAGAGGCGCATATAGTTGCGCGCCGGACAGGCATAACCAAAGTCGGTGTCGGCCTTGCCCATGCCGGAAAAGGGCGACGGCAGGCTAAAGGGGCCGGGCGCCCCCGACACGTCATACAGGGCGGCAATATCGTCCACCGAGTCGGCGCCAAAGCGCGAGGCGATGCGCGCCTCAAAGTCGGCCTCGGTCGAGTTGAAGCCGCGGTAGGCGGCGATGGCGCCCACATAGATGTTGGACTCGTTGGTCTGGAAGCCGGCAATGACGGCCACGTTGCGCTGGTGAAGACCGCGGCGGATGAGCGACAGCGGCTGGTCGAGGATAAAGACGCCATCGACGGCCGGCCTCGGGAGGACAAAGTAGGGAATGGACGCCTGGACGGCCATGATGGTGCTCACGTTGGCCGCGCGCATGCACGCCACCGTGTCCTCCCATGGGGCGCCCGTCGGGCAGCCGAGCGCGGCCTGCACCTGGGCAGCGGCAGTAGAATAGACCGAGGGCGGGTCGAGCACGACGGGCGCGCCGCTCTCCATGATGGCGTTGCGAAAGAGGCCCGCCGAGTGGGGCAGCGCCAGTTGGATGCCGATCGAGATCGAACCGGCCGACTCGCCAAACAGGGTGACGCGGTCGGCGTCGCCGCCAAAGCCGCCAATATTGCGCTTGACCCACTTGAGGGCGTGCACCTGGTCCATGAGCAGATAGTTGCCAAAGGTGCCCGAGTCGGCCATAAAGTCGGGGTGGCCCATGAGGCCGAGGATGCCCAGGCGGTAGTTGGGTACGACGATGATCGTGCCAGTGGCGTTGGCAAAGGCCGAGCCGTTAAAGACCTGCGTCGCGGCGCCGTTGAGCGTAAAGGCGCCGCCGGTCAGAAAGACCATGACTGGGTAGCCGCCGCGGGGCACGCGGCGCGCGGCACAAACACGTTGAGATAGAGACAATCCTCGCTCTGCGGGTAAAACTGGGCAGTTGCGGGCACACGGGCGGCGTCGTCGTCGCGGCGTACACGTCGGGCGCCCACGGCTCGGCATCAACCGGCGGCCTCCACCTGAGTTGGCCCAGCGGCGGCGCGGCAAAGGGCACGCCGCGGTACTCGTAGGCGTCGCGCGTGTCGACGCCTGCCACGGCGCCCTCTTGGGTCTGGGCGATCGGTGCCGCGGTCGCCGTCGCAGCAATGGTCATCACCATTACTGCGGTCGCAATGGCCAGTACAAACATAGGGTTTGTTGTGGGGGTCGCGCCATACGGGTCCTCTTGCTGACCACCATTTTTGTCGTCACAAAATATTTAACAGAGGCGGGTGAAAAAATCAAGCGTCTTGTGTTGGAGCCGGCAGTTGCGGTGGTGGTGTGGGTGGCAGGTCAGGCCAGTTGTGGTCGAGTAAAAAAAATGGCGATCGATCTGGACCTATTTGTACCAGCACAGGTACCCCATCGTGATGATGTCATTGGCCTCTGTTCAAGCACGCTCCTGTCGTCAGAGTCTTGATGATTGGACGGGACACTGGATCATAGGTATCCATACAACGGTTGGCGTGGTGCTATCGGCATGTGCAGCGTCGACCACATCGTGTCCGGGCACACCGTCGCTCCGTTGCCGCCGTCGACGAGACATCGGGCGTTGGAGTTTTTCCTTTTGCTTGCCTTTTTGCCTTGATACGCCCCTTTTCTCTTTTTCCCCTTTCCTTTTTCCCTTTTTCAGTTTTTTTCTTTGCCCCAGCGCATTTTTGCGCTCCAGCGCCAAAAGGCCCCGGCGGTAGACCGCATTGTGTAGAAAAAAGAAAACTTGTGCACCTACACACCGGTGACATGCCGTGTTGTCTCTTTTTTCACTCTTTTATTGCGCAATCCTCAAAAAAAGAAAAGGAATAGTTGCAAAAAAGACAGAGGCGACCGCAGACAAAAAAGGCACGCCGCCAAAGATTGCAGGCGCAAAAAACACAGTGTCGTCTGCGGCGGTTGGGGGGCTGGGGCGCCGTGCGACCTTGTGCGCTCCTTGTCCAGGAGCGATGGGATTGTTGCTCCCCATTCAGGCTTGTGTGTGCCGCCCCATGTCGGCCCATTTTTTTGCCTAGGGGCAGAGGCCGCCTTGTGCAGTGATCAACGACCTTTTTTTTCCGGCAATGCGACCACGTCCATGAAAGGGACGCAATAAGAGCAACATACAAAGAGCGCATTTTTAACATTGTTATGAGGAGAAAACATTTGTTTTTTGAAAAAAGGAGGGGAGGGAAAACATGGGGATTTACATGGGGCAGCCGGTCAGGATGGCCATCGGAATGAGGAGCAGCACCAAGAGAGGGACGGCCAGCGCCAGCACGACCCTGTCCGCCAGGGTGACTCGGTCGGCCGGAGCGCGCGATCCGTCGTCACCATCCAAAGACGGCTGCGCCGACTCGACGGCAACGTGGCACACACAGTCTGTTCCGACCAACTGGCCCTTTGATAGGCCCTCGTCGGCATTGTTGGAAAACAGGCACCAGCAGGGTTCCGGCGACGGCACCGGCGTCGGCGTCGACGCAGGCTGTTTAGGCACATAATAGTAATAGGCCGCAGATGCAGTGGCGGACGGCGTCGTCTCTGTCACAACCGCATGCGGGCGCATGATTGAAACCACCACGATCGAGACGACGAGCGCGATAAATACGCTCGAAATCTCTCGCCCGAGACACGCAGCATCGATCCAGGGACGCTTGGGCACAGCCGCCCTGGGTACCGGCGATGACCGCACAGCCGACGAGGCGCGGTCGGGCGGAGTACGGCTCTCGCCCGTGTTGCCTTTGACAGCATTGTCGGCGGCAGGCTTGCAATCGGCCTCTTTTGCGGCATAAAAGTCGCCTTGACCTGCTGCGACGGCGGTCTTGACCGTGGCGCTGGTGCCGGTGGTGTCGTTGATGACAGCGTCGGTGACAGTGTTGTCGCTGGTGCCCATGTTGATGTCGTTGTTGGTGCCCGTAGCATCATTGTCTGTGCCTATGGTGTCGTCGACAGTGCTGGTGGTCTCGTTGGTGACCACGTCGTTGGTGCGCGGGAGGCCGAGGATACGATCAATGTCCATGGTTTTTTTCTTACTTGTGGTCGACGTCGAGTTGGTTATTTGTGGTTGAGCCCTAGAGGTGGGTCGGTGTTGTTGCGATGAGAAAACTGTTGCCACAGCCCAACCTTTTTTATGGCGGCACGGCATGGCGTCGATTGGACTAGATTATTGGCTGTGCGCGGATAGGTCGGCGCTGGCCGAATCCGCTTTACCGCCACACGCCAAATTTCTTTTTTTTTTCTTACGAGTCCCAAAAAAGGCCAGAGATTCGCTTGTGTTGGACAAGAGGCCCTTGTCTGTGCATCCCCTGTTCACAGTGCCTACGATCCAACTGATCTTTTTTTTTCAATTTTGTGTGGTTACACTAGAGCGACATTGCGTCTACATTTTTTGCATGCACAGGCGGCGCCACAATAAAGAGTGTGGATGCGTCATGTGCCAGAGGCGGCGCGTACATCCCAAGCCGATGACAAAAAAGGCAATCTCTCATCACCGGCTTGGCCGTCGCCATTGTTTTTGGGCGACTTGCTTTTCCTTTTCTTTTATTACGCTGACAACAACTTACATCCTGCGCTTATGCTCTTGCGTGACAGTGGGCTTTTTACGTTGCATGCAAGAGTTGAGGAATTGTCCCACTACAAGTCGGCTTGCGCACGAGATCTTGGCCCTTGCGTGTGCCCACGTGATAACATAAGACTATGGCGCGGGACGTGGTGGTCTGATTTTGCCATTGTCCTGTCGCTCACGCCCAACTGCTCGTTGAGAAAGAGATCGCAGGCTCACGCCCAAAAAAAGACCTCGTCCGTCTTGTGCCAACACTTGGACCGAGAGAAAGAGAAAAAGAGAGGCATAGGAAAGAGACAAGACAAAGTTCAACGGTCAAGGGGAGAGTGTTGTGATCTGGCGGTTTATTGAATAAAAATGTCGGGCTTTTCGAAAAAAAAAAAGAAAACATGGGAGAAGGCCGAAAGAGTAATGGCACCCCACTATTTGCGAGGAAACACGCAAAAGGTGACGAGCGCCACGACAGCGAGGGGCACCCAGAGCGCGCCGGCAATCTTTTCCCACGAGATAGAGGCGCGCGGTGCATGCGCGGTATGCGTCAGGCGATACTGCTGGCAAAGGCGCGTGTCGCCCGCGGCCAACGCGTCGCCCCAGGCCGCCATATCGTCAATGCCCTTGCACATGCACCAGCGCGATTCGAGCGCCGACGCCGGCACGATGTGCTCGCACGTGTGAAGCGGGGTCACGGCGCTTCCAGAGGGTTCGTCGAAATGCACGATACACACCAGGATGGCCGCCCCGAGGAGCAGACCGAGCACAACGCAGACCACGCGGCAGACGTCACACCCCTCGAGTTGATGGTCGGGTCGGGGCATGCGTGCACGGGTCTGACGCAGACGCCGCGATCTCCTACGGTGCTCTGAAGGCGACGAGTCTGTCCATGACGTCGAGGACGAGTCTGTCCCAGCGTCGGTGGTCTCGCTTTCCGTGCTGACGTGGCCCATCGTGTCGATGCTTTTTTAATCTCGAAAAAAAGGCCTGTGTTTCGGGTCGAGTCGCCTTTGGTTCGAGTTGGCCCCAAAGGCAGAGGGTAATAGGAGTGAGGTCAATCAAGGCAATAAAAAACAATACGGTTGTTCAGCCTCATTTTTGCAAAGGGGGGGGGGTTCTATTATTCTGCCATAGGCGATCCCTTTTGAGGCCCCTGCGCAACAGCGAATCGTGACCCATGTCGACACTATTTTTGTATACATTTTTCATTTAAGACTTTTTGTTTTGGGACGGCTGCGACTCTTGGGCCGTCAATGTCTGAGGTGCCGACCTCGGCGCATGCCTCTGGCATGGCTACGGCCTCGGTGCAATCAGAAAAGGGATCTCGCTAAAAACACATACTCAATGCAACAGTATTGTTCCTGCTCGGCGAGTCATAAAGGCGACGTTGATATATCCTGTTTTTTGCCCTTGACAGCGGACCCCTTCTGGCCCAACAAGGCGACACGATGATCTGCCGTTGTTGCTCCGAGTATATCGTCGAGGTCGACCCCCTTTCAATAAATGAAAACTCGATTCATTTGTTAGGGGGGTCTCGTAAAGATTCATTGAGGCTTTCGAATCAACTTGCTCATCTGCCGGTTTTACTTTCCTCGACGCGTCGGATCATTGATTCTGGCGCCAGATTCACTCGTCGCGGCAGCGCCTCTTTTTGTCCCTTTTGTCACTCCACTTGCCCGTTCTTTTCGCTCTTGCGCCTCACAGAGAGGGAGGTGGGAGAAGTAGGCGGCGCAAAAGGCCGCTCGCGACGTCGTCTAGATGGCCGATGGGCAACGGTTGGCCGAGCGCCTAAAAATCATTGATGAATCCCGACACAGCAGGGATGTCAACAGTAGAACCTACGTGTTTTGGCTGACCGGTAAGCCGTTGCCCACCTTTGATCTCAATAAAGGAATGAAGCATATCCTTGGCAGTTGCGCCTGCGCAACCAACCAAAAAAGCCAGGCGGAAACAAACAACTAGAATGGCATTTGGTGCGCAAAAAACACAAAAGACGAAAAAAAAATGATAATTGTTTGCGCAAAGGAAATTATGACGAAATCCCAAAGAAAACAGGATCAAACACCCGGAAAAAAGAAAAAGGGCGCATAGAAAAAAGTCGGCAGAAATAGGATTGGCCAATCGTAGGGTACATCACATTTTAGGTCAGCAACGCGCGTATTGGACAGAGGACCAACGAACGCACACCGGGCCGCAAGGTACAAAAGGGCGGCGCAACCCTCCACCAAAAATCACTCGTCTTCTCAACGGCAAGCACAACAACAACAACTAGCCTCGGCTACTACTGCAAGTTTCACTCTTTTCCCAGTCGTCTCTTAAAAACACCACCCCCACCAGCAACATGTCTGCCATCATCAAACTCGAATCGTCCGACGAGCAGGTCTTTGAGGTCGCCAGGGAGGTCGCCGAGATGAGCGTCACAGTCAAGCACATGCTCGACGACGTCGACGCCGACAGCGAGAACCCCATCCCCCTGCCCAACGTCACGGGCAGATCCTCGGCAAAGGTCATCGAGTTGGGCCAACTACTACGCCGACGAGAAATCTTCCGGCTCGGTCAACCTTCGTAACCCCGAAGCACGCCCGCTGCGCCCCGGCCGACGGCGCGATGCCGCGGCCAAGGACGAAAGCTCCAGCTTGCCACACGCGATTCCCCACGGCCACACCGACTGACATCTCGCCCGTTGGGTATCATAGGACTGTTTTTGCTACGGTCGACCTAGCCCAACTCTTTGAGTTGATCCTCGCCGCAACTACCTGACATCCAGCCCTGCTCGATCTTGGAGGTGCAAAGACCGTGGCCCGATCACTGGAAATCAATTCGGGCAAGATCGTCCCCGCGCAGAGAAGGATGCGATGTTCGCACGTGGTTGAGCAGCGCGTCCGGATCGCTACCGTCTTCCAGCACGTTCTCTCTCCAATAATCAGAACGCGTCTCTTCCGCGTTGCTCTTCCAGTAATACGTCTTCAACAGCAATAGGAAGTTTACGTCACCGCCGTCTATGCTGGGCCGCTTTTTGTCATATTATATAGATCTGCTCACTTCTTAGTACGCTGCGGCAGAACATACAAACTTTTCGTATAAATTCTTCAACTCTACCGTGTGTTGCCTCTCCACCTGTCTAATCTACTGTTGTTGACCTTTTGTGACGAGAGAGTTGATACAATAAAGTGAAGTAACAGATTATTTATCGCCACACACTCCGAAGAGGAAGAGCAAATAAGGTCCCTTACCGTCCTCGAACATTCATTTTTCAGCCTCTGACCCTCAACAGTTACTCACCAACGTGTTACATGTTCCAGAAAGGAGAACGAATGGTGTTTGGACTTGTGAGCCGGCCAGCCCCTCGTTGTTGTGTTCAACGTAACACTCAATAAAATAGCAGGCTAGGATGCATGCCTGTTGAGCCAAACTTTATTCTTTCATACAACGGCGATGCATTTTCTTACAAAAGCGAGCCACAGAAAGTTCATATTAGTTGATATGCAGCCTTGAAACGATGGTCCAGAGTGCCACATTTTGGCATCGTGAAACACGCTTTACAACTTGTGTTACAATAAGGCAAGTCGGCGCCTATGTCTGTGCTCGTGGGTCGGTCTCGACTTACATGTGAAAGAACAGGCAAATTCCCTGTCCATAAAATCGCAAGTGTCTGCAACAACCAGTCAAAGACCCTCCATGTTTGTTTTGCGTGCACTACAAAGGCCGCTACGATAACACACAAAACGCCGTAGTCACCAACACATCAAGTCATAGTGGTTCATTTACTGTGTGCTGCAATAAAAATTCGCCACTCTGGTGCATTGCATGATGAAGTCCTCTTTGGTGGACGCGTTCTTCATTGCATTGCAGGTGCCGCAGCACGGCACGCAGTTTGGCAGGAGATACCCAACTGCGTTATCGACACGGTCGATGCCGCCGCGCGCAGTCCAGCAGTAGTGGCAGGGCTCGTCGACGAGCCGCGCGAAATCGCATTTTCCAAGAGCGAACTCATAACCTCGCTTAGTGGCCGTATACTTGTACTTGCCGAACGTGTTGCACATGTACTTGTCCCAGCGCATGATTGGGAGGGCATTCACCTGTGCAGCCGTCAGCGTCGGCGGGCCGTTGACCGAGACGTCGCGCACGGTCCGGCACTTTTTAACGAAGTTGTCCATTGTCATAGACGACTTCATGTAGTTGCATGCCGCGCAACACGCGCGGCAGTTTTCTGGCTCGTACCCGACAGTATTGTCGAAGCGGTCAATGCCCAGAGTCTGGGGATCGACACGCGCCGTACCGCAGTAAGAACAAGCGGCGGCAAAGAACATTGAGTCAAACTGCTCACGTGTGATCGTGAATGCGCGGCCAGCCCTCTTGGCCTGCGTCCGATAGAGCGAGTACCGGTGTGCGGGGGTCCTGTTGCGTGCATGGATCTTGTCCCGCAAGCCACCGGCATTCTCGCGGTAGCGCCGATTGACTCTCTGTTTCCTGCGCTCGATGTAGGCGGGATCGTCTTTGACCAGGGCATAGCGGCGCTTTGCGTCGGCAGAGGCCTTGTCGCGATTCTTGTAGTACCATGCGTTGCTCTTGGATGAAGGCGCCTCGTTGTCGGCTTTCCGCGGCCGGCCGCATCTCTTGGGCTTGGGCTTGGGGTCGGCCTCAGTGCTTGCGACGAAAACCCAAGCAATTGGATTAACGGGCAACGGTGGTGTCGCGGCAGCCGTTTCCGGCGCGGCGGCATCACTGCCCACCACACGATCGCGAACCACAGTGGCGGTCCCTCTAGCCGCTGCGCGATCGCGAGCCGCGGCAGCGGCCGTCTCGGCGGGGTGCTTCTTGCGGTTGGTGCTTCTGTAGTGCGTGTGTGTCATCCAAGCGGCTGGTGTTTTCGTTGTGCGTCATAGGCAAAATCATGGCGCCTTTTTATTCATTCCCAACGACAACTGCGCGTGTGTGCCTCGTGCGAGTGCACAGGCCCGGTAGTCTTGATCGTTTGTTTTCCCATAAATCATTCGTGCGACGGGGTGTGCACGCCTCACTCGACCGTGAGTAGACGATGGGCTTTGTGGTCGCTTATGCGTCCGTCACTGCTAATCGGTCGACGACCTCGAATCAAAAAATACATTTCCTTGCAAGTTTCTCTCTATCGGCCACGGCAACAAACAATCGGCCAGTCGCGGCCGTCAATCCCAAATAACCCACAACAGGCGCACAAAGAAATAACCAAAATCCAGCAGACCAACAACATTACAACAACACTCTGAAAAAAGCACCTCGAAAACGACCATCTTTACCAAAGCACACACCACATGGAACAGGAGCAAACCCAAGACGTTGTCACACCCAACACCCAGCCGGCACAGGACCTGCCGACGACAGGACAGCAAGAGACCGACAAAGAGGCGCTCGTCGACGCGGCACTGGCCTGTGTGCGGTGGGACGAGTCGGTCGACCTGGACCGACTCATGGTCCTCGAATTCAAGCACAACCTCGGTTTGCTCACATCCGGTTTGTCTCTGTTGCCTTCTGCCGGTCGTCCTGGTTCGTGCAAGTTGCCCTGTCTGGTCAATAGACAGAAGGATGCGACGCTCGGTGCCTACTATTCTATATTGCGCAATCACGGCTACACTGGCCCAGAGAGCGGCGGCGAACCGGCCGACCTAGGTCGACACGACGACGGCACATGGAGCATCAACCGTGGCGAACGCATGAACGATGCCCAACTGGCCGGCCTGTTGGCCGTGTGCGCGCGCCACGCCACATTTTTGTTTATTGCGGGTCCATCTGGAAAGGTGGGGTTTGCGCACATGTGGCTGGCTCGCGTCGTCGAGGGCCTTGCACAGAGGGCGGACCCATGGACCGGCATCGAGATCATGCGCACGCGCAACTTGTGCATCGCCCTGGCGGCCCTCATGGACGCACGCAGAGAGGACGGTCCTCTGGGCCGTGTCGACGTCCCCAAGTGTGACCCGCTGGACCAGGGCGCCGTCCCGTCGGCCCGTCGAGACGCCGACGATAACGACAGGGACCTCGCAGTCTCGATGCACGAGGCCCTGACCAGAGCGCACCAACTCGTCCAAGGGGGCCTTATCTTTTCCCGTCACACTATGACGCACGAGTCTGACAATGACATTGGTGCTGCTGATCACACGCGCCAACTGCTCACTGCCCTCCAGCGCGGAGTCGAGAGGCTCTATGCCACCGAGCCCTATTTTCTCAAGATGATCGCGCCCAGCGAGTACGAGAGCATGGTCAACAATACGCCCTTGGCAGCGACCTTTTACCGCTGATCTTTTTTTTGTTGCCTGTCGGGTCGGCGGGCATGCTTTTGACCAATAAAATCGGTCCCCACACACGATTCGTCGGGCAACCAGCGTGCCTGGTCTATTTGTCGTGCATACAAGAGGTATCGACACACGAAAGGCCCTGTCAACACTCACCGAGGATCGTCTGCGACTTTCGGTGCACTCCTCCAAGGAACAAGAGAAGATGGACGCGACTACGAACCCAGGCAACAAAGACATGCCAGACGCCGCAGCAGGGACAGCAGTCGGCGCGCAAAGCGCGAGCGACGCGCTCGTCAACGCCGCCCTAGCCTGCGTGCGGTGGGACGAGTCGGTCGACCTGGACCGACTGATGGCCCTCGAATTCGAGCACAACCTCGGTTTGCTTGCGCCGAGGCTGCCCCAGACGCGGCCTGGCAAGCGCCCTGATCACTGGAAGTTGTATTGTCTCTTTAAAAGGGCGCACAGCACGCTGTCGGCCGACCAGGTCTCTCTTCTGCGCAGCCACGGCTATGCCGACCCGCCGACCGCAGATGAACCTGTCAAACTGACACATCGCAACGGCGTGTGGAGCATTGATGACGCCGAGCACATGACCGACGCCCAACTCGCCGGTTTGCTGGCCATCAGTGCGCGCCAGCCCTCCTTTTGGTTTTGGTGCAGTTTTTCGGAAAGGGTGTGCTTTGCGCACACGTGGCTGGCTTGCGTCGTCGACGGCCTTGCGCAGCGCGAGGGTGCATGGACCGGCATCGAGATTATGCGCACGCGCAACCTGTGCATCGCCCTTGTGGCGCTCATCGACGCGCGCGAAAAGGACGGTCCCTTGGGTCGAGTCGACGCGCCCAAGAGCGGTCCGTTGGACCAGGGTGCCGTCCCGACGGCCTGGGCCGACGATGCCGACGGTGATCTCGCCGTTTCGATGCGCGAAGCCCTGGTCAGGGCGCATCGGCTCGTGCAAGCAGGTTTCGCCTTTTGCCCTCGCGACACGACTCAACCAGCCAATAGCGTCGACGCCGTTGATCACACGCGCCGCCTGCTCGGTAGTGTCCAACGCGGGGTCGAGCGGCTCTATGCTACCGAGCCCTATTTCCTCAAGATGATCGCGCCCAGCGAGTACGAGGCCATGGTCGCCGAGGCGCCCTTGGCCGCCACCTTTTTCCACAGAGATTCCGAGCATTGTCCCCCGTCATTCTAGTCGAATAGACAGACATTGCAGAGGATTGGCGCCCCTCTTTTTGTTTTCTCAAATAAAAAAAGGCTCTCTCGCCGTCCATTACGCGCGAGACCACGATTTCTTGTTGTCATAGACAAGAGCATCAAGGGGCCGTGCGAAAAAGGCCAAAACCACCAACGGCGGTGCACGACAGCAGCACCAGAGCGCAAACCTTTTTGTCTGCACGCAGAAAAAAAGACAAAAAGAGCCATGGAAGCGACAGGCCCGCAAGAGGCCAGCAGGGATCTTACAGTAGGCGACGCCGCCGCCAAGATGCAAAAAGACATTGCCTTGGTCGGCGCCGCGCTGGCATGTGTACGCGACGACAGGTCGGTCGACCTCGCGCGACTATTGCTCGTCGAGTACGAGCACAATCTCGGCCTGTTGCAGGGCGTGGTGGCCAAAGCCGGCAGGCGCCTCGACAAGCACAAGCAGGACCCCTCTTACGAGTGCGGGTACGACACGGGCCTCTGCCAGATGGACCTTTCCTTTTTGTCCAAGACCAAGTCGGCGGGGACACGCGCCACAACAGTCACGATCGCGCGCCACGACGAGGCCCTGTGGAGCGTCCGCCCAGACAGCCGACGCATGACTGACGTCGAGATGGCCGCGTGGATGGCCATCTGTGCGCGCCACTGTGCATTCTCGTTTTTATACGACGCCTTTGTCAAAGAATGCGAGCGCCAACAGCCGCGACGTCTCGGCTACGTCGACTATGAGGAGATGCCCTGTTTCAAGCACATGTGGCTGGCCTCGGTGGCCCGCGGCCTGGCGGGTCGCATGGACGCATGGACCAATGCCAATGTCACACGCACACGCAGTCTCTGCGACGCGTTGGTTGCCATACTCGACGCGCGCATCGAGGGCGGTCCCCTGGCCATTATAGACACGCCCGCGGGCGACAGTCTCGACCAGGCCACGGTGGCCTTGCCGGCGATTACACAAGAGGGCGACCAACAAGTGATGGCCTCGATGCGGGGCGCACTGGGGCAGGTCCAATATGTCAAACAACAACTTGGGTTGACCTTTTTGTGGGCCAGGCCGAGTACAGTCGGCCCAACCTGGAAGATGCCGCCGACCATACCCGTGCGCTGCTCTGTACAGTGTATCGCACGACCGACCGGCTCGATGCCACCGGCCGGCATTTGCCGACACCTGTCGGCCCCGACGAGGTCACATGCAGAGACGGTACATCGGCAGGCCCAGCAAAAACGACAACGCCACCGACAGAGGGGACGAGCGATACGACAGAGGACACAAGGCTGGCCGACGCGGCACTGGCCTGTGTCGCATGGGACGAGACGATCGACGTCGGGCGCCTCTTGCTCTTGGAGCACGAGCACGACCTAAACCTCCTCGGGCGCGCAATCGCCAGGGCCGGCGCGCGTCTCGACGAATACGTCCCAAGTCGGTCGTCTGAATTTGTGACCCACACGCGCGCGATCGACCTCGACCTCTTTTCCAGTTGGGGCAGCGTGCGTACTGACAGCAAGGCCATACTCGCCAACCGTCACGATGGTGCGCTGTGGAGCATACAGGACGACGATCGGCGCATGACCGACGCACAGATGGCCTCGTGGATGGCTCTATGTGCGCGCCACTGTTCGTTCATGCTTGAATACAACGTCCAGGCCGCCGCTGAGAAAGACGGCCGACGGCCCGACTGTTGCAACGGTGTCGAATTCGAGGTCTATGAGCGCATGTGGCTGGCGTCGGTGGTGCGCGGCCTCGCCGGTCGGTCTGGTGCATGGACCGGCATCGAGGTCATGCGCACGCGCAACCTGTGTCTCGCCCTCTTGGCCATCACGGCCGCACGAGAAAAGGCTGGACCGCTGGCCGTCGTCGACCTCCCCAGAGGCCACAGGCTCGATCAGGCCGTTGTGCCCATGCCATTGGTGCCAAGAGAGGCCGACAACGCGCTGCTGGCGTCGATGGGCGAGGCCCTTGCACAGGCCGAGCACGTCCGCCAACTGGGGTTTGCCTTTTTTGCCGGCTACACGGCGTACAGGCACCTCAACACCATCGACGCTGCCGACCACACCCGTCAGGTGCTCTCGGCCGTTTATGCCAGCGTCGAGCGCCTGTATGCCACCGAGGCCTACTATGTCGGATTGATCGCACCCGCCGAGTACGGCGCTGTCGTCGCCAATATGCCCTCGGGTGCGACCATGCTGTGCTGACGGCTTTGTGTCGGTTCCCCATTCATATACTTGTTTGCGTGTGTGCACGAATGGACGGGACAATTTTGCCCCTTTTTTCTTTTGAGCACACACTATCGTCGACCAGACCAGATAACAACAACCACGGACAAGAGGGCAGACAATGGGCGCACAAACTATTGCTATTCTTTTTATCAACAAAAAGATGAATAGGAAAAAAAGAGGAGAAAAAACTAGAGGCGACAAGGGCTCGCATAGAGGCTGCGGCGCATGGCGCGCACGCCCGAGACCAGCGTGGGACGCTCGTGACAGAGCGCATACTCTTCAAAAACGCGCAGCCTGCGTGCCATGTCGCGCACGCCATCGTACGAGTAGGGCTCCGTGCCAGCGGCCACGGCTTTTTTGAGGGCGGCATCGCGGAAACCCGTCAGGTCGTAAAAGTCGCGCAGAGCCTGAGCGTCCCCGGCATCGGGCAGGCCCGCGACCGACATGGTCGCGTCCGCAAACGACGACATGGTCGGCGCCAGCGCACTCCACCGGAGCGAGGCCGCAAAGGCGTTGCCGTCGGCACCGATGACAGGCCAGGCGCGCGTCATGGCGACCACCGAGAGCGCGCCCCACTCTGCTATCCACGCGCGCACATGCCCGGCTACGGCGTCGGCCACATTCTTGGCGGCGTCTTGCTTTTCGAGGTCGTTGGCGTCAAAGTCGCCCAGGGCGTGGAGGCCCGCCTCGCGACACACTGACGACAGGGTGGCACACAGGTGGACCTGGCCCGGCCACCAGGTGTGCTCTGCGTGATCATCTGCGGTCGCCGGATCGCTCGTCGTCGCCTCAGCATCCACACCCAACAACGGATAAAAGTCGCGAGCGTATTCACCTATGATGATGCGTCGGGCGTCGCGTCCACGGTGCGCGTAGACAACCGCGAGCGCGAGTCGGACTGGATGACCGTCGCGCGTCGGACCCGTGACAAGGGCGGCCGTCGAGGTGACCTTGGCGCCCTCGGCCCTCCACGCCGCGCTCGCCATTTGACTTTTCGACACGGCGCCCCTCATCGCTCTCGTCTTTTTTTTGCTGGCTTGGTTTGTGTGTTTGTGGTCGGCCTTTTTTCTTTTTCTTTGGTTTTTGCTCCTGATGCTTCCAGTCCAGTGGGGGAAAAAAGGTGAGGCGCCTATTCCTTTTCTCCCCGATTCTCGATGGGCCACCACGACCAATAAAATCGCCCAACAAACAACCCTTTCTTTTTGTGTGGCTGTCGGTTGGATCTGGCGCGATGGCCTCTCCTTTTGTCTTTTTCGAGAGCAGACTTTGTTATTGCGCCCTTGTGTGGCAGCGGTCCGCCAATAGAAATTGGTCATTTTTCCTTCAACAGTTTATCACTTGATCGAGGACTCCAGCCCACGTGCCACAAAAAAGCAATACTGCCGGAGGGAGCAGCGCGCACAGACATCAACCAGCGACCACTCGGAGCGCAGCCGACACGCTCACCCAAAGAGACAAAAGGAATAAAATGAACGCGGTCGCACATACACCCGACGGTGGCGCGCCAGACACGGCCGGAGCACCGCCGACACAAAAGCAAGGCGGTCCCGAGGAGGCGCTCGTCGGCGCCGCACTGGCCTGTGTGCGGTGGGACGAGTCGGTCGACCTGGACCGGCTCATGGCCCTCGAATTTGAGCACAATTTTGGTTTGCTCGCGTCATGGCTGGCTCAGTTGTCCCCTATCGCGCGACGCCTTGTCCAGAAACTAGAGTGCCTGACCAGGAGGCCTTCCGGCGAGTCCGTCGACCTGACGCCCCACGACGACGGCACATGGAGCCTCGACAACGGCGAGCGCATGACCGACGCTCAACTGGCCGGGCTGTTGGCAGTCTGCGCGCGCCACACCAAATTTCGGCTCACGCTGAGCGCCACAGATACGACGCACTTTGCGCAGACGTGGCTGGCCTGCGTGGTCGACGGCCTCGCACGCCAACAGAGGCCGTGGACCGGCATCGAGATCATGCGCACGCGTAATCTATGCGTCGCTCTGGCGGCTCTCGTCGATGCGCGCACAGAGTGTGGTCCTCTCGGCCATGTCGACGTGCCCAAGAGCGGCCCGTTTGATCAGGGTGCCGTCCCGCCGGCTTGCGCCGACGTTGGCGATGACGTTGCAATTTGTTCTGCTGCGATGCGCGAGGCCATGGCTAGGGTGCATGTGCTCCTCCAGACGCGTCTCGCCTTTCGCGGCCGCTCTGTTGGGCTATGGGATCCTGTCAATACCGTCTATACCTTTGATTTTACGCGGCGCCTGCTCGCCGCCGTCCAAAGCGCAGTCGAGAGGCTCTATGCCACAGAGTCCGTTTACATCAAGATGATCGCGCCCGCCGAGTACAAGGCCATGGTCGCCGAGGCGCCTCTCGGGGCGACCTTTTTCCGTCCTTAGAGGCACTTTTGCGCCCCCCCCCAATAAAAACAATGGGGTTCTGTCCCATGTCCAACCCAAAGAGTGCCATAAACGGAAGTGGGGGCGGTCGGTCCCCCCAATAAAAAAGTCGCCCTCACCGATGCGCTGGGCAAGGCCGCGCAGACCTCGTCTTGCAAACAGACGGAAACACAAAAAAGACGGCAAAAAAAGAACCCCCGGGGCCAAATTTGTAAAATCGACGCTAGAGCGGCACCACAAGACACACCAAGTTGGGTTTTTGAAGAAAAAGGACAATGGAGGCGACAGACGCCCATGGCGCAGGCAAAGGGCACGTGTCTGAGGAGACAAGGCCAACGGCGGCGACAGAGACCATAACCAGCACGCAAAGGGAGGCCGCCCTGGCCGAGGCCGCGCTGGATTGTGTGGCGTGGGACGAGACGGTCGACGTCGGGCGACTGCTCCTCCTCGAACACGAGCACGACGTTGGTCTACTTCGACACATTGTCGCCAGGGCCGGCGCGCGCCTCGACGAGTACGAGGAGCACCGATCGTTTGAGTTTATCAATGATGCGCGCGTGATGGACCTCGACATCTTTTTCGACGACGAGTCTGTCGGCCGGGAAAGCGTGTGGGTGCATCGCTACGACGGCGCCGTGTGGAGCGTTGGGACAGATTTCGATCGACGCCTGACCGATGCCCAGGTGACCTCGTGGCTGGCCCTGTGTGCGCGCCACTGTCTGTTTGCTCTCGACTATGACGTCCCCGCAAGAGAGAATGCAGACAGCGAGCATCCAGACCAAGACGACGATACCTGCGGGGAGGAGGACCATGAGACTACGTGGTTGGCAGCGGTGGTGCGAGGTCTCGCCGGCCGGTCTGGCGCATGGACCGGCGCCGAAGTTATGCGCACGCGCAACCTCTGCCTCGTCCTCTTGGCCATCCTCGACGCGCGGGCAAAGGGCGGGCCGTTGGCCGTCGTCGACATGCCCGACGGCAACAAGGTCGACCAAGGCGCCATGCCATCACTGGCAGACCGCAGGGAGGGCGACGACACACTGCTCGCGTCGATGGGCGACGCCCTGGCGCAGGTCGAGCACGTACGCCAAAGTGGGGCTTGCGTTCTTTGTCAGCCGCGCAGGCTTGGACATGCACAGCCCCGCTGGTCGCACTCGCCAGGTGCTCTCAATGGTTTGCGCCGCCGTCGACCGGCTCTATGCCACCGAGTCCTTTTACCTTGGCGTAATTGCGCCCGCCGAATACGAGGCCATGGTCGCCAATGGACCCCTCGGTGCCACTTTTTTCCATTAAAGATGATCTGTTTTTTATTTTTTTTCCGATTGTCTCGCTCCGGTCGCCGGCGCCGCGCACCAAATAAAAAATAAAAAATAAAAAAAGAGGAAAAGGCACCACCATCTTTCTTGACCGACATCATCAATAGTCCGCCCTTTTTTTTTGATGGTTTGCTCTTGGTCGGCCACCGAAGAAAAAAAAGAGAGGCCTTCAAATTTTTTTGCTGTCGTCGTCCCCAAACCCAACTCGGTCGCCTCCGCCAAGAGAAGGAAAAAATGGATTTTAGAAAAATTGAAAGCATCCCCTGCAAGTTGCGCCGCACAATCGGCCAACGACGCCTTTTTTGTCGCGAATCAGCAAAACAAGGCGCCTTGGCCGCGACAGCATATCGCTTCTTGGCTCTCTTTTTTTTTCAAACAAGGAGGTTATCATCGGCCGCGACGCAAAATGGAAGCGAGACGAGGGCGCAGCGGCCCGACAGCGGCTGATGTCGCCGAGTTTAAAAGAATTTTTGCGCGGCCCGAGGGCGATCCCAAGGATATCGGGGCACGCATCCGCCAAGAGACCCCCATTGATGACGCCCACCTCCTCAAAAAGGAGCGCACCCGCAAGACTGTGTCGATCGCGCGCCGCCCACCACAGGGCAAAACATATCCGCCGTCCTTGTATCACACCGAGACCCTGTGGGCCGTCCAGGTCGGCGACTTTTTCTATGGCCTCGTGCTCTTCCCGTCGGCCGACATGGTCGTTCCAGGGTCGTCGGTGGCCCAGTTGACGATGATCACCCATGGCGTCGAGCCCGTCTTTGTCGTGGGTCACACCTACCTCGAATACCACGAGGTCTTTGACGCCATCTCCAAGGCTGCCGTCGCCTTTGGCGTCAAGGACGGTCCGCACGTCCTCTACTGGCACGCCGTCGATTTCCTCAAGACGGCGGCCGAGGCCGTGTGTGCGGCAGACGGCGGATGTGCATGGGATGACATCCAACTCGACGAGGCTACTGTGCGTGCAGGTCTCTTTGCCGCCCGCGCGTACGCATACGACGCACAAAACTTTTCGCCGTCAGACGCCACCAGTGCCTGCGCGCGCACGCGCTCGGCCGCCTACATTCGCGGCCACTGGCCGCCCGTCATCGATCCCGAGCGCGACGCGATCATGCCCCTCTGTCTCTTGTCCTGACTGCACGGCGCGCATCAACGGAATAAAAAAAGTTGTTCCTCCTCTTGGGTCCCCTTTTGGTCGCCAAGAGGCGGCCGTCTAAACATTTGCGGTTGAGCAGTGCAAAAAAGTGGGATAACGGAAAGGGACAACAAAACAGGCCATAGCGGCAGGAGAACAAGGGGGAAAAAAGGTCTATTGGAATGTCCCAGCAGGCGTGTTGCGCCGCAGCGCGTCATACTCGGCGGGCAACACAACCGTCTTGTAGAGCGACTCGGTCTCGTAGATGGCTGCGCGGCATTGACGACAAAGCCAAGAAGCCTGATCGCGTGAGCGGCGTCGTAGGTCGTGTTGGCCCACGCGATGCACGTCTCATGGCTGAACCGCATCTCTGCGGGCATGCTTGCGGCGATCCCGATCGCGTGGCGCAACTTTGACAACACGATGGAATCCGACGACGATACCGCAGGAGGTGCCGGCCGCGCGCCATCGTGCCAGTCGACTGGCGCCAGAGGACCTTGATCGATACGCGCCCTCAGAACCGCCAACAGTGCTCTTGCCAGGCTCTGCGTGCACATGACCTCGACGCCGGTCCACGGACCCGACGCGCCGGCCAGGGCGTCGATGACACGCGACAACCACATGCCCTTCCATTCGAGAGGATAGCCAAAGTCCGAAAGAGCGTTGTTGCCCCTGACGTCGTCGTCGACGGCTTTGGTCCACGTCATCGAAAAGTGCATGTGGCGCGCCACGAGAGCGCAATACATGACCATGGCCTCGTCGGTCATCGTTGGAGTGCGGATGTGCGACTCTGTGGCAATGCTCCACGCGCCGCGATTACGAACCACTGTGATTGAGTTTGACGCCCACCGATCGTGAATGGCGATGCCGCCCACCGTGATGCCTTTGGAGAAGCCCGCCCTTGCGTGCGCGGGCGACTCAAACGACTTGAGGGCAAGAGCCACGGTACGTCGCACCGTGGCCTCGTCGTGGGCAAACTCGATTGAGGCGAGTCTGTCTGTGTCCACGGTACCGTCCCATGCCACGCAGGCCATGGCCTCGGCGAGCAGGTCACCGTCGGTGGGGGTTTGAGGCGCCGTCTCGCTGCCGCCCTCTGGCGCGATGGCCTCTTTTGTCAATTGCTGGCTATCCATTTGTCTTTTTGTTGTTGTTGTTGCTGTCGGTACCGGTTGGGTTCTTTTGGGCCGGCAAACTAGAATAAACAAAAAGAACTCGTCAGGCCAAGAGGGACGCATGTGGCGCCGGTCCTCACGGCACGAGCCGAATCCGCCGGTCCAGTCCGAGGCCGGGTCGATTGGTCGTCGACATCAATTTATCGCCAACAATGGGTGCCATTGGTTCACACGCAAAAATATTTTTAAAAATATAAGGTGCAGGCCCGAGCAACGGTCGACTGGCCGACGTGAGCGATTTGAAAAAAAAACAAGTGGCGCGCACAAAAAACAAAAACAAGAGCGCCCATGGATGCATTGCCGTGCGAAATCATGCTGGCGATCCTAGAGTGGCTGGAGCGTCCCAGCGACCTGGCAGCCATAGGGATGACATCACGTCAATGGCACGAGGTGGCCAGCGACGACCGACTGTGGCGGGCACTGCTGCGTCGGCGCTTTCCCAAATGGGCCGATGACGTTGAGCGGTTTGCGCGCATCGACCCAGGCCTACGACCCGACACGGCCAAGGACACACTGCGTATGCTGGTCACCTGTGCCGCGTGCGGTCGCGTACCGCCCATGGTAGCGTGCGGGCGTCGTGGCAAGGGCACGCGCCCCAACGAAACATTGTTTGCATTCAATGCCGACGGCGCGTCGAAAAAAGTCGCGCATGCACGTCTGTGCGGGCCGTGCATGGACCCCCGCGTGGGCGGCGCGGCGACCAAAACGGATTTGAAAAAGAGATTCATGCTCAACAACGACGATCTGGACGCGCTGCCCTATGTCGAGAGGTGCAACCCCTACTACAGAGGGGCTGGGCCATGCGCCTCTACATTGTGGCCATGGCCGAGCAAGTGGCCATGGGCAAGTTTGGGTCGCAAGAAGAGTTTGACGCTGCATGGCAAAAGCGCGAGGCCGCCGCCGCAAAGCGTCGCGAGGCCGCTTTGTGCCGCCGGCGCGAACGGCAGGCCATCGAAGCCGCCGTGCTTGCCGACATTGCCGCTCGAAAAGCGGCAGAGCAGGGCGATGTCTGCAAGCGCGGTCGCAAGCGCAAGCGTCCCGATCGTCGGCATCAATCAGACGACTCGCAGCGGTGCGAGTGAGATGGACCTGACCGCCAGCGTGTTGATCTGGGACACGAAGCAGACGACCAAATACGTGTCCCCATAGCCTTTTTGTCCTTATCTTTTGCGTTCCTACACTTTTGACGGCCACGGGCGACCGCCTTGATGCTGCCTGACACCTGGTCGGCTTGAATGCACCCATCGTCCAGCATACCACCGACCCAACAATGTAGAGCATGTACTCTTTGGGCGCCAACTTTGTGGGCAAACTTGTAGTTGTTTATAAAAAAGGCGAGCAGATACATCTACTTGAATGCGCCGGCGGGCGTGTTGCGCTGCAGGGCGTCATACTCGGCGGGGAGGATCACCTGGGTGTAGAGCGACTCGGTCTCGTAGATGCGCTGCGCCGAGTTGATGATCATGTGAAGCATCTCAACCGCATGGACGGCGTCAAGGGTCATGTCCATTATTATCGTTGAATCTGTCGTGCTGGAAAACTCGATGCCGCGGGGCATGCCTGTGGCGACTAGCGCGGCCTCGGCTATCCTCGTCGACGTGACGGCATCAGACGGCGTCGTGGGCTGTGCGTTGTTGCTCCCGTCGAGGCCGGCCAGAGGACCTTTGGCGTTGCGTGCCTCCAAGACGGCCAACAGGACACGCGCCAGACTCTGCGTGCGCATGACCTCGTCGCCCGTCCACGCACCTGATGCCGCCGCGAGAGCACGAACGACGCGCGACATCCACATCGATCGCCAGTCGAGGCACCAGCCTGCCTCTAAGGGAGATGCGCTGTCGTGGCCCGCGCGCTTCATGTCGTCGGTGCACACCTGCCATGTCATTGAAAAGCGCGCGCCACGCGCACAGAGCGCACAATAGAGGGCCAAGCGCTCGTCGGTCATGGTGACGGTGGCGCCTAGAGCCTCAACGCGCCATGCGCCATTGTGGCGCACTGCAACAAACCGGGAGACATTCCAGTCCTCTACCATGTCGACACCGCCGATGGTGATACCATCGGACGGGAAGATCATAATCCCGGCGCGCATGCGCGAGTCTATCAACCTCGCAGCCAGGGCGACCACACGACGCGCGGCGGCCTCGTCGTGCGCAAACTCGATCGAGGCGAGCCTACTCGTGTCGACGATGCCGTCCCACGCCATGCAGGCCAGAGCCTCGGCGAGCAGGTTCTTGGCCGAGGTCGGCGGCGCTGTCTCGGCGCTACCCTCTAGGGCAACTGCCTTTCGTGTCGGTTGTTGGGCGTCCATTTTGCGTTGTTGTTGACGTATTCTTTGGTGCGATGGGTCAGACTCAAAAAAAAGAGGACCTGCCCGTCTCCCGGCCGTCCACTCATCGAGGGCCGTAGGCTGCGTCTCCTCTTTCAATGGTTGGGCGTGCACTGCAAACCCTGATGTAGCATTTTTGGAATGGGCCAACTAGAAATTTGGTGGTGCGATCAGGAGCATCTTGCGATTGGGTGACACCTCGGGTTGGCCTGGGCGGCGTGGCCAGCAACGGTCGACGCCAAAGCACAGCGCCACGACCTCCGAGAAGGACATTTACCTACAACAATAGCCCGTAGAGAAACACCACACTACTCTTTTATTACGCCCTTTTGTCGGTGCCACTGAAAGAGGAAAAACACGGCCGAGATAACCACCCAAAAGATGGACCTGTGGGAGGAAATGATCACGCCGATTGAAGCGCCGTGCAACCCCTTTGACGGGGCCTCGTATTGCACGTCCTACGAGACTCTGGCGTCGCTGCGGCCCGTGTGCATGGCGGGCACCTACGAGGACCAGTATGGACGCACCGACATGGAGCGCCTGGAAAACGACCGCATCGTGCTCGTTCACGCGCCTCGCTCGTTGCTGGAAGCGACCAAAACTAAAGTGCCGTTGGTGCTCTTCTTCCACGGCTTGGGAAGCCACCCGTGGAAGACAGCCCTTTATGGGACCGGCTGGCGCCGCCTGGCGCACCAACACGGATTCATCGTGGCCTTTGCCGTCGGCACCGACTGTGGAGCCCAACACGACAGACGCTGTGGGTTTCGCATACGCGATCCGACGTTGGACATGGCCTATGCCCGCAACATCGTAGACCATGTCTGCAGAACCCGCAACGTCGACGAGTCGAGAATCTACTGCGTTGGACACAGCAACGGCGCCATCTTTTCGAGCATCCTGGCCGAGCGGTTGGGCGGTGACGTGTTTGCCGCCATGGTCAACGTCATGGGCGGCTTTGGCAAAGAGGCAGCAGAGGTGGCGCCCCGCCGGGCCGACAAGCCAGTGCCGTTGCTCTTTGTGACCGGAACCAAAGACGACTACAAACAGGGCTGCGAGTGCGCCCATCGCTTTTTCTCGGCCAACGGCTATCCGTCGTCCATCAAGGTCCTGGACGGTGTCGCACATGTCTATCCTGCGGGCGACGAGGAACAAAAAATGTGGTCCTTTCTCGAATCGCATGCGCGCCCATAAACATTGGTTGGCACAACACCGCCACAACAAACCCCACGCCGGTTTGCACAGGAACAGGTCCTCTTTTGTGGGCCGCTTTGCGTGGCAACATGGTATTTTTGGTCATTTTGACTTGCGCACCGGGAGCACCTAGAGACAGGACAAAGGTTGGCCGAGAGCAACATGCAATGTGAAAAAAGAGAGATTGCCTTGACCTGCCTCTCTCGACAACAAAAAGGTCGTCAAAAAGAAAAAGGCCATGTGATCCCGACCTCTTGCACGCGGTCGCCGACACAGATGGCCTGCGCCACTTTTTCTGCATTTATGGATACAAGAAAGGCCATAAAAATGTGGGACGTGCGGCGTCTGGATTGTTGGTGATCTACTCGGCCAGCAAAAAGCCGTGCACGTCCAGCCACGCGACGAGATGCGATCTGCCTAGGTCGCTGATGGCGGTCATGGTGTAGGGATGCGTGGGTTCGTGCGTGGGCGCGACCCATCCCGGAAAGATCGTGCCGATGTGGATGGGCCGTGCAACACACCACCGCCCCAAAGGGGCCAGCATCGCCAAGGTGGCGTCGTCGCAGGGTCCACCATGGTCTGCCGGATCTTTTGCGCATACGCTCCTGGCCGGCGAGACGCCACGATGGCGCCAGGACGGGCCTCGGGTACATCCGCATGGTTCGGGGGGATGACGTGCGGCTCCCGTGTCCTCGGCATAGGGCCGTTCGCCACGGGCCAGCAGGCACAGTGTCCGGATGAGCGACCCAGCGCGAAAGGTGCGCATAAATTCCACCGTCAGGTTGGAAACAACGACGTCCCAGAGATCGAGATCTTGTACGACGACATCACGATCGATCGGGTTGGTGTGCGTATCGAGAACCCTGGCCAGACGGGCGGTCGCCTCGTATGGCTTGCGGGCCTGGCCTACGCAGTGCCCAAAGGCACCGCAGAGGATCAACTTTGGCAACGCTGCAAATGCATCGGGCCAGCGCTCGGCCACGTAGACGATCCGTTCAGGCCCGCCGCCATCGTTATCGTCTTGATAGGCATGCTCGATCAGGCGGCGCAGATCGTCGGTGCCGCGCCGCGGTGCGTAGCCAGCGACGTCACAAAGCCACGCGATGGTGCGTGTGTCTGACGAGTAGCCGTCCGCGTCGGTCATGGCCTCCCAGGCGAGTGCGCCGAGGTCGAGCGGCACCGCGGTCGTCGGCGACACACGGAAAAGGCGTTGGCCGCGCGCGACCATGTGGGCCAATACGCCCACAGATCCGCAGCGCGCCGCCATGTTGGCCACCTCGGCGGCATCAAATGCGATGCCACGTGCGTCGCAAAGCGCAAAAGCGCCAGGGCGGTCACATCTTATGGCGCGCACCACCCACTCGGCCGCCTTGTCTCCTGGTTCGGGCGCCGGCGGAGCGAGCAAATCCAAGAGTCGTCCCAGACATGCTGGATCACTTGCGCCCGCAGCGCCGTCCCACAGTTTGTCGTCCACCTCTGTGCAATCGCCTAAAAGTGTTGTGACAAGGTCGGGCTGGTTGCCCGCGACGGCATGCATGACGGCGTCATACTCGGACATGTGGCAAGCAAATCCATGTTTGATCGCGCAAAAGGTCGTGTGTGATCCGCGCCGCAGGGCAATGGCCAAAAGGATCCACAAGAATCCCGCCACATCGCCGCAGTCGTCGCGCCATTCGGCATAAAAGATAAAGTCCTCTGCAACGGCCGGGTGCACTGCGACCGCGCTCAAGTCGACGCCCCACCCGCACGGCCGATTCCTTGCGGTCTGTGCACACTCGTTGTCGCCATTACCGATCACAGTCATGCAGCCCTCGTCACCACATGCGACAGCATATTGTAGATCAGTCCCGGCACGGCGACTGCACTGAGCCGCTGGCCCTAGCATTGCCGCGGCCGTTGGGTCGTATCCGACAGAGAGATGGTCGCCTTGGACGGGGAACGAGATCAGGGGCCAGTGGTGATTGACAATGGCGTCTACGGCCCAAGGCACGCCAGACGCGACCAACGTCGCGACCGCCTGCTTGCGCGTGGCGCCGGCATTGTGGTGGCACCAGTCAAATACGGCCTCGGGGTCCTGTGCCCACTGGGCAGAATGCGCCGCGACAATGTCGGCCGCGGCCGACAGGCAGACGATCCTGCCCGTGGCCCACTTGGGACACTTTTGCAGCCGCAGGGGCGAATAGGACGCAAACGGTTGGTAGGCATTGAGGGCGGCAGCGTCGGCGAGGCTCGGGTTCTCGATGAGGACCCTCCACGCGCGGCAGACGGCTCGGGCGGCAAACCGCCAGCGACCGTCGAGTAGGGGCCGGTCGACCCAGTGATCGCGCGCGTCGCCATAGAGCGTAAACATGTCGGCGCCCTCGGACGCGCGCCTTGGAGAACGGACATGGCCGTTGAGGATAAAGGCTAGAATCTCGACCGGCAGGTCGTTTATAGGGCAGCCCAACGTTGCCGTCTCTTGCTCTTTAGACATGGTGTCCTTTCTTTTTCTTCCCTCTTGCGGTTGACGACTCTCTTGACTCGTCCCGCCGGGTCCGATTGGCGCAAAAGAGTCCCGTTCGAGGATTCACCACACCATTGCACAAATGGCGCTGAGCGCGAGGGTCGACTCGTCCAGCACCACTTGGCGCGGTTGTCGCGACGACTGTAGCCTTTACCGAACTGGATCCAAGAAAACATCAAGAAAAATGTTATCTTCTTTACACCGCAAAGAGAAATCACTTTCTCGCAATTTTTTCACGAGCGAAGTAGGGACACGTCAGCACATACCAAACATATCACTCACACAAAAAAGGACAACGTCAGTTTATGTCATTACTGCCACTCACAACAAAGACATCTTATGACATTGTCCTTTTAGAGGCGGATCCAGTTCGCACAGCCAAAAAAAAGCGCCAAGTGGGACAGGCCAGACTACCGTGACGGATTTTTTAAAAAAAACTCTATAGGCTGCCGGCACTCACCTATTCTAGACTGACCGCCAACAATAGCCCCGCACTTTTTCCCTATCGCGCTCATGCGGTATATAGGTTGCCTTGCACCATGGGCCTTGGTGGATCGACCAAAAATCCGCCGTTGTCCTCTGGGCCTGTTGCGGCCAGATAGTGGCGGGCACGCGCCTCGGTTGCACGCACAAGCCTCAACGCCACCTGAAAGCCGCCATTCTGCCCGACTGGTTGTACACCAACGCCTCGCATGGTTTGTTGGACCCGCCGCCAGCGCGCCGCAAGGCAGACACTGCCGCACCACGTGCACAGACCAAACCCATAAATGCACATGTTTTTATGATTGGTTGCACGCGGTAATTTTAAAAATATACTGTCGACTTTTTTGTTTTGGTTGGGTGGCACCGGGAACAAAAAGGAACCGCGACCGTTACCAGCAATAGATCAAAAAAGTCGCGAGCCCACCCAACCATGCAGTGCTCGCTATCCCTGTGCCCGTCTTTTCTCCACAAGACCCCAGCACCAAAGAGGCCGCGAGAAACCGACGGCGGTCCCAGGCGCGATCGAGCCACCCTCAAGAGGCGGCGCACCGCGGCGACGGCACCCATCATTGTCTCATCCAACAGGCCGGGCCATGCAAGCCTGACCCGAGGCCGGGTCCCTGCCAGGGACGCCACCCCCCAAGGGCACCCGCTGGTCGACCGCCAACCATCAGCGTCTATCGCGCAAGCGTGTGACCACGTCAGGCGTGTGTCGATTCTACTCGACTACCTCGGGACGCTCGTGGCCGACGGCCAGTGCGAGGCCTTTGGCGTCGACATCAACGGCGTGCGTCCGTGCTACCTCACGGTACGCCGTGGCTTGCCTTGCGGTTCGGGTCTCGTGTGGACCCTGCAGTCCTCGTGGAGCGATGTCTGCAACGTGACCAATACGGTGGACACTGCGACCGGCGCGTTGAACGCTGCGGCTGGTGGCCGCACGGTCCGCAGCGCGCCATACCCATCAGGCAAACTATCGGCTATCGTCGATACGCGCCTTCCTGCAGGCATCAGCAGCGACACCGGCAGCGTGTCGGTCATCTGCCGGCGATGGGCAGAGATGCGCGACACTGCGGGCGCCGCGTACGGAGGATCGCGCCTGTGGGTCGGCATGAACTCTTTCAACCGGGGCCACTCGGCGGCATCGATGCGCGCGCTCGGCGTGCTGGTCACTGGAACTGATCATCAATGGGTCCATCCGGGGCCGCTCGCGATCGTCGAGGTACCCCTGGACCAGGCCTGGGACAATTGGAATGACAGTGCCATCCGCCTCGCGGCCGAATACCTGCAGAGCCTCTCTTTTGCGCTTGCGGCCCAGTTGTCGGCCTGTGCCCCCTTGCCCACCGCCCGCTGTCTACTCGCTTCTTGAAAAATAATTTAAAAAACAAAGAAACAGTAATTGTAAAATCCGCCAGGCGATCGCCCTCCTTCTGTGTGTTTCTGAAGCAGTGTGTGCGCTCATCACCAAGGCTCTGCAGAGACGAGCGTCCGTCAACGACCAGCGCCGCCTTTGAGTGTGCAGTGCCTTTTTGTGGGGGATGCGCTAAAGTCTCTCACCCCATCTTGCTTGCAATGCCTGACAAGAGTCCCGGCGGCGCGATGCCGAGATGCCCATCGCATCGCTCCACCGCGCACTATCGTCGGCCGCCGTCCGATCTGCAAGATCCCTTTACCAACCGCGGGTATATACGGCGGTGCAGCATTTTTCGTTGGCAAGTCGGGGCCAAGAGGCGACAGATAGTCGCCATCCTCGACCAACTGGCCGATCGCGATATGGACCGTCAACCATGATGGTCCCTCTTTTGCGCGACCTCGACCGAGTGGGGCTGTGGCCTGCAGCCACGGGCAATCGCCAGAGAGTTTTGGTGCGGCACGGGACGCGCATGCGCCGACGTCATGCCGCGCGAGGACCGCAACCCGAGAGCCCATGGGAAAGCAGGAACAGTGCCCTGCCGCCAAGCCATGGCATCTGAGACATACCGAGGGATAATGCTTCCTAGCAACAGCATACACGCGCTGCCGGTGCCGCAGCCCTTTGGAGCGCCCCAGGGCCGACGAGAGCCCGGAACCCGCTGTGCCGTCGGGTACCATTACGACGTGCACCGCCGCTGCGTGCCCGACGCCTCCACTTGCAGGGACAATGGCGACGGCACCACCACATGCTGCACCACCACTGTCAACGTACCCCCAGAGAATGGCAGAGGCGACGCCGTCCAAAGGGCGCACGCCCTGCCGGTCGCGCCGACGGTGGGCGCCTCCTGGGGGGTCTTGGGCGCTACTGCACCCAACCACCCCCAGTGCGCCAGGCCCGGTTGGGTCTACGACATGCGCATGGCCGACTGCGTTCCCCCCGGATCGGTGCGCTGTTATGGAGAGCCGGCCAGCGGCCAACAGTGCTGCGCGCCTACAGCCGGCAACCGTTTCAGATGCTGCGATCAGACGCTTGGTGGCGTACCGCGTTGTAGTGATCTGCCCATGGGAGGAGGCGGTGGTGGCGACGACCCCGGCACAGGGCAGGACGGAGGCGGTGGCAGTGGCGACGGGGGCGACCCCGATCCCAAAGCACCTGGCGGTTACGGCGCTCGGCCCATGTTTGGTTCGCCGGCGGTCTTTGGCGCGACTGCGCCGAGCGCCGTCGGTGCGGGTCCCGGCTTCAACTGCAGGCCAACGTACTCGACCGCGTCGGGCTCGCTCACGCTGACGTGCGAACCCCAGCGAGGATCGAGGGGCGAGATGCCGGGTTACCCACAGCCCGACTCGGTGGCATTTTGTAATCAGCCAACCTACATGGGCGGCCATCCTCTCCCGCCAGTACGCACTGCACTGTCAATTCAGTCCCTGACAATAAACTAGGGACGGCTCTCGCTGTCGTCAGTGGCCAAGTCGAGTGGCGGGCGACGGCCAGCCGCTCGGCTAAAAACACACAAATTCCACTGTCGACGTCCCTACCGTGTCGGGATCAATCCGGGATTCATCATTGCCTTGTTGCCGGTCTCGCCTCGTTGGCGCTAGTCTATGCGCATTCGCGACCAGACACCGGCCGACCGGTTAAAAGTATGCGCTGGGGCTGGGCTCTTGCCTTTATTTTCGAGTGGCAGCATTGGCCAAATAAAACTTGTAGGGCGGACGCCGCCGTCCATAAAAAGGCCCGCGACCGCTACGGACAATCTTTACTCGTGTTCCGCCACACGCCACAAAACCACACAGCCCGCATCCTGCGCCTTTGTTTCGCCCGTCTCCCGACGCCTCATACACCGACGCCAGATGGCTACCGTAACCCCACTCCTCTCGGATTCGACTGCGCCCGTCGCCTCGACGCATGCCACCCCGACGGCAGGGACCGTTGCGACACCCGCCCCAGTGCGCGCCGCCGAATCGGACCCGAGTCCCGTGTCGCCCGCGTCGGTCGCCAAGTCAATGACGATCACTGATCTGTGCAAGTTTTTGCGCGCGCTCCCAGACCCCAAGGCCCCCATCCATGGTGCGTCAGAGATCAAAACAATGCCCATCACCTTTGCGCTGGTCGACGGGACCGTCACCCAGGCCGAAGCGTGGGGAGACTCTTTCAACATTGCCGATTTCAAGCCCAAGTACATCGACCACAATCTCGCGATATCCTTTAATGGCGACAGCGTGCCGGCCGACGTCTTGTTGGCGGCTATGGAGCCGTGCTTGGCCAAGCACGCGCACGTGCGTGTCTGTGTAAACAGACGCCGGGCGGTTGTGGGCAAGCCGCCCGCCGTCGCTATCCCGGTCGACTGCCTCCCGTTCAAGAAGGACCCGACCACGATGGCGGACCTTGCCATGACCCGTGAGGCTCTGCGCGTGGCCGAGTCCCTCGCCGCGATGGGCACGTACGATGGCCGAGTGATCGCCGCCACCGGATCGACTCTGATGCCGCGTCATTGGGAAGAGACGCGCTTCTTTGTCGACGGCACCTTGCTCCAATCGCTCTCTGAGTGCCTACCGAACCTGCACAACCACGACATGTTGACGCTTTTTGTCGCGGTAGGGCCGACGCATGATGAGGCTGCCGAAAAGGGTCACGGCCGTCTCATCATTCGCATGCCAATCCCAGGTCTCACCTATGCGATGCTTGTCGATGCGTACGGACGCAGTTGCCTCGGGTGTCCATTGTCAAGCATCTCCAGGACATGGCGGCTGCCAACGTTGCGTCCTCGACCGCAAAGCCGTCGGCGCCCTAAATACCCAGGTGTGTTTCATGCGCGTATGCCTCTGTCCCGGCGCTGCTCTAGTCGTGCCTGTTTTTCTTTTTTTTTTGCGTGTATACGCTCGTTGTTGGTACATGCAAAAAATGCAATGCAATACCTCCTCTTTTTCCCCTTTTGATATTCCTTTTTCTTTTGCTGCGCACTTGCAATGTGCGTAGCGCTAGGCAACGGCCAGCCGGCTACAAGTCGCACACAAAAAAAAGAGTTGTTGTGAATGAATGTAGAAACAGTGTGCATACATTGTAGAGACAGGCAACGCGCGTTCGCGGTCGGCTCTGCTGCGTTCGCACTTGCAATATTGTCGTGCTTGAACTGTGTGCATTCCATTCATGCGCTCGTACTTTTTCTTGTGCTCGTCGACGACCTCAGCCGGTTTCGGTCGGATGGTCGACTTGGACACGGCCGTTGGCCAGCGCCACACACACACGAGGGCACACAACAAAAAATGGTAGCAAGCGTAAATTTTATGAATACAAGAGGAAGAAAAGAGGCAACGAGTTGTTTACAGCGGCCTGTGGTAGTCTGGTCGGTCCGCCTCACCGCCGCCGCCATTGTTGCTGTCATCATTCTCGTCGTCGCGGTCATCGTCACCATCATCGTCCGTCTCGGTTTCGCTGTCGCTGTCGTCCGACACGTTGGACATGCACCCGTCGGCGCACGGCTCGCCGCTGGCCACAAATTCCTTGAGGTAGTCGAGCGCCGGGCATGGCAGTAGGGATTTGCCATACGCGTGGGCGCAGAGATCGGCGTGCCGCCAGAGCGCGGCAAACACGGTCCTTGGGGTCGTCGTGGTCGGCTGCGCACTGCGTCAGCAACTCTTCCACCGTCTCGCCATCGCATACGCCGGCAAGGTAGTCGACGACGGCAACCTTGCCAAACTCGACGGCACCACACAGGCGCCGTACTTGACCCGGCGGCACGAATCGTCGGGCGTGTTGGCGTCGCTCTCGTAAGTCTTGATGATCATCTTGACCGCGTCAGCGTCATCCTCCTCGACGGCTGTCGCCAGCGCCCTCTCGACGTCATCCTCTTTCGCCAGGTGAGTGATCAGGGTGCCGACGGCACCCGGATGGTTGTCCGATGCCGCCCTGTGGAGCAGCGCGTCCACGGCGACTTGGTGCAGGCTGGCCGACGGGCCAACAATCACCTCGCACAAGAGACCAAAGGCGAAACCTTGGCCAAAGAGTTGGATCATGGCCAACTCGACCTGGTAGGTTGTGGGCTCGACCAGGGCCGCGACGAGGTCATCGACAGAGGCGTCCGCCTTCATCGCCGCCTTCACAACTGCGTCACATGGGGGGAGGTCCTCCTCGTCACACGGCACGCCGTTCCACAAGTCGCCGACGGCGATTCCCTGCGGACCGGTGGGCGGCTCGTAGCACGGTCGCTTGGGCGAGGGCGTCGCGATGTCGTCGTCGTCGTCGTCGTCATTGGCGTGCTTGTTGACGTTGCCAAACAACGGCTCCAGAGGACGCTTGCCGAGGGTAGTCATGTTTTTTTTTCTGGTCGTCTTTCAAATTGTCTGTCGGCCTGGCGATGTGGATGTGGCTCTTCTTGCCGTCGTTGATAATGATGGTGATAATAAAACTCTCTGAGTACCCGCTCTTTTTGTACTCGATCCTGCGGACCATGTCGACATATTAATTGCAGACAAACAACCAATGTGCAACACCAAGTGTCGACTTGGCCAAAAAAGGGCATGCCGAGAACCAATGGCGTGCCGACTGAATCTGCTGCCAGAATTGTTTATTTTGTTGTACTCTCCTCTCTTGCTCATCAAAAAGAAGGAATCGCCAGTCCCTGCAATTTGGGGCGGGCCGACTGAAAAAAAAAATGAAAGAGGACGCCACAAGTGGGGGGCGGTAGCCAACAATGAATCTGGCGCCAGATTTACACATTGTGCTTTTTTTCATCAAAAAAGAAGTGCTGCCCGTGTTTTTTTTGCACAGTGCGGTGCGCGCCTCCTCGTGGGCGCCAGCGGCTTTCGGCTGGCTGTCTGTGTTTACATGGGATCTTTTTTTTTCGTTGAATCTGGCGCCAGATCGACCATAGGCTACAGACCCAACCAGACCCGCGGGGCACACCCCGAGAGAGAGAGGGTCAAGGATTGCCTTTGTCGGCATGAGCAGACCGTCTGCGCAAGGACAGAGACACAGAATGGAAAACAGGAGCAGGTGCGCCTCTGCCGCCGTTGCTGTGTGACCAACACGGGTAGCGATGGCCTGCTGCGACTGGCGTGCGTCCGTCGCAGCCATACCAAGAGGGTGGCCCTGCCTAAAACACACGGACGCCCAACTTGCGCAAGCACCTTTTGGGCCGGTGCATGAGACAAGCCCCGTTATCGACAGCAAGTACGCAACAAGAAAAGGGGTTTTTGCAATGGGGGTTTAATGGGGAAAAAAAGACGATTATTATACAGAGAGCGCCGAGAGATCGCTGGTGTGCGGTCGCCAGTGCGGCGCCTCGGTGACGCGGGCGCATTGTCTGGCCGTGAGGCTGGACACGTGCCACGGCATCCGTCTCCCTTGTGGATCGCGTCGTGCAAAAAGTCGCGCGCGGCGCCGGGTTCAATGTCGTCGCCGAGATCGTGCGCACAGAGGTCGGCGTGCTCCCACACGGCCTCAAAGCCCTCGATGCCATAGTTGCGACTGGCGCAGTGGATGAGGACCCGCCGCAGGGCCTGGCCATCGCACCGTGGTGCCAGGTCGTTGATTATATTGATCGTGCCGCGCTTGGCCGCCTTGCCGAGAGAGGCCTCGACGATGCGCTTGTAGACCACCGGCGAGATCTCGGGGGACGACTCGCAGGCGTCGACGATTGCCAGGACGCCCTCGCGGTCGCCTTGCTTGATCAGTCGCGCCAGCACGCAGGTGATCTCAAACTCGCTACAGACTCGATCGACGAGTATAGCCACCGTCCCGTGTACGCACTGTGACGCAGCCTCCTGAAGCACCTCGTCGGGTCTGTCGATGCGTCCGTTGGCAGCGTCGCAAATACGGGCGACGGCAGCAGGCTTGCTGATGACTCGATAGATGGCTTGTTTGATCTGCTTATCCGAGGCACCGGGGATCACGCGCGCAAGCGTCTTGTCGTACTTTGCCAGTGCCGTAGTGGCCAGTAGGCGGACGTGCGTCTCGGAAAAGTTGATGCCCCATTCCGATCGGTTCCCGAGACCCGTCCCTGCGTCGTCGGCATCGTGGCGCGCTCGCTTGGCCGCCGGCGTCTCGGTGTCGATGTCGCGGCGTCGTTGGCATTCATCCAGGAGGCGCTTGAACATGTTGGTTTTTCTTCTTCTATATTTTTTTTGGAGGCGGCGGTTGGGTTTTTTGTCTTTGGTGCCTTATGGCGGCGGGCTGCTGGTATGCATAAATGACAAAAGGGCCAACTCTTTATTGCAATGTGCAATGCGCCTATTGGTTACACGGCATTGGTCAAGACGAATCCTGCCTGTGTCGACATTTTAATCCTTTTTGGTATAATTTCGCACACTGGCGCCAACATTTGGGGGGGGGGTGATGATCCAAGCCTGTCCTTCCGGCCTACGCGGCAGGACCGGCTCTCTTTTGTGGCGGCCATTCCTGGCGATTGTGTCAGACGCCATGAGAGGGCGGCTCTGGCCTCGATGTGTCGAGCAAACCTTGCGCATGATGCTGCCGTGGCATTGCCAGTCTGGACGCGCCCCTCGACCCCCGCCCATCAGCACCTCTAGATTGATCGCGGAGCGGTTTTATGCGTTGGGCGGACCACGGCGCCAGCCAGTCCACACAAAACAAGAACGCCCCGTCCACGACAGCCGTGGAGCGCACAACGAGGCCAGGCTTTGGCACAAAGAAAACAAAAGGCTGAAGGATTGTCAGGTTTGCCAAACAGGACGAAAGTCCATGGGAAAGAGGCATCTCTTTATGGCAGACGCAATGCTTGCTCGTGGTTAGTCGACCAGTGGCCGGCCAAGGCCCCGAGTCGGCCAGTTGGTTGCAACCCAGCCGCAATGTAGGGAATTCATGACAACCAAAGAGAATACAATGAACGAAAGAAAAAAATCCAGTTGACGACTTGGAGGCATGCGTGGATCGGTCTCGATTCATGCATCCTTACCCAAGAGCAACGGTGGACCCAAATGCGGGCGCCGGTACAGTCGGCCCGTGTTTGCGCTCGTATTCGGGTCCGGACGACTGGCTTTATCCGGCTCTTTTCATCCCCCCCCCTATCAATTTCTGTTCTGTTTATTGACAGGCGGTTCAATTCCCGTTGATGGCGGTCAGAGTCGCGGTCAGCCGACCACTGGCTGAAAACAAAGTAGCCGATTGTGGCCGGTCCATACCCACAAGCACTTTTGAAGGGGGGGGGCGACACAGGCGCTCCGTTCTACTCTGACGGCGCGCACGCGCACAACCTGCCGACAAAAAGACCAGCAACCCCGACGACACCCTTATCTCACTGCAGCGTCGCCATCAAGGGAAAAAAGTATGAGGGTAGGTTTGGGGGGGGGGGGAAGCACAGACGTGTCTCTACATCACAGGCAAAAGCAAAGATAAAACAAAAAGGAGGAAAAAAGCGCTCTTTCTCATATCTGTTGGCTTGTGCATGCCAGTCACCGGCGACGGTGGCGGCTCAAGATGCTGGTGAATGCGTCGCCATTCGGGTCGTCGTCATCGTCCGTATCAGTGTTGCTTTGGTCCTCGTCGACGCCATCTACAAGCACCTCGCAATAGCCCTCGCAGCCGCCGCCCTCGTCGATGAGATCATACAGAAAATCGCGGCCGACGCCGCGCGGCAGTTGTTCTACGAGATCGTGGGCGCACGCGTCGGCGTGTTCCCACAGGGCCTCAAATGTCTCGCTCCTGTGGCGCTCGTCGGCGCAGCACAAGAGGGCCTCGCGCACGGCATCGGGTTCGCACATGTCTAGGAGCGACTCGATGACGCCGACCTTGTCGGCCATGGCGGCCCGCCGCAGGGCGCTCGTGGCCCACTTGGTCCAGGTGGGACGAGGCACGATGCCGTCACAGGCATCCAGGAGGCCCGCCACGCTGTCGCCGTCATCGGCGGCGACAAAGCGTTCAATGAGGTGCACCATGTCGTCGAGCGCGCACTCGTGCACGAGCGCCTCGGCCGACGCGGGGCGGCCGTTTTTGACGGCCACGCAGAGGGCATCACGCGCCCACATATGGCGCCGTTCCTGTGAAACACGCGAGCCGGCTCGCGCACAGGCGCCAAACAGGCACGCGATGGGTTCAGGTTCGTCGTCCTCGACGAGCCGTGTGAGCGCTCCGGTGATCGAGGCCCGGCGCCGGCTGCCGCCGACCCGCGTCACTAGGACGAATGCTGTGTCGTCGTGTAGCCGCGATGCTGCGCGGTAGATCGCCTTGGTGGCCAACACCAAATGACGGCCCGCCTCAGCGAGCGTCTCGCAGACGTACTCGACGGCGATCGAGTCGTCGATGACGCGGTAGATGGCCGACTTGATGTCTTTGTCGCGCGCGCCATCGAGCAAGAGTCGCAGCGAGTCGCGATCCTCCGAGGCTGCGGCCCTGGCGATGAGGTTGCGGCGGCGCTGAAAGGCATCACTGTCCTGGTCGTCCAGGTCGCGCGTGGGCTCGGGCAGCGTATCAGGCCCAAGGTTGAATCCTGGGTCGTCGGGGCGCGCCTTTTTGCGCGTGCACTGCAGGTCATCGGCCGAGACGGCCACAATGTCGAGGCGGCGCTTGAGCATTTTTTTCTCTATTTTTCCTTGTTTGTTTTCCTCTTCTTTTTTTTGAAAATAAAAAACAAAAAAAAGGACAGTGTCCTCTCTCCCTTTTGCGCTTGTTGGTCGTGTGGGCGATGGCAGAGATCGCCGGGAGGGCGCTATTCTCGTATACAAAAGACTCGTGCGGCACAGCATCTGCTGGTCTATGAACAGCCTCCTTTTTATACCCACCCGTATGCCCTTGCGCCATTGGTGGCTTTCAATCGTCGACACTTTTCCTTTTCCCTTTATCCAAAGGGGATTGGACGCGGCCCGATTTGGCGGACCGAGGCGGCAACGCCCGGATGGTGTCGTCCCTCTTTTTTCCCCGTTATCCTTTCTTCTTAAACCGCACGGACCCAATTTTTTGTCCTTGTCGGCATGTCGCGGCCCCGCCCGGACAAGAAATTGTCCCCAGACGCGGCGGATTTGTTTGCAGGCGCAGCACTGGGAGACGGCCAGGTCGGCCGGACCCCTTTTTTGCCCTACGGCACCGGCAACATGGCCAAAGCCAAAATTTTACGAGAGCCTTTTTTTTGAATGTCAAGCGCGACAAGACAAGCGCGTCCTTGACACAAAAAACAATTCGGAAAATGAGAGGGGCAATAAAATCAAATGTTGGCCAAAGGAAGTGAAAAATACATTATTTTTTTATGCGACCATGTTGGTCAAAACCGTGGGTGCAATGACATGGTGGCGAATGCGGGGCGAGGCCTCGACAAGGCCCACGCAATCGAGCATGGCTCGAAAGGCGCCGTGCATGAGATAGGCCGGCGGGCAGCAGGCGATCGCCTCGGTGAGGGCGCGCTCGATGGCCCACAGACATGCGCCCTCGATGCGCACGCAAAGATAGAGGTCCACGGCCCAATCGATGACGGGGTCGCGCACGAATGACGCCCCGACGGCGATGGGGCCGCCCCACATGCAATAGTCGTCGGCGAGCCGGTCGGCGGCTGCTGCAGGTAGCAGCGCGACGGCGTACGCTGCGCGTCGCACCCACACGTCGACGGCCTCCTTTTCGTACGTGATGCCAGACAGGGTGACGGTGCGGGCGCCGCTGCCAAGGAGGTGTGCGGCAAAGACGCGCGGCCACGACGTGCCACCGGGCACTGGGCACGGCATGCACACGGGTGATCCCGAGGCCTGTGTCATTCCTTTTGCCGATGGGGCCTTTGGCGCGGCAAGGTAGGCACGCACGGCATCGAGGACGGTGAGGATGAACCGTAGGAGGATCGAGCGCACGCGACACTCGACCTCGGTGACCCCGTCGCTCAGGAAAATGCGATGCCGCCCCATTGCGCACGGCAGATAGAGCACATATTCGACAAATGCGCAGAGCGAGCCCAGGCGCGCGAGATCTTGGGCGGCGACGATCTTGCGCGCGGCCGGCAGCACGCGCGCAAGTCGGTAGGCAAAGTAGAGTTCGCCACCGGCGATAAAGATGACGTCGACGTCGTCGAGCACAACCACCAGATGAGTGGGCATGGACCAGGCGAGCGTCGCCAAGAGATCAACCAGTGCCGCGCGGCTCTCCATACGCACGGCCTGTGCGTCGTTGACCTTGACCCGGCGCGGTCCATCCACGGGCCACGCCGCCGCGACGCGTCTTTCGATCATGTCCGTGTCGTGCTCGCGCTGCGAGGCGGTCTCGCGGTCGGCCCGTGCGCGCGCCCGCTCATCCAGACGCTTGCGCAATAGCAGGCGCGGTTCGGGCACCGTCGGCGGTGCCTTGTTGGGCGCGACAACCCTGTCACCAAGGGCGCCTGTTTTGGGCAACGGCACACTCGCCATCGTCTTGTGATTGTGCCAGTGTCCCCTCTTGGCCTTTGCAGGTGTTTGTTTCCTATGCCTTTGGTCTGTCTTGGTCGCCTTGATGTGCGCCCGCTGTCGTCGCAGTGTCTTTTTTTTCAGCAATTGTGCGTATGTGTGCTTTTATCCCGGCTCGATATGACAGAGGCGGGAAAGGAAAAAAATGGGCCACCTTGGGGTCGATTTTTGGGGATCACTTTGCGCAAGTCGTGTGCGTCTTTGTTGCCGCTGCCGCTGCTTTGTGCGGTCTGCGCACATTGGGTGGTGCTCCCTTTTTTTTCTATTGCCGACGCTGATGTCGGCAATTGCGAACCCCCCAGGTCCTTTTTTTCCACAGGCGTCCGCCGCGCTGTGAGAAAAAAAATAGTGGCCGCCACGGCGCAACAAAGGAAAAGAGAGGCAAACAAGGCGAGAGCAAAGGAAAAAAAAGAGCCGGTCATCTCATCCGAAGATGGACGCCCTGCCCGGCGAGATTGCTCTGGCCATTCTGGAGCATCTGCCGCCGAGTGCGCTGGCCAGCGTCGCCCGTGTCTCTTGGCGGTACAACCGCCTCGCGATGGACGACGCGCTGTGGAGGCGCCACTATGAAGCACGCTGCCCGCCGTGTACGGATCCTCATATTGGATGGACGTGCATGGCGCACAAAGGGCGCGGGCTCGATCACCGCCCATGGCTCGATGTCTCTTGTGTGGACGAGGACAACCACTTTTTGGCGCGGCCCTATGCCTCGCATCCGCTCTGTCCGTTTATCGGGACGATGCCGGCCGCGCGCGACAGCGCCTTTCACACCTTTGCCCACCCACCTGTTTACGAGTGCCCCCACCACTGTCCATCGGTGATTGAGGCGCGCTCCTACCGCTGGGCATTTGCGTCCCAGTGCGCGCCGCCGCGTCCGATCGACTCGACGGACGTCCGGGTCGGCAGTGGGCCATGGTGCGTGGGCCACGACTTGGTCCACCACGAAGGGTTTGCCATCCTCTCCCGCGCGACCACTGCGTACCGCGGCGAGTGGCATGCGCACGATGACAAACCCCACGGCGTGGGCATGTTCGCAATGCGCCAGTCAGAGACGACCTATACTGGCGCAAAGGACGTGCGCGCCGTCGCCATGTGGCGCACAGGCCACTATGGAGGCTTTGTTCGTCATTGGGAGCGCACACACGTCATGGATCCGCATGCGTCAAGTCATCCCAACTACCGCGAGGGCCGGTGCCGCAGCGACGGGTGGACGGTCCAGTTTTCGGGTGCGATCGCCGAGAGCAAGACCGGCACTATCGGCACCACTGTCTCTGACCGACTTTGATTTGGACCATGGCATTCTCGCCAATGCCTGATAATAAAGTTTAAAAAAAAAGGCATGACCGCACAATAAAGCGTGCTCTCTACAGAGGCTTTGTGGTCGTGGACAGGGGCGATTCTCTTTGGGTGCAATCCCCACCCCGTTGGGGCGTGAAAAGGCCCCCAAAAAAGGGGGTGTAAAGGATGGAAAAAAAACAAACCAAAAAAGGAACGGGGGCGGGGCGGCAGCGTCACGGACAGAGGGGTTGCCTGGTGGTCTTCCCCATATGGGGAGGACCGCGAGGCAAGGGGGTGGAGCAGATGGCGGCGCGGGACACTGTCCTGCATCGCCACCGTGGCCCCGACCAACGGACGTCGTCGATGTTTGTAGTAGATTTGCTGTTGCGATGAAGTCCAACGACTGGGCGCCCGGTGCCCCGTTCCCATCCAGAAACACTTCTGCCGCTGCCTCTTTGTCGGTCGTCGGCCGGCATGGCGCAAATGGTTATGGGACGCATTCTGGCTTTTTTTCGACCCGCACGGACTATTTTATTTTACTTTTTTATTTGTCTTTTCCTTTACATTTTTCGTGGGGCGATTAAAAAAGGGGGTCAATCACTCGGAACCAAATCCTGGCGTCGCTCAAATAAATTGCAGCCCTCGGCGGATGACTGCGTGGCGGTTGCGGCTTGCGTCTGGTCGCCTATGACCAAAATGGTGGCTCGACACAGACGGCCGCCGTGCCCACGCCGACCCCCGCCGACAACCAAAAACACTCTTGATTTTTGTGCTGCTGGCATTTTTAAAAAAAACAATGTTTGAAATAGGATAGGTCAAAATGACGTGCCTTTTTATCCAATCACAATCATACATTGATGACCTAAAAGCGCAATCCACACTCATTGGTCCACCTGGCGGCCAATGGTAAAATAAACAGTAATAATAAAGGCTGTCATCGTTGTTTTTGTCTGGCACAACAACATTGCAGACTTGCAGCAGCATGTCGCACACCGAGACCGCGCCGACCGGCCAGGTCGTCCAGGCTTTGACGGCCGCCGACCCGTCCGTAGGCCACTTGATGCGCGCACACGGTCTCGACACCCTGGACCAAGTATTTCGCTTTGTCCCCCACGAGGCATGCACGGCCGCGCTCTCGACCGCCCTGGCCGCGGGCGACGCCGAGATACTTGGTGAAATCGTTGCCGCCTTTGGGCGCCACTCGCTCGACAAGGCAATCGACGATCTCTCACATGATCCGAGCGCGGTTCAGCGGATATGCGAAGCGTCTCGGCGCCGAGACGACACACCGGACAACCACCAGTGTTATTATGAAGGCGATACGCTAATAAGCAGTCTCGCCATCAAGGAGCACGTCGAATCGCTCGCCATCGTCATCCGCCACAGTGCCGATTGGCGTTCGTCTATCAAACGGTCTATCAGGGATCTGGCCCTTGATAGGAGACACCTGCGTCCGAATCTACACGCCTTGAGGATCCTCCTCGACGCCTGCGCCAACGAACCCAAGATCGATCCAGAGACGCGGACGCGCTTTTTGGCCGACGCCTTGGCCTACTGTGCGGATGGGTTTGCTTACGACATCATCGACACCCTTGCTCCTATGTGCACGCCCCATGTCTTGCACGAGACGGTGCTGCGATGTGCCGGCGACGGCGTGAGTTTCTACGCCTTTGACAACATCTGGCCCATTGCCGAGGGGGCCGTCTGCGTGCACCGGGTGGCCAAGGATCTAGGCGGCGGCAGGGTCCGCGTCCATATGCGACGTTGCATTCGCGACCTCGGCAAGGGCAGGCCGTGCAAGTCGGTCGACTGCATCTATGGACCGTCGCACACGAGCGACCGCCCCGAACCGCCTTGTCAGGACGCCCCTGGCCATTGATTGTTTTTAAAAAAACAGTTTTTCTTTTCCGCCACAATATGCACATTTTTTCTCCCTTGTGGTTGGGCCTTGCCGAGATAAATCATACAAGGCTGCGCCGTCAAAGAACCGGAAACAGACGACGTCGCGCCCTATGACGCGAGGCGTTGGCGACCGCGGCACGAAAAATATCGACCCCGTGTTTCCAGGCGCACTCGTGCCGGCCAAGTCTGTCTGCAAGGATCAACAGCCCACTGCCAAAACAAAAAGAGAGGCAACATCAAAAAAAGAAGAAGAGGACACGGCCAGAACAGACGGCCAAGTACCACGATGAGCAAGCCGCGACTCTCTCGTGCCGCCATCAGCGACGACGACTATGCCGCCGTGCTGGGCAAGGTTTTTGTCCACACGACCTCTTACGCGGCAGACGCCTACCAGGTGGTCGGACGGACCAAGTGTTACGTGCGCGCGATCCATGTCCCCCTAGTGAGCGCCCACGTGGCCCTCTATGGCGACGGCGCCCACAAAATTGACTGGGCCAAGGTCGTCCAGCCGGCGCCCGGCTCCAACAGCAAAAAGGGCAATCTCTATAGTCTTGTGCGCGCTGGTGATGACGATTCAGACGGCGACGGCGGGGACGTGAGCGACCAACCCACCTACTGGCTCACCAAGGTCGGTGACGATTTCCATGCATTCCCCATCGAGACAGGGAGCGACCATGTCTTTACGACGGTCGGCTATTGAGAGACCCACACGACTGTCCTCGCGCCAAAAAACCAGAATAAATTCGAAAAAAAATGCCTATGGAAAAAGGACAGGTTTTTTGTGGTCAACCGCGTGACTTTTTTGTCGGGGCCTTGTTTTTATCGACCCGTGTTTTTGCGAGCCTTTCTTTTTGCCTCGCGAGCACACATTGCGCCAACTCGGCGGCGAAGCGCAACAATGAAAACTATACATCGGGCCTGCCGACGAGCAAAAAAAAAGTTTGGAGAGAGGCAATACGAGGCAGCGACTAGCCGACAACCGAAGGGGCCAATAGGAAAAAAAAGGTTTTGTCGGCATGAGAAGTTGCAAAAGTCAACACAAGTTGAAATACGTCGCGAGGGCATGATCGCATGCCGGTTTTCGTGTGACGCATTCTTGGCCGCTCTTGAGGCGCGGTCCCTCTTCCTGCCCGAAAAAATCCAGATAGCAACCACCGCAACTGCAGCGATCCTCTAGGCTATTGGCGCCTTCCTTTTTCCCCTCTTTGGTGGGGTCGCTCGTCGGGGCCGTGCCGACGGCCGGCCCTGCCGATCCCCCGCTGACACTATATTGTAGAAAAAAAAGCAATATAAAATCGAGCCTGAATCAAACACACGAGAGACGAGCCGTCACAGCAGCACACTGCAATGTGCGCCGGTGAAAAGGTCGAGACGGACGACATCTCTTTTCTCTTGTAAAAAAAAGGCGGCATAAAGGCATTACAAATGCCAGCAACCATTTTTTATAAAAAAAAGTCAAATGTATTTTGAAAGGCAAAAAATGTAAAATCCATGACAGGGAATTTGTTGTGAAAAAATAGAGAGAGAGAGAGAAGAAAAATCATCCACTGCACGACTCGCAGCCGGGATAGCACGCGTCGCCGTCGGTTTGCGTGATCGCAGCGGCAGCCTTGCGCAGAGACCGAGGCGTCTCGCGGGCAATGTCGACCTTGGGCGATTCCGTGGACACGTCCTTGGCCAGAGTGGCATCACCCGCGACAGCGTCCGTGGCGACGACAGCAGCAGCAGCAGAAGCCATCGCCTGATCGACGGTGAATTGAATGGCGTTGGCAGCGGGCCGGGTGCGCAGATAGTACATGCCAGTCTTGAGGCCGCGACGCCACGCATAGGCGTGCATCGACGTGATGCTCTCGGCCGTCGGGTCGGCGAGGTACAGGTTGAGCGACTGGCTCTGGTCGACATAGGGCGCGCGGTCGGCCGCCATATCAATGGTCACCCGGTTGGGCACCTCCCACACGGTCTTGAAGAGAGCCTTGAGATCGGGCGGCACCTCCTCGTCGTCAAAGCCCTGCACCGAGCCCTGTGCCGCAATGAGCCGGTCGCGAAAGTCGGGCGTCCACAGGCCGCGCGCCACCATGCGCTTGACCAGGTGGCGGTTGACCACGGTAAAGTCGCCCGAGAGCACGCGGCGCGTGTAGATGTTGCTCGTGATGACCTCGAACGCCTCGGTGTTGCCCAGGATCTGCGACGTCGTGGCCGTGGGCATGAGCGCCACGAGCAACGAGTTGCGCAGGCCATGCTGTCGAACCGACGCCCGCAGTGCGTCCCAGTCCCAGCGGCCGCTTTCATGGGCCTTGGGATCAAAGGGACGGCGCAACTCGGCCGCAGCGGGATGCCCTTTTCGGGCGGGTCGCCCTCCTCGTGGTCGCATCCGGCCCATCGGCGCTGGTCGTTGACCGCCGCGGCCCACAGATCAGGATGCAAGAGGCCGCGCGACGCCGGCGACCCGCGCACCTCGTTGCCCTGACCGTCAATGTAGGTGCCCTCATAGTAGGACGGATAGGGTCCCTCCTGTGCGGCCAATTGTGCCGACGCCGTCGCCGCCGCATGGTAGACCGTCTCAAAGATGGCGCGGTTGAGACGTCGTGCGCCGGCGCTCTCCCACGGCAGGTCCATCAGGGCAAACACGTCGGCGAGGCCCTGCACGCCGACGCCCATCGGTCGATGGCGCAGATTCGAGTGGCGGGCCTCGGGCACCGGGTAGTGATTAATGTCAATCACACGATTGAGGTTGCGCGCCATCGCCTGGACAACTTCATGGAGGGCGCCATGGTCAAAGACCATGCCCAGGGCCACGCCGGCATCGTCGTAGCGCGAATCCAATGGGCCACTGCGATCCTCGCCGCGCGGGTCGGGGATGACAAACTTGGGCAGGGCCACGCTCGAGAGGTTGCACACACTTGCCTCGGTGGGCGACGAAAACTGGACGATCTCGGTGCACAGGTTGGCCTCTGTCGTGGTGCCCAGGTTCTGCTGGTTGCTGGTCAGGTTGACGGCGTCCTTGTAGACCATGTAGGGCGTGCCGGTCTCGATATGGGCCGCGACAATGGCCGACCAGATCTGTCGTGCGGGCACGACGGTCCGCGCGCGGTCCTCGCGCTCATAGCGCTCATAGAGGGCGTCAAAGGCCGCGCCATAGCATTCGTGCAGGCCGGGCGCCTCGGACGGGCAAAAGAGCGACCAGTCGCGGCCGGTCACCATGCGGCGCATAAACAGGTCGCACGTCCACAGGCCGTAAAAGAGATCGCGCGCGCCCGGTTCTCCCCCTCCCTTGCCGTGGTTCTTTTTGAGGTCCAGCCAGTTGATGAGGTCGGCGTGCCACGGTTCCAGGTAGCAGGCAAAGGCGCCCTTGCGCTTGCCGCCGCCATTGTGGCACGCGCCAAAGCCCAGCACGCTGTAGGTGTGGTTGGGGTCGTCGACTTCAAGGTCATACAGGGCGCCGTCGTCACCCTCGGCGCCGCTGGTGCCCACGGGTTTGGTGACATTGGCGATATGGGTGTTGTCGACGTTGCCATCGCTCTCGACATTGTTGGGATCAGCACTGCCAACATCGTTGGTGTCGTGGGTATCATGGACGATCGTGTCGATCGACTCGATGGGCACGTGGACAATGTCGCCGTGTACAATCGACCAAGGCAAAACCGCCGTGCGCGGCGTGCCGTCGGTCGTCGGCGCAGTCGACAGGGGCGATGGCGTGGTGCGACACGACAGAATGGCGGCCTTGCCGGCGGCAATGGCATCGGCGTTGGGACTAAAGGATGCCGCGCGCCTCGTCAGACGCAGACTAAGCCAGCGGAGCGTGTCGACCAAGAAGGGCGACGCGCCGCTGCCGTCGAGACCCTCGCAGACGCCACGCACAAAGGCCTCGATGGCCAGCGTCGGCGCCGACGCCAGGACCTCACGCGCGGCCAAGGAGCGCGCCATGGTAAAGCCAGGGTGGGCGATGCGCCAACGGCAGATGCCATTCTTGGGCCGGCTGGCCGACGCGCAGTCGGGATCGGCGATCGCCAGATACGTGTTGATAAAGATCGCCGTCCTCGTATCGACGCGGGCGCCAATCTGAACGGCGCCGTGGACAATGGCAGCGTGGAGGATGCCCGCCATGCGCCAGTCGCTTGGCTTGGTGCGAACCCACGGCGATTCGGTCGGCTCGGGCGGGATGGGCACGCAGAGGACGGCGCCCGGCACGAGTTGTTCGGCGTCGACCATGCGCGGCGCCACGTGGCCGCGATTGATGCGCTCGCACAGCGAAACCAGGCGCAGCCCTAGGACATCGGCCGAGCGACGCTTGGCCTCTTTTTGGGCCGTATCTGCGCCAGTCTCTTCATCTCTAGAATTGTTGCCGTCGTCATCATCCTCATCGTCGTTCTCGTTGACGTTCTTGCCAGTGGCACTCTCGCCATCCTCGTTGGCTTCCCTTTTTGCCTTGGCAATGGCCGCCTTGTTCATTTTCGTTGCCGCATCGAAGGTTGTTGTCGGTTTGGCGGGGCCCTCCTCTGCATTGGTTGCGGTGTGGTCGCCGCCCGAATCCTCGGCATTTGCGGTATCCTGGGCATCGATGGGATCGTTGGCGTCGATGGGATCGTTGGCAATCACTACGGGACGGCCATCGTCCAAGAGATCGCAGAGGACCTGCACCTGGTGCTGTGGCGTCACCCTGACGCCATGGCCAAAGCGCAGCGCGTCGACGGGCGGCGTGGCCCAATGCGGGACAAAGGTACTGCCGGCGCCAATCAGGTAGGTGGGCCTGGTCGAGGGCGCATGGCGAACGACGCTACGGAGCGGGCACCAGCGGCCGTCATCCGAGAGCACGCGCACGCCCGTCGTGGGCACTATGGACGTCTCGGGTGCGTGGTCTGAACCATCCGACGCGGGGCCGGTGGCAATGTCGATGGCGGCCTCGCGGTACAAGAGGCCGATGGGCACCGGACCACGCTCGGCCGTCAAGACGAGGGTATCGCCCGAGAAGCACTGGTCGACGTAGCGCGCCGTGTCGTTAAAAACGCGAAGCATGGGCACAAGGCCGTTGGACTGGCCGTTGGTGCCCGCCACGTAGGCGCCCGCGGCGCGCACCTTGTGTGCGGCAAAACCGATGCCGCCGGCCGCCTTGGAGATGAGCGCGCACTGCTTGAGCGTGTCATAGATGCCCTCGATCGAATCGGCCTTCATGTCCAACAGAAAGCACGACGAATTCTGCGGGCGCGGCGTGCCGGCATTAAAGAGCGTGGGCGTCGCTGAGGTGAACAACTGCTGCGACATGGCCTCGTAGGTGGCGAGCACGTGCTCCAGCGCATTGTCGACGTCGGCAAACCCATAATGGCCAAGGGCGACACGCATGAGCATATACTGGGGCCGCTCGACGACAATATCGCGCACTTTGGTCAGGTAGGACCGGCGCAAGGTCGCCAGACCAAAGTACGAGTAGCCAAAGTCTCGGCCGTGGCAGATGGCAGCGTCGAGGACCTCCTTGTGCTCGGCGACAAAGGCCACCAACTCGTCCGAGACCAACGGCACCGGTCGGCCCGTGCGACGCTCGACATTGGCGGCCAAGAGAGCGACGGCGTCCGAGAAGCGCGGCGGCGTGGACGCGTGGAGGGCGGTGACGGCCACGCGCGCCGCCAACTTTTCATAGTCGAGGTGCGACGACGAAAGGGCGACGGCGGTCTCGGCCAGCAGGGTGTCGCCCTGCTCGGGCGTCATCCCCGCGCAGGAGCCTCGATGACGCGGCGCACGACAATGTCGAGATCGAGGGCGGGATCGAGCGGCGGGTCCAGGCGGGCCAGCGCCGCCAGTTTGGCCGTCAGCGAGTCGCGCTCGCTCGCGGTCGAGACGGTCGAGCACTTGGCGTCGACCAGACAGGCCATGGCGTCGCCGCCGTCGTCATGGATGTCGACGGCACACAAATCCGATTGTCGGTGTGGTTGTTGTTGGTGTTGTTGCTGGGAATACTCCATAGTGTAGGCCCCTGGATCAAAAAAAATGCGCGACGGGGAAATAGACGGCCGATAGGGAGGGGGCGGTGTGATGGAGAAAAGAAGCCACAAGCGAGAATGACACTGTCGCTTTTTGTGGACGCACCGAGCGGCGGACCTACGGACCTCTCTTTGGTTCTCGCGCGCACACGCCCGCCCCCGGTGTTTCGCCGCACCATCGCCCCGCCGCGTGCCCCCTCTGCGTTGTCTGTGCCGCCTTCTTTTTTTCTTCAATCGTATATGCGCTCCCATTGGTCGAGGCCAAAACTTTTTATTCCTTGTCTATTTCTTTTTTTCTTTTCATTCCTTTCTTTGGTCTTGCCCACTGTTGCGTGGGCGACAGCGTGGCGCTCACCCTACAGCACGGCGGCCTTGGCATTGGGCCGCATGACAGCAACCGCCAAAATCCGAACGACGCACGCCCGGCCCCAAAAAAAAGTTGACGTGTTGTTTTTTGATTTTTGCGCCATTGTCTTTCCGAGTTGGCCAGGCGTACCCGAGGACGGCTCTATTTCTTTCTTGGAACCGACAAAAAGGCGACTCGCCAACAAAGGATCTTTTCGACAAGTGCGCTTGTCCCTGTTGCCATCAGCCCGGAATGGACAAGTTTATCGTAACACGCAAGCGCCCGGCGCCGGCCAAGGCCGACGCGGCTTCGGTGTCGGCGACCACGACAACCACAGCCGTGTCCAAAAGGGCGCGGACCGGCGGCGCATCGTCATCGCCATCGTCGTCGTCGTCGTCTTCAGCAGAGACGATGAGTACCCACTGTCGGTTCACGCCGCGTGGCTCTTTGACCAACTGCCCGCCCACTGGAAGCCACTGCTGCGCGAGGCCTGCGCCCACTACACGTTTGGCCGCGTGGCAGAGTTTCTCCGCTGCGAGATTGGGCATGGTCGCGTGTTTTATCCGCCCATGCACCAGGTGTTTGAGGCCCTGCGGCGGTGTCGGGTGGCGACCGCACCGCAATCGGATGGCGGCGACGCGCTCTCGGAAACGGGTCCGGCTGACGTGGCCGTCGTCATCCTCGGCCAGGATCCCTACATCCATGAGCGCCAGGCACATGGGATGTCGTTTTCGGTGCAGCCGGGCACGCCCACGCCGCCCAGTTTGGTCAATGTGTTTGCTGAGATCCGCAACGACCTCGCGGTCCTGACGCGCCCCATCGACTTTGCGCCCACGACAGGCTGCCTGGTCGGGTGGGCGCGCCAGGGCGTGCTGTTGCTCAACACGTGCCTCACGGTCGAGGCCGGCCATCCGGGGTCGCACCGCGATCGCGGATGGGAGCCCTTTACCGACGCCGTGATCTCCCTCGTGAGCAAGCGCTCGCCACACCCGGTGGTCTTTATGCTGTGGGGCCGCGACGCCCAGAGCAAGCGCAAGTTGATCGACCAGAACCGGCACAAGATTCTCGAGGCCTCCCACCCGTCGCCCAAGTCGGCCACCAACGGCTTCTTTGGCTGCCGGCACTTTTCACAGGCCAACGCCTTTCTCACCAAGAACCGGCGCCCGCGCATCGACTGGACCGACCTCTCGCTCGACCCGCCTCCCGCCGCCGTCGTTGCCGCAACCACCACCGCCGCCGCCGCTGTATCGGACGCTGCGCCGCCCATCGCCGACCCACCGACAAGCCCCAAGGATACCAAAGACGAGGAAAAAGACCAACACCACAATTGACTTTTTTTCTCCGATCTTTTTCGCCCAACGGCCGTCTTTTCGCGGTTGTCTGACGCGAAATATGGCGTAAATAAAAAGAGAAACAATCAAACATTATGTTTGCATTGTTTTCATAGTGATTTTTTTATTTTCCCTTGTAGCCACAGGAGTGACGCCGTGGACGCGCGGGAACAATGTCGTGGCCGTCACAGTGTAGTCGACGCCCCTATTGTGCGCAAATCCGCTTTTGTGCTGTGTATATGGTGACAATACATCAGTCGGTTGGATGAGGACGAGGTCCTGCATGAAAAAAGGCCGCGTCTGTCGAACCCCCTTTTTTCGGGCCTCTGGGGCAGCGGTAGATGAATGTTCATCGCCGATGAGGATGGCCCCTGCCGCTCCCGGCATCTTTCGTAACGGCCCTCTCTCTTTTCTCCCATTGCTCAACGACGGCACACAAGGCCGGCGGCTTCGCAGAGACCAACCCACCAGGTGTTAAAAAGAAGGCCACTACGGCGCGGCGCCCCTGCAAAAAAAAGAGGACGCAATGTGGATACAAAAAAAGGGTGCCATCTGGCCGCGCGACCAGAAGAAGAAGCAAGGCAAAGTAAAAAGAACAAACGCCAGTTGTTTTCTTTTTTTTCTGATTTCTCCGTTGTTCTTTTTGGGCGCCGAAAGTAGGGGCAAAGAGGGTGGGGAGCGGGCCATCAGGCGCGGCTGCTCCGGGCGGCGCTGGAAAAGTTGTGAACAATTTCCACATGCGAGAGAGCATCGAGGGCAACGCCACGGCCCGACCCAGGCGCACGATCAAGGATTGCGCCGACGAGGTCGTTGTTGCAGCCAATGGCGTGCACGATTTCGTGCACGGTCGCAGTAGACAAGGCCACGACCTTGTCCATCGTCAGCGTCATGTTAAAGGCGACGCCGTCGCTGTTTGTCAATCCAAAGCCGCGCGCATGCATAGTGTCCATGGTGTAACCGGCATCGATCAAGATGGCTGCTAGTGACCTGACCTCGTCACGCGATGGCAACTGCATGGGCACCACGGGTGCATACGCGAGCGCAAGGTGCGTGGCCAGCGATACAAGCGGGTGGACCGTGTCGCTGGAATACGCTGGGTGCCGGCTGGGTAGGGCGGCAGCGTCGCCAATAGACGCTGCACGATCGGTATGGGATCGATGCAGCGGACGAGCCCGGCGGCTCCGTGCGCGACGCAAATACCAAACGGGTCGCGACACGCGGACCCCACGCACACGCGGGCATCCACCCACGGACACGAGGCAAGAAAGCGACTCAGAAGGCCGTCCATGCGTGTCGGGTCAATGCGCGCACCCCTTTCAATGAGGAGGTCAAGGCAGCCGACGGCACCGTAAAAGACGGCCAATTCGGCGGGCGGCACGCCCGCGTGCGATTCCACACCGATATCGCATGGTACGTGCGAATCAAATGCCGCGCGAGGGTGAACGCGCTTTTCCATAGCAACGAGACCCACCTCGGCACCAGTCGACGCCTAGAGGTGATTCAGGCGAAAGAGGTGGATCGGGTCATCCACGCCGGCCCTGTCGGCGTCGAGAGCGCGCATCAGTCGCGGGTGGCTGTCAAGGGCCAGCGCACACGTGATTTCCGCCTGTGCCGTGTAAAAGTGACCGCACCGGCCTGACGGTGCTGCCGCACTGGCGGCCATTTGGCGTCGCACCGCGACAAGGGCGCGCGCACCGATCTCGCCCCAGCGGCGGCAGACGAGGCGTGCGGCGGCGGCCGAAGCAACGTCTGCAGAGGCAAGGACATGAAAAAGTGTGTCGAGGGCGTCGTCGCACATAACGGACCCATCCCACAAGGCCGCTGGCGCCGTCGGTTGCTCTCTTTTGTCGTTCATTCCTTCTTGTCGCCTTTTTGTCTTGTGTCTTTTTGTTGGTCATGAAAAGAAAGAGAAGCGAGCAGGCCAATGCTTTGGACAGCCACGGCGCGCTGCACAGAATGGGACCCTTTAGGCGGGCGGTGCCATTGGCCAATTTCGCGTCATTGGACCAGGCGCCACCCGACCTTTTGGTCTCATTGTTTTTTTCCCAATCGATGCAGACTCTTTTTGGTTTTGATTTTTGGAATTGCACTTCAGCCATCTCAACTCTAGTTGGTCGCCCGCGGTTGGGCGATTGTCTGGGGCATTGTAAAAAAAAGGCAAAAAGAACAAAAGGGGTCGTGGCTGCCGAGTATCAGTGACAGATGAATGGATCTTTTTCGTGTCTTGCGCAAAGTCGGTTGTCCTTTGATTTTATGATTGATGGGGCCTTTTTTAGGACTGGGCGACCCGCCTGGGTGCTTTCATGCAAAAAAAATGACGAGGCAAGTTAAGTGTGGGCACGCCGCGGCGCTATGCGATGGCATCAGCCGCTGGCACGCTGCAATTGCTCCCTCATGAGGCAAGACCGTCGACGCCACTGAACATTGTTATGCGCAGAAGCAACCAGCCAACATTGACAAGGCCTGCGGCCGCACGACCGCCAGCGAGAACCGCCACTGCCGGTCCTCCACAGGCGCTGACAGGGTGGGACAGCGTGCGCCAGTGGGCCGCCGACAATGGGCTCGACTCGGCGGAAGCCGTCCGACAGTGGATCAATGAAATGGCCCCGCGAGGCCTGTACTCTGGGATCGACCCGCGCGCGGCGGCGTTGTTACAGACGCTCCAGCAGTTTTCCATAGCATCGTCGCCCGGCCAGCCCGCACACGAAATACAAGGGTTGCCGTCTGCCTATGGAAAGTTTTTGGAAGCACTGTCCAGTCCACGAGTCGGATCGACGACCAGCCAGGCCAGAGGTCGATACTATCCGCCGGGCATCGATGGTCCCGAGTGGATTCGCCCGCTAGTGGACCCGCTGGCCGAGGGCGGACGCCTGTGGCCGCCCTCGCCCGTGACGGCCTTGGTGCGCATGAATGAGGTCGCCCATCGGGTCTTTGGCTACGACCCAGTCGACTCGGACACAATGATCTTCACCATGGCCACCAACAATTGGACCCGTGGCGCACCCGACGTCGCCGACAGGGTAGCCGAGGTGTTGACTTTCTTTGGCGATGGGATCAACAATGTGCTGTGGAACTTGGGTGGCGTGCGCGCTGACCCCACCGCGCCCAAACTGGCCTCGGACGCGGACATTGCCGAGGCCCGCCAAAGGTGGCCGGCCGTCTCGCCATACGGAGACGTCCAAGCACCCTACATTTTCGTCATCGGAACCGGCGCTCCGGGGCATCTTTACGGGCAGACCCCCATAACGGGTCCCACACACGTGGCCTTGATCACCCAAGGTCCTCTGATAATCGGGCGCCTGATCGTGTCGGACGCGACGGGAGACGTCATCTACACGAGCGGTGTCTTCCTGCCTCGTGACCCATCCGTCTACATGCCAGCAGGAGGATTGTGGCTTGACAAGACCTCGGGCGGTAATCCGCAACTACTTGTCGACCTGATGCTGCCTTTTATTCGCGCCGTGCGCGACGGCCGACCCAATGCCGTGAGTATGTCGTCGACGGGCATCACACGAGGTCACAGGCTCTCATACGATCACGAAGGGGTCACGGGACCCTATGTGGTGCGCGCGTTTGAGCCCGCCGAGGTGCTGGCAGCCCTCTCTGTAGGGAGACGTGCCGCGGCCGCCGAGGCCATCGACGAGGCGACGGCGTCGGCGTCGGCAGGCGGTCTGGCCAGCCTGGCAGCACGGGCCTACCGCGGCAACATTGCCACGGCCAACGTGCCCGATGAGGTACGTCAATTGATCGCTGCACAGGCCATGGCCAGAGCCTGCGGTCCCGGTGCCACACCGCAAGATCGCGCGCGCGTTGCCGATGCCGCGCGCGTACTCGGCGTACCCGACGCCGTGCGACGCCAAGACCTGGCGACCATCTGCGATGCCTCGGCCGACGCCGTGCGCCGGCTGTACGGGCGCCCCTAGACGTTGTTGATGGGCCACCAAGTTTTTTTTCAATACGTTCATTTCGCCATTTCCACAGTCGCGGTGCGACCGCCCGCCGATTGCATCGCGCCGCGCCGCACCCCAAAGGCCAAAAGAACACCCGCAAAAGACCGACTCGAAAAAAAAAACAAAGCACAGGTGCTGCCGCACGGTGTCTCTTTCTCTTTTTCGTCCTATTCATTGAAGTCACATATCTCCCGGCTTGGTTTGCAAGTCGAAGAAAAAGAAAACAAAATCCTATTCTTTTTTCCGTGTATTTTCGGTCTACATTCGGCTCGATGCCGGCATGTGTTGTCCGTTTGCCGTTTTTTTCCGATGTTTGCCTGACTGCTTTTTGGGGGTTCGACTTGTCGGCCGACCCCACCGAGCAGCAACGACCGCAAAGCGCCCCATTTCGCGCCCAGCGTTCATTGTACTGAAGAGGAAAAAAAAGAAAACCTCAAGCACAACAGACACGCGCGAAAACAAAAGAGGCCCAGAGAGAAGAAATAATTTGTATTTTTTGTTTATCAAAAAAAAAGACAAGGCAAAAAAAGGCGGCATCTAGGTGGGGTGTGCAATGGGAATCACGAAACAAGGGGCTGCAGGGCGCGCATGGGCCGCTCTTGCTTACGTCGGTGCCGGCGGCGTTGATATGGCCGCGTGCCGAGGCGAGCGTCTTTGTCACCATCGCCTGTCCAGGTGACAAGGACGGCGTCTCGCGCGGCGGCCCACGCGGCAACGGCCGGCAGGATGTCTTCCCACGTGCGCTTGACGCCGCGTTGACTGGATACCAATGTCAGGACATTTTTGTCGTTGTAGTTGCTGATGGCATCGTCTGGTGCGGCAATGTCACTGCCAAGAAACTCGACGATGCGTGATGTGGCCTCGACCAGGTAGATGGTGTCTGCCGTCACGGCGGCGGCCGCCCCGGCAAGAGGGTCGACCGTGAGCGCGATGAGGGCACCAATGGTACCAGGTCGCCGGCGCCGTCGGCATCATAGTCGCCATCATCACCGTCGTCGTCCTCTTCCTTTTCGTCGCGGTCATCATGGTCGTCGTCCTTGTCATTGTGTAGGTCGTGTGTCTCTGCCCGTATCTCGGCGGCGTCGCCATCGCCAGCCAAGGGTCTAGCGTCATCATCATCATTTTTGCCGGCGGCACATCGAAAGACGATACGGCGTGGGGCGACACGCGTGCGCTTTCCCAAAACCAGGGATCGTGGTGGTGTCACAAAGACGGGCGGCGGCGACGGGTCGACTTGCTGCGACGCGGCTATAGCCCTTTCGGCAGCACGCCGGCGCCGGCGCAGGCGTCGACGCGTGTCCTTGTTGGCCTCTTGTTCGACCTGGGTGTGGCGCTCGTGCATGACCGCCTCCCAGAGGTCGGGGCGACGCCGTCGCACAATGGTCATCTCGGCGTCGGTGGCGATGCGGCGCGTCGCCATGTGGCGTATCTTGCGGTAGAGCGATTGCGCGCGCTTGACCCCGCTGGCGCGCACCAGCAGCGGGCCGAAAAAGTAGCGCGTGCCGTCGTCGGCGTCGAGGCAGGGCAGCGCGATGGTGCCGCGCGGCCTGCCGGTCGTCGCGTCGACCAGCGGGACAATTATGTCGCCCACATTCATCGTAAGACTCTTGTTTTTTTTGGTCGGGCAAATTCACAATGGTGGTCGTTGTCGGTCGCCAAGTGTTGTGGACGCAAAAACACCAGAGACTCGGCAACAAACAAACAAAAAAAGGACAGAGACTCAACAGCGGCCTTTCTACAAAATCCTTTTTTTTTGACGACACGATGCTGTACGATTGGTTCACTTTTTCAGCCTTGTACTCCTCTCGTCGGGCGCCACAACAAAGCCGCCTGCTTTTTTGCGGCGCTTGCAAGTTGGGTGCCCCGTGACCAACAAAAAATGGCGCCGACGACGACAAGCCAGGTAGGTCAATCTTTTTTTTACACTTTTGCAAACTGGGTTTGGTTTTTTGTTGGTCGTTGTTGGTGGCCCGCAAATATCCGACGTCTGCGAAATTAAAAAACAAAACCAAAAGAATCGAAAAAAAAACAGAATGTAACACAAAAACAAAAAACAAAAGCAGACACAGTTCCCGAGTAAAAGTCGGCGAGCATGCGCAAAGGCCAAAAGAGGGGACACAAAAAGTGAAAAAAGCATCGGGCACTGACCACGGCCAAGGACGGTGCCTGGTGCCTGTGGCATGTGCGCGGTCTCGTGCGCAGAGGCCAATCCCCAACCAAAAGTGCCAAAAGGATCGCCCCCTCCCTGGGCGGTTGTGCGCAAAAGGCCCGGCCATCGTCCCGTGTTTGTGGGCGCGGACCGGGGTTTGTGCGCAAACGGCGCCTGCGGCTGCGCGATTGCGCCAGACCATATGGTTCCAAAAAAAAGACAACATCGAGGGCACGACCGACGGCATGCCGATGACTGACCAAAAAAACAGGGTAAAAAGAGAGACTGCGTGTGGCGCAGACGATGGCGTCATCGCTCGAACTTTTATTGTGGCACTGCCCGCCCGTCGTCGACGCGCTGGCGGCGCGCCTGCCGCTGGCTGCGATGGCCGCCCTCGGGGCCACATCGTCTGCCCTGCGCGACGTCATGCACGGCCCCGGCGTGCTCGGGAAGCGCTTGATGACCGAGGGCGCCTTTTGCTTTCGCTCGCTTAAGGTTTTGGGGCCGTGGACGCGTAATGGCGCATTCGCCAGTGTCGATCAGGTGGGCGGTGACGTTGTTGTGCGCATACGTGTGCCGCCAGAGGTCCTGTCAGACAGTGTCCGATGGTCGCACTGCCGAGGCCGGTTGGCCGATGCATGGGTGCGCGTGCGCGGTGGCGGTTGCCTCTGCCGCCTGACCTCTTTGCCGAGGGCGTGCTGGCGGGGGCCGCGTGTGGCGACGCGCGTCTCGTGGCCCGTTGCATTGGATCGGTCACCGAGTACATGTGTCGCGCCGACGATTATGCCCATGCACTCGACGCCGTGACGGCACTCAATGATCGCGCATGGCGTGAATCTGACCTCGCCCGCGCCGCTCCTATTGTTGTCCATGTGACGACATTGTTGTTGGCACGCGCGCATGCCCTGGCTACGGGCGACCGTATCGGTGGGTCAATCTCTATGGCCGAGGCAATGTATGACCCGAAAGACGACGACATGGGACGGCTCTATCAATGCTCGGCGTGCCACATTGGCGCAGGTTTGGAGCGCATCGAGGCCGAGGCCCTCCGGCGCCTTTTTGGCGCCTTTTGCAATGATCTCCCTGCGCGCTCGCCAGAGGCGTGCATCTTGGCCATTCATATCGTTGGTCTCTTTACGGGCCATCACCGCGATGCTGCCCCGTACCCAAATTTGCGCGAGGGCGCAGTTGCTGCGCTCGTCCGGGCCTGTACCGCCGCGGTGCCAGGTGCACGCGACCGCGACCCACGATGGTATGCCATGCTGGCGCGTGTCGCCACTGATCTCACCCATTTGGCCGGCGCATCAGTTGGTCTTTGTGGAGGGCCGACGGCGCCATGGTTTGATGGCATGGACGTATGTGCCTCGTCGGCGTGCTCGATCCCATGACCGTCCTCTATTTTGCGCGCATGCGCACGTGTTTTATGATTGTATAGGTGCACGAAAAAAAAACAGGGCGCACAAACAAGGCGCCTTTTTCTTTCCCTTGGCGTATGGGTATTTTTTTTTAACTTTTAACTTTTTTTGCCTCTTTTTTATTTTCTCTCGAAAAAAAATGTGCGGTGTGGTCATGTCCGAGGCAGCGCCACAAGGACGCGACAAACCTATTTTGACCGTCTTGCGCCACTTTTTTTACAAAGGCAGCGCGAGGCCTTCTTGGGGGCGTGTTCGGTGCCATCTTTTGTTACATTGGGATACTGCCTTTTTTTCGTCTTTGTGGACAGGGTGGCGAAAAAAGGGGGCAACCGCGGCGGATCATCCGTGGGCGTCCCAGGGTATCGCGTCGTGTGCAGGCAGATGCACGCGCACAATAAAGGCGTCGCCAACGACGCGCACCCAACGCTCGACGGCGCCCGTACCAGATGCGACGCGTCCGCGCAGCGCGGCCTGCGATGGATGGACCATCTCATCCAACCCGCGTCGGCACGATGCCCCGAGCGCGCCTGCATAGACTGCCGCATCGCGGATCGTAATCACACATCGCGGCCCGCACGACAAGAGCAATGGACCATGGATGTGTTCTTGTAGCAGTGGATGCGAGTCGCCGCCGCCGTCATTGTCATAATCTGTGCCATCCAACCCGACTGTGCCATCGATCATGTCCCCGTACGCATTGTGGTCGTGGGCGAGTTTGCCGCCCGTATCAGCATTGTCTGTATTTGCGTCGGTTCCAGCACCGGCTTGCAGAGATGGGACGCGACGGCAGTGCCTTTTGGAGGCAGTGGCAGCGATAGGAGGGTCATCGGCGGCGTCGCGTCGACGACGACACGACGCCAGGCGATGGCCGGCGTCGGGTTCAACGCACTGGACCAACTCGCGCTCATAAAACCCGCCAAAGGCCGCATCCGGGTTGAGCCCGCGCACGCCGTGTTCGGCCCACTGCCACGCGAGCAGGCGACGGCACGCCCTCGGGTCGACGGGACGCATCCACCCCGTGGCGCACGGCCGGCCGCTGCACCACGGGCGACTACATCCGCAACAGGCGACATAAGCCGGCGTATCGGTGCCACCCAACGGCACGCGCGCCACGGCGGCCTGTAGGGCCTTTGACGCGTCGGCAAAGCCCATGTGGGCGCGTAGGGCCTCGGCCAACGGCGAGCAGTCGCTCCACGGAGCCTCGCGGGTCTGCCGCGCAAAGGCAACACAGAGACGCTCGACGGGCACCAGAACCTCAAAGCAACGCCCCAACAAGGTCGCCTGACGCAGACGGCCCGGATCGACACGGGCGATCAACGTCGCCACCTGGTTCTCGTCGTCGGCACCGTTGCCCCGTGTATGTGACGCGCCGTCTTCGCCCCCGCCGTCTCTCGTAGGCGCATCGTGCATGCCATCACGACGGGACCTATCCGCCATTGACGACCCAGGAACCACTGCCGGCCTGGCGTCGCCGCCGCTGCCGCCCCAGGAGCCACCGCCGACGCGCCGAGGTTCGGCGAGTGTGCTCTCCAGTCCCGGTGCAAAGATCTCCATCGGCCCGCGCCGTGCTTTTCTCTTTGTTTCGGTTTGTGTCTTTTCGACTGCACGCAAACCTTTTTTTGGTTCTTGTCATTTAGTGGGGGACTTTTTGCGTCCTCTGTGTCGTGGATGTGTCCACTGCGGCGACTGCCGCACTAGACACCCACCGGCAATGGACCCGGTGCGCAAGAGGGCTTTGTCTTTTTAGAAAAATGTTCCCCCCCCTGTCCGCCAACGAAAAAAAGGTTTGGCCCCACATGTCCCCAGCACCGATCCGCCAACAAGGGGAGGCGGCATCGGGGCCGCTGGCTTGACTTGTCTAGTGCATCGGGGTTGTCCTTTGTCGGTGAGCGAAAAGTGCCCTACGGAAAAGGTGACGTCGCGAATGAAAAAAATCCCAGCGCAAGACGCCTGGGCAGCGCGCCTGATGTCCAGGCAGCCACAGTGCATAAGGAATGAGGGCGACAACGAGATGCAACAAGAGTCGATTGCCCGCCAAGGTAGGCTGATAAAAGGTGTGTCGGCCAACGGCAACATCGGTGCTTTTCTTGCGTCTCTCTCTCTCTTTGTTTTCGGGGCCTTGGGGATTTTGGGGGGGGGGTGGAACAAGGGCGTAGCGAGAGCGACGTGGTCGGCCGCCATGGGGACGCGACTGCACGTGGTTCGCGTGGCTCGGCCTTTTGGCGCATCGATTGTGGGCCACCTCGACGTCAAAGCACCGACAGATATCTGTTCTCCTTCTTCCTTCTTTTTGCGCCTCAACTCGCGCGCCACACCAAGAGGGCGGCGCGGTCGCAGCCTCGACAACAACGCAGCGGGTGCCCGCGCGCCACGCCATCGCCAAGAAAAAAAAGGCAGCAACAAAAAAGGTAACCAACAGAGCGATATGAACACCGGTGGGATCAATCGCGACCAACCGGCGGCGCCAGACCTCGACGCCCTTTTGGCACGCTATCAAAGGGCGCCGCTCGATGCCATCGAGCGCCTGATCATAACCGCCGTCAGTGATGACGATGTCAATGAGGCCGCCAATGCCATTGCGTCTCTGTGCCGCATCACCGGCGAGGACGACCCGCACGCGTGCGGCGCCCTATCAAACACCGTGATCAACGCGGCGACCGCGTCAGACGATGGTGGACGGAATGACATAGAGACCGCACTCACTATCTTGTGCGCCAACTTGCTCGGGCTCGACGCGGTGTGTGCCGTGCAGAGGGATCCCGAGACTTGGACGCGTCGCTACCCCGCACTCGCGGCGCGCCGCACGCCGACGCCGCTACAGACGCTGGTGGACGTCGCGTTCGCATTGAGGCGCATCCACGCAGCCCGCCGTTGTGCGCTGTACGCGCTGTATACGAGCGTGGCGGCCCTCGGAAGCGTATCGCACCCTCTCCCGCCCTACAGCGCAGTTAGCCTGCGCGATCTTGAGCGATGGGCGCGCCGCTGGCAGACGGGCGGAGCCGGAACCGAACCCGCCGTGCCGCCGCTGCCTCTTGTCGGCCCCATCGGCGAGATGGGACCGGCGCGCGAGCGCATGTTCCCCGTGATCGCCGACGTCACCGAGGCCATGCCAATGACCCACAACGACATTGTGGCGCTGGCCTACACCGAGGGTCCGGCGAGTCTGTATGGGCGGTTGGCGGAGACGCGCGGCCAGGTCGCCACGTCACTGGCCAACGCCGTGTCGCGCGAACTGGCCAGCCGGCTGGCCACGGCTGTTCTGGCAACCGAGTCGAGTGCCGCCGTGCCGCGCGCATGCCTCGACAGCGCCATCAACATCTTTTTGGTCTACCCTGGCACGCGGCCCGCCGTGGCGCGCCACTTTCGCACCGACCCCAACGACAAGATCGACCTCGGCGTGCTCCTCCGCCTCCCCAGCGAGAAGGCGGAGGAGGATGAATGGGGCTCCCTGCAATAAATGAGCATCTCACTCCCGACACGAGTCCGCGTAAAGACTCTCTTTTTTTTCTTTTTTTTTTCGGTGGACCGCAGGTTGGCGGCTGTCAGGAATCGCGGTCCTGCCTCGTCGGTTTTTTGTGTTGCAAGTGGGCAGGCAGACGACAACCCTTCTTTGGGACAGCGCGCAAGGCTGCCGCCGGACCAACCGACACGACGGCCGAAAAAACATCAACCAAAAAGTGAAAAGAACTCGCCGCTGTTCGCTTTGCATGGGACCCGCTTCTCCTGCCTGTGCTTTTGGTTTGTTTTTCTTTGTGAAGAACTGGCTGCCCTTTTGCGTGATTAAGGCACTTGGGGCCGTCGAGTTTTTGGTTGAGGTCGCAACCATGACAAGGCGCCGCTAGTGTTGATGGCACCAACAAGCATAATGGCAGCCATAGCGACAAAGGCAGGGATTTCAGAATTTTTTCTCCCCTCCCTCCCCCCCGCCCCAAATTCACAGGGTCATGATTGTCGTCTTGTAGATGGCCACCAAAAAGACGGAATCGGTGTCGACGCGCGCGACCGCATAGGGCAGATGGCGCCTCATGTACGCCTGGTCCTTGTCCTCGTCCACGATCGGACACGTCCGATCATAGATGTCGACGTGGACGCGGGCGTCCCACGGATGGGTCACGCGCCGGACAGGCGTACCATAGTGTTGGAACGGCCGAGCGTCACCATGGGTGTTGCCACCGTCGCCGCCGGTGCCTGCACTGCGCGGCCACCGGCCAATGAGGGCGAGCCCGTCGGGGCGTATGCGCACGACGGCGCCCTTGTCGCGTGCATACGCGTCCACTGCGGCGGCCTGTTGTGGCTCGGGCGCCGGGCAGGGGCCGACATCCACGGCCGAGGGCCATCGGAGGGGTGCATTGACACATCCGGTCACGGCCGACGCCCACTGCCAGGCGGCAATGCGGAGGGCCGTGCGCGGCGGTATCGCAACCAGACGTCCGCGCGGACATGGCATCACGTCAGAGCCGCCGAGGGCCTCGTACGGGTAGCAACATGGCCGGCACGCACAATAACTTGCCCACGGCGACGGCCATGGCAGCGGCCTCGGTATAGGACGCAAACTGTCAGGGCACGCGCCGTCGTTGTCGTTGTTGATGGAGTCCTCGTCGTTGGAACCAACCGATTCGAGTCGCGTGCGTCGGTCATAGTGTGTGACGACGACTCGGTAGCGATCCTGGAGCATCGCGTCGACGACGGCAAAGGGCACCACGGCACGCAAACACAGGCAAAAGAGTGGCGGCACTAGGGCAGGCCCCGGCGGCGCATGGACAAAGGCGCCCAGGACGCGCGTCGCAGGCAGGGCGTCGAGAATGGATGCAATAGGGTCGTCTGACGGACAGTGCGCCATCCATGACGGAGCGACCGCATCGGCGTCGGCGCCGTCCGGCCTTGATGAGGTTTTCTTTATGTCTTCCGTTTTGTTTTCCATTTTCTTTTTCTTTTTTTTTGTCGCCCGTGTTGTGGTTTGCTGTGGCGCTCGGTGCCTGTGTGCGCCCGATTTATGTAGACCGGCGGCCTCGGCTCACCAAGGACGACAGCAAAAAACACGCCAAAACAACCTTTGCACCAAAGGCCGTTGCCAATTGTTTTTGGAAACTAGAGACTGTCCAATACGAAAAAAGCAACATTTTTTGCAGTGCGGCCTGCAACGCAGGAAAAAAGACGGCCTGCGGTGCCGCGTACGTGAACCGAAAGCAACCGAGGTCGAAAAGAATGCAGTGCAGGCGGCAGGGCGATAGGGCACGCAGACGACGTGCCCAGCACCGCCCAAAAAGAAGAAACACACGGTCGCAAAATCGTAGTAAAAGTTTTTCGTTGGAAAAAAAAAGAGATTAAGAAATAAAAAAGGGCTGTGCCTGGTTTTTTCCAGCCTTTCCCTGTTGTTTCCGGTCACTCGTTGCCTTTTTCCCTTTCCATTTTTTTTGTCGAAAAAAAAAAGTCAGAGGTGGTTGCGGGGCTCGCAAGGGAGGCACAAAGAGAGCACCGCCTGCTGGCGCCAAAAAGGACCGCATGAATGCTGGGCGACGGCCATGCGGACGGCTAAAAAAATCATGAATTCATCTCGGCACAATAGGGACGTCGACAGTGAAATTCACGTGTCTTGACCGATCGGCCAGCCGTTGGCCACCACTGGACGTGCGCCTGGTCATTTTGGCGCCGTACAAGACAAAGAGGAAAGCACTTTACCGCGCGTCCTTGTTTGCGCTGCATCTGCGCGTTGTTGTTTTCGCCAGAGACTCATTGCCGCCATCGACGCACGCAAATGGACCGCTCTCAGAGAGGAGTGACGCCTCCGCGCGCCATGTGGCCAGCGCGCGCTGGCGCACCCGTGATCCCCATCAGGGGGGTTGCGCGACAGCGGGTTGGCCCTCGACCGACGCCACTCGGTCCGCCCATGGGCCGGGCCGGTGACGTCGTCGGTCGCGCCGTTGGCGATGGTGTGGGGAGCCCATCAACGCCGTTGCCCATCTACGCCGAGGCCGTGGGACCGCTCAAGGCCATCGGCTATGTCGAGGAGGGCCGCCTCACGGCAGCGCAGATTGACCGCGTGAGGCGCGCGGGCAACGCCACTGACGGCAAGTATGTCTGGAACAACGACGCCCTCGCCCGCCTTTTGGCACTCAACACGCACCTCTTTGGGGGCAATATCGACGACTTTGTGCGCATGGTGCGCGGCCGCCAGCCCATCGACGACCCGCATCTATTGTGTCTCATCCACGCCGCCTTTCTCGACCACCGCGCCTATGCCGCGCAGCCCTGTACGGCCTCGGCGCTCCTCTTGCCAGAGCCGGTGGGCGCCTATATGGACGCTGTGCTCGCCCATGGCGCTGCCCTATCGCCCGAGGACGCCTGGGTCGTGCCTTTGGTCGCAGCGCCGGCGCAGTGGCCGCGCCTCTTTGCCCTCCTCAACAATCTTCAGCGCCAGGCCGATGACTGCGACGGGCGCTTTATGGGCGGACCGCTGTTTCGTGAATCTCTTTCTTTTCTTTCTCTCTCTCTCTCCTCTCTCTCTCTCCATTCTGCAACATGCGACACCATTCTGGCGCTATCGTGTCGGCGAGCAGGCACGATAATAAAAAAGAAAAAGAAAAAGAGCAAAAGAGCAATCACAGACTGGCCTGCCATAGTTCTTTTTTTTTTATTATTATTTTGGATGCAATTGTCTAGTGGGGCGGGTGACGACCAACGATCGGCGGCAGGCCCATGGCCATGCGCTCGATGCACTGCGGGCAGTCGGGCGGCGGGAGGGCCAACGGCGCCGCGGGAATGACCCCCAGGGCCGGAATGAGGGCGTCACCGACAAAGACATTCATCAGGTAGACGCCGGTGCCGGGAAAGGCCGTGCCAATGTCGGCGCTGCCGCCAGGCTCTGCCGCCGCAGCGACGGCCTCGTCGCGCGCAGCCATGCGCTCTTGGACGACCCGATCAGCCTCTTCTACCTGCGCAGCCGTGGCGGCGCCAATCGAGGCGTCGGCGCGCACCTGTCTCTGGCGGCGCAGGGCGGTGTCGACAGCGAGTTCAAGTCCGCGCAGTTCGGCATCGGCAATGGTGTCTGCCACAGCCTTGATGACGGCATCCGTGCCGCCGGGCACGCTCGCAAAGGCCTGGCCGTTGGCGACACTCTCGGGTGTCCAACGGTCGATGGGCGCATTCATGACGGGGATGGGCGAGACGCGATTGGGCGCTGGCGCCGAGGCGCCCAGCGGGACGACATCGACGACGCGTGACGTGCCCAACAGGCCGCGCAGACGCAACTGGAGGTCGTTTTCGGGCGCGTCGACCATGGCGATGGCGCTGGGCTCTGCCTGGATGTCGGTGACGCCACCGCGATCTTCAGCCTCGGCGAGCCACTCGTCATAGGCCACGCCCAGAGCGTAGAGGGCGCGCCAACGACGCTCGGCCTGCTGACGGCGCCACAGCAACAATTGCGCGAGCGTGTCGTCGAGGCCGCCGGGGCCGAAAAAGGGCTCGGCCGCCGAATCAAAGTCGGTGACATAGGCCTCGACCCAACCGAGGCCAGGCGTGTCGCACATCTGGCGGCGCCCCGACGACGACACGCAATACTGTTCAAGCAGGTCAAACTGGCCGGCGGCAAAGAGGCCCTGGGCTTCGTGCCAGCGCGCCCATGCAATGGCATCTCGGGGCGCCAGGGCGCGCGGCGGCGCACCCGGCTCGGCCGGCCCGACAAAGAGATCGGCGGCTTCGGGAAAGATGGTGGCGAGCACCGGCCACGCGATTCCGCACAGGGCGGGAGCCGACGCGCAGAGGTGCTCGGCACGCTCGATGGCGTCCGCGGTGCCCTCTGCCAGGGTTTGCGCAAAGAGACGCACAAATTGAAGCGCAGCCTGTTGCTGGCGTTGTCGCTGTTCTTGCGACACTGACGCTCGCGACGCCGCCGGTGCTGCCGATGTCGGTTCTTGGGTGACTTGCATGGCCAAGGGCGCTCGCGGTCGCGTCGTTGGTGGCTCGCTTGCACACGGGCGCACAGACGGAGGAGGGGCTCGTGCGGCCGGCGCTCAGGTTTTCCCATGAGCGCCGTGCCTTTTCGCTGTTGGGCGGTGCGCCCGGTCTCGTCCGCACCGCGAAAGAGGGTTCCCTCATGACCACGGCGCGCACCTGCGGCCAACACATTGTCTATTTTTTTTCGGTCGGCGGCATCTGAGCAAAGCATCCGCACAGACACCGGGACACACAACCAATAGGCAAAGTTGTTTTTTTCCAAAAAAAAAAGACCAGACAAGAGGACGGGAGCCGAGGCCGGCTCGGGCGTGTGGGGCAGACGACGATAACGGGCTTTTTCCGTGTTCCTTTCTTTTTCTTTGCGAGTACGCGGCCGTCGCAGCGCCGGTCCGTTGGGGCCGCCCAAAAAAAAAGAGGGCGCACGGACGCACCGACCCGCAACATTGCAAAAAAAAGGACCAATGTACAGAGAGAGAAGAGATGAAGAAGAAAAAATATATGGCGCATCTGTACAAACAAAAAAACGGCGGGGTCCACATAAATGCAGAGGGCATCTTTTTTTTTCGATCGATAGACACTGCCCACCGTTCTCTTTTTCTTTCCCTCCGCTGCGCCCTTGTCACAAAAACTCGCACGATGGCCCGACGCGCAGCGATGACGGTGGCCAAGGCACTGGCCCCGTGCAGCGAAATGACATCGGTGGGTGCCAGCATCATAGGCACGACCCGCGATGGTCGCCTCGCCCAGGTGTCACTCACCGCCGTCTACGAGCACCGCGGACGTGCCGCTGTCGGCCTCGCGTATGAAGATCAATTGGCGCAAGCGTTTTTTGAGGCGGCGCGACGTCCACCGCGTCGCAGGATGGCCCGCACAAACAGGCGATCACATGCCACACGTGGTGGCCACGCCGTACGAGCCTCTGTGTTGCCATGGCACCCGTGTGCGCAATCGTTGGTCTCGATACATTGAGCGACTTTAACCTAGCCGACCTGTCGAAACCTCTGGAGGGTGCGCTATTCGCCTACAAAGCGCACGGACGCGCTGTCACTGCCATGGCAACGCGGTATGGCGCTGTGCCTGTGGCCATGCTCGCCGAGACGTCAGAGGACCAGGCGATTCACAGACTGCCGTGGATGTATTCGGCGGGTGCGGCATGTCTCGCGCACCTGGAGGCGACCGGCGCTGCCACCGAGCGCGGCCGTTTCCACAAGACGACACTGGCGCGCGATGCCGCCCTCAGGGCCGCGCTCATCGACGACCATGACCCCTATTCGCCCCAGGGCGCAGAGATCATGGCGCGGGTCTTGCGGCGCATCCAAGACGTCTACGTGTGCCACGGCCAGGCCGCGATGGCCGAGTGCATCGACGATCTCTCGCGTCAACTTTTCCTCTCGCCCCACTTGCGTCGCGCATAGGCCGCCCTCTTTTTTTTCCCCCACGCATCAGGCGAGGCCACGCCAATCGCGCCGGGGGCCATTTGGTTTTTCTTTTTTTTGATACATTAATCTTGCTCTTTTGGTTTCTTTGTGCGTCGTGCGTAACCAGCCACCAAAAAGGCAATATAAAACCTCGAAAAAAAAAAGAAATGCATTGCCTTTCGTGTCTCTTCTTTCATTGCCCGACTGTGACCACACTGTGGAACTTTCTTTTTCTTGGTGGACAACAACAGGGCACACTCAAAGAGAGCCGGCAGTGTGTCGGCGCGCGTCGGCAATGGCCATAAAGGACCGACGGAGGCCGGCGATCGTGTCGGGATCGGGCAGGGCCGGATGGTGACGCCAACGGCGCGCGAGCGCCTCCTCGGTACGCAACATCGAAGTCACGACAAAGGATCCGCGTGCGCCATAGACGGTCGGATCGACGTCCATCGCGCGCCGCAAGGCCGCGTCCCTCTGGGCGGCGAGACGACAAAAGGCGCGCCATTCGGCGAAAGGCACACCCATGGCGTGGCGTCCCGCATGAACAATGTGGACGGCATTGGCGCTGTCGTCGTTGTCGTCGACAAGATCACATGACGACGGTGGCGATCCCTCGGTGCGCACCTCAGCGGCCAGGGCCATGAGGCGTCCGCCGGCGCGACCCATACCCCACCCGGCAGCCTCGTACAGACCTGCGAGGGCAACATGTGGGCGCACAAGACGACGCGATATGGCGTCGCCGCATCCCAATTCACGTGTCGTCGCAGAGTGGAATGCTGTCGAGACGGCGAGCCATTGATCAACATCGGCGGGCCACCACGTGTGCGCTGTCATCGGGTCCATGGCCACCCCTGGGGCATCAAGTCGGTTGGTACTATTGGTATCGTTGTCTTGTTTGCCGTCCGCCTCCAGAGGACTGTACAAGGCTGTCACCAAGAGCCGCGTGCGTCCCGCCATTGGCACCGCAAGGGCGACCGAGTGGGTTGCCACCGACGCCAACACCTCGCCGCACGAGACTGTCGCCAGTCGCGGCATATGCGATCCCACAGGCTTCCACATCCTTTTGTTTCTTTTCTCCTTATTGCAAGGCGTCCTGATTGTTGTTCCCCGTCGGCCTTTCTTGTTGTGGTCTTTTTCTTCTTTTTTGGTGGGCTTTCGAAAAGAGAAAACATGCGCACAAGGACCGCGCGTCTCTCTGGCGGCATGCGCCACAGCCCGACGTCGCCGCCTTTTTTCTCCCCTTTTATTGGTTGCCTCGTGTTGCGAGGACAACCCAACCAAAGGGGCCAGACAAGGACGAGAAGGCGCCCCCCTCGCGCAAAAGCACGAGGCATGTGGCCTCACTCTCGAGTCTGGGTTTCAACTTGGGTCGGCCTTTCCGCCGCCATGGACGCCCTGGTCGCCATCCTTTTTAAAAAAACACAAAAACGGGAGGACCAAAAAGACGACATATCTTTTTTTCTTTTTTTTTATTTTTTTTATGTATTTGTTTTCATTGTTTGTTAACATATAACCAGATATCAGGCCGTGGTCGTCATTCAGGGAGAGAGGGGGTCCACCAGCGAGAACCAGTCCCTCCATGCGGCGTGGATCGAGGTCCCGTCGACGAGGGTGATCACGCCGGCGCCCGTGCCGAAGCGGTCCCATCGTCCCTGCATGGACGCCACCTGGGCATAGGCGCCGCCAGGCGGCCCCACGCACCACCCGCCCTCGTGGCAGACGTCACAGCACGCAAAGGCCGCGTGACTGCAAAACAGCCACGAGCAGCCGGCGCCGTTCATGTCGAGCGTGCCGTCAAACCCAGTGCGTGCGTCCACGGTGCCATGAAAACGACTGCCGTCCAAGGCCCGTAGGGTGCCCTGCATGTGGCCGTCCTCGATGGCCCACCACCCCGACGCTGTTGATCCGTCCTTGGTGTATGTTAGCGAGCGGTGGACTGCCAGCACGCGGCGCTCGCCCGGTTGACGGTCACGTCGGCCAGAAGGGCGCGCAGGTTGGCCTCGGTGTTGATGCTCATGGCGATTCCGTTGGTCTGGTGCCTTTGTGGATCGTGGCCAAGTGTATGCTGCTGCCTCTGTAGGCGGTCGATCTGTGGTCGCATGCTTTGGCGGGCGCAGCCAATGCTCTCGGGCTGTCCCATTTCCTACAGTTTTTGCCCCCACCCCCCCGGTGCCATTGGTGCTCGCCGCAAAATCCACGGTCGTCGACTTGTTCTCCAAATGCGGGCTCGGCGAGGCAACCACTCGGTGGCGAGGGACAAAAATTAGAGGCATGCGCCCGCATGGCAGCAGCGGCGAGTCCGACGCACCCCCACTACAAAGGACAGATTATTCTGTGCAACCAAAAAAAAAGCAATAGTGTGCCCAGGACGACCCATAGCCAAGGAGAAAAAAGGCACTCACAGGAAAAAAGAGGGAAACACTGCAGGCGCAGAGGTAGAAAAAAAGGGCGATGGGCAAGTGGGGTCGAGAGGGACGCTGCCCACAGAAGTGGTTGATCTCTTGCTCAACGGCGACGCGAGTGACGGGCGCCCCTTTCTGCCTCGACAGTGGCGATTCAGCGCCGCCATGGTGTGTCGCGCATGGCACTCTTGTGTGCGCTCGCCGTCATCATCGGCTGCCCGTGCGATCCTCGACGCCGCTACGCCGGGCGCGCGCCTATTTGGCGACCTCGGGGTGACAGGACGCTTGGCATGTGTGTCGGCCCTTTCAGACGGCCTTGCATCGGACCATCTCGCGCTCGACGAGGCGCTGACATGGTCGCGCAACGCAGGCGCCAGCATCGAGGTACTGTGCGCCGCCCTCTTGGCCTCGGGTCGTGCCGACGCCGTTGCGTACGTCACGTCGCACATTATCCCACACATGAGTGGCGGCTTCATCAACCAACAGGCACGGCCGTGGTTTTTGGAAAAAGACTCTGCTAGCACTATGACGCCGTGCGCGCTCCGGACGCGCCAATGTTTTTATCCGTGCCAGATCCCGCCCGAGCAGTCGGGTACCATCTGCATGCGCACGGGACCTGCCGTGACGAGGGCGGTCTGTCGTGCCGGGCGCACCGGCGGCCTGACCGTCGCTCTCTCCTTGTGCGCGCCTGGCGACTGGTCGACGTACTTTGATTGCTGGATAGACGACACAGCGCGGCGTGATCACGCCGATGTGCTGATCGACCTGCTCCGCAGAGCCAAGTGTCCGAAAGGCGCGGGCCTGGAAGGCACCGCATGGCAGTCAGCGGTGACAAGGGCGTGGGGCGCTGCCGGCGAGCACGCGGCCATGAAATCGCTGGCGTCCCTGCACTCTTTCAATGTCTCTCTTCCACATGAAAATCGGACAGAAATGCGCTGGCTGTGGGTCGATCGCGCAGTCCTTGCCGATGCCGTGTGCGTGCTCGACTGGTGGGAGCGCACATGCGTGATGCCTCCAAGCCCCCAACGCCTCGACAACTGGCTTGTGCGCGCCTTGGCCTGCGGAGCCACGGCATCGGCCGACTGGTTGGCGGTGCGCCTTGGCGCCTGCGACATGCGCGCACTCGCTGCCCAATTTGCCTGCTGCATTGGCGATGGCGGCGCCGAGCGGTGGGCCGACAGCATCGCCTGGTTGGAACGCTACATGCCGATCAACACAGTGCTTGCCACCGTTGCCAGTGCCTTTTTTGCGCACCATTCGGTTTGGATGCACAGGGTCGTGCCCATAGTTGAGCGGTGGCCCGTGGCCGGGCTCGACGCCCTCGGTACGCTTATTGTTAGGGCGGCGCGCGCCGCCCTGTCCATGGGTTATTGGCGCCTTATCGACAGACTTGTGACGGCAGTCGATCGCGCGTGATGGTCGGCGCCCGGCCCCCCCAACCTTGATTTGTGGATGGCTGCCACGCGCCTCCTTGGCGAGGCCATCGCCATCAACGGCCCCGTTCAAATGCGCGCTGAAAGTGTTGAACGCGTGCGCTCGATGCTGGCCCTCGTGTGCGCGCTGGCCCACCGCACACACCCCCTCGACGGGTGGTCAACATGTGAGGGCCTCGCCCACGTCGAAAGGCAGGTGCCACCACTTGGCGATGTCACGCCCAACGCGTGGGCGCGCTGGTGTCGCATCCGACCATTGGACCCTCCGCCTCATGTCATTGCACGGTTTGCCCGACACCACGGTGACGACACCAACAACGCGCATCGGCTCCTCTTGTTGCTTGATCTGCTGGAGCCTTGCGGCGATCACGGTGCCGCCCGACGCAATCTACAGGCTCTGGTGGTGGTCGGCGCAAAATAATATTGACCTCTCAAACCGCCGACCCCCCTCTGCGCCAACCACACGTTTTCGTCCCCCTTGTTTTTCCTCTTGTTGTTGTTGTAAAAAGGTGCCGAGGTGCGCAAGACCACAAAAAAACACGATGTGCAAGCGTCGCCGTAGGGAAAGAGCAACAGCGCTGCCCAGAAAAGGAAAGTTGCCAGTCTGCGCAAAGGCGACGCGGCAATGGCCATGCCGGTCGGCGCCCAACAATCAAAAAAAAAGGCCGACCATGCATCCAGCAAAAAGGAGAAATCGTCCTCCTTTTTTTTGTCAGAGGACGAGTTTATGGATGCCTGTGTTTTTGGCTCTTCTTTTTTTTAGGTCTACATGGGATGGGCGCTGCCTAGTCGTCCTTTTTCCTCTTGAGATCGCAAGGGCGGTCGGCGTCGCTCCTGGCGAGCGCTTCCCGTATCGACGCCATGATCGCATCGCTCATCCCGTGTCGGCCCACCACAAAAAAAAAGGATAAGCGCAAAGAGCGGCGCATGTCAAAAAATACAGGGGACAATAAAATATCGGGATAAAGCCAATAGCAAAAAAGTATGGAAAAAAAGGCAGCGACGGCGTGCGTGTGCGTGCGCAAGGCATAGATGGCGTCCTCTCGATCGCGAGGCGATGTCCAGCAAGACGGCGAGAGTCGACGCAAGAGGTCCTCGACTTGCTCTTCGCGCGTGGGCGCCCTAGGGGTTTTGGCAGGGTCCATTTGTTGGCTCGCCCTGTGCTCTGTGCAAGGGGGGTCTACTGAAAAACACAACAGCGACGAGCCCGTGTACTTTGTCGCCAATGAAAAAGAGGGGTCATCTCAATAAAAAGAAAAGAAAACCACGAACAAAAAGGAGACGACCAGATCGTCACGGAAAAAAGAGCAAGAAGGGAAACACGTTCTTTTTTTTTTCACAAACCATTTTCCCGTCCATCGACCATCCTTTTTCCTCTTGACCTTTTTGTTGTTGGCGTAAAAGAGGAAAAGAGTCGCATCTAAAAGTCTGTCGGCGCCGTGGGGACCGGCTCGGTACCGATGGGTTTGACTTTTACGTCGCCGCCGTCGTCGTTGTCGTTGGCATGCGCAACAACGACAGTGAATAAAGTTGGATCGCCAGATGTGCCAGTCGAGGGCGCAGGCGCGATGGGATTTGCGGTTGTTGCCATCAGGGGCGACTGACATTGTCTGGGTGTCGATGGCGAGGCACTGGCCGACCGGCAGCGCTGGTCGAGCACACGCAACGATGTCGGCGCCCTGTTTTTTTTTTGCGCATCCACAACAACCAACGCAGACAAGGCGCCAAACAGGCACATGTAAAAAAAAAAGAATCAACAGGCATCACTGTGCCACCAAAAGATATGTGGGAAATACAACATATAAAAAAAAAGAAAAATCAGGGGAAAACAAACCAGACGGCGTCGTCGGGCGCCGGGCGGTGGTGGACGGCCACGCGGCGACCACGCAGGGCGCCGAGCCACAAGGCCGTGGGCAGGTCGCACTTGGCGGCGACGGCGGGAAATACCTTAAAGGTGACGCGCACAAGGCCCTCGTCCCGTCGACGATGACGGCATGGACGGCGCTGTGGTTGCGCCACGGACCCAGTTCGTCGCGCACCTGATCGAGTAGAGCGGCCGAAGGCGGCATGAGGTCCTCTGGCTGGGCATAGTCGTCGTCCATTTGGGGGGTCAGTTGGTCCAAGCGTCCAGGCGAGCGGAACAAAAAGAGGAAACTAGACAACAATGGGAAAACCCTCGCCTATTTGTTCTTTTTTTTTCATTTCTTTGCAGAGAAAAACGAGTGTGCTCGTTGGCCGCTGGCGATCCCGCCCCGGCTTCCGCCCGCAAGTGAAAAAGAAAGAGGGGTACAAGATGCAGAAAAAAAAGCACAAAGGGCACAAAGAGCACAAGGGGCACAAGGAAAAGACGAGCAACATGGCCTCGATCGATACGTTGCCCGCCGAGATCATCGCGTTGGTGCTGGCCCGCTTGCCCCGAGACCGCGATTTTTGTCGAGCGAGGATGGCCCACCGATGCTTTCGGGTCGACTCGGACAAGACGCTGGCCGACAGGGCGCGACGCTGGCACGGCGAGCCGAACCCGGAGCGCTTTTGCGCCGTCGGGTTGGTCGAGGCGCTAGAGGCACTCCACGCGCGCGGCGTGGCCATGGGACCCGGCTGCCTCGTGGCAGCCGCCTCGGCCGGCCACGTCGACGTCCTCGCGTTCCTTCAACGGATCAACGTGCCCTTTGATGTGGCGCTCCCTCCCATCGGTACACGCGACATACGCTGTCCCATCCCGACATCGCTGCGCAAAGTGACCCTCGCTGCGATCTCGCCCAGCCAACGGACGATGACGGCCCAGGTCAATGCGTACGTACGGTCGTCGCTCATCGACCGCGCAGCCGCCGGCGGACACCTCGCCGCCGTAAAGTGGCTGTCGAATATTCCGGGCCTAAAGGCCACGACGGTGGCGATGGACTGGGCGGCCGCCGGCGGCCACACGGACGTGGTCGCCTGGCTGCACGAAAACAGGACCGAAGGCTGCACAAAGGGCGCCATGGATATGGCCGCAGCATCCGGCCATCTGTCCACCGTCGCCTGGCTGCACGAGAACCGTACAGAGGGGTGCACGGCCACGGCCATGGATGCCGCCGCAGCCGGCGGCCATCTGGACATTGTCCGTTTTCTGCACGAGCGCCGCTCGGAAGGGTGCACCACTGACGCCATAGACTGTGCGGCCATAGGCGGCCACTTGGCCGTCGTGCGATTTCTGTGCAGGAACCGCACCGAGGGCTTTACGCGCGCGGCCACCGACGAAGCCGCTGCCGAGGGCCACGAGCACGTCGCGGCGTGTCTGCGCGCACAAATGGACGCTGCCTCCGACCGCGACGACGCCGAGGTATTTAGGCCTCGGCCGGCCGCTATTGCCGACGACGACAAGGGCGACGAGTGTGCTCGGACCGACAAGCGCAAATTGCCCGCCAGTATCAAGCGTGCCGTGATCAAGGGCGATATCGCCGCTTTGGAGCAGGCCTGCGAGCGCGACACGGTGCTCCTCGGGCTTCGCCCCAGCCAGGGCCGTAAACTGTGGACGTGGGCAGCGCTCGGTGGTCACATCGATGTTGCGCGCTGGCTCGACGCGCACAGTGTCCGCGGATACGACGACGTCACTACGGGGGTGGCGTTGGGACTCGGCAACTTGGACTTTGTGCGCTGGCTATGGGACCGTGCGGTGGGGGCGCCCTCCGCCACCAGGCCATCTATGGGATTGCGCCAAATGACCCCGACCCTGCTCAGACGGCCTACAACCGCCTGGCTGCCGCCGCTGCTTTTATGGGCGTCGACGACATGGCGAGAGATCTGCGCTCGTACGTGAGAGAATGTACGGTGGAGGACGATGTTGCCGTGGCCTCTGCCGCAGATGCCGCCTCGCCTCTTCCAGGCGACGAGGACCATGCGCAGCCCCGCGCGCCCGCCGACTCGCATTAGATTTTTGGTTGCTTCTCTCTCTTTGGACTGCCTTTTTTGTTTGTTTGATCCACAATGGCGACAAAAACTTGGATTGGCTGCATCCTGCGAGCACATTTAGGCCCTATTTGTGGTCGCAATTTTCCCTTGTTCTTTTTCTTTCAACAAAAGGGAAACACACAACACACACACTCGCCCTGGTTGTGCGACAGCACCACCGAGCACAAGACGCCCAAAAAAAAGGGACCGCAAAGCGACAGAGGGAAAAACCAAGAGCAATATGGCCTGCGAGCGCCGACACGTTGTTGATGGATCGCGTGCCATAAACAACGAGGACAAATGCGTCAATGACGAGAGCCGATCGACGACGATGACGACGACGACCGATGTCTTTGGCCTGCTGCCCGACGAGATGGTGCGTGCGGTCCTGTCGTGGCTCTCGGGCGCCGACCTGGCCCGCGTGTCGTGCGCCTCGGTACGTCTGCGCGACCTCATCGATGATCCGACCTTGTGGGAGGGCCTGTGTCGGGCCTCGCTGGCTGTGCCCGATGTGCGCCCTCTGGATGATCGCCACGCAGATGTGGGTCCCCGTGCCGACCTGTGGCTGGACAATATCGTCTCGCTCGACAAACACCCATGCCCGCCTCCCCTACCTGAACTGCCGCCGCCGACCCTGGCGTCGGCCGATCCACAGAGGAAACCGTGGCGCTGGCTCTATGCCGCGTGCCACCGGCGCGTTGTGTGCCCCACGGCGCGACCCTTGGGTGGTCCGTCGTGGTGGACGCGCTGGCGCCCGTGGCAGGTCGCCCGACGGCCGGGCCATGTGGTGCGCGGCGAACGCATCGGCACAGCGGCGCTCATCGTCATTGAGGTGGGCGATCTCGACGACCAGGGCCGTCTGGCCGGATTTGGCCTGCGCGCCACATGCGCGCGCCCGTCGGATGCGGCCCCGTGGCGTTGGGCCGAATGGGCGTGGGGCACGTGGCACGGTGGACGCATCCAAGGCCTGGGTCGCGTGTGCGCTGCATCGGGTGCCGTCCACACGGGCCGCTTTATGGATGGCATCGCCCACGGCCGTGGTATTCGCACGATGCCAGCACAGTGCCGCCATACCATCAATGCCGCCACTGCCAGCATCAATACGAGTAGAAGCAACATCGACGTCCAAGAGCATCCGACACCTTGCCACGCGGTCGAGGTAGGTGGTTGTTGGCGCGCGGGCAAGGCCCATGGGCGCCTGGTGCAGACGACATCATGTGGCGACGTGTGGGTGAGCCTGTGGAACCGCGGCGTACTCGCCGGCATCGAATCGCTCCTCTTGCCGCCGCGACCGGCCACCGGCGTACGCCCTGCCTTTGGCGGCGTCAGGATCGAGGGCGTGTCGTGGCGCGTCGAGGACGTGGCCTCGGCGGTGCGCGGCGCCGCCATCTCCAGGGGTCTCTTTGGCCGATGCGTGATCGCCGTGCCGGCCGATGCCAAGGCACTGGATATTTATCTCGACTATGTGCGTGCCGGGCATCCGTGTCTATCTGCCGACATGGCAGCGGCCGTGCTCGGCGCCGGCACGCGGATCCGCGCCGCCCTCTCGACCCGCGCCGGCTCTTTGTAGAGGCGACCCCGCACCGCATCGGAAGGGTTGGAGGGGGGGGGACATCCAAAAAAATTTAAAAAATAATAATAAAAAAGAGAGCACGCCTTTCCCGTGTCGGCTTGACCACAGCCCCAGCAGAAAATCGATGGCACGTTTTTTTTCGTTTGTTGTTTCTTTATTTACGCAGGCCCTTTCTCGGTTGGCCTCGCGATCTTTCGTCATAGATTCAAAGCGCACAAATACGACCACCCGACCACCCGCGCTCTTTCGTACATACGCCCCGCGCCGCCCTCGGCCTCCTCCAACACACCGCGACCGCCATGACAGACGTCGATACGATCCTCACGTACAAGCGCGAATCAAGGAACCTCCAAGGCACGATCACCATCACCTCGGCCGACACCGACGACAAGGGCTACTCGCTGTGCGTCATCCACGGCGAGACACAGCCCCGCCCGGGAACCGGCGTATTTTCAGCAGTTCCATCCACGCTCCTGTCATTTGCCGTCCACGCGGGAGTCGAGAAGCGTGCAACGATTCAACAAGTCGGCCCTGCGCTAAAGGCCATGGGCTTGAGCGTCACCTCGATCATGGATGGTCTGCTTATTTTCTAGAATAAAAATTCGCCCGCCTCCGCCCGCGTGCGCGCTGGTCGGGCGTGCTATCCAGCACACAAAAAAAGAAGTCGTGGAAAAAAATATTTCTGTCTGTCGACGTCGTCGGTCCCCGTGCCCGAGCCACCGGTCGGATACTGACCAAAAGGATGCCCTAGCGTGCTCCATCTACAGTCGCAATGCTTTTGTGCGTAAAGCAAATGCGGCGCCTTGGCGCTTGCCTGGGTCGCCGACTCACGCACGGCCTGTCGACCACGAGACCATCGCGTGCAGCGGCGGTCGACTCCTCCGAGAAAAAAAAAGGAGCGCGCACACGGCCGACGGCAAAGGTGCGCGACTAACGGTGGGCAACGGCTAGCCGATCGGCTAAAACACGCGAATTCCACTGTCGACGCCCCTACCGTGCCAGGATTAATCCACAATTTTTAGCCGTTCGGCTAGCCGCTGCCCAGCATTACGCGCGACATAAACAAAAGCGGCGCCAAGACGCCCCATGCAAAAAGAGGGAGGAAAAAGGAAAACATAAAGCAAAGTCGGAAAAGAAAATCACACAATATTGCACCAATGGGGACGCATCTCGACCGACCGTAGAAAAGACGGCTTGGGTCTCCCTTTGTCTTCTTTCAGGGATCAAAAGGGCCGCGCGCACGCAAGCCAAAGACGAGGACCGCCGTCGAAAGCGCCGGTGGGCCGTGTCAAAAGGACCGACACAAAAAAGAGAGAACAAAAAGAGGACAGGAAAAAGAAACAAAACTACCCGCACGATGAATGTCGACGACGCCTCGTCACTCCACGCCGTGCAGGACGCAATCTGCGGCGATCGTCCGCATGCGTCGGCGGCACGCATCCACGATGAAATCGAGAGGGCGAGGCTGATCGCTGGCAGTCTCACCAGCGGCACGGTCCGGCAGTGGCTCGCGCACATCCGACACGCGAGTCCCGACCAGGTGCTCGCCGGCGAATACCGCGCACTCTGGTCGGCGCTCGCGTCAAACCGCAACGCGTCCGAGGCCATGGGCAATCGCCCGACGCCGACGTCTGTCGAGGTGAGCGCCGAGTACATGGCCCGCGATACCTGTGCCAGCGCGCACATGGCGGCATTGAACGAGTTGGCGACGTCAGACCCCGAGTCGGCCGCCGCGCAACTGGTCGAGGCGCTGGGCGCGTCTGCGCGCTGTGGCGCGATCGCACCCCCTACGTCGCCCGATCGCGCACGCACGCCCACGCACTTTGTGTTGACGTCGCAAAAGGATGGTATGATACGCGCGGCCCTCTTTAGGCTCCCCGATGCGGATGGCGGCATCGCCCGCGTCGTCCTCTGTATCGACTACTCGCTGCAGAGTGCGCAGGTCGACGGCCACATGGTGAAAAGCAGTTTGCGGCGCAAGTCATGCGTCGGCTGTTCCTATCTGGAATTTGTCAGTCTGCTCCTACACGCATTCGCCGAGCGTGCCGATCTCGCATGTCACAGCGCCCTGCGACCCGAGGCTCGTGCCGCGAGCGCCTGGTTCACGAGGTCGTTGACGCGCCTCTCATCGCCCCACGACGTGCCGCGTGCTGTACGCAGTTATATCGACAAGCCGCACGAGTCGTACCGTTGGCGTGGCGCCTTCCAGGGGGAGTGGATGGGCGGCGTACTCCACGGCGCATGGGTCGATGAGGCGCGCATCGAGAACCTAGTCTGCCTTCTTGCCGGGCGCCAGTGCGCCGACAGGGCGTCCTCGCTCTTTGTCGCGCCTCGGTCTCTCCTCGACCGCGCCTTGGCTGCGTACCGGGGACCCCTGCGCGTCGGCGTATTGCCATCGGATGTGCTGGCGCGGGCCGCCGCTCGCGCGTGGCATCGGGTGTGCACGGAGACGCCTCTGCCATCGGGCCGCCTCCCGCACGGCGACACATTGTTGGACATTGCCCGCGCCTTTGGCGTCGAGCCCACCCCTGCGCAACTGGAGCGACCCGAACTCTTGTGTGCGCGCCTGGCCGAGCCGGCCGTCGTCGAGATGGTGCGCTCACGCTACGGCCTCGATCCCGTGCGCGGACCCGTGGCATTTACCGGGCCGCACCATTATGCGCGATTGTGGGCATCACTTTGCGATTGCGCACCCGGCACCCGACCCGATGCAGAGCCTTGCGCGCTCTGACGCAGTATGCGTCACTCGGCGGCGTTACCCTCGACGCCGACGACAAGGGAGACGCGCAGCGGTTGTACGCGCGGCTGGCCGTGCTCGCTACCGTATGCCACGGGCCTGATTAAGAGTCTGCCGGCCGCATTTACCGCATGTGCTGATGTGCCTGTGGATTTCCGTTCTTTTTTTTGTTTCTCCAGTCGGCCGGGCCACATCGCCGTCTGCCTCTTGGTGTGTGTGCGTGTAGTGGTCGTTGGCACACACGCGCCAGCGGAGCGAAAAAATGCGAAAAATACGAAAAGAAAAAAAAGAAATCGCGTGGACCGAGCAATGCCGTGCCAACGGCCCGCCCCCCCCAATTTCCTACCGACAAAAATTCATAAATCACGATTTAGGAATTGGGTGGGTTTGGACGAAAAAACGGAAAGAACAGGCAGTTGACCAGTATCCGTCGTGCGTGGTTGTGTGCGGTCGGACTGTTTGTCATGCGATGGAAACAAAAAAAGAAAATCATCTTTTGTCCAAAGCGATCGCTTTGGTCGCGTGCCAAGATCGGACAGCGACGGACAAGGGCACAGCCGACCGAGCGGCGGGTTTACGCATTGTCCAAACGGACACCCTGCGGCGTGACGCGAATGTCAAAAGGCCATGTTGTTCGCGCCGAGTTTGGGAGAGCCCGACATCGCGTGGTAGGGGAGGTCCAACGCCGACCCGCCGACGGCGGTGATCTCGACCCGCACCACCATGCTGTCGGTGTTGCGCACGTGTGAAACTGGGCACCGGGACCCAGAATGGACGCCGGTCGCGGCAGGTCGCGGACGCGCACCGCGCGCACGGCGATGGACGTCGACGCGAGTTGGTTGGTGACCAGCATGGTCGCAACGCGCCGTCCGAGCCGTCTGAAGGCGGGCAGAGGCCGTGGGTGTTGTTGGTGCCGTTGCCGCTCATAGTCTAATTTGGTGCTTTTTCCTGTCTCACCTGGGTCCTTGCTTGTCTGTCGTGTGGGATCGCGGGCACGTCTTGGCGTCATAGGGGAACAGTACGTCAGGCGAGGTTTTGTTGCCTGTGCTCCACCTCTCATAGTCATCGCTGGCGATGGCGATCGCGCCAGAATCTGTGCTTCGGGCGCTGGTCTTGCGTCGTCCGCATTGCGCCTCACGGCGCGGACTCGCCGGTGCCGCTGTGTTTCTCGGTCCGCTCCTTTTGCGTCTAAAGGCTCCGACGTCGTGCCCGGCAGTGGTCGATTTCCCGCGGTCGCCCATGCCCGCCGCGAGGTAATCCATTTGTGAGAAAAAAAAGTAAAAATCTCACAAAACCACGGGCGCCAAAATTTCCAAAAGAAAAAGGCGAGAGTTTCTCTTTTTCCTAAACATTTTGTTCTTGACCAATGGAATTTTTGTGTCACAGTCTCTGCCACAGTCTCGCGACATGAAAACAAAGTCGGACGACACCAAGCCCTGTTTTGTGGTTGTGTGTTTTGTCGCGACCGCATAATTTTGTGCAGCCGCAACAACAGAGGCTGCCGTGGCCGCTGGCGACAACCGGACCACCATTTTTTGCGTAAAAAAAAAGCGGGGACAAAAACAAGGCCTGGTACCGCCTTGTTAAATATTGGGATGGGGTGAAAAAACAGGCAATCCCATTTTTTCTGAAAATAAAGAAAGAAAAAAAGAAGTGGGCGACTTTGGCGGTCTGGACCGGTCAGCGGATTTGGTGTCGTCGCGTCGGTCCCCCACAAAAGATCGGCTGCACAAGCGGCCACCAAGAGAGGCCGTCTGCGCACATTCGACCGCCCGCGCCCTCCCCCAAAGCAGCCCATTTTTCTGCAAGATTTGTTTGAACAGGTTTTGTATATTTTTATTTTTTTGCTGGTCTTTTTTTTTCAACAGTGCAAAAGGCGGGAAAAATCAGGCATTGCGTCCGTGGCAGGGCGGCAGAGATCATTGGGCGGGCTCGGGACGACCGCGCGCGACGGCGCCGGCCGGACGCTGCTTGTGCTGGGCGCGGGCATGTTTGCGGCGCGTGGTGGTGGCGGGCATCGGGCGCGACTGGGCGCCTCGGGGCCGGCTTCTTGGCGGCGCGCGGTGCCTTGGGCGCGTCCTCGGAAAAGACGGGTCCCGTCGTGGTGCCGTCGACCCACGTCCACCAGCCGCGGCACGAGTTGCGCAGCACGTTGATGTGGGCGAGTTCGGCGTCAAACCGGCCCTGACCAACGCGCAGCCGGTGGGCGAGCGTGTCGGCCAGGTCCGTGTACCACCAGGCGCCGTCAAAGTGCGCCTGGCAATAGTCGGTCATGAGGGCGCGCAGGGCCTGCTTGAGGGCGCCCTTGAACGCTTGGGCCTCGGCCTCGCGCGCCGCACGGACCGCCTTTTGTCTCTCGTCCTTGGCCGCATGTGTGCCGTTGTTGTTGTTGTTGTTGTTGTTTGCGCTGGTGTCGCCGTCGGTCGTCGCAGCGCCCTCGCCAGCCGCCGGACGCGGTCGGCCCCGAGGCACGGGCTTGCGCGGCACGACACGCGTAAACTTGGCGTCGGCATGAAAGACGGGCTCGGGTGCATTCTCAGCCCAGCGCCACCAACCGCCGGCGGCATCACGGATGATGCCCAGTGCCGCAGGTCGGGCTCGACGGTCCCATAGCCGTCGTGGAGCCGATTGCGGAGCACGCGGTCCAGGCCGTGATCCACCAGGCGCCGTAGCGCTCCTGCGAATACTCGGTCATCATGGCGCGCAGCGCGCGACGCACGGCCGCGCGAAAGGCCGCCTTGCGTGCTCCTTGACGCGCCGCCTTGGTGTTGTTGTTGTTGTTGTTTTGGTGGTGATGCTGGTGGCGGTGCTTGGATTCATGGCCCTGGTTCTGGCCGTTGGCATGGTCATTGGCGTCGCCCTCGTCGTGAGCGACATGGTCCTGTTGTTGCTCAGCATCGTGCTGGACGGCATCGCCGTTGTTGGCATGGCCGGCCTGAGCCTGCTTGGCCTCCCGTGCCGCCTTTTCGGCAGCGACCTTGCGCGCGATGGCCGCTTGCGCGCGGCGCTGGTGGCGGTTCATCGGTGCGGGTGCGCTGGGCGTGGTCGCGTTCGTGTTCATGGCGTAGTGCGGCAGTGAAGAAAAGAGACACACACGTGTCGCTGGGTCTCTTTCAAGCCTGTCTCGGTCTCCCTTGGCGCGGCAAATGGGCGCTGGTTTCTTTAGACTAGGGCGCGCCAGAAAAAGGGGACGCACAAACACAGACGACACGAGCGCAAAAAGACGACCGACCGCCGGCGTCCGCGGTCGGGTTTTGCTGCGCCTCGTCTTTTTTTTCACCCTCGATTCTTAGTGGGCTGCTTTCTGCCTTTTATCGTTTCTTTTTCTTTTTCCATTCTTTCTTTTTTATTATTCCATTCTTTCTTTTTGGGTTTGGGTTTGGCCTTGGCACAGAGCAGGGACCTGACGATAGGGCAACATTCATGCGACAATGCAAGATAGGTGGGGAAAACAGGGGGCAGGCGTAGCAAGGATGATGCCTGCGGTCAGTCCTTTTTTTGAGAGTGGTTGACAAGGGACGCGGACAAAATGGGAAAAAGAGGCGATTATCACGCGAGCGGCGCCGACGTACGCGTCGCCGTAATGTAGCCGGGCTCGCTGACCACTTCGGCAGCGGTGGGTTCGCGGAACCGCACCCAGCATCCATGCGCCTGCCACAGCGGGTTGGCCGGTCGCGTGTTGGTGTCGTACACGTATTGCACGCAACCGGCGTGTGAAGTGCACCCGGCCTCGCATGCGGCCTGTGTGGCGGCCGAGCCGAGGTAGGTGCCCACAGAGGGGTCGGCAATCCTCTGCGAGAGGGCCTCATCGGCCAGGTTGGTGCGGATCGAGTTGACGCCCGTCTGCACGGCAAAGCCCGTCGCCGTGGGTGTCGGTGTCGGCACCACTCCTCCGCCGCCCTCGTAGCGCGCCCGATAAATCAGCCAGCCGACGAGAGCGCCCACCAACAGCGCCAGCAAGAGGCCGGCGATGATCCACGGCGCGGCGCCGAGGCCGCGCTCCACCGGCACCGCCGGAGCGGCCACCACGACGGGTGTCCCTGCCACTGACGCCATCCAAGTAATAGGGATTTCCTTTTTTCTTATTCCTTCTTTTTCCCCTATCTCCCTGTATGTTTCCCTTCTTTTTTCTCTATTGCGCGTTGTTTTTTCGCTTTCCCTTTTTCCTCGAAAAAGAAATGGATCTTGAAACTCGGTCAGGGGCTATGGGTTTGTGCGGGCAGCGTGGTTCGTCAAGGGCGACAACAGGGGCGACTTTTCCCGGCCCAGGTCCGCTTTCGCGCCGCCGCGCGGCCACACGGGCGAAACCGACCTCCCGTGTGCGCCCGTGGATCGCTCTTTTTTTCATACCGTGTGTCCTTTTTGATCCCCTCCCCCCTCCCAGAAGGTTTTCCACAGGCACATGCCACAGGGCGGCACCTGGTCGCCTCTGGGTCCTCTGTCTTTTTTTTTCTTTTTTCGAAAAAAGGCCAACGCTGGCTGGCCAGTTGTTGTTTGATGTGCACCGCGCGCTCTGTGTGTCGCCTGCGAGGGTCCATGCGTACGCCAGTGCCCGGCCTGGTTCATGCGGTGGTCCATATGAAAAGAACAACGCACATTTTTCTGTTGGACGCCGGTTCATCCTTTTCTTCTCTTTGTTTTCCCCCATTGTTTCCTTTATTCTTTTGGTGTATCCTTGTCAAAAAGAATGGCCAACGCACGCTCTGAGTGTGCGCGCGCGAGAGGGGCAACGAAAAAAAAAAGAGAGAAAACTAGACGGTGCGACCACAGGCGCCCGTGGGGTGTTGTGTCGGCATTGAGCGGCGCGGTTGGCGTGTCTCCTTGGCGGCGGCCGCGGCGGCACGGCACGCGGCACACGGACACTGGCCGAGGGCCTTGGCCGACCGATGTGGTGGCACGGTGGCGCGTGCGTGGGACAAGCAGGCGCCCGGCAGGACGGCGACCATGTGGCGCGCAATCTTACAGGCGGCGTTGGCTCCGGCCATGCGCATGGCCTCGACGGTGTCGATCAGGGCGGTGTAGCGTTCGCACAGAACCGTAACCATGGGCATCGACTTGTGGAGGATGGCCACCGCAAGCGCGCGCGGGTCGTAGGGCGCGCCGGCATCGGCCACGACGGAAAGTGCCTGCGCGTTGAGCGACTTGGCGGTGCGCTTGAGTGGATTGCAAAGCGTCAACGGCGCGACGCCCGCCTTGTGGAGAAAGAGCACGATCTCGGCATGACCGTGGCGCGCCGCACAGCGTGCCGCCTCGGGCGTGAGGCAATCGCGGTGGGCCTCGGCTAGCCACTGGATGACCTCGATGCGTCCGTGTTCGGCGGCCTTTAGGGCAATGCGTGCATCCCTCCATTCGGGCACAGCGGCTGGCCGAGTGGCATCGCCCGCCGCCCACTTGAGGATGTCGAGACAGCGCGGACGGTCGCTCACGGTGGCGGCCTCTAGTGTCGACACGGCACAGCGTCGCAGATTGGACTCGTGCGCCCAACGCACGGCCTCGGCGTGGCCTGCCGAGGCGGCGGTATCGACGGCCGCGCGCCTGCACGAGATTCCCTGGCTGTTGGCGCGCGATGCCACCCAGCGAGCGAGCGGCACGCGTCCGCGCCTAATGGCGTCGTCGAGCAGGTAGGGAGACGGGCGGCGCGCGTATGGGCAATCATTCTCGACGAGCCAGTCGAGAATGTCGACGTGGCCATGGTCCCACGCAGTGTGGCCGACATTGTCGCCCCACTCGGATCGACCACATGCAGCGTGCAGCGACACGACCGTGGGTGACCCGCCCTCGCGCTTGCACGCCTCGACCGCATAGTGGGCCATACCGCGATGCAGGTGTCGTACAATCGAGAGGTGGCCGGTGCGTGCCGCGTGCAGCATGAGCCGTGTGGCGACGAGCGTGTCAGTAAAGCCCAAGCGTCCGGCAATCTCAAACACGGGTCCGACGTGGCCGGCGTCGACGGCGGCGATGAGCGCGCGGTGCAGAGCGCGACCGTGGCCGGGTGCACTGGGCGGTGACGCCTGCCATGTAAAATCGCGCAATGTGGGCATAAAGGCCTGCATGACGACCGCGACGACATCGCGTCGACCACGCGCCGCCGGTCTCTCGATCATCCCGAGCGTGATCGGCGCCGCTGGCGCTTGCACAGGCCGATGATGTCGGCCACGGGCTCGTCCGAGTCAAAGATGTCGCGACCCGAATCGAGCGCATAGCGGCGGGCGAGCATCTCGGCGCGGCTGTAGACGTGAAAGCACGGCGAGGCCAAGAGGCACGCATGTAGATCGCGGTCGTCGATCAGGTCGATGATGGCGCGCATCGTCTCGGGGGGCATGGCGTCGAGAGTGACCGTGTGAGGGTCTTTGGGCAGTGCCGCGCACGCCGACCGCAATCGCTTGGCCTCTTGCCGAGGCTGCGCCTGCTCATCATCGGCCCCATGGTCTTGTCGCGTGCGCTTGTATCGGGCGCCGTCGATCGGTCCCGGTTCGTGTCCGCCTGTCACTGGCTGTAGCGGCCGCGTCGCCGCGCACAGATCCCTTTTGGCGATGATCCTCAACATATCGGTTGGTGCGTCGCCAGCGGCAGCAGGACCCAAAAAGGGGCGGGCGTCATGTGGTGCCGTTGTTGCAGTCGTGTTGGTCCTCATGGGTATGGTGGCCGTCGCGGTGGTCGCCGGTTGGTGATGGTGCATATTTTCTGGTGTGTATGGGCAGTGGGCTCGGCGAGTTGGAATGGCCTTTTGGAAGTGCGGCGGTGCCTCTTTATCTCCCCTTGTGATCCACTTCGACCGAACACGATCCCGGTTTTTGGTGGCAGCCTAACCGCGAAAAAATCGGCGACGATACAAATAATGATAACAATGATGGTAATGATAATAATGAAAGGACGACAGGAGCGCAGTGTCGGCTTGCCTCGCGGATCAATAAAAAGATGTCAGCGCGGTCAAGAGGGTGCCTTGCGAGAGGACACCAAGTCGCATGGCCAGACCCCCAATGCCACCGTTGCAACATGGTGCCGGAGAATCATCTGTGCGTCGACAGTGTCCCCTTTTATTGGCTACTCTTTTTTATTCCTTTTTTTTTGTTTGCGGCTCTTTTTCTATTTTTTTTTGAGCCCACACCACACTTGTGAGACAAGGAAAAAATCTAGGCGCTATATAGAACAAAAATCATGGCAACGCCGGCGACCGCGACGACAGAGACAACATGCAACTCGACACCTCTACGTCCCGTGCCTGATGCCCGACTTACCGACCAACAAGTTGAGGCGATGCGCGCCGAGTTGTGGACCCAATGGTCTGGGCATCATGACGTGTGGGGCATCGCTGTGGGCACCGACGACAAAGGGCGTCATTTTATCATCTTTGACCTGGGATACGACGCCCAACCGTTCCCGGCGTCCCTGCCCATCACCGCACTCGGCGGGTTCGAGGTCCCTCTACGTACCTGTGTCGTCGGTCGCATTGTTGCCTATTGACCGTCGTCCACATCTGACGCCGACACCGCCCCTTTTTTTTGTTACGAGTTTTGCCTGTTTTCATGACTTGGCGACATAAATCCCATCTTTTTCCATTCTTGCACCTCTGTCACTTTGCGGGCGCTCTTGTCGTGTTTGCCTCTAAAGGGAGAAAAAAAAAGAAAAGGGTCGACGACACCAAAAAACAATGCAATGAAAATACAGAGTCCACAAGGCTTGACTCTTTGTCGGTGCCCGTTATGCGCACATGGCGTGGTGGCACAAACCCGGTCCACGCATGTACCGCCCCTACGATTCGAGACACCGCCTGCATCCGCACCATGCAAAAAAATCAATAGGCAAAAAAAGGAAAAAGAATATCGTCTTGTTATTGGGTTTTTGGCGGTTTTAGCAGACCAATGCGATAAAAAGATCACACACGGTGCCGGCTTCGTGGCAAAGCAAGGCCAACCAGGTTTTTGTGAGTCGGCCAGCCGACGGCCCGTACTCGGGAGTCCTGTCTATTTTTTGTCCTGTTGTTGTCGCCAATTATTTTGCCCGTTCTCGTGCGGACACAGAAAAGTATTTGTTTTCTTTTTTTTTGTGACAATGGATTTGCACGGAAGAGGGACGCCGCTGGCGACGCCGATCCACTGTCGCTGGCCGACATGCCCACGGAAATCGTTGCGCTGTTGCTCTCGTGGCTGCCGCCGGCGACTGTCGGCGCGTGCCTGGCGGCGTCGCGCACCTTTTGGGTGTTGGCCGAGGGCGCACTGGCCCGGCAGGCCCTCGCGCGCACGGTGGACGGCGCCGGCGGCACCTGCCCGTGTGTGGCGCTCACAGGGAAACCCTTGGTCAATCATGCACACCCTCGCGGCCCGCGGTGGGCTGCGAGGGACGCCGACATGGTGTCAACTGGAGCACGCTCCGTCCAACCGCCTTTGGGCCATGCGCGCACCTGCCTGCCAAGCGCTCTGGTGAGCGCCGCCGCATCGGGGCGGCTCGACCTTGTGCACGCTCTTTATGCGCGCGCTGCCCTCCTCTGGTACGGCGATGCCCGATGTGCATGTTGCGTCGATTTCAGGCCCCGGTCGATACCATCGCAGCGACAGCACGCCCACTGCACGACCTGTACCGCCTTTCTCGACTGGATCTTTTGCCATGATGCGTACGACACAAGCCTCGATGAGCGCCCGTTCATGGCCGCCCTCATCGGCAGACACCCTCGCGTGGCCCTGTGGATTGCCGCGGCCGGAGGCCTGCCGAACAGAGTCGCCCAGGACGTCGTCGACGTGACCTGTGCCTATGCCCGTGGCGTCACGACCGGCGCTGACGATGGCGCCACCTGCGGCACCAAGGGTGATGGTGGTGACGATGACGTCGAATGGGACGAGGACTCTGATGAGCGATTACTTGTGACGCTGTGGTGCGCGTGGCCAAAAGCCGCCGCCATTGCCATGCGCCGGACCGTGCGCGATGGCGACGCCGACGCGCGCGAGAGCGTCGCACGATTGTGGCGCCACGCGCGACGTGGCGACCGGTGGCGCGCCTCTGGGTATGATTGTGAGGCCATGGTCAACGCCGCGGCGATGAGCACACGGCCAGACGATGCCCTCTCTTGGGTGTGGCGTCACTTGCCCGAGATCTTTCTCGACCGTCCGGGCGCCCACCGCCATATGGCCAAGGCGGCCGCGCTGGCCGGGCGCATCGACATTGCCATCGAGGCCGCGCATGCATTCAGAGTTTATGCCGGCGCCGTCCTCTTTGAGCGCACGCTGGCGATGGCGACGGCAGGACCGAGCGTCTACGTACGGGGGTATGCCGACGTTGCCGACAATAGCGACGGTCTCGTCGACAATGCCGACGGGCACAATGTCCTCCTTGATGATGACAACGTCGACGGGCACCAGGTGGCCCCGTGTGCCATCGTGTCGGGTGCAGTACGCTCAGGCCGTGCCGATGCCATCGACATGGCCATGACTCTGTGGCGTCGTTGCCGTGCGTGCGCCGCGCGCGGGGGCTTTGCATGCAACAACTTTGGCTGGGAGTATAATGGCCGCCTTCGAGCGCCGGTCTAGACGCCGGGCTCGTCCATGTCGTTGCCCACTATCCGCACGCGTGGGCCACCGACCGCGCCCTCGATGCCGTCCTGCACGCCGGTCGAATTGATCTCTTGGATCGCATTGGCGTGCCGTTTCGGCCCGAGAGTGCGCGCCTGGACAGATGGATCGAATCTGCAGTGCGCAACGGCCACATGGACACACTGCGCTGGTTGCTCACCGAGCGCGTTGAAAAGGGCCAATTCACCGGGCGCAAGGTCGACCTTGCGCCGGCGCTAGTCGCCGCGGCCGACGTCGGACGCCTGGACATGGTCGTGCTGCTGTGGCCCCACATTCCACAGCAAAAGGCGATGCGCGTGGCAGAAGACGTCACCGATGCAGCGGCCAAGTCCAAGCACGCCGGCATCCTCGCATGGCTCGTTGACAATGTCACTCCACCGCCCATACACGCTCTATGGACGGCGGTGGCCGAGCACGCTGATCTCGACCTGCTGGCGATACTTGTGGCGCACTCTCAATATCCGACGTCATCGCATGCCTCGATCGCCGTCGCGCACGGGCATGTTGCATGTGCGTCACTTCTTTTGGATCTGTCGACTGCGCCCTCGGACAAGGGTGCCTCTGGCCGTGGATGCGACCGGCCGTCTGGGTCGGCGTCGTCGCGCGCACCCAAGAGGCATCGGACCAGCAACAACGCCCATGCGCCGCCTGCTTCCGCCCGACGACCGACAATGTCGCCTTCCTACGTGGCCGATGCCCTCGCGCGTGGCCACATGGACGCCGTCGACTGGGCCGCTGCAGGTCCTTTCCGCATACCCTGGAGCGACGTGTCTGTTGGCGCAGCGCTCAATCGCGCACACGATGCTTTTTGTTTTGACGCCGTCGTGCGCTGGGCGACCCGGTCGTCGCTGGCGCACGCCGAGTTATCGTCGCGCCTGGTTCCCGATCTTGCTGTCTGGGCCGCCGCGACGCTGGCCTCGGACGACCCCGTGCGCATCGCGCGCCTGCTAGCCCACTGCCCGTGGCAGGCGTGGGACGTGGCTCCTGCCACCGTGGCGCGGACCCTGTGCACGTGTCCTGTGGCCATGTGGCGCACCCTTGACGCACGCCGCGCCATCGATTTTGACGCGCCATGCTTTCCCGACGCCATTGCAGTCTCGGGACGTGTCGACCTACTTGTATGGATGACCGACGAGCGGCGACCCGGTGAGCGACCACCACCGCCCTTTGGCGTGACCCATGCCGTGACGGCCTACAACAACGGGCACATGGGTGCGACAGCGTGGATACTGGGACGACTCGACAAGGTCGCCGTTGCCGACTTTGTGGCGCGCATCGGCGACCATGCCCTCTATGCGTCCACTCGGGCGCAAATCCTTTTGCCGCTCCTCCCGCGCGCCTAGTGCGCCCATTCTTTTTTCGTCCTTTCTTCTTTGTCGACTAACCGATGGCCCTATGCATGCCCGCACCCAAAACCACATGCCGCCCTGGCATCCCTCTTGTCGCTGCATTTTTTTTTCTTTCACCAAAAAAATGTTTTGTGGACTTGGTGGCATGAGAGAGCCGCCAGCAGGCTCAAAAAAAAAGAGGGCACGCACAAAAGGCCGATCTCGACCTCTCGGTCCATTTGTTGGGCGTAAACAAAAGTTCTATTTGACCCTTGTTTTACTTCCTGGTTGCACGCCTGTCGTGCATCAATCTCTCTTTTTTTTTCTTTTGGTTGTGTCGACGCCAACCGGCATATTTCCATCGAGGCAAATTTTTTTTGGTTTGGTTTGTCCCTTTTTTTTTGTTGGGGGAGAGAGCCGCATCCTCTGGTGTCGGCTAGGAGGGCGTCACCGGTTCAGGATCGGCCACGAGACCGACGGCATCGAGCCAACGGACCAAGAGGCCTGCGACGGGCGACATTGCAACACCGGCGCCAGTGTCATGGGCACCCAAGAGGAGTGCACGCGGCACAGGGGTCGGGCGACAACAGCGGCGCCATGCTACGTGATTGCCCGCGCACGACCACGAGGGGTCGACGAGCGCCACGTGGTGCCATGCGCCCTGATCCTCTATCACGTCGTCGTGCGTAGGATGCGTGACCGTTTCCGCATCGGCGCAGCGCAGGGCGAGGGCGCACACGCGGCGCAGGTCGCCCAGGCGGCAGAGACCGTCGGGTGCGTTGGCAGCGGCCAACACCATAGCGGCGATTGTGGATGCCCACACGTCACACAAGGCACCCACGGCGTCGCCACGCACGCATGCCACGCGATGGAGGACGATCGCGAGGGCATCGGCGGCATTCCAGTGGCCCATATCGACAGCGCGTGTGAGGCGGTCACGCGCCACATGCCATAGGGACGGCGATGCAGCGCAGACGGCCGACTCCATTGCCGACGGCCACACATCGAGCGCATAGAGTATGGCGTGTGGAAGCGGCCCAAACAAGGTGGCCGCACGGGGCGTCACGCCCAGCGCGGCGTCCAGGATGGCCGCGGCGTCGGCGGTATTGGGCACAAAGTCGAGCGATGCACGCAGCCAATCGAGAACCGGCGCGCAGCGGGCACCGTGGCCTGCGGCCGCCACCGCCAGGGCCAAGGCCAAGCGCCGTCGGCGTGCGTCGGCTGCTGGACCGCTGTCGTCGGCGAGGCCGAGCACACGCGCATCGCGCGCCGTTAGCCATGCACACATGGACACGCGACCGGCACCTGCGGCCGCCATCAAGGCGCGTTCTGGCAAATAAGTCATGCCACGATCGGCGCACGCCGTAAAGGCGCGTATGTTGCCCCAGCGCGCGGTAAACCACCACCACGGCGTCTGGTCGTCTGCCGTGTGTTTGACGGCCTCGCACACTGCAAGGGCCTCGCGCGATGCGGGTCGATCGTCGGCCGCGAGTACGCAGAAATCGCCGGCGCGCTCGGGCAACGTGTCGACGCACGCCTCTGGCGCCAGGGCCATGCGCGCGAGCAATGCTGCGGTGCGTCCAGACGCATCGCGCCATGCCGCACGGAGCCACGCCGTGCGCGCCATCGACTGGAGCATGTCACGATCGCCCGACCGCGCCGCACGCAAGAGCATAAAGGCGACCGTGCCGCATTGGCCGGTGCCGGCACACGCGGCCATGGCCTCTGTGGTGAGACTGGCGCCACAGACGTCGACAAGAGTTGCGACGACTTGGGTGTCGGCGCAATAGGTGGCAGCCACACGCAACAGGGTGCCATCGCAATACAGTGCGCCTGTGTTGTCGACGGCATTTGTTGGCATACATGCCGCCAGGGCCGCGGCGATCGAGGCACGCGTCGATGCTGCCAACATGGCGGCGGCGATCTCGCCATCGCACACACATCGCAGCGTGTTGGCCCACGACCACAAATCGGCGACTGCACGGTCGGCGTCGGCGCGTGCGAGTTTGTCGGCAGTGCGCTGACGGGCCAGCGCGGCCACGGCCGATGCGTGCACGACCGTGTTGGGACGGGGCACGGCACGTGGGACTTCGCGACGGATGCGCCGCATGTCGGTGCGGGACGCCCCGTCGATGATGGCCCGCCACCGACAACACACGGCGCGTGCGGCAAACCGCCACCGGGCATCAAGTCGCGAGTGACCCGTGGCACTCGCACCGTTGAGGATGGCATCAACGATCTCGTCGGGGAGCACGTCTAGATCAGTGTCCATCGACTGGGCGTGAACCTTGCCGCCTTGGCCTGTTGCGTCTCCCACGTACCCGCCGCCCTTTGTTCTCCCCTTATGTCCCAATGGACCCCTTGGTGCCGCACCAACAGACACCCAAGGGCGGGCAGTATCGTGGTGGTGTGGTGGCGGTGTATTTTTTTCCAACCTTTTTCCTCTGGGTGGCGCCGGTCCCCGCGACCCGCCCCCAAAAGACACCTCCAAAACACGACGACGACGACGACGACGACAAGCCCCTGCACATTAGCAGGGCGAAAAAGAGGGAGGTCGCCTCGTGCGTCGACAGCGCCTTTTGCCCTCTTTTGCGCGCTCTCTCAAACAAGCAAAAAAAAGGCCGTTGCCGTTGCCGTCATCACAAAAGCCGCGCCTGTCTGAAAAGATTGGCGGACATCATGCCGCCCAACAGAGCGGCGTCGTCTCTTTTCTTTTTTTTTGTTGATGTGCACAAAAAAATCGACAGCAGAAGATAAACCTTGTTTTTTACGAAAAAAAAACTCTAATTGGGCAAAAGGGGGTTCCGGCCATCGACGATTTTTTGGCCACAGTCACATTGTGTCTCTCAAATTGGTCGCCTCCTGTGGCCTCTATTGCAGGCCCCTCTTTTTGTTGGGTCCGTAACCAAAATATACCGTCGCACTTTTTTCCACAACAACTGTTTTCTTTCCCGTTTTGGTTGCAACGTGTTGGTCCGTGGGCCTACCTGCACTTTTGGCGGCGCACCCACACCGAAACGGTCTCGGTCGGCGCCTCGCCGTGCTCAAACACAAGGGCGTCGTAGCGATCAGCGACCGCCATGAGCGCCAACAGGGTCGACGTTGGGTAATGTGTGAGCGGCGCAAAGAGATGGGCCACATCGTGGCGGCGGCCGGCGTCAGGCACCACAAGAACGAATCGGTCCACCGCGCCACGCAAAAGGCAAAGACCGCCGATAGATGCCGATGCGCCCGACACGGTGGCCACGACATGGATTCCACAGCGCTTGGCCGCGGCAACCGAGTCTGCAAAGCGGGCCACGTCGCGGCGTCGGTCGTCCGCCAAGTCGGCGTTGCCACTGTCCACGTAGTGATCGCACGCCTCGATCAAGACGGCCGCAGTTTCATGTTTACAAAATGGGTCGCGCTTGTGATCGGCCACCGCGGCATCGACAGCGTCGGCTGCCGTATCGTGCAAAAGCGTCGCCGTGTGCACAGACGTCCCATAGTCGGGGAGGATGTTGCAGCATGCGCTCCCTCTGGTGCGGCCCGAGAGGCGTGCTACATAGAGTCGATCCAGTTGGCCCTGCATGCCAGTGACAATGTCGCATGCAGCGGCATTCTTGCCGCCACAGTCCCGCGAGCCAACAAGGGTCAGCGTGCCAGCACCTTCGAGCCTCGGCGCGCAGAGATCGCATCCTTGCCACACTGTCACAAGTGGCACTCCGTTCACAATGCGCGTGGGCGGCACCATTTGCAGCCATTTGCGTGCAAACCGCCGCGCAGCGCGACAAAACTCGGGCGCGCCGGCCAGCGGTGTGTGTTGCGCCAGCCAACGCCGACGACACGCCATGGCCACGCATGCCGGAGGCGATGCTGTCTGCAGGTAGGCGTCAAAGACGGCCTCGACCACAAGCGACGGCAGATGCCGGGGGAATACAAGTGGTGTGGGTTGCGTTGGCCTTGGGACCGCGTGCGTGTCGGTTGCCATGGCACACGCCGGATCTGCGTCTCTGCCGTACCGTCACTGTTCTTTTTTTGGCACATTGTGCACAGGCCCCTTTTTGCCCCCGACCGATAGCGCCCACCGACCCCCAGATGGCCGCGTGCGCGCATCCGTGCCCCAACTAATCAAGAAGAAAAAACACAAGAGTGACCCAACCAAAAAAAGGTAGAAACAACCGCATGGGATCGTTTGTCGCGGCCGACGCAAAATGACGCGCACGCACTGCCTCACCAAGAACCTTGACGCCCGTGCGCGACTCATTCAAGAAAGAGGGAAAAAACAAGGCGTTGTTGTTGCATACATTCAACAATCTATGTGCGCACGGTTGGGTTGTTGCAAGTCTCTTTTTGCCGCACCGTACACCCGGCTTTGCGTGAATAAGATATGTGTCTGCGTGTGCGCACACAAAAAAGTGTCGCTCTTCTTCAGCGTCAGCATGGCGCGACCACAACGGCACCAATAAAAAAAACAGTGTCGATGGTCGCAAAGATAAAATCCCGACTTTTTCTTTCCTTATTTTTATTGCCATAACACATATCAATAACAGATTAGAGTAGTTTGGAGGGGGAGGGGGTAAGGGTAAAGATGGCCTAGGGCGATCAGGCGGTTGGCGGCCTGGCGGCAGCGAGCGTCCATGGAGTAATCGTGCGCGTGCGCGCTGTCGGCGTCGATGACGGCGTGGGCGGCCTCACATGGCCGGCATAGTCGTAGACACGACGCGGGAGACCGGCGCGTCGGGCACGCGCGATGCTGTCGGCGGTACCACGGCTGCGGCCGTCCCAAAAGGCGACCACCATGTCGGCACCGGCGATGATGTCGGCGTTGCGCAAAAGGGGTGCACGACGCCGCTCCTGCGGTGTACGGCACGCATCATAGTCGGGTTTGAATTCAACGAGCGCTATCCCGCGATGACGCGCATACTCGGCCGCTAGGGAATCAGCGCCGCGTGCTCCACCCGACACGATGGCCGCGATGCCGCCATGTTCATCGGCCAGTGTGTCCAGGCAATCCTCTAGCACGTTGTAGGCACCAAAGTCGCGGCCGCCGACGACAGCCACACGGAGCCTCGGTGCCGCGGCCGGTTCGGCGACCGTTGCCGCGGGCGACAGCGCACGACCCTCGTCTGCAACATTTGCCATTTTTTTTCCTCCTTGCAAATGCCGTGCCCACTCGCCAAATTTTGGCTGTGCATGCCACCTTTTTTTTTCCTCAATTTACTTTTGGGCGCTGTGTGTAGGCTCTGGTTCCTGTTTTGTGGCACCGCGCACTTTTGGCCCAATGCACACTAAAGGCCTGAAGATGAAAGCGACAAAAAGTGAAAGCGAAACATGCCACCAGATACCAAAGCCGGCCCAATCCTTCGCTCTCTCCCCTCTCGGTGCATGCCTAAATAGTCTGGGCGGTATCTGTAGATCCCCTTTTTTTGGATCCTCTTTCATGGTTTGGCCATGCGTTGGGTTGGCTGCGAGCGGCGCTCGACCCAAAAACTGTCGCCGGCTCGGTCTCTGTCGTCGTCGGAAAAGAAAAAAGAGCCAAATAATTCGCGTGCAATCCTTTTCTCTTTTTTTTCGGTATTTAAAAAAAAAGGGGCGCACAATGGGATCGCGACGCTACTGCACGGCGCAACAGCACGGACCGTCGAGGTGACGGCGGCGACGGCGCAGTCGCGGGGCCAGGCGCCGGGTCGCGCACCACCAGAGCGATCCCACGACCGCAGCCGCAGCGACGGCGCACGCGGCCGCCCATGCGTATGGCCACATATTGGTCGCGGGCGCGACTACGGCCAGGGTCCACGCGCCGAGACCTAGGGCCCGATGACGCATAGGACGCGCAGCAGGCGACATAGGCGCCATCGCGTTGGTCGCATCTTGTCATCATCGTTATCAATAGCGTCGACCGGCACCGCCTCGACGTCGATCTCGTCGCAGGACCTTTGTCTCATGATCCCTCACAAGATGACGCTTTTTTTGGCCCCCCTTTTTTGTCCTTTGTCTATGTTTTTGTTTTGTGTGAGACCCAAGACTGCAAGGCTTCTGGCGCGCGGACGCTCGTCCTTTACTCGTCTGGACGCCCGTTTTTCCACTCCAATCTTGCCCGCCGCGCGGCCCAGCACGGTGCCAAAAAGGATGCCGCAAGGAGGAAAAAAAAAGGAAACATCCACGGCCACCTCAGAGTCAATCAACGGGATTTTTGCAACTCTTTTTGTTTCTTCTATACCACCGCGCCTGTGTTGGGTGGTTCCCCCTTTTTTTTGGATATTACATCTTAAATCTCTTTTTTTCAAACAGAATTAAGGGGGTCTTTACAGAATACAATGTTTTCACTCTAGTTGTTGTGCCTCGGCGTCGTGAGCGCCATCGGGCGGTGCGTCGAGGTTCATCGCGCCGAGGACCACAAAGGTCTCTGGACAACCACCGAGGCTCTCAATCGCGCCCAGTTCAGGGTGCGAGGCCACCACCTCACGTAAAAGGGCAGCAAAATACTCGGCGTCGGCGGGCGTCGGCGGGACGCCCGCCGTGCAGTTGTACACGTTATAGTGTGTGATGCCGTTGCCGAGCCGCGTCTCGATGTATTTGCGCCAGTCGCACTGATCGATCATGTAGAGTGTTGGATCGTACTGTTCGTATTCTTGTTTGTCATTGTCATCATCGTCCTTGTCACCGTCGTGCTCGCTCATGTTGGAGCGACAATGGTCGTCGCGGCCACAATGGTCATAGTCGCAATGGTCGCCGCTGCCGCCAGCGGCGGCACCAGTTGCAGGCGCAAAGGAAAAGAGAGACGTGCCGGCCGCCTTGGGGCCTCGTCCAGCGGGCCACACGAGACAGAGAGGCGACTTGGCGCCTCCGGAGCGGGCGGGGTCCGTGCGCGCGCCTCGCGTCCTCGCCGTGTACCTGGCAGGCAGAGGTCGTGCGGGTTTGCGCCCGTGTCGGCGAGCCAGCGGTCAAAGACTGACGGCGTCCGGGACGGTGGCGGCGGTAGCGGAGCCGCCTCGATCGACGGCGCCCTCTGCGACGACGGCCAGTGCAGCATTGCTCTGTGTTGCAGGTCTTCTATTGTTCGCTCGGTGCCACGTCTCGTGTCGTCGCGGCGCTTTCCCTCTTTCCGCTTCTGTTGTCGTTTTTGCAGAGACCTAATTTTTTTCCAAACTGGGCCGGCCAGAGAGTGGGCAGACAAAAAACCGGTGACGGCGACTTGTGCGCGGCTTTGAGGACCTGTGGCTTGTGGGCAGGCAGCGGTCTTTTGGGCTCGGGTTCTCATTTTTTTTGAACCCTACACGCCTGCAGTTTATGGCGACACCAACCGACGATTGGCAGACCGATATGAGGGTTTTTGATTGGCCGATCGGCAGAGACTGCACCGACCAACGGCGGGCCGCGCAAGTGAAACGTCTTGCCTTTTACCGGTTGCTCTGTTTGCAAAAGGGAGCAAAGGGCACGTCTTTCTCTGATTGGCCGATGTCACGGCGTGGTGCGGCGACGGCAACGCCATAAAAAGGCGGCCGTCTGTTCTCGTTGGCCATTTGCATTGCGCTCACCCAGCCCGACGAGTAGAGTCCACCCGCCGCTTCTCTCGGCGTCCTTGTGCCGCCGTACCAACAGCCACGACAATGATGCGCTGAAAAAATGACTAGAGACTCACCCTACCCGACGACCCATTTTGTCCCGTGACTGCTCAATCGTTGCCCCCCCCCCACACCGTCGACCGCCTGACGATCCTTTTTACGGTCCTCTCTTTTTTCCCCTTCGTCTCTGCATGTTCCGACGCCGCCGCTACTGGGAGGTCTGGCCGGTGCTGAGAACCGCCCGCTCTGGCGATTGCCGCCGCCCGCCCATCCATCACCTACCCGAGAGAATCACGATACCCTCCCAAATCTCTTTTTTTTCCGCTCCGTGCCACCTTTTCATGGCGTCGGCCGTGGCCGACGCCAGCGGCAGACCCGACCGATCGACCCACCCTTTTTCTGTCTCTTGTCTCGGCATCGCTTTGCATTCCGACGTTGTAGCGCTTCATCGTTGCCCGTCTGCCGCCGTAGTCGTCCGATGTCCGTCATCGCATCTGTCGGTTGTACCATTGCCCATCGCCGGTATTTTCTCCTTCTCTTTTTGTCGCCAAGAGGCTGTTGTTGTTGTTGACTTGTGGCACGCACACCTCTAGTCTGGCCAGACAATCGGGAGCCGCTCTGCCTTTTTGGTTGCATTATGTCTTTCTTTTGGTCACGTCGTCCTCTCCTTCTTTGACTCTTGCTTTCCGCCGCATCCCTCGGGCTTTGTCCCCATCCAAATTTTTTACTCGGGACATCATCCGGTCGTCTCTGTTGCGCTGTCTCTTTTCCCTTCTCGTGCCGGCCCTCACTCACACACTCTATTTTCCCATCTCGGTGGCGCGCACCATCGCACAGCAACGAAAAAAGGTCACCCTGCCATCCTCTGTTCCTAGATGAAAGACCAACCCTAACCTCTCTTTTTTTCTGTTTGTTGTGCAACACACATGGCGATATGGACGGCGGATCGAGCGACGACGACCGGGTCAAGGCAGAGCACGGTTTGGATCGCCGCACAAGAGCCACCAGACAGGCCGATGCGCGAGGACATTTGTTTCTTCTACTCTCTGCTGCCGAACCCACAACCGAGACCAACGACGACGCCGCCGGCGAGGCAGGCCGCACCACACGAGGGTAAGCGGTCACGGCCACACCAAATCCCTTTTTTTCCGCACAATCGGGTACCTTGCAATCGCCTCTGTTGTACCATCCAAAAGGAAAAAAAAGAGAAGAGTTTGCACGCCATGACGTAGACGGTCCAAGTTGCCCTCATTGTCGAGTCTCAAAAGGGACGCCCCATGACAAGTCGTGGGGCGTCAAAAGGTGAGCACACGCCGACCAGAAGACAACACACATGGTGCACATTTATAAAAAGAGGCCACGGGAGGGCACGGGACAAAGAAAGAAAAAAAAGAAAGACGACGACAATGGGAAAGAACCCGAGGGAGGTCAGGCGATGGCCGTCAGTGGGAGCCACGGAATCGCAACGGCAGCGGCTCATGATGCCTTTCAGCGGGACGACCAGGAGGCCGTGTCGGTGCTCGTCCTCGACGCTCTGCCCGTCGATGTGCTCTTGGAAATCATCTCGTGGTGTCGCGCGACGGAATTGCGCGCCCTCGCCGAGACCTGTACGGTGCTGCGTGACGTCCTCGGAGCGGACGCGGTGTGGCGCACCGCCTACATGCGAGACTGGCCGCCGTGCGCGCCGACGGCGGCCTGTCTGGCGCGTGTCGACGACCGCGCACTTTGGAGCCAAGACACGACGATGGCCGCGTCCGCCGCACTCCACCTGGTCAAGCGCGCTCCCGACCCGCGCTGCCGGCACCACCCCCCGTCGTTGGTGCACGCCCACGGGTGGCGTTGGGCGTGCATGTCCAACCTGCGCGCGCCGCTCTACCGCTGCTGCACGTCAGGGCGCGTGCCGTGCGCCTGGGGGCACGACGCCGTCGGCGACCGCCAGCAGCGCCCGATGGCCGTCGTGTACCGAAGTGCGCCCGTGGCCCGACCGAGCGATACTCGGCCACCTTTTTCGTCACAAGATCGCCAGCCGCCGCCTATCGAGGCCGGCGTGGCCATGACCATGGCGCCGGCGGGCGCGTCGTGGCACTGGGGCACGTGGGAGCGCTGTGTCGGTGACGGACCGGGCGTGTGCGTGGTTCATGGGGGTAATGCACCGGGCCTCGTCTTTGCCGCCCATCTCATGGCCGGCTGGCCGCGCGGTCCGGGACGCCTCTGGCTCCCTGGCGGCGCCATGGTCGAGGCCACGTGGGTGACGCCGCTGCCGGCGAGCGCCGGGTCGTGTCCGGTGCCCACGGGCGACGGTCGTCTGGTCACCGCCACTGGCGACTCGATCTGGTGCACATGGCGCGGTCTCGACGTGCCACGCGTATCGAGGGTCGTGCTTGCCGACGGCAGGTGTCTGTGCGCATCAACTGCGTGGCGGTCGGCCATCGTCGTCATGCCGTGGCTGTTGGCGTCGACGTCGTCCCTGCCCTGGTTTGCGCGTCGAGGTTCGCACCTCGTCTTTTGGCCGGACGAGCGCGGCACACCGCTAGCAGACACGGACGACGGGCGTCTCTTGGTCGATTGCGTGCGCAGCGGTCGTCTCTTTGATCCGCGCATGGCGGCGCCCCATGTGCCGTCGTGGGTCTTGGGCGGCACCCCATGATGCCCCCCACAAAATTGCGGTACACAAGGCAAAAGAGAAATCCCACGCCCTTTATCAAAAAAAATAAAAATTCTTTCTTTCTGCAAAGGCTCTACTTTTCGTATCCAGTACCCGTGCTTGGGGGCCGGCTTTCGCTCGTCTTGTTTTTTTCAGGCAACACCGCGGCCAAGCGGGGCCGACGACAAAAGCGAGTGTGAGCATGAAAAACTTTTTTTTTTTGACGGCATCGTCGGCCAAGTGGGCGCCGCCAATTTTTTTTGGTGTGCCCCCCTTACGGACAGCGCCAATGTGGAAAAAAAGACAAAGAAATATATAGTGGAAAAAAAAGAGAGAAAAGCCGACAGGATAAAAAGAGGGCCGAAAAGGGTGCTGCGCGACCTCGGCCGATGCGGCGTCGTCGGCGCTTTTCGTCGTGCCACTCCAAGTAAGGGGTACTGCGCCACCGTCGTCACCGTTGTCGTTGCATCTGTCGCTCACTCGCCCCATCGCGTGCCCCTCTTTTTGCTTGGGTTTCTGTGCGCCGCCGCTACTCGCTCTCGCCTCGTCGACAACCCCGAGGACCATTTTTCCGCGCGGTCGCCTCGCCCGTGCGTCGACCAGACCCGCCTGCCGACCATGAACGGTAACAACGCCGCCTCTGTGGGGACACCTGCCATCGGCAACAACAACAACAACTATTATTCCAACAACACCAACACGGGACGTCCTTATGGTTCGGTCGGCGCCTCTTATGGCGCACCGGCGTATGGTGCGCCGACAACCGCCGCGACCGCGTATGGCGCACCGGCCTATGCCGGCACGACCACCGTCCTCCCGCGCTATGGCGGCCCCGGCGCCTACTATGGCACGCACACGCCCGCTTTGCCCACCGCGACGGCCGCTGCCGCGCCGTATGCGACTGTCTATGGCGGCAATGGCACTCTAGTAGGGGGACCCGTTGTCTCGCCGACGAGACCCAATGGCAACGGTAATGGTGGCGGCCCGGTGGTCTCGCCCACGACGCCCCCGACCACGCCAACAGGACCCGTGGCCCCGCCCACTGTTCCGCCCACGACCGGGCCTGTGGCGCCGCCATCCAACTTGCCGCGCAGACGCCAGCGACCAACGTGGGTGTCGCTCATCAACGGCATGGGGGCGGCCGTCGAGGCACGCTGGCAGTCGGGCGGCCTCTCGGGCACCTTTCGCGTACCCCAGTCGCACGCGCACGTGTTTATGGCGCCGGCGCCCATCGACACGCTCCGCCTGTATGCGCTCACCTCGGACGGCCCGCCCAACGACCCCATCTACGACGGACCGCGACAGCCGGCGCCGGGCATACCCGAGCCGGGGCCGGCGCTCAACCTGCTCGCCACCGGCTGTGGCGTCTTTGAGACCATGCTCGACTTTTATCCAGGCTCGGTGTCGGGTAGCAACGGATCGACAATAACAGTGCCGCCCGCGCAAAATGGCGCCCCCAACGGGCGACCTCCCGTCATGCCGCCGCCTCCCTCTCAGCGTACGCAAAATGGCGCCAACGGCGGGCAGCCTCCCATCATGCCACCGCCGCCTCCGGCACAGAATGGCACCAACAACAATGGTCCCCGCATGATGCCTGCGCAGAATGGCAACACCAATGCGGTATGAACTGTGCTCCCTCGTCTACGACACTCTTTTTCTCTTTTTTTTTCTAGAGACCATTGCCCCGGCGCCGCCTTTTTTTCCTCGCGCGATTTTTCATTGTCTTTTTGGCTTACGCTTTTGGATATGCGTCGTTGTTGCCGTTTTTTACTCACCATTCTTGTTGCCGGGGCCGACACAATAGGGGACGCCGGGTCGTCCTGTCGTGGGCTCCTTTGGCACGTGGCGCGCGACCGACATTGCCGCGGCGTGGGCGCGCACATGCCACGGCGGCCACTGCGGCGGCGGCGGCCACCCGGCCGAGGTCGACGCGGTGGCGCCCTACGTGGCCAGCGTCATCCCGCCCTATGCACGCGGGCGTTGACGGATAGATAGATCTCGTCCTGTCGACCGATGGCCGACTGGGCCAACAAGTCGCCTTTTTTTCCCCAGTCGACGCTCGGTCGGCCTGACCCAATTCTCCAGAGAGAAAAATAGATCCCAGCAACAAATGCCTCTTTCTGGGCATGGTCAGTGGCTTGGATGCGACCTCGGAAAAAAAAGGGCGGTGCGGGCACGAATGCGGCAGGCCGTCGTGCCCGATTGATGGGCATTTTTTATTTTACTTATTGCCTATAAATAAAAAAATATAAAAAATCGACTTGCTGAAAATGCCCTGTCCGAGATCGGCGGTCGTGTGGTTCGGTTGCGGCCGTCGGCGCGGACCGCCAAAAGGATCGTCGGTCTTGGTCTTTTTTGTATAGTGACGGCGACCGTTGCTCAAAAAGACAAGGAAGAACAGATTGCCCGCAATTTCTTCCAAGACCACCAAAAGAAAAAAGGGCGACAAAAAAGACGGTAAAAAGAGGCCAGAGCCTGCGAGCAATGGACCTGCGACAACTCAGCGGGCCGAGATAAAATCCTCAAGAACAAAGGCGCCTGACGGTCCTCGAAAAATTTTTGGGTTTTTTTGCCGGTGCAGTCTTTGGGCCGCCGAGCACGCAGCGCCCCCACCTAAAAAAAAAGAAGAAACAGCGAGAGAAAATGAAACACAGAGAAAAAATAGAGAAATGCAACTGTCCAATGGCCGGTCAGGTAAATAGGGGAGAGAAAAAAAAGGGTTGGCGTCATCTTTTGCCGCCGTTGGCGTTGGTGAGGAGTGGCATGAGTTGTGTTTGGCGAGGAGACGACAAAATCGCGGCGCGACAAGAGCCGAGGCCGGCTGCGCGCGCACTCAACCCGACCGCCCTGCAAAAATGTTGCAATCACCAAGATATCTTGTTAAAATTTTTGCGAGGGGGGGGGCGGATAAATCCAAACAACATTTTTCCTAAAAAACCGGGATAAAAGGAGAGACGACAAAAGTTTGTTTTCCAATGTTGTTGCCACCGTGGTCGTCGTCCTCGTCTTGGCTGCCTCTTGCGCTGGCAGTTGTTGTAGGAGGGCGCGCAGAGTGTGACGCTCTCTGCCCTGCGCAATTGTCGACCTTTTGGTCTTTTTTTGGGTAGGCGATAGTCTGGACGCTTGGGGGCTTGTTTGTCACATCTCTGTCGGGCCGCAAAGCGAGTGGCCGGTGCGTACGCTTTCCCACCCGAATGGCATCTCTGTCGTCGGCCCTCACGCGACAATCTTGGGCGGCATCACTTTTCCGACGGCCGCGCCATCGAGCGAGCCGGCGCGACCACCGACGCTTGAGGCTGCCCTCTTTTTTCCTTTTTTATTTTTATATATTTTTATTTCTTTTGTGGCTGGACGGAAAGGCCGTCCAATCACAATTTTTCTAGAGAGAGAGCCGGTGAGGACAGTCGAGGAGAAAAACCAAGAGAGGGAGCGCGAGGCCCTGCGTCGGCGCCAAGAACAAGAGTCAGGCCCACTTTGCATGAGGGAAAAAGATTGGCCCGGTCCGGCTTGACGAATTTGTCGGGCACAAAAAACCCAAAAAACACACACCAAAATGTGCCGCTTTCCGGGGAGATGAGAATGCGGCCGGGACTCGATCAAAAAAAAAGTACCACGGCAAAAAAATGGGCGGCACGCGATGGAAGAGGGTAAAAAGGTGGGACCAAAAAAGCCGACGAGTCGCGATGGCGGCGCAGGCGGCGCGCATGGGGCCAATGCTGCGACGCCCGCCGCACAAATAAAAAAAAGAGAAAAAAGAAAAGGAAAAATAGTTCTTTTTTGTGCGATTAAAACCCATTTTATCCTGGTTTTGTGTTTGTGAATAGTGGGTTTTATCCTGGATTTTGCATGGATATAACCTGGGTTTTTCGCAACATTTTGCAGTGGGGGTCGGTGGTGCGTGCACGCAGCGGCGGCCCGTCCTTGTCGCGCCACGATTTTTAGGGGTCACCGCCAAACTTGCGCTGTCTAATCGTGCGTCGCAATCTACGCGATGGTTTCCTTTTTTTTGAACCTCCAGAGCCAGGCGGCCCATTATATGGTGGCGCTTCCGCCGGGTTTCTTTTTTGTTTGCTCAAAACATTTCCCTTTTATTTTTGGTGCCGTCGGCCTGGGCGAGCCTGCGCGTCGGCCTTGCGCGCGCCCAAAAAAAGACCCTGAAAATTTTTTTTCTTGCGCCGCTTTGCGACGACCGAATCTTGGCGCCCTCTGCGCGCCGGCGCTCAAAAGTGTGTCCCATCCACGACCAACTTGTCGGTCAACTCCAAAAAAAGCAAGCCAAGAGGCAGGCCCCACGTGCCATGCGTCGCCGAGAAAGCGTCGTTGGCCTTCATCCTTTTTCTTTTTTATTACTTTGCGTGCCAGGGGCATCCTCGACCGCCGTCGACCATGACAACTCTGTTGGGTCGGCCGACAAGAAAGTTGCCTAGTTTGAAAAAAAAGCCACAGTCTGCCCTTGCCTGCACAGGCAGCGAGCGGGGCGCCAATGGAGGCGAGCAAAATCACGGCGCCGGTTATGCCGACGCCACAGGCAAAAACGCATGCAAACAAAAGAAAAAAAAGACCCAAACAAAAGACCGGATTTGCACACGATAGGGGCAAAAGAGCGCACTTTTCTTTTGCGATTGGTCGGTGTGGTGCAGTGCCACCGTGCCGCATTGCCTTGAGTGGTTTTCGTTTTTTTTCCTCTTGTTTCTGTTTCTTGTTCCAACTGCCGCGGCTGGTCTGTCGGTACCTGCCCTCTTTTCGATTCATGGAACAACTTGCCTTGCCTCATCCCGTGATCGAGCACGACGCCCGAGCCACTTTGACGAGCACATGCCCACAGTCGATTGAATCGTGTGCACCGCGCAAGCGCCGTGCGCTCACACGAAGTGAACCCACACGACGGCGTGCTCGCCAGCGCACCAACAACACCATTACAACGCCTCCATCCGCCTCTGTCTATGAGGATCAGAACAAGACCGCCGTCGCCGCCGCTGCTGCCGTTGTTGCTATAAAACCGACGGTGCACGCTGACCGCGGGTTGGCGGCTACATGTCCATTGCCCATGCGCTCCCGTCCACCGCGTCGGATACACCCGATGGCACGCATCGTCCAGCGCGCTGTGCAGTATGTATGTGTGGATGGTCGCCAGTTGGCCGTTGTCGATGTGGCGATTGCCCTCGTCGTCCAGGCCACACAGGGCAAGCCGGGGTCGTGCGACACCCTGCTCGCACAGTCGTGGTCGCTCCAGGACAGCGCCCTTGCCGTCCACGGCATGTGCGCCCGCCCTGGATCTGTCGTCGTCCTGACGGCCACGGTGGCGCCGCCGGCGTCGGCGCCGCCGCCCTTTACCGCCACGGCGCCTCCTCGCTCGTCAGAGCGCACGCCGCTCGCCTACACGACGCTGGGTCTCTTTTGGCTCTTTGGCGTCCTGCGATCGCACGGCGACCCGCGCTTTCACGACGCCATGGGCGCCGTCCTGCGCAGCGGCGTCCTCGACGACATTGGCGCGCGTCTGGAACTCGCACCCGTGACAGCGCGTGCATCCTTTTCGTGCACGCGCGCAGTGGCCAACATTGCCGTCGTCCTCGTCGATGACCGATGCGGTGTCCCCATCGATGCCTCTGCTGGCAACCTCGACAACGGCACCAACAAGGACAATGACGCTGATCTACGCACGACAACGCCAGACAGTGACAACAACAACAACGACAACGACAAGAGTGATAAACGAAATGTCAGCGTCTGTGTGCTCTCGGTGGCGGCGGCGGCCATGCGCAACGAATTGTGCGGCGCCGATCCGTGGGCGATCATGGGCCAGGGCGACCGCCGGCGCGTCGTGGGTTCCGACTCGCGCGAGGCCTGTGCCCTCTTGGCGGCGACAGGCGCGTGTCTGGCGCGCCGCGGCGTCGCCGCCCGCCTTTTGGTGGACGCCGCGCCGGGGCCGCGCGTCGACGACGCCCGCTTTCGGCACCATGTCGAGGCCGCCTTTGGCTTTGTCGCGCCTTGACTCCCCTTTCGTTTTTTCTCCATGGGTCCGAGGTCGCGACCTTTTTTTGGCTTTGCCTCTTGGCGTTGCTGTCGCCTGTGTATACGACGTCGCGTGCTCTCCCTTCTTCTTTTTCTCTTTCTGTACTGGCCCGGTACGCGGTGGTCAGAGTCGGCAGACTTGCCGCTGCACGCCGACGCACCGGACCCTCAAGAGAAAAATGCATATTTCCTGTTTTTCTAAAAAAATACAATTTTGTTTTGCCACACTGGCTTTTTTTGAAAATAAAGTATACGCGCACATGTGGAGCCTGACGTCAGGCCGCTGCTGTCGCCACGCGCACGATACCCTCGGTCTGGACGTCATGTCTGGCACTGCGCAGCGGCATCACCAACGCGCAGGTCACAAATCCAATGACGGCACCCGACAGGACGAGGCCGGCTGGCGTCGACGCGATTTCCGTGCACGGCCGGCACTCGACCGGCCCGGCTCTGGCCGCGACTGCCGTCCCCGCCATCACCAGCGCCAGCCATGTGCCGGCGCCGAGGACGCCAGTAACCGTCGCCAGCGCACCCATCCACATCCACCCCGCCGACCATGGCCGAGGGCGCACAGAATCGAGTGACCGCATCACGTGTTGGCCTCCTGCCTCTCTTTTTTTTATCCTTATAGACAAACCAAAAAAAAGGTGAATGGTGTGATCTCTTTGCCTGCCCTGTCATCCACCGTTTTGACTGTTGGACACACAGACTGGCGGCGCCGTCAATCTGTTGGTCCTGCTCTCTTGCGCAAGAGCCTCCATAGAACCCTGCCGCCCAAAGGGCTGTTGCCTCTTTTTTTTTCCTTTGCACAAGCCAACAACAAAAAAAGGGCGCTCACAGATCGTGCCAATGGCCGAGTATGTCTTGTCGGGGCCGACATCTGACAATGAAAAAAAGAGCGACATAAAAAGTGCTGGGTCTGTCTCAACAGGCGGGGTTTATTGCATAGGCACAATAGATGCCCGCGTGGCGTGCAAATTTAAAAAAAAAGGGGGCGACGGCGGGGCAGGCTCAGTGCGTGAGGTCGGCGAGGTGGGCCGAGACGAGGGCGCTAAAAGAGTCGTACTGACGACGCTCCTTGGCCTGGCGACGGCCCGTGTTGGACGCGGTAGTGGTGGCAGAGGCGGCGGTGGAATTGATGCCGACGGCCTCGTTGACGTAAAAGCCGTTAAAGACAACGTCCGTGTTGTAGGGACCGTCGAGGAGCACCGACGTCAGTTGGTCGCCAATGACGGGCAGGTGGCGCTTGCACGCGCTGGCCGACGGATAGGGCTGCGGCAGGTCGTTGCCATAGATGCCATAGCCGTCCTTGAGGATGCCGATTTGCACGAGGATCGACGCGCTGTCGAGGTAGAACCGTTCATAGGTCATCTTGTTATTGTCGTCAAAGCCCAGGGCCAGCACCATGGCCACCGACACGGGGCGGTTGGTGGGCGGATAGGGCACGAGCCAAAAGTTGACCGTGTGGTTAAACTGCGTAATGTACTCGTAGATGATCGTCGACGTGCCGATGCTGGTCGTCACTGGCAAAAAGACCAGGTCGGCCGGCTGCCCGCCGTTGAGGATCTTGGAGTACATATGATGGATGCTCTGGTCCGACGTCGGCGGTGCCGTGTTGACGCCGCCCATCAGGGTGTGGCCATAGACCTCGTAGGCGTCGGCACTCATCGTGTCCAGCAGCGGACCCCACCGACCTGCCTCCTCGTGACCGAGGTGGGTGAGCGCGAGCGTGAGCAGGCACGCGTCGGCCAGGGTCTTGTTGGCGGCGCTGCTGCACGGCACTGGCAGCGGCGTCGGACTCTGTGCGGTGGCGCCCGTCCGGCCCACACCACGAGGGCCAGTGCCGCGCACAAAAAGATGGTTGATGTCATAAGCGATCGAGTCATCTTTCGCCTAGTCGGTCGGTCGATTGGTTGGTTGGTGAGAAGAAAGATCGAGTTGTGAGCAAAACAAAAGGGTCTTGTGCCGGCACGGTTTTATGGGCGTCTGTAAAAAGCCTTATTGGTTGGTTACATCGTGCCTACCCGGGCCGCCGAATACAGCACATTCGCCATTGTTTTTCCCTTTTTTGTTTTTTTGACGACAAGGGAGATGATAATCTCGAAAAAAAAGAGAGAGGAAAAGAGGACCGTTGCCTTTTTTGTGCGGCAGGCGTATGCATTTAGGATCCCTCTTTTTTTTTGGTGTGCGATGCCGCCTTGTTGCCTCGGCCGACCACATGGGGGTGCCGTGGTTGTGCATGATGCGCGTGGCTGGGACAAACGAACAGAGAGGAGACGCTCCCAAGGCGATGCGGTTCCCGCCGTCGACGCGCAGCAAGAGACAAAAAGAAAGAAAAAGACAATAAAAATGCTGTGACAGGCGGCGGTACCACACAACGGCAATTGCCACCACACACCTAGGCAATCACCGATTGCACGCGCACACAAGGATCATGAACATCGCATCTCCCTCGTCGTCGCCCGCGGCCTCGCCGCCGCCGGCCGTGCGCATCCCGCGCGATATGATCGCCCTGTTTGCGGCATGTGCCAACCCAAACCTCGTTGATCTCAATGCCGACCCCAAACCGGTGCCGACCGATGCGCCCCTGCCCTGCGAGACCCCGCGCCCAGGTGCCGAGGTGGCGCCGGCGGCTGGTTCTGCTGGCGCGCAAGAGTCGCCGTCGACCGCGGATGTTTCGGCGCCATCTGCGCCTATCGATCCTTTGGTGCGCACGATCCTGACGCAGGCCAAGGCCCTGGACGACGCCGCCAAGAGCCTCTTGGCCCTGGCCGGCTCGCGCACCAGCGCCGCCGAGTTTGAGCGGGCGCGCGTCGAGTTGGGCTGGCCCGCGGTGCCGATTGTTGAGACGCCGCGACCGTTGTCATCCTCTCCCGCTGCCAGCAGCCCCCGTACTGGTGGTGACGGGGACAGTCTTGTCCTGCACAAGTTCAACCATGCCGCGCACAAGCATGGCCGTATCAACTTCGTCATCGGCAAGCGTGGCACCGGCAAGTCGGTCCTCCTCAAGGACCTCTTGTGTTCCAACGGCAATCAGTGGGACGTCGTCGTCGGCATGAGTCCCACACCCGAATCGCAGGCCATGCTCCGCGAGATGTTCCCGGCCTCGTGCATTCACGACGAGTACGACGCCGCGGCCGTCGCGAGGATCGTCTCGACGGCGCATGCCCTTCGCAGTGCTGGATTCCACCCGCGCATTCTCCTGGTGCTCGACGACTGCATGTTTGACACGTGCATTCTCAAATCCAAGGAGATGCGCGACGTCCACATGAACAGCCGCCATCTTGGCATCGAGGTCTACAACGTCGTCTCGTACGTGATGGACATCCCCAAGGCCATCCGTTCGCAGATCGACTATGTGTTTGCCCTGCGCGAGCCGCAGCGGGCCTATCGCGAGAACCTCTACAAGAACTTTTTCGGCATCTTCCCGACCTACAAAGAGTTCTCGACGGTCTTTAACGCCTGCACGGAAAACTTTGGCTGCATGGTCATCGACAACACGGCCAGGACCAACGCCATCGAGGACACGGTCTTTTGGTACCGCGCGTCGCCCAACCCGTCCACCATGCTTTTGGGCTCGCGCGCCCAGTGGCTCCTCCACCACATGTTTTACAAGGCGCCCGTGCACGTCCTGTCTGACGACGACATCATCCCGGCGCTGGCGTCGCGCTACACGGACCGCAGCCGCGCACTGGAAGCCGCCCTCGGCGACCCGATTCCGGTCCTCACTCGCCTGCGCCTCGTCGACTAGATCGTCCCCCCCCCCGCCCGCCGTACGACAGTGCCAGCGTCGTATTCCGTGTGTCATTCTTTCCTGCCCTCTGCGTCGACGTCTTTCAGTGCCCATGTCGTCGGCGCCCAAGAGCGCCAGCCGATCATTTGGCCCCTCCCAGTCCCGTAATAAAAGACCAACAAAAAAAAGACGGCCCATCGCGACCAAGAAATTGTTTTCTTTTTCTTTCTTTGTGTCGTAAAAAGAAAAAAGAAAAAACTAAACCGGGCACACGAGCGCACGTCGGGACTTTTCGCCTCCCTGCCTTTGGTCCATGGGTTTTGTGTTGTTCTTTTTTTTTCCATGGACGGGGGCGAGTGCAGCCTTGTCGGGGACCGCCGCCTTTTGGGCACATATTTCCCTTGTGCATTGTTGGCAAAGCCTGGGCCACTCTTTTTTTTGCCGCATGACTGATTGGTCGGGCGACCGGCGTAAATGTCCCTGCTCGAAGAGACAAGGCAACCATCAACTCAGAGGCACACGCCAGAGCGAGCCGCACCCGTCGCAGAGAAAAAGAAAACCTTTTTACCTTGTTTTTCTTTTATTGTTTTGTTTGACCAAAGAGACGGCATCAATAACACAAACCATATCTATACTGGGATACACGCCAACAAAAATTAAATCGGCGAGGACGGAGGCCGATGGAAGAACCTGCGACGACGGCATCGGTCCTTCTGGCCGCCGACGCCCTTCCCACGGGCCTCGTGGCCGATACGCCCGCCGACGGTCGCGCCGCCTCGTATGCGTCGCGCCTCGATGCGGCCTGTCGCGCCTGGAACATGAATGGCGACGGCAATGGCGAGATTGCATCGGACCCGCTCCTGACACGCCTCGACGAGCAGGCCTTTTTTGATGTCTGGGGCGACGGCGAGGGATGGGACGCTGCGCCTTTGCCGAGGCCTATAGGGGCATGTGGGAGGCCATTGATGCCGACCCATGGGCGTCGACCGCCATCAAGTATGCCTTGGCGTCTAATTTGACACCGCAGTGGCCGCCCGGCATCGAGGACATTGTCGGCGTGTACACGAGCCTCGTCGGCACGCCCGAGGCACACTTTGCCGCCCAGGAGATCATTGGCCAAGAGGCCACCCGATCCCAGGGCCTGGCCAGACTCGTGCGCAATATTGGTGCCCTGTACCGACGACGGACAGAAAATCGCATGGCGGCCTATGCACGACGCACGACTATGAACGCCCAGGGCAGTCTGACCCTGCGCGCCATCATGGGCGACTGGCCGCGCGCGGTCGACCCCCGCTGCGATCCCGACGACGACACGCTCTACCTGGTGCTGGCCGAGCGCGGGTCACGGGGCGCCACTGTGCATCTCGTGGCCGTGACCAATGGCGGCGCCGAGGCGCACGTGCTCGGATCGATGGCGCCCGATCGCGATTTTGTCGGCGATCTCGATGCGCTGCCGCCGGCGGCGCGGCCCTATGCGGCCTTTGTGCCGTGGCTCCTCGACGGCGCCGGCCTGCCCGACGACGAGATTGACGTTGGGGTCGGCGACGCCGTGCTGGCCGTGCGCGCCATCATGGCCCTCTTGCCTTCATGGGCCGACCTGCCCCCGGCCGTGCTCGATGCCGTGCGTCCGTGGTCGCCCGGTCGCATCATGCGTCTCGGCGGGCGTTCCAAGACCTGGGCGGCCTGGATCGACGCCTGCTCGCTGGCGCTCTTGCTGTCCCAGATGGCCGGCGCCGACGCTGGTGCCACCGCCATTCAACTTTATCGGCCCGACATGCGTCCGCCAACCGATCCGTTTGCGCCCGTCACACAGGTCGAGACGCTCATGCGCCTTGCGCACGAGGCTGCCGTCGGCGCCACCGAGGCACGTTTTGACCCGACGGGGTTGCCCATGGAACTGGCCGAACCGCTGGCCTTTGACATGTGGCGACGTACGTGCGCGTTGCCGACGGCCGAGCGCGGTCCTGACGGACGGCTCGTCGGTGCCGATCGTCTTTTGGACGTGGCCGCCCTGTGGGGCGTCAAACCGACACCGGCTGAGCGCGCCCGGCCCGACCTCTTGTGCGCGTCGCTGGCGCCCACGGCCGTGGCACGCGGTGCACGTGTGTTGCGCGGTCGGGACACGCTGCCATTGCCCGATCGCGTGGCGCCGCTCTTTGGGCCAGTCATCCTGGACGAGGTGGAGCGCGGCGCGTGGAGCCGCGCCTGTGACGGCCTGGTCGACCCCGATTCCGTGGGCGTCGCCGACAATCCCCGACGTGCCGTCTTTGGCGCCTACCGCGATATTGTCGGCGGCGACACGGACGAAGAGGAGGAGGAACTCGTGCGCCGCTGGGCACCCGTGCGCGATCGCGCTCTTGATGTCGTGCAGCAGGCGCATGCCTATGCACGAACCCGTCCCGATCTTGTCGGACCGTCGCTGACAGACAAGGCGCGCCTGGCCCTGCTGGCCTTGCGACACGAGGTGCCGATCGAGGCCGGTGATTTGGTCACCTTTGACGCCGCGTGCGCCGCCCTGGCGCCGCTCGCCGTCCTCTGGCCCTAAAATCGAGTTTTTTTTGATGTTGTTTCTTTTCCAAAACCCACCCGAGGTCAGGTTGGGCGCGCAAACCATTCCCAAGCCCTGTCTTGCTTCCCAGCCTTGGAGTTAAACCTTTTTTACCTTGCCGGCCGAATTTGCGACCAATGCCACGCGCCCATGCCGTTGCCGGCTGGGTCACAAACTATTTTTCTTGTCGTCAATGACGGTCCCGTTCGCATGACCAACTTTGTGACAAAAAAAAGAGGTCCAACTTGGTGAATGTCCAACAACATCATTGACGAAACAATTACACCCACGACGTGGACGCGCGATGGACCAGAGCGACATCGGCCCGTGCACACGGGAAATGTATCGGCCGGGGCTCGACACGCTGGCCAGTGAACTGGTTGTCGAGATACTTGCCCGCCTGCCTTGTGCCAACGACATCGGCCGCTGTGCGTTGCTCTCCAAGCGCTTTGCCGACCTGATCGCCCACGATGCGCGCCAGTACGCGTGGAGGTGTGCTGCAGAGCACGCCGCCCGACTGGTCCGACTCGGCGGCCCGTGGCTCGCCTTTGCCGCATCGACCCAGGGCTGGCCGTGGGTCAGGCGTGCGCTCGACCCGTGGACGCCTTTCGCCCGCGGCGGGATCGGCTTCTTGCGCAAATCCAAACGCACCTATATGGGCGAGTACCATGCAGATAAACGGCACGGTCACTTGATCAAGATCGTGTCCGCCGGTGACTGGGCATTTTACGGCCCCGTCGATGCCAATGGCGTGTCGGATGAGTCTTGGTTTGCCGCCAACGGCGACACGTACCGGGGCCAGTCGCGCATGCGACGCTGGCGCAGCTTGGCATGCATAACGTTGCACCGAATTGCATCAGTGTCGGTGGTCGCTCGTACTATGGGAACGCCACCGTGACCGTCGCAATCAACTGCACTTGCGCATCTTTGCTGCCTGGCGGGGAGACGGGCCTTGGCGCTCCAGCCGCGCACGACGACGCCGGGGGCCCGCTGCAAGAGCCAACGTCGTCGTCGCCGGTGACCTCGATTGTACATGCTGCCCACGGAACCGCCTTTACCCGTGCCTTTGGCTGTGTGATGAGAACGACCTACCTGCGCGAACGGCCTGTGACCCACTACACTTTTCTGTTCTGCAACGGCGACCTCCTCGATTACGATTTGAAGACCCAAGGCGGCGACACTTTTGCCTCTGTGCGCATGGTGCTCAGCCCCCACTGCCCTGATCCCAGATTCCGCTCTGTCGAGATCAAGGCGGACATCTGGCGCCACCATGCCGTCGAGAACCCTGGCGGCATCCCATCCACACTCTTGTATCCTGATCCCATCCAGTCGCCTGACATGTTTCGGATTTACCACGAGTATTTCAAGACCGGGTTCCTGCTTGTTCGAGAGTGCCAACGTGCGGCGGTGGCGGCCATCCTCGCCCGCGAGGCCCTCTGAATCATCGTGTGATTTTCTTTTTTCCGCTTTGTGGATCGTGTTCCGTTTCTTTTTCGAAAAATATGCTCAATAAAAAATGGGTAGGCGCAGGCGTGAATGCGGACCCGACCATGATCGGAGTCGGGTCGCACAAATGCCGCACGATCCATCAACGATTTAAAAAGACTTTTGAGTGCAGGTTGCGGGCCTGCAGATGGCCGAGTCGGTCTGCCCAAAAATTGGCCGGCCGTGGCTGACTGGCACCGCGACCCCAACCCGACGTGTCTCTAGGCATCGAGGGCCAAAAAAATGCAAAAACAATGTGTCGTGTTTTATGCAGTGCAGCCTCTCAATCGGCACCGGGTTGGCTCTTTTTTTTCGCATATAACCGCACGGGGTCCGGTCGCCAGAGCGACATCGCGCCCAAGACACGACCACTAAAAGAGTGTCCTCGGGCAATTGTCACAAAATCGCAACAAATTGTCGGTGGGATCTGTATGTTTTGCATGAGAAAACCCTTTTTCTTTTGCGGCACAAACAAGGCCGCCTCGGGCCAAAAGATGCCGCGTGCGTCGACATCGGGCGGCTGCTAGGGGTAAAAAAAGTCACCCGGCAACCGCACGGTACGTCGCCCGCCTTTGTTCGTCCACTTGTGTGTCGTGCAACAGTTTCCCCGGATACCGCAAAGAGCGCCGATTCGTGTGTGTTGTTGCGGCGTACTTTAAAAGGCGCTTGCCGGTCCTTGACAAGTTCTTTACTTACTCCCAACCCTGTACACCACCACCATCGCAACTGCCACCACCATACTACTACCTACCTGCATACCACTGCGACGCTCGCACCGACGACCTTTTGACTCCCCAAGACATCCTATCTTTTTTTCTTTGCACGACTGGCCCTTTTCGCACTACCAACATGAACACCCCGACGACCATCCTCTTGTGCCTGGCCCTGTGCTTGGCGGCGACCGCCGCTTCGGCCCACCCACGCAGTGGTGGTGGTAGTGGGCGTCCGTGCCGCCCCGGCCAGGGCAGCGCTGATGCGCCCTATGACGTCTCGTGCCCGCGTTACTATTACACGCGCGCCGGCCTGGAGCGGGCCGAGCCCTTCAAGGGCACCAACCTCGGCTGGTTCAACTGCACGGGCTCGGCATCGCTGCACGACGCCGTCACGGGCCAGCACATTGCCTCGTTTGACCTGCCGGCGTTTAATCTGCAGACGCTCTACGACGCCGACTGTGGCTGCTGGATGACGACCAACTCGCTGACGTCCTATGTCGTGCGCGAGTATGGCACCGGCATGCCGGGCCACTCGCAGCAGGGCAGTTGCTTCGAGTACGAGTTTGACCCGGTCGACGGCGGCGACCAGCCGCTCAAGACCGTGGCGCGCGCCACCAACGTCGGCCTCTTTCACCGCGACGTGGCCTATATGCACGCCGAGACGGGCGCGCTCGCCGGTCAGCAGACGATTGTCTTGAATGCGCGCGGCGACGAGATGGTGCTCTTGCGTCTCTATGACCCTGTCACCCGCGTGCCCACCTTTGTGCAGAATGTCGTGTGCAGCAAGTTTGCCGCCCAGCCCTAGTTACAAAAAAGACAGGAAAAATAGATTGCTCTCTCTCTCTCTTCATATATTGTCCTGTTCTGTTTTGGGCGCTCGGCCGCCTTTGCGGCGCACGCGCTTTGCGCCTATCGAGATCACAAAGATCACACAAAAAAGACAAGAGGCAAAGCCGCACTGGCCATCAGTGTCGTGCCGCCCGTCCTGGCTGGGTGCGCAGCAAAGGACCGCCATTACAAACAAAAAAGAAACATGAAACAAAAAACATAGAACAAAAAACACGGCACAAAAAAGGCCCCACATGTGGGTTGGCTGCGGTTTGCCCTCTCTGTGGCCTCTGCCTTGTTTTTGCCCTCTCGATCCTATTCTATTGTTTCCATGGGGCGCAGAAAAGTCAGTGTCTGTCTCCGCCGCGGGCTGCCATTGTTTGTACTCGTCCAGGAGGTCCTGCAAGACCGTGTAGGCCGCGATCATGTTGGGTCTCGCATGGATCGCAAACGGATCTTGGACTCGATGCAGTGTCCAACGTATTAGCGCTTTCATTGAGCGCCTTGGTGGCGATGTCCATCTCGGACGCGACGCACAGCGCATTCCTACCCAAAGGGTATGCGTGCTCGTCAGGCTGTCGCCGGTCAAAAAAGGGCTTGTGACAGCCGGCCGTGTCCCTTTTTTTCTGCAAAAAATCAAAAAACTTGTCCAGTCGCGTCGCGGTGTATTTTCGCTGCGTCCAACGGGGCCGCGTGATCTGCGGCGCCAAAAAAGCGTACAGCAGATGCACGCCCATTTTAGTCGGCGTCCTTCTTTCGCACACACTACCCTCACCCCTATTTTCTGTGGGCCAACCCATTCTTTTCGGGTCAGTCTTTTTTCTATCGATTTTTTTTCGAAAGAGAAAAAAAGGCCGGCCGACCGGACTCGCTGCCGCCTCGTGGCTTGTTGCGCCGCCTTTGTTCGGGTCCCCTTTCCTGCAGTGGCCCACAGCGATTTTTCCCGACTGAGTCCCCCTTCCGGTGGCGCTTCCGTCGTCATCATCATGAACCGAACCGATGGCGTCTCAGTCCCACAACTGTACCTCAAGGAGACATCCAACCTGACCGCCAATGCACCGCCAACGCCGCCGGGTAACAAGTGCTCGATAAAAGGCAACCGACGCCGACCAACGCCAAAGACCAACATCCCATATATGCAGGTTAATGCGCCACGGCACGCGCAACTGCCGCCGCCGTTGGCGCCACGCACAGAGGGTCCGCCAGGGGCACCCTTTTGCGTCGGCGCATTTCGCCATTTCCTGCGCAATCTGCCGCCGACGGCGATTGTCGATCTGGCCGACGAGCCGCCCATCGTCGTCATGGACAGCGCGAGGCTGCGTGCCTCCTACGTGATGTTTACTCGTGGTTCGACCGACGCTGCGCGCCTCCTCGAGCGCCTGGGCATCGCCGGCCCCTTTGACCATCTGCCGGCTATGCCCGTGCGCGCGTCGGCGCCCCCGATTCACGACGCGCAGACACCCGCCGTCGGCGCCCGTCTGTGCCATCCAAAGCGCGCGCGTGTTACATCCCAATGCGCGTCGCGACCATTGCCCACCATCTACGACCTGTGTTGCGAGACCATACTCGATCAGGCGCGTGCCGCCTACAGGGCAGAGGGTCCGGCTGCCGCCGTCAACGCCGTGGCCGACGTGTCGTCGGTGCTCACCTCGGGGGCGCCTGTCGACGTGGCCCTGTACGCCTGTGGCGCCACGCTGGTCACGCGTGACGTCGCCCTGGGCATGCTCGCCCTGGGCGAATCACGGTCTGATATCGATGCCGCCTATGCGTGCGTCGCGTGGACCGTCTTGCCGCACGGTTCGGTCGGCGTCTATGAGCGACGCTCTTGACGATCCGTCACTTGCCCTTTCCGTGTGTGGCCGTCGCCACCGCGTAGAAAGTGCGCAAAAAAAGTGTACAGAGACAAAAAAAGGCGCCTATTACGCAGTGCGGCCCAAAGCAAATGTTGTTTCTTTTGTTTTTATAAAACATTTTTTTGGGAGGGGGGCGGGGTTTTTTGGTTGTGCCTGTGGAGACCGACGGCCCGTGTGCGCTCGCCACGCGCCCCTGACACGGTCCAACAAAGAGAGAGAGAGAGAAAAACAATGACCCAAGAGAAAAAAATGTATTTTTTATTAATGTGCACGGACGCCTCGACGTCCTTTGTGATGCCGTCGGCGCTGACGCTGTCGTTGACGCTGTCGTGCGGTCTCGTAAAGTCCACCGCCGTGGTCGAGCGAGTCGTCTACCGTGCCGTGGTCATCGAAAAAGAGGGAATGCTCTTCGGCGTCCAAAAGTTGGACCCAGGGCTTGCCCGACGAGGCGTGATCCTCGGCGAGCATGCGCTCCAACGTGCCGCCGTGGTCGTCGATGGTCATCTGTGCCTCTTTCTGGCGTATGCGGCGCATGTCGGCCACGTACATGTCGATGGCCCATTCGACCCAGTCCATGGCAAAGCGGGCGTCCTGGAGGCGCAGTGGGTGCTCCCTCCACCGTGCGATCAATGCGCCCAGGCTGCAGTCGCCACAGTGCCATCCGAGTATGAGGCGCGGACCATGAAAGCGCACCACTGCAAGGGCGCCCCACATGGGGTTGGTCGCGTCGCAGCAGATCATGAGGACATCCTGCTCTGCACTTGTGGACGGACATGCCGGCGCATGTGTGCGTCGTCTAAGGGGCATCCACCCGCGGATCGAGCCGATTCGGGCGAGCACGCCATCATAGCCATAGGCCGACGGCGATCGGGCCGCATTGTCGCGCGCCAATTGCGCAAAAAGGCACGGGTCGAGTAGATGGGCGACAGGTGCGGGCACGACAAAATCGTCGCCGTCGACGCGGTCCGCACAGACAAAATCGGCACCGTCAAAGTCCCACCTGTGCGACGTCCACACGTGGCGGCGATCCAGGTCAATCTCGCAGATGGTGTGGAAGCGATGGCAGTCGGCGGTGCGGTCGTCTCGCTCCTCATCTGCCCCGTTGGCATAGTGGATTTCGGCGAGTGCGCGACGCGCATGCGTCGCACAGCCACGCCTCGTAGGGTCCGCCGTGCCACCGTGATGTCCCATAGGCGCGCCACCTAATGGTCGGCACTTTGTGGTCGCTGTTGCCGTCATCATCTCTATTCTTGCGGCGGTTGTTGTCATCGTCGTCGGCCTCGTCTTTGCTGTCATCATCACTGTCACTGTCGTCTTGCCAACCCATTCCTGCGAGGTTGGACAAACACGGCTTGGGCCGAGTAAAAACCAAAAATGTGCCGAAAAAGCAAATTGGGGATGGGCGACGGCGACAACAACCCCAACAACAAACAAAGTTGGCGACGGTGCGCACCATGGCGGCAGCGACAAGAGAGGCCGGCGAGACGGCGGTCGCCCGACCGGGTCATTTGCTCCCACCACGCGACAAAAGCGTCAACGCTGGCATGGGCGGATCGACATATGCGGTCCGCGCGCTGCCACGCATACTGGCGCAACGCGGCGCATGCTTGGTGAGCGCCGGCATATCGTCGGCGTCGCACTGCTCAACGATCAGCGCCCACACCTCGATCGGCAGACCCGCCAGCACCGTCATTTGTGAGCGGTCTCGCTGTGTGTCCTCTTGCATCCGTCTGTCTTTTCCCCTTTTTTCCATTTGTTTGTCGATTTTTTTAATGGCGGTGGCGACGTCGGGCGCTCTGGTCTGCTAGTGGTCTCCCTGGTTGTTTGTGGGTTGGGTGCGGCACTCGCGTCTCTGGTGCTGATCGACCGTATCAGCCCGCCACGATCTTTTTGCACAGTCTTCCCATTGGCGGCGCGGCACTGCCGTTGGCCCCTTTTTTCGTCGACTTTATAGCGTGTGATGACACAATAGGTCGGCCATAGAGTAGGCCGGCAATAGGAAAAAGGGTCGGACAAAGGGCCTGCCATGGGCGCACCCTGCTGAGCGAGTGTCGCCAAAAGAGAAAAAGAGGCACGTGGCGCCCTTTGCTTCATTTTTGCCCACCTGCTGTGCAGGCGTGCCGGCCTGCGCCTGCTGCGCACTCAAGGGAAAGGGGAGGAGGCGAACAAGAAAGACCGACAAATGATAGGCGAGGCGTGGCGGCGACGCGTTGTCGTCCTTCTTGTGCTCCTGGGCGCTGCCGCGGCGGCCGCCATCTTGTGTGCCGCCGGCATTCTCCTGCACCGCCACGCAACGGTCGACATGGTGCACGACGACGATGCCGTGGAGGCGCCACCGGCCGCCGGCAGCGGTTGCCCGTCGTTGGTGCACGCGCATCGGTGCAAGGCGCGCTGCGGCTGCGAGTGGTGTCCACCGGGTCCCGGCTTTGGCTGTCACGAGGCGGCATCGGGCAGACGACCGTGCGGCGGCCATAACGGCCATCGACGGGCCTTTTGGACGTGCGAGACGCACCTGGCCACGTGGTTGGCCGTTGGCGGCGCCGGCCTCGTCGGTGCCGTTTTCGTTGCCGCCGCGGCCAGTCTCTGGGCCTGCTGGCCGAGCATGTGCCGCCCTCGGTCGACAAGCGTCGACCACACGACTGGTCTCTTGATGCCTCTTGATGCCTCTGCATCTGTCAATGCCTGATGCTGGGCCGTTTGTGCCAGAGACTCTGTACGACCCCCGACAACGACCCATAAAACAGCCCGTGCAAAGAGACCCAAAAAAGAGGAGGGGAACAAAAGGGGAAGAAAGGTTCGCCGCTCGACACAAGGCAGACCGGCCCGTGCCTCGTGGTCTCTGGCGGCTGCGTCTAAAAGAAAGACACAACAAAATGAAACCCATGCGATCATTCTTCCTTGATGTCATGCGCGTCCCACAAGCGCCGACAGTCGCCCTCTTTGTGGGGCTCTTGATGATGACCGCCCTCGTCACAGCAGCCGATCCGACCCCAACGCCGACTCTGTCTTTGGACCGCGCCTGCGAGATGGTGCTGGATGGCGCCACGTGCCAGCGACGTTGCGAGTGCGAATGGTGCCCGCCGGGACCCGACCACGGGTGCCACACGATCAACCTCGCTGGCGCGTGCGGCGGCGCGCCGGGCCAGAGGGCGCCGCACGATACTTGCTATGACGATCCAGCATCGGGTGTCGAGGGCCTCGTCGTCGGAGCCGTTTTCGTCGGTCTCGCGCTCGTCGCCGTCGGTCTCTGGTGGGGCTGCATCTGCGTGAGATCCCTGCGCCGTCGCTTTTTGCGTCTCGGCACCTGTGCCAGTGCAGTCGACCATGACATAGGAGCGCCCAAAGGCGATCCAAGCGTCAACCATGCCCTCGGCGAGCCGCTCGACTGTGCATCACGGTGCGACGGACCGGCGATGGTACCACCACGTCGTCCAGCCTCGCGCCCGATCGATATGCCGCGCCCGCGCGCTCCTGTCCCCTCGTCTGTTTATGCACCACAACAATACCAATGACAATGACAACCTCTTTTTCTCCTTTTTTCCTCTTGCCTTTGTGGGCCCATGTCGATCCCTGGCGGCTGGCGCAAAGATTTGGGTCGGTTAACTTGGCCCGCAGGCAAACCCTTTACATCATCGAACCTACGTCTGGCGCTTTATGCATGGCACTTTATCCATAAAACTGTCACTCGACCAAAAAACAAAAACGACGACTGGAAATTCAGACATGAACCCGAGGACGACTGAACATGAGGCCGCCCAAATGCCATGCGGCCGACCGACGGGAGCGCAGATGCTGCGAGCAATGCATGCCAACGGCCCATCCCGTCAATTCCCATGCCGACAAAAACCGCAAGGACGATAAAAAGGGACATCGGTTTGTGGCTTTTTTATCCACTTTTTTGCACCTGATTACGAGTGTACTCTTTTTCCTTAAAATGCGATTTTATTTGTTTGATTGTTGGCGTCTCTCTTTTTCCCCTCTCTTTTTTTTAATCGCAAAAGTCGGTCTCTATGCCGCGCGAAGAGAGCGCGATCCTGGCGACCGACGCGTCCAGTTTTGCGGGCAGGTTCTGGAGTTTGTTTTCGAGCGGCGCCGCCGCATTGTCGCCCTCTGCGGGCCAGGCCCTCTCAGCGAGGTACAGGACCGAGCGCAGTTTGAGTCCAAAGGTAATGTCGATGATGTCGGCCGAGTGGCCCCTGCCCGTGGCCACGTTGCAGGTGTTGCCGCCGGCGATCAGGTAGATCTTGCGCCCGTGCCCTTTCTCGGACTCGCCCCTACCATCGCACATGGCATATACTCGTCGATATATTTTTGCCTCTCCAAGCGGTACTCTCTTTATTCGTGCACCCGTCGCCGGGCCTGCATGGGTACGTTTGGACAGACTTTGGGACAATAGACCCCGCCAGGCGATGGTGCGCAGGGGGGGGGAGTACATGGAGCGCAAAAAAAAGCGGCGTCCGTCTGGTAGCCGGGTGCTGCCGCTGTTGTCGTGGGTCTCGGTCGAGCGCGGGAGAGACCGCTGTTGCTCCGTGCCGCACGGAGCGACGGCTAGCCGAGCGGCTAAAAATCGTGGATTAATCCCGGCGCAGTAGGGACGTCGACAGCGGAATTCGCGTGTTTTAGCCGGTCGGCTAGCCATTGCCCGCCGTTATCCGTGCCGTATCCAGTCGCGTCCCTGTGCAGGATTTTTTCACGTCGCATCGCGTCATTGTGTCGTCTTGTCTACAAAAAAAGACAAGCGCTGGCGAGCGGTGCGGTTGGCGAGCGGTGGTCCAACCAGACAGACTGCGACCTGCGGCCAGCCTCTCTCTCTCTATCTCTGATTGGCTTGGGTGTGCTTATAGGGCCGCATTAGAGAAAATTATTATATATTTTTAGCAAAAGAACACACGGCCAGAGCACACACCATGTTCCACCCGTCCATTGCTCATCTAAATACTGCCAAGCCCTCGCCCCAATGGGGCCAGGCCGATCCCACAGGCACGCGCAACTATCAATGGTTCATCGAGGAAAAGATTGACGGCAGCCAGTTGTCCTTTCAGCGCCAGGGTGACACGGTCGAGTTTCGCAACCGGTCCAAGGTCGTACCGGTCGACGTCGCCCTCGACCGGGTGTGCTATGCCAACGCCGCGCAGGCCATCCTGCGCCTCGCCACGCAACTTGACCCGGCCTACACCTACCACGGCGAGGCAGTGTGCAAGCGGCGACACAATGTCGTGGCCTACCTGGGCACGCCGCTCAAGTTTTGGATCTGCTACGGGATCTATGACGGCGAGCGCCACCTGGATCGGCCTGCCATGGAGGCCGAGTGCGCGCGCCTCGGTCTGGCATGCGTGCAAGTGTTGTATGCCAACGCCGACCCCGCGGTGCTTGATCCCGCGCCCAAGGTGCTCGACATTGTGAAGCAGATCGAGGCCGGCCAGATCGAGTCGTGTCTCGGCGGCACCGTGATCGAGGGCGTCGTCGTCAAGCACAATGCCGCGTGGCACGCGCGACCCAAGGCCTACAAGCCCGTCCAGTTCAAGCACGTAACGGCGGCCTTTAAAGAGTGCCATGGAGAAAGACGCCCGCCCCTTCCAAACCACGACGCCGAGTCCCTCCTGGCCTACTTGGCGCACATCGGAAGCAACTTTGCCGTGCCGGCCGTCTACCAAAAGGCGCTGCAGCACATCCGCGAGGACCCGACAAAGAGAGAATCCATCTCGCTGCCGGTCGTGCAGCGCGAGGTGGAAAGGGACATTCGAAAGGAGCACGGCCAAGACATTGCCGAGGCTCTCCTCGAAGCCTTTCTGCCTGTTATTATGCGGCACGCCACGGCAAAAGTGCCCCAGTGGGCGGCCGACCAAGGCGATTTGTTGCCAAAGGACGAATAAAGCAATCTCTCCTATATATCAGGGACGGCATACCATCCTTAAAAAAATAGGCAGAAACACAACACACACACACAATCCCGGTGCTCCACACACACACACAATCGACCACACCCGGCGCCACGGCGCGCAACAGGTCTTTTGCAACAGATCCGTGCCGTGCACAGCCGGTTGGGGATTGCCCACAAGTAGAGGCCGGTGCGTAGGCGGCGCGCCCAGTGCTTGCTTATGGTTAGTTGATTAATGGTCGGCTAAAGGCCTTGGTCGGCCGGTTGGTCGCGACTAAGTCGGATGTATGAAATTCCTGTCGGTCGAGTGAATCAGAACAAAAAGGGAAGAAAGAATCCCAACAACGACCAAGAGACGTGCGCGAATCAAACCCGGTTTGGGCATCCCAACTCTGAGGCGAACCCGAATGCGAGCGCGGGTCGGCTCGCGCTCGCATTCGGGACTGGATAACTGGGTTTATCCGACTATTTACGCTTTTATACCGAATTTTATGCTGTTTATTGACGGACGGTTCGATTCCCGCCGGTACCGACTAGAGTCGCAGTTAACCGGCCATTAGTCGAAAGCAAAGTGGCCAGTTGGTTGAATATGACCAGTCAATACCCGCAAGCACGGTACTCGCGGCCGACGAACGCGCCTGCGTGTTTGCCTCGACGACGCGAGACAACACGATGCCGTGCGACGTCCCAGAGCCCGACCTCGCCGCCGCACTGGAGCGCATGCGCGCCGCGACAAGTCGGCAAAGTGTGATAGTGCGCGCCATGAGCACCCTCCAAAACATGCTCTATAACGTTGTCATACACGCCTTTCTCGACGCCTATCAAAGGGCGTCATCCTGGAGGCGCTTTTTTTCTCCATAAAAATGGACCTTTGTTGTGTATGTGTGCGCGTGTCTTTTTATCGCATTGGGCGAGGCGGTTTTGCTTTGGGGTTTTTTTGTAGGCACCTTTGTTCGTGCGAGCAGCGCGAGCGCGCCGGCCGAGACCAACGCGCGCACCTCGCGTCGGCATTGGCAGACCGACGGGGGACCAAGACAGAGGGAAAGAAAAACCGCCCGTGTGCGTGCGCAACAGGGGCAGCGAAAGAGGAAAGAAAAAGAGAAGAAGAGATCACCACGGTCGGGCCGCAGGCGCACGCCGCTGTTTGCATGGACCCCTCGTGGTGGTTGTTTGGTCTCTTGTGGTCGGTGCTCGTCTCTTGCGCGACCTATGCACTTCTCGTGGTGCACATGGGCATCGATGATCACCGCGGTGATCACCACTACCGCGGCAACGACGTCAACATGGCTGATGACCCTCATGTCGAGCACGCGCACAGCGCCACATGTTCAGACTTGTCGCCGCCGCCGCCGCCTCCTCCTCTTCCACCGCTGACGCTGACCGACCTCCCGCCCGAGATGCACGTCCACATCCTGTCGTTTGTCGACCCGCGCGGCGTCATTGCCTACGTGGGTGCCGCGCGCGCCCTCCGCGTCCTCGGCCATCGGCAGGCGTTGGCGTTGCGACCATTGGCGGCGATCGGCGAGTGCCTGTGCGGATGCGATGAGATCGATTGGGGTCCGCGTGCCGACCACCTCGACTCGGCCGTGGCGATGGGGTGCTCGCTCGAGTGCTACCCGCTGCACTTTAGAAGGCTGCTTGCCTACGGGGGGCTCGACGATGCCCGCGTGCTCTACCGGCGCCTGGAGGCGTTCATGCTCCCGGCGTTTATCCACCTGGGCGAGCGCGAGTCGCGCTGGGCACTGGCCTCGTGGCTCCTGTGCCACGCGCTGTGCAACGAAATGGCGAGCGCGCGTGGGGGCGAGGCCGCCGCAGCGCTGGCCCACGAGGTCGCGGGGACGTGCGTCTTCCACGAATACATCGAATATATCGAGGACCCGATATGTATCGGCGAGGCTATCGAGCGCGGCCATCGCGCGTGCGCCAAGGCCTGTCTTGACTGGCGGGGGACAAAGGCCGACGCGATATGGGATCTGCGCATGGCAAGCGTGCTCTACAATGCGTGGCGCGCCCGCAGCAACCCCCTAGCGCTCGACCGCCTGGCGGCGCGATGCCAAGCCGTGTGCGAACTGAATCCACACGTCTTTGCCGACGCCGAGGCGGTGCGTTCGCAGATCATAGGATGGAATAACACATCGCGCCGGGGGACCATCAAGGCCGACGCTTTTGCCGTCATCGCGCGGCACGTGCCTGGCCTGCGCGCGATCGGCTTGGTGCACAGTCACGTGCGATTATGGGACCACCACGAGGAGCGCGCGCTGGTCGAAGCCCTCGTCTGCGGGCGCTGGGGTGATGCCGACGGGCTGTGTGCCCGTGCGTCCGATGCTATGGCGCGAGGCGGCCCGCAGGCCAAAGAGAAAATCCGTCGTGCGATCATGGAGATTGCAGAACTCCACCTCCATCGCCATGTAGTCTATGTTGCCGACGCGTCCGTCGGTACTAACACGCTCGCGATTCTGACGCGCCATCTGCCGCACGATTGGGGCGAGTCCTTGCGCACCATCTTATTCGGTGAGTGCGTGCGGCGACGGGCGTGCTCGCCATGCTCCGCGGTCCTCCACGTCGAGCACCTGGCATACCTGAACAGGCCCTCATTCAAGGATCGCAACGTGTGCGCTGCGCTGTGGCCGTCACCTCGCAAGCATGCCCAAAGCATTAGATGGTCGCGCGCGCGTGCGCTGGCCCTCTTGCGTCACGAGTCGGTGCGCTGGCCAGTGCGCGCGGCCCTCACCGCCGCGGCCTATGGCGACATGGAGGTGCTCGACGTGCTCGCGCCCGAACGCGCCGCCACGGAGGAGCCTGGGCTGTCGGGGTCGCCATCGTGGACCGCCGACGTTGTCGCCCTCTTGGTCGCGGCCGGCTACATCGAGGGCGCGCAGGCCATGGCCTCGCGCTACGGCGTCGACATCGAACGGGTCAACGTCGCGGCAAAGGTGATCGGGCTCGATCAGGCTCATCCCTACAAGCCGTGCTCGGGCCTCTACAGCGCCGACTTGCCACGCTGCCCGTTGCCGCTCTCTGTGCTGTTGCATGTGCCGCGCGTCGGCGCAAAGAGCACATTCATCGAGGCCATCCGACGCGGTATTGGCACGCCCATGCACCCCGTGGACGCTGCGCACCTGGCCGCGACCTTTGTCGGCGCCCTCGACGGCGCCGACGCGTCACACGTGCTCAAGCCCACAACGGCCGTGGGCGCCATCGACTGGCTGTGCGGCCAGACCTACATGCGCTTTGACGCTGCCTATGTGACGGCGTGCGCCTCCATCGGCGCCACGGGTGTCGTGCACTATCTCGTGGTGCGTCGCGGGGTGGCGTGCGATATCGGCGCCGTGAGCCGCGCCCTGTGTAATCGGGGCGGACACTCGTATTCGGGTTCTGGCTCGAATGACACGGAGAACGGCGCAGAGGTCCGTGTGCCATCAGAGGCCGCGCTGCCACCGTCTTGGATCGACTTTATGGAGCCGGCATTGCGCGCTGCCGTGGGTGCGCAACGGGCGCCTGTTGGCGACTAGCCTCGTCCTAGGCAAACTTTTTGCGCCGACCTGCCAAGTCGCAGTCGATCGCCCCCCCCCCCGCCCGGCGGCCGGACCCCAGACCAAACTCGCAAGTGGCCCTTCTCTTTTTTTTTTCTCCCAAACAAGATCAATCGATTGACCATGCACCAAATTTTTTTTTCGATGGATATGTATGCACTTGTGGGCGGCGAGAGCGCGCGGAGCCGCAAGTACGGGATAGCAATTTGAGAGGTCCGATCCGCCTGTCATGGCCGTCGACGATCCGAAAAAAAAGGATGGTCCGTGGACCTAAACCGCAAGGCGGGCGATGGGGTTGCGGTCCAAAGGACCGGCCAACAAAAAAAAGGCGAGCGGGCATCGGTCGTCGAGCATCTGCTGCGGAGACATTGCCCACCGTAGGGCTTTGGATGTCCTCTTTCCTAGGAAAAAGAAGGAAAGAGGCATTTTGTTGCTGTGACACGACGCGCGCACCGCACGAAAGACAAATGTTTTTACTCTGGGAAGGTTTTTGATTTTTTTCATTGTTGATGTCCCTGCTCTGAGCGGCGACACAGCCCCAAGAGGAGACGCACACCGACGACAGCCGCGGGGCTGGATCGGGCGGCATCGCGCATGTTTCCCTCTTATTTCCCCCTAGATTTTTTCTCTCAAAAAAAATGCAGTCAGCGGTGACATTGCATGGCAGATACCCATGAGGCATGCCGTTGGCACAGTTTCTCCCCTCCACCCTCCCAAATTGTTACGGTACATGGTGACTGGTGTACATCGCAGTTTCTCGCTCAACGGCGATGTCTGCGTGCGCCCCTTCCTCTGTCCTCTTGGTTGGCAAGAGGCCGCGCACCCGAGCGTCTTTCAAAGAATCCAAAACAAAGGTCGCCCCTCTTTCTCGGCATAGTATTCGTGCGCTGTGCAGGCGCAAACTGCGCCACGCGAGACCTACAAATGGGCAAACATTGGGCGTCTGCATTAAAAAAAAAGGAAGTTTTTTTTCTGAAAAATGAATTATGCCAGGCATCGGAAACCCTCAAGGCAGGAGAGCCAGCCCGCTCGGCAGCGTCTGCGGTGGCGCTGCCGCTGCTAAAGGGCGATCGGGTGGCGGCGACGCGCGAGCGGTCGGGTGTTCAAGGGAAAAAGAGCCGACGCGACATCGGCCTTGAACTCGGGCGCACGCGGCGGCATTGGGCCTTGACGGAAAGAAAAACAAAAGAGGGAGAAACCACGCCCGTCGGTGCATAGCAACCGCAGGAAAAGACAGCGTGCACGTACACAAGACGACCGAGAATGACATCGCATCTATTGCGCGGTCGTGCGCGTATCTTGTCGCGATGGTCCAGCGACGAGCATATGGGCCATGACGACCAAACCAGCGACGTTGGTGATCCTAATAACCATGGTGATCACGGCTACGATGATCACGATGACAAAGACGACGAGAATGTGCCGTTTTTCAGCGATGACGATACAATGGCGCGAGGGCCATGGGGCGTGCGCGCATGGTGCGCACGCACGCGCAACAAGGCCGGCAACCATCTGGGCATTATGGCGGCGTGGCTGTCGATGGCTGCGGCTGCCTACTGGATGGCAGCCCTCGTGCCCGGCCTGGCCGTGTTTGCCCTCACGGTCGAGATTGACGATCGGCCGGGTGGCGGCCCATACACGACCAAGGCTTTGTTGTCGATCGCGAGGGCCGCCGCCATGCCCATTGGGTTTGCCGCCGCCCTCTACGGACCCCTCCGTCGCGCGGCCGTCGACGGCTGGCGCCGGCCCGTGTCACTGTTTACGCTGCCGTTGGTCTATAGCATTGTGCCCAACGCGGCCTTTGCCATGGGCGCCGGCACCACCGCGGGTGTCACCGTCCAGTTGGCGGCACGCTTTTCGGGCACGGCGGTCATCTCGTTGGCCTTTTGCGCCTACCTGGCCTATGCGCAGGGCCGGCGCGCGTCCGATGTTGCCATGCCCGTGGCCACGCTGGCCATTTTGTTGGCGCCGGCCGCCTCACGCCCCTTGTCGACCGGCATCGCGGACCTGTTGGCGGGGGTCGGCGACGGCAGCGACAGCGACGGCCACCTGTGGATGCCGTTGGCCGTGAGCGCCCTCTGTGTGGTGCCCACGCTGGTGGCGGCTCTGGCACTGGCCTTGACGCCCCCGCCCAACCAGGCCGACATGCATGCACGGTCGACTGTGGCGTCAACATCCAGACCCCTATGCAAGGACGATGACGACACGACCAAGATTCTTTTGGATGCCAAGCACTGGCAAGCACCGTGAATGGCGCCTGGTTTCGGCGCCACTGGGCCGTCATTGCAGGCCTGGCCGTGAGCAACGCCGCCCTTCAGGGTCTCGGGGCTGTGCGCGACGTCTTCACGGCCGACCTGGTCGGACCCGACGCTCCGTGGTGGCATTCGGTCGTTGCCGACGCGCCCACGTGCGTCGCTGCATGCCTCTGCTATGTGCCCCTCCTCTGGGTCAAGGACAATCGGCGAGCCTTTGTCACCATAGGCGTCGTTGGCGTTGTTGCGGCGGTGGTGTTGGTCGTCACCGGCGCGGCATCACTCATGGACTGGCTGTCGCCGCTGGCTTTCCTCGTGGTCGGCGGCGTGGGCCACTTTTTCGCCCTGGTGCCCTTTAGCGGCGGCGGCATCGTCTTTGAGCGCCTCATGGGCGCGTCGCACATGCCCGTCGACCCCCTGCTGGTCAATGTTGCCTGTCAAGTGCCGGCCTATGTGGCCGGTCTCGGCGTCCTCTTGCTGGCGCCCGCCGCCACACACCCGGCGGCCTTTTTCGACTGGACCGCCGTCCTGTGCGGCGGGCTGTTGGTGGCGTCATGCGCGTGGACCCTCGTTGCCGCCTTTTGCGTGTTGCCGTCCCAGTCAACGTCGCCACTGGTGCCAGTGCCGACGACGCCTCTAGACGGTGACCCGACCCTGTCGACAGACGCCAGCGTGCCGTGGACGATGGGCTCGGAGTCGGCACCCGTCACCGAAATGTCGTCGGCAGACGGCGGCGCATTTTTGATCTATGTCGGCGACCGTCCACGGCGGTCCTACGCGGACGTGACTGTCCTCTAGCCTCTCTCTTCCTCTCTCGCCGGCCATGGTCGATAAACATTTGCAGATGCGTGCCTCAACAACAGCCGGCGCCTTGTGCACGCACCCTTTTCCTGCGGAAGCCCCAAAAAACCACAGAGACACAAAGACCCAAAAAGAAAAGAGTCTGAAAACACCAGCCCGCAAATGAAAATTGCCTCTTTTTTTACGATGTTTTTTCCTTGGCCGTGGCATGCATGCCACAGAGTGCTGTCGCCATTGGGTGTCCTGGCAAGCGCAACGGGACCCAAAGAGCGCCTCTGGCGTCTTCTGGCGCCTTTGTCGTGGGACGCAAAAAAAAGAGTCTGCCTCTTGCCTGCAGAGCCTTTCGGATGGACTCGTCTTTTTTCCCTCCCTGTGTGTTTCCCCTTGGCGTGGGCCCCTTGCAATAACAGCACCTCGACAAAATACAACAACAAAGGGGTTCAGTGTATCATCATCAATCATCATCAATCATCAATCATCATCATGGACCCACCCGCTGGCGCCACAATCACGGCTCCTCCCGCTCCTGCGGACAATGTTGTCAGAGCCACTCTGTTGGACCTGCCCTGTGAGATCCTCACATTGATTGTCCACTTTATCGGCGACGACGGCGACTTTTGCGCTGCGCGGCTGGCCCATCCGTGTTTTGACGTCGAGGACCGCGCGACCGTACACCGCACACGACGTCTCCCTCGTTGGAGACGCACCGACCCGCATCTGGCGTGTCGCCGCAACAATGTCGAGGCCGTGGGCGTCCTGCACGAGGCCGGCGTGCGCTTTGACCTCGGGCACGTCAAGTTGGCTGCCATGAGCGGCGCCTTTGACGTGGTCCTGGTCCTCTGCGCATGGGTGTGCGCAGAGGACTGGCTGCCTGCTGAGATCATGGAGGATGCAGCGTCTGCTGGACGTCTCGACGTCGTCGTCGGGCTCCATGCCACCGGCCGCGCGCACAGCAGTCCGGCGGCCATGGACGCGGCAGCCGCCAACGGTCACTTGGAGGTGGTTCAATTTTTACACGAGAACCGCACCGAGGGGTGCACGACCCATGCCATGGACGATGCAGCGCTCTTTGGCCACACCGACGTGGTCCTCTTTTTGGACCTCTATCGGAGAGAGGGATGCACGGTCGCCGCCCTCAACAACGCGGCGCTCAACGGCCACCTCGACATTGTGCACCTGCTCGACGTGCGCGGTGCACCATGCGACACCGATGCCATGGATAGCGCGGCAGCGCATGGCCATCTCGACATTGTCGCCTACCTGCACGATCACCGCACCGAGGGGTGCACCACCGACGCTATGGACGACGCCGCCTCGCGCGGTCACTCTGACGTTGTCGTCTACCTCGACACCCACCGCACTGAAGGGTGCACGACGGCGGCCATGGACGGCGCCGCCAACGCCGGCCGCCTGGACATTGTCACCTATTTGCATCGCCGCAGGCGCGAAGGATGCACCGTGTGGGCCATTGATGGGGCCGCGGGCGAGGGCCATTTGGACGTAGTGCAGTTTCTCCACGAAGAGGTCAAAATTGCGTGCACGACCGACGCCATGAACTTGGCGGCAGCGGGCGGGTTCTTGGATGTCGTAATCTATCTGCACACCACCGTCGGTGCAACTTGTACGTCGAGGGCCGTCGACCGCGCTGCCGCCGAGGGCCATGAACAGGTCGTGCGCTACCTGGTCGAGTGCGTGGGTGCGCCATTTACCGCGCATGGTGTCCGCAACGCCAGGACCAATGGCCACCGTGGGATTGCCGCCTTTTTGTCACAGCAATAGTGTCGCTCCCGACTGACTGACCGCCCGCCCGCCCGCCGGGTCCCCCATTTACGCGATCCATTTCTTTTTTTTTGGTTTTTCCTTCTCTCCTTGTTCTGTTGTTCTTCTTGTCCATTGTTGCCGCGCAGGTAGCCCTCTTTCGGCTGTTTGTGTCCTCGATTTTTCGTTTTTTTTCCTTGTAATAAAAAAAAAAGAAAGATTCCCAGAGGCGCCAGGCGATGGAATATCGGGAAAGGATGAGAGACTTTTGGTTGGCGCGCATGTGCAAAGAGGCCAATGGCGCCGTATAGCATCTCACGCCCTCCTTCCGTGCCACCGCCCTCGCGGTGGTCGATTTTCTTTTTTCTCTGTTTCCCTTTTAAATTTGTCATTTTATTACTCGATGTTTTCGGCGTCGCGCTGGCCTGTGTTCGAGGCCAGGTGCCGACCATGTCCAAGAGGATGCGCCTCGTGCGCGGGCACCACCCGATGAGGCCCTCGGCGACATAGCGCCAAAAGAGACGAGCGTCGTCGCTGTCGTCGACCGGAACAATGGCGCATGTCGGGCTTCCCTCGACATTGAGCGGCACCGTGCGCCATGCACATCTGGAGAGAATGCGCCCTGCCCATTCTGGCCTCGGACACGCCAGAGAACACATAAATTCAACCTCGTCTGCCAACACGCCGTCAACGTAATTGGCGCAGACAGTGTCGCCGTTGGCATATGTGATCCTACACTCGCCGTGTGCTCTGCCGTTGCGCATTGGACGGACAACGGCGCTCCCATCGGAATAATGTGATGTGATTGTCTCGATGTCGCCGTCACGGCACCGACCATGGTCGCGCGTGCCGTCTGGGGACAGGCTGGCAAAGGCGCCAGTCTTGCTCTTGTCGACGGCCAGCCAGTAGCGCATACCAGCACGCGAAAAGATAAAGACCGTATGATCCCCGACGCGTCGGTCGCTCCTCGATGGGTGACGCTCGTCGCTGTGCACTCGACCGACCAATAACAATCGTCGGGGGCCTGTGCGGGCGTGAACTCGGTCCACGAGACGACCTCGTCGCCGTTGTGACCTCCAAAGATGATCTCTGCCGTGTAGCCGACGCTCGACCCCGAGGCCCAGTCGGCCACACCCAACGTCGACGGGTCGAGTCTCTGGCTGCGCGGACCCGAAAAGGACTCGTCGGGTGGCTCAGATGACGTCGTCAGGTGCGCCCGGTAGAGCCAACGCCAGTCCTTGCCTGCGGCAAAGGCATGCGCAAAGGGCGGCGGCAGGCCTTCAAGAGGGCGGCATCGCGGGGGCATGACGGAAACGACATCGGTGCCGCGCCACAACTCGATGGCCATCACGTGCCATGGATCGTCTGGATGGTCGCTGTGCGGCCACGACTGCACAGCGAGACCTTTGTTGTAGAGATGGGCAAAGTCCCTCACAAATAGTCGGTGCCACATGGCTTGGCAGGTCGTGAGCGCGTGCATGACGCGACAGGTCATCGCCAGACGCACAATGTCGACGACGGGCAACAGGGCCGCGACGTCCGACAGGATCTCGGCGGGCAACCCGCCAAAAAAGATGTCTGCGCTGGCCATCCGTACACCGTCCTCTTTTGTTTGCCAATTCCTGTTCTCCTGTTGCCTGGCGTGGCCCCTTTTCTCTTTTCCACAAGGGAGGCGGCCGAAGGGAGGAGAGACTGGCAAAGGGGACGGCGGGCGGCCTCGGGCGCAGTCTCTTTTTTTGTTTTTTTGGCCTAGACCGCCTTTGACAGGCAATAGGTCGGCGACTTTTCCCCGTCAAAAGAAAAAGCAGATCAACTACTGCGCGGCCTTTTAGAACACTCTTTCCAGTGGGTCTGTGCGTGTTTTTTTATTCCTCCTGTGCGAGACGCGAGAAGACGACGCCCCACCAAAACCCGACACCAACAAAAGAAGATATGACGTATGGAGGCGACTGTGAGATGGAGTCACTCGACGGGAGCGACGACAACTTTCAAGTACCATCCACTAGACCTGTGACCCCACGCCGGCAAAGGCGCCGCTGCAGGTGCACGCGCGCCTGGTGCTTTTGGAATGTCTGCTGCCCAGCCGGGGTTGCGGCCGTTTTCGCCTTGTCGCTCCTGGTGGCCGCGATCGTGTTTGTTCCCTGGTTCATGGTCGGCATCCGGCCCGATATACTCTTGGAGGAGAGCATGGAACCGACGACCTGTTTGATCACCAACCACACGGTCATCGACACCAAACCGGTCGACGGCAACACGCGCCTCCTCTACATGCCGGGCCTCGGCGTCGTCGTCTCGCTTGACATGCATGTGGCCGTGGCGACGGCACGCGCCGAGCGGTCCGACTCGTGGATGAGTGCCGAGGTCATGGGCGACTACTTTGCCAGGCACCCAATCAACGCCACCTCGCCGTGCTACACCGACGGTGAACGGGTGGCCATGCGGCCGGGCGTCGATGGCATTGGCAAGGCCCTCGGCGGATGTATCAGCATAACGATCACCGCGTTTTTCACCGCCTTGCTGATGTTTGGCGTTGCAGCATCCGTTTTGCTCACGTGTGTCCACTTGGCCATGTTGGTCCCATAAACTGTTGGCGCTCCCCTCCCCTCTGTTTTCATCCTCTGAAAAAGAAACAAAAGAAAAGGTTACCTGCCTCGGGTCCCTCACTGTGTTTTTTTCCACGGAAAGATGTATTGCTCTTTGGCCTGGACTTTGGCCGGCGCCTTTTTTTGGTGCCACCACCTGTCGCCGCCTCCAAAAAGAGCGCCACTGGCAGAGAGACAGGAAAGCAAAGCGCGCAACGGGAAACAATTCGGCAGAGACCAAAAAGGCGAGGCGTTCACACCATTGTCTCACGGTAAAAAAAAGCAACTCGCCACCAAAGCGCCCGCGATCCAAAAAAAAAGAATCCGAAACGGATCCCGCCTTTCAAATCTGCGACAACAACGACAAAAGAGGAAACATGAACACCAGCACCCACCGAGGCGACGCGCTCGACGTCGTTGCGCGCGCGATCGTCGCCAATGCCGTGCGCACGGCGACCGACGCCGTCCGGGCCTCGCAGCCGGGCCTCTTTACAGCGGCGATCATGGGACCCGACGGTCAGGTGGTGGCGCACGGACGCAACCGCGTGTTTGACGCCTGCGATCCGACCGCACACGCCGAGATCGAGGCCATCCGCGCGGCCTGTCGGACCCGCGGCTCCATCGCCCTGGATGACTGTGTCCTCTGCTCCAACGCCGAGCCGTGCCCCATGTGCCTTTCGGCTGCCTACTGGGCCGGCATCCGCCTGGTCTACTATGCGTGCCCCAAGGAGACCGTTGCCAAGGCCGTCGGCTTTGACGACGCTCGCCTCTATGTGGACTTGGCCTTGCCTGCTGATCAACGCACCCTGATCAAGACCGTCCACGTTGATTGTGCCGACGCGGCCGACGCCTTTTACGCCTGGCGCGACCGCGAGACTTTGGCGTCGACGATGGCTTCCACCGTGTCCCCCTCGGCGCGCGTCGTCTCCTTGTCATCAACGGCGTCGGCCTCGGCTGTGTCGCCACCCCTCGATGTTTCCACAATCGAGTGAGGCCATTGCCCATGGTGCATGTGCCCTCTCCCCTGTCGCCCTCTCTTGGCATTCCCCCCCGCAAAAAAGACACTCTGTTCACCTACCTGGCCCAACTTTTTTCTTGTCTGGCGCACGACGACGCAGGCGAGACCCCCTTTTTTTAAAAATAGACCAAAAACTAAGTCTTTATTTTTTCTTTTCTTTCTTTTCTTGAATTTGGCTTTTGGGGTCGTGCGGTGGGTTTGGGGCCGTTGTTGGGGTGCATGGTGTGGTACTGGTTCATCACGAAAATATGGGGTTATTTTTAAAAAAAAGTGCGCAACAGCGGGGTTTTCAGTATGACCTCTTGGTGGGCCACACCGAGGACACACCAAGCCTTGTATTTGGCCCGCATGTTGCAGGGCCGCAAAAAGTGCGCCGGGACCTGTCGCTTTCAGGTCGCACCCTTGTGTCTCGCCCAAGTTGGTGACGGCTACGAGCCATGCGATGGCTCCATTGGTGGTTGCCCGTCGTCCGCCTGGTTCCTGTTGCCAGTTCCTTTTGGCGGCAAGTCTTTCCGACGCATCCGTGCCAAAAAAGGGGAGCGCGCGCCAAACTGGAATGCCGTCTTTTTCTAGTACAGACCGCAATTGGTTCCTTTCTCGGTATGGCAGATTGTCGCGTCGCCGCGCCAGCGCAGGGTTGGACCCTTTTTTTTCTCATGCCGACGCTCTTTTTTTACTCTGTCCGGCCTCTGTCTGACCACGGCCACGCCAACAACAACGACAACAGCGAATAGATTCATGGGCGACATGAGCACCACGCAATCACCGATCGCATCCGAGACACTCCCTACCGCGGGCCAAGACAACAAGGTCGTGTTGCGCTGGGGCAGTGCCGATGCGACATCCAGGCGCGGCACGGCCGAGACTTTGGCCGATCACCTGGTGAGGACGCGCGCCATCCAACTGCGACCGCGCGATTTTTTCGTCTTTCCAGACTTTACAACGCCGGCCTATTGCGACCTGCGCCTTGCGTTGGGCGACGCCGATGCGCGTCGGGCCATCACGGACGCCCTCGCCACCGCTGTCTGCGGTCGATTCCTTGCCGGCACAGATACTGACGTGGACGCTGTGCCCATAACCATTGTCGGCGTGGCGACGGGCGGCATCGCCTATGCGACCGGCGTCGCCGACCGTCTCGGCCTCCCGCTGGCGTATGTACGCGCCGCGCCCAAGGACCACGGCAAGGGCAAGCGCGTTGAGGGCGGATTGGCCGCCGGCGGTCGCTGCGTCATCATAGACGATGTCTTGGGCACAGGCGCGGCCGCCCTCAATGCTGTCCAGGCGCTCAAGGACCACGGCGCCCATGTGCTCGGTGTTTGCACCATCTTTTCCTATGACTTTGACACGCTGCTGGGCAACGTGGCCGCTGCCGGTGTGCCCTATGTGCGTCTGGTCGACTTTGCCACGACGATCGACCGCGCCCAGGCTGCCGGCACCATCGACCCGGCGGGCGGCGACATTGTCCGCGCGTGGTACACGCCCAAGTCAACGTGGCGCTCCTCGGCCTAGTACCGGCGGCATCGCCGCACGCCGCCAACGCCTGTTTTTTTGGTTTGACCAACATTTGGACAAACAATGAACCTTGCCGTCACCGTCCCCGACCATCTTTTTCGTCCAAAATTTGCCGTCTCCTTTTAATAATTTCTCGTCGCACCGAAAGGGTTGATTCTCTTTTTATTCTTTTGTTTATTTTTTTTGCCTTTCTTTATGAGCGTGGGGGGTTGGACACAGCGTACTCTTTTTTGCGCCAGCGCCGACGGCGGTCGTTGGCGTGCGGGCGCACCCCGGACGGTTCTGCTGCCAACGAAGAACAAGCGTTGATCGAAAATCAATTCCTTTCTTTTCTGGCAATGATCCATGCCGTCGCGCAGACAAATGCCGACGGAAAAAGACAATGGTTTCATCAGCATTTTTTATTGTTTTTCTCTAGAAAATAGTTAAATCAGATCGGTCGCTCTCATGGGGGGGGCGTGCACTGGCGCCGGCAAGAAAAAAATCTGGTGGTCCGGCTCTTGTCCTCTCCATCTTTTTTTTCGACGCCATATCTGCCTCACGGCGGCGCTGTCCCCCTGGTTTGGGGTTTCTTGCGTGTGCGGCCCACAAAATTGCCCTCTCTTTTTTTTGGCTTTTGTCTCTGTCGCCATGTTGTCACGAGTTTTTTTCGGCTTGGCGGCAAAAGAGCACGCACGCCGCCACAAGAAGCAAAAGGTATTCCTTTTTTTTTCTGAGGAAAAGCGGATGCCTACAGGGCTTAGGCGACCAACGCTCACAAGAGGGCGGCAAAGAGGCCGCCCAAAACACCGGCCAAAATGCTGCCGCCGGCCACGTCGGCGGCCGCGCCGGCGCCGCGCCCAACGCAGGCGCAGCGGCCTCGATGGTCGCGGTCACGGGTGCCGTCGTCAAAAAGCGGCGGAGGCCTCGCGCTCGTAGAGCGCCTCGTCGGCTTCATGGGCGCGCTCGACGTCCAATGGACCAAGGGAACACGATCCGAGAGGCGTCATCAAAGGCCGGCCGACGTTGCCGGCGCGCTCCACCTCGGCGGCGTCGAGCGCCACGGGCACGCCACCGACCGTGACGACGAGCCGCCGCTCGGGCCGCACGAGCGCGTCAAAAGAGTCGGCCGGTATAAAGCCTTCGATAAAGGTGTAGCCATAAGCATAGGGCGTGTGTTTCGGCGCCACGGGGCACTCGCCCAGACCCGATACGCCATTATCGTTGCCATTGCCCCCAGCGCCGCCGACGGCGTTGTTGTGGTCAATGCATGGTCCAATGGAATCATACACATTGTCGTCATCGGTTGGGCATGAGAGTATGTCGTTGTAGATGCAGTCGTCCCATTCGTGCAAAGCCGCAAGTTGGGTGCTGTCAGAGCAACGGTAGGTCGCGTCGTCGTCATTGGGCCACCCGCCTTCATGCACCCATGCGTCCATGGTAGGTCGTGCCACGACAGTCAGTCCCGCCTTTGTGTCCGTGGGTCGACGTCTTTTTTTTTTCGTGGGGCGTTCTTTTTTTACAGGTTTTTGTGTCTAGGCGCCACGGTCGTCGCTCCCTTTGCATTACGCAGGTGTGATTGTCTCGGGCGTCGAGTCTTGTTGCCCGCTGCAGCGCGCCACAGCGGGCAACAGGAAACCGGGAAACTCTTTTTTTCCCCCATATTTTCCTTTGTCTAGTGCGTAGGGTAGATGACGGTTGCCATTGATGCACTGGCCGGCAGCACCCCCCTCCCCTAATCGGCGCGGGCCATTTTAGTGCCCCAACAAAAAAGACGCCCCCACCTGTGGCACGCATTGTACCGCCACCGTAAAACCGACATTATTGTGGTAGCAAAAAAAAGAAAAGAAAAACCTAGGTCCTGGTCGATGCGACAGACCAACGGCAGCCTTGGCGATGATGCGTGGTCGCGCTGTGCCCTCTAAAAGGCAACGACACCGCCCAAGGATTTAAAAACCCTCCTCCATGTATTCAGATACAAAATCTCGGCACCGCACTTTGCAAAGGAATAAACTGCAACCAATCAGCATGCTCTCAGGGAATGAGAGCAAGGCCATAAAGGGGGGACACTTGCCCACAAACGGAATGAACAACGGCAAACCCCAACACATACGCACACACCCGACTTGAGTTTCTCTGCGTCTTTTGTTGTGGTGGCGATCCCTACGCTTTCCGTCTTGCACGCCTGTTTGTTCTTTTTGCAAGAGCCGACGATTTCCCGATGGGTCAGGCCAACACGACGATAAAGGGCTACAGTGCCGTGTCGCAGGACGCCCTGTTTGCAACCTATGGCGTCACCGAGGGCGACTACCAGGCCAAGGCCTCTGCCGCGATTGACCGCATCAGGGCCATGCCCGACGGCTATGCGTCGCCCGAGGACCGAGCCGCGGCCATCAACGCCATCCGCACGGGCACATGTGGGTATGTTGTCGTCGTCTCCACCCCCTGTGTTTGTCGTCGTCGATTCTTTTTCTTGTTGGTGTCGGATGTGTGTTGTTTGCGCATCCGTCTGACTTGCCTCTGTCTTTGCAGCGACGACACGGAACTGCTCACGCGCGTCCGCGCCGCGCTCGACCGCTGGCAAAGAGACTGTGCCGCAACGGGCCGTGCTCTCAAGAGCAAGGTCGTCTAATGTGTCGATCGGTCAGTTGCCTGTCTGTTGCGCGCTCTCTTTGCAGACCAAAAAATCACTGATCGATCGCTTGTCGTGGCATCCCGTTGCACGGATCGCCGGCCGCACCTCTATGTACCCGAGATTACTTTGAAAAAAAAAATAAAGAAAAAACCTCTAGAAACATTTGCAAAAAAGGCTGTGAAGGTTTTGAAGGCCTGGCCATGGGTGCTGTCGGCCTTTTCGTAAAAATAAACGCATCCTAGCACGAGGGTCGACCACTTTTGCGTCAAGGCAAGCAGAAAGGGCACGGCAGAGACGGTGCGAATAGCCCGTCTCTTGGATACTCTTCCAACCATTTCACGACGACGCCATCGCGCGAGTCTCGTCAACAGGAACGACCGGCGAGCCGCAAAAAAAAAGGATGAGCAGCCACAAGAGCGACCAGCGCAGGCGCTCAAGACGATACCGCCGCAAGAAATGTGCCGCCGTCGCCAAGCAGGACGGATGTTTTATCGGCCATCTCGTGCCGTGTTGTGCCCCGGCGGTCGCACCTCGCAACCCACCGCCGCCGCCGCAGCAGGGGATCGGCTTTGGCGATCTGCCAGACGAGTTGGTGGCCGCCATCTTGGCGCGGCTTTCGTGCCTCGACCTGTGTCGCGACGCGGCACGTGTGTGCACACAATGGCGCGCGATCGTCTATGACGCCTCTGCCATCGGAAGATCGCTGTGCACGAGCGCCGGCGCACGCGAGGCCTTTCTCCAAGGACCATTGCTGGCCGAGAGGGTCGGCGGTTTTGGAGGACCTCTCCTCAAGGAGAATCTCGCTCCAGCCAGGCGCGGACGCAAGCGGCCGTTGGTCGTCCTGGCACGTATGCTGGCGGCAGACAGCGGCCACGTCGACTGCATGGCGCGCCTGAATGCGCATCCATGGTACGATGGCGCGTGCCTGGTGCCGGCCGCCGTCCACGGCCATCTCGACATTCTAGAGTACGCACATGTAAACAGATGTCCGTGGCACTATGGCGTGTGTACTGCTGCTGAAGCCTATGGCCGCATCGACTGCCTGCGCTATGCCCATGGCACTGGATGCTACTGGACAGGGTACTGCAACGGGGCTGCCGCAAGCGGACACACAAACATACTGCGCTACGCCAAGGAGAAGGGCCTTGGAAAGGGCATGTTCGCATGTCGCTTTGCCGCCGCTGGCGGGCATCTCGACACGCTGCGCTACGCGTGTGAAAACGGGTGGCCGACGTGCTCTGGGACGCCGTCCTACGCCGCTCAAAATGGGCATCTCGATGTGCTCAAGTACGTGAACGAGAGCGGTGGCGAGTGGGACAGCGGCACAACGTGGAGCGCCGCGTCGGGCGGCCACATCGACTGTCTCGACTATCTGCTCAAGAACGGATGCCCCGGATTCGACACCGCCTGCGACTGGGCGGCCGAAGAGGGGCAACTGCGAACGATCGAGTGGCTCTACACACGGGGATTTATGTGGTCCGAGGAGTCATGCGCTGCGGCGGCGCGAGGCGGGCATCTTCACGTACTCGAATGGCTCCGCCACCATGGATGTCAGTGGGACAGATGGACGGCACGATACGCTGCCTGTTGGGGCCACTTTGACTGCCTCGTCTACGCCGTCGAGAACGGATGCCCCCTCGGCGCCACCGGCGACCTGCTCAGCGTGGCACACGACGGGGGTCACCAGGCGTGCATCGACTATATCAAAACCATATAATACCCACCGCAGGCCACCAGAGCCAATAGGGCGCGCCCACCGGGAAGGCCAGGCCGAGAGACCACATTGCGGCCCGCGCCTGCCAAGACTCGGCTCTGTCGGTCGCTCGCCACAGAGGAGAGAAGGAAAATATATATATATATACAAAAAAATGGGAAATAAACATTCAAAAATGGAAACAGGCATGCGTATAGGTCTTTTGTTTTTTTCTCATACTCTCAACAAGGGTCTGCGACCGTCACGCACGGCCGAGGCGAGTTCACAAAGCAAAACAACGGTGTCGTCCCACCCGAGACACGCGTCGGTGACGCTGACGCCGGGCTGAAGAGAGGCGAGCACATTGTCGCGGCCAACGGCGGTGTCATCCCCGGTGGCAGTGTCAACCATGGGCAGGTTCTGGCGGCCCTCGGTGAGGAAACTCTCGATCATGACGCCCTTGATGTGGGCGCACCCGGCGCGGATTTGGCCGGCGACGTCACGCACGACATCAGCCTGTCGTCGGTGATCCTTGCCCGAGTTGTCGTGTGAGCAATCAATGACAATGGCCGGCAGGGGGTCCATCCGCCGGGCAGCGGCAGCAGCGACGGCAGACGCCACCGATGAGGCGTCAAAATTGGGCCGACCGGGCGACCCACGCAGTACAATGTGGCCACTAGGGTTGCCGACGCCATGATGAGCAGCAATGCGACCTTGGCCGTCGACCCAGAGAAAGGTGTGTGGCTGGGCGGCAGTGCGCACGGCATCGAGGGCCGTCGCCACGCTGCCGTCGGTGCTGTTTTTGAAGCCAATGGGCAGCGGCAGCGCCGACGCCATCTCGCGGTGCACCTGGCTCTCGGTGGTGCGCGCACCGACGGCGCCCCACGTGACCAGGTCTGCCAAATAGGGGGCCACCAGAGGACTGAGAAACTCGACGGCCACGGGTTGGTCGACGTCGACGACGAGATCACGCAGCAGGCGGCGCGATGTATCAAGGCCATCAGCCAGGCGGCACGAGCCATCAAGATCGGGGTCACTGGCCAGGCCCTTCCATCCAACGGTCGTGCGCGGCTTTTCGACATAGGCGCGCATGACCACACAAAGGGCGTCGTCGACCTCGGCCCGTACGAGGGCGCGCAACCGCCGACCATACTCGACAACGGCGTCCGGGTCGTGTGCCGAACACGGACCGACGACGACCAACAGTCGCGGATCAGATCCGTCGAGTACACGTCTCACCTGGCGGCGTGCATCGGCAACGCGCAATACGCCCTCGGCACCGAGCGGGACGGCCTCGGCGAGTTGCATGGGGCTTGGCACCGGTTCCGTGGCACACGGGGCGTCTGCGTGGATCGTCTTGTCCATCGTGGCTGCAGGCGCGCGCGACGCTTTGTTCCCTGCTGTTTTTGGGCGCCCGGCACGAGTCGACGGCGGCGACGACGATCTATTTACAGAACAAGAGACCCAGAGCCTCGCGGCGCCGGATCGTGCGCGTGATCGCACCCTCCTCCTCGTGCTCGCCCGATCTGCGCGTGCACGCCTATCGAAAAAACTCCTTTGGGGGTCCAATGACACACCCCAATAGTGCCGGTTTGGCGCACAAATGGACCCCTTTTTGTGGCGGTCATGTCCGCACTCTTGGCGGCGCCACGCGAGCGCAGCCCATGAAAAAAAAAGACACAACAAGGGCAGACACAAGAAACGAATTTGTCTTGTCTTTCGACTGTATATTACTGATTACGATTGGTCATGGTCCTATCCAATCCCCTTTTTTGTTTGAGTTTTTGTCTGCATTGTTCCTGTCGGGTGCGCCGAGGGCCGCCTGTCCTCTGCCTTTTGGCTTGTTGTCGTCGTCGTCGGTCCGTGTTGCGTCGCCATCATCAAAACACAGATCGGTCGGTCGCTGGCGCACGGAGCCCTGGCAAAAAGGCGCAATCACACGAAAAAAAAGAGGGGGAAAAAGAGAGAAAACATTGGGTGTTGTCAGAAAAACAAAACATATGGATCAACGACGGCACCTGGGCGCTCTGCCAGACGAACTCTTGGCCATGGTGGCGGCTGGCCTCGATGCCGTCTCTCTGGGCAAGGCGGCATGCGCGTGTCGGACGCTGGCGCGCATCTGCACGGATCCGCGACCGTGGCGCGCTCTCTGCGCTGCATCGGGCATACTTGACGCGCCCCTCTACGCACCCATTGTCCGAGGCGAGGTCGCTGTCACGCCCGATCCCGACGACCGCTGGCGGTGGCTGTGCGTGCTGGCCATAGCGGGCGACGACCGACGCTTTGCGTGGCACGGCGGCACGTTGGGCGGGTCACGCGAGCGAGCGCCGGGCCTTCCGGCAGTCCGTGCGTGCTCGGTGCACGGATGGTTTGACGCCGCCCAGCGCGTCCAAGGCTTTGGTGTCGAAGCCGCCAACCACCTGTCGACGCCCGCCGAGTACGCGCGCTGGTACGCCGGGACGTGGGAGGACGGCCTCTGGCACGGTCATGGGGTCCGTAATACGCACGGCACCATAATGACGTGCCAGTGGCGCCGTGGCATGGCGCACGGCCCTGGCAAATCCGTCAGCGTATCAGGCCAGTGCTCCTATGTGGGCGCTTGGAAGGGCGGCGCCCGCCACGGGCGCGGCGTGACCACATGTCGCATTTCACATATCCAATGCGCCGGCGGATGGGTCGCCGGGCGCAATCAAGGTTGGTGCGTGTTTTCAAAACTCGATGACCAGACTCCTAGCAGTGGCCTCTGCTTCGAGTGCGACTTTACATGGGGGACCACGGTCGACTGGGCGGTGGTCGGGGATCCGCGCGTGCGATCTGTCGGCCTCTGGTGCCGCAACGATTGTGACACGGGCAAGCGCACCGCGATCGAATACGCGGACAGGTCCGTGTTTGAGACCCCGTGCCGAGCGCCGTCGGTCTCCTATGCGACGATGCCGACGGGCCGCGGGGTCTTGACTCTCGCCGATGGAACCCGTCTTGCCTGTGACACGTGGGACCGCGGCTCGCCGACGGGCACGGTCACACGCACACGCCCAGGGTCGCCCCTGGCCTGCGCCGAGTGGTGGAGTGAATGGAACCTAGGGGGTTGCGATCTCGTGTGCTGCGTCGACAAGACACCCGGCCCCGTGAGCCGCGACACGGCCATTCTGAGCAAGCGCACAACCTACGAGACGCTGTGCATTTGTCTCGATAGCCCCTGTACCGTAGATGCGACCGACCCCGCCGCCTCGCCGCCGTGGTCGGGTTCGCGGTCGCCCACCAACATCATCTACTACCCCGAGCCGCGCGCGCGCCCAACGATTTTGTCAGGTTTGTGCGTCTTTTGGCCGCGCGCCTCTTGCCCTGGACCGATGCCATGGTCGACTATGCATTGCGCCCGCTGGACCTCTGGCCTTGGACGGCGGACCGCTCTTTGCCCAAGGCCTCAAGGAGCCCCTGGAGCACCCGCTGTCGCAAAGAGTGAACACAGACAGACCCGACTGGACCATGTGTCGGCTCACCCACACAAGCGTGCCCATTGCTGAGTGCGTGATCACGCTTGGCGGCCATTTGATGTGGAACCGTGCCGCCAAGGCCTGGCTGCGCACATTGGGCAGATGCATGGGTGTCGACGAGACGCCGTCACATCCTGCCGAGATTGGCGACTGTCGTGTCCTCGCATTTGATCCAGCATGGACGGCCGCCGGCCTCGCTCCGACCGAGGTCGCCTACGTGGCCAAGCGGTCCTTTGGTGCCGTACGCAATGTGTATGCGCCCGTGGAGCGACGCCAGTATGACGACCTCTGCTGGTATGACATTGGTGCCGCATGGCATGCGATGGTGACGGCCGTGCTCGTCGCCGATTGTCGCGCCCGCGCCGCGACGCCCTATGACCATTTCGAGAGGGCCGTGGCGATCGCTGGTGGCCGCCCAGGCTTTCACGCGGCTGCGCTCACCGGCGTCGACCTTGTTGGCGTCACCTTTGCCGAGGCCACATCCTTTTGCGCCAGCGTCTTTACGCGATGCCGCTTTTTTGGGTGCACCTTTGAGCGATGCCTTTACATTGGCACCGAGTTTGTCGACTGTACCTTTGTCGACTGCACCGTCGGTGGCGTGCCCGACGCCGTCCTCGGTGGACCCCACGGCCGCGTGACAGGCGACGTGTCTGTTGTCGCCCGTGCCACGGCGCGCTACGGCGCCTCTTTTGCAACCCTTTCCTAGCGCCGGGCAATGGCTGCGCCCAAGCCGGCCAACCGACATGATCGAGCCAACCGATTGAAGCCGACCACAGGCCACCGACAGAAAGGAGTGCCAGTACGAATGAAATATGCACAATGTAAGCGCGACAGTGTCACGGATGCGACCAAGCCGACCGCGAACGCGAGTTTACCGTTCACGATTTGTGCACAACATTACTAAATTCGTTCGCACCCGCGCTTCTTTTTATCGACGGCTTGTAGCGGGCTTCAGCCTGTTGGCTCGACCCTTGGCCGCGCCGGCTAGCCGTTGCCCAGCCTTGGCCGCGGCAGAAAGGCCCGACCGTGTCTGCGGGTGCCGTCGACGATCGGGTCCCATGTTTCGTCGGGCAGATGCGACCACGCCAATCCTTGTCGTCGCCATCTCGCCGATCGTCGCCGTGTCAAATCTCTACCGGGACGGTGGTCGTCTGTGGCGCGTTCGAGCACGGCGCAGAAAAAGGCCCTACAACCGACAGTCCCTCTTGCGGCGTGTAGGTAAAGGTAGCGGTCCATGTACGCGCCCGTGTGTGCCGACCAAGCAGGACGAGCACCGCGCGCAGACACAAACAGGAAAACAAAAAAAAGAAACCGACAAGGATTTAGAGAGAGGTCACGATCTTGTCGGAAGGGGGGGGGGTCGTCGCCAGCGGCTGCCGACGGACTCGACAAGCGCGCTCTTTTGGCCAACCTTTGGTTCGGTCCCTGCGCTCAGCACCGGGTAGAAATTACGTCGCCCCTATTTTTTTTTAACGGGTGGAACCGGGAACCCTGCGCAGGGCGAGCCGCGCCGTTGAGCCACCACGGCAAGGCCAACAGCAGGGGCCACGCTCTCCCTTTTTTTTCTGCCCTCCCCCCCCCCCAAAATATCTCCCCAACAGTATATACCGAAAAAAATAGCCTCGTGCCCTATCGCATGGGTTCGTGCGTCTATTGCGTGATTGGCCGGGACGATCCGTTTTTTCTTTTTGCAGTCAAACAAAAATGCTCAGCCTGTCGGCTCGGCGCTCTGGCCTTGTCCTTGTGTCGCCATCCCACGCCATTGTTCTTGTGCCTCTGGACGATCCCATCGAGGCCACCCAAAGAAAAACAGGAGATCGACAGAAAAAAAAGGGGCCAGAAGGGTCTCTTTTTTTTCCCCGACAGCGATGGAGTTTGGAAAAAGTTGGCGACGACCGTGGCGGCAGAGATTGTCGTCTTTGGCCGCGAGGCTGTCGGTCGACTTGAAGCACCCGCGGGAGCGCGCACCCGCCCCCTTGCCGCTCTGTCTCGCCACGCGCCGGCGTCGAGATCGCCGCGCCATCACGCGCATCCTTCCGCCCGAGGTCCTGGCCGAGGTCGCGCAATGCGCCGACGACGGCAGCATCGGCGCGTGCATGCTGGCGTCGCGCGGCCTGGCCGCCGCCTTTGCCCACGAGGCCGCCCGGCGTCGCGCCTGGCTGGCGCAGCCACTGCACCGAATGGCCGCGCAGGGCGACGTCCGAGGTCTGGCATGGGCGCGCCGGCGCGCCCGCGCTCAGGGTCGACCGCACTTTTGCTTTCCAGCGCGTGCTTTCATGCGGCGGCCGCCGCCGGGAGGCTCGCCACGCTTCAGTGGCTCTATGCCGACCAACGGCGACACGGCACGCTCGTCTGCTGTTCAACCACGTCCGTCCTATGCAAGGCCGTAGAAGGCAACCGCGCCGACGTGGTCGAGTGGATGCTCGACGCCATGGGTCCGCTATGTTCCGTGTCGCACGCTGTCGCCAAAGCCGTGCTGCACGGTGCGACGGACGCACTCGCCGTCGTCTGTCGACACGCCGGCGGTGACGATTGTGTCCACGAATGCCCACGCAAGGACGCCACAGGTGTCGCCATGCTCGAGTACCTCGACCGGCGCGGTCTCCTCGATCCGTGCGACATTGCGTCGCTCCTCCAGGCCTCGAATCCCGTGCACCTTCGTGTGCCGCGGGAATCGGCCATCGCATCCATAGAGTGGCTGTGTCGGGGCGCCTTTGGCGACCGCTGCGACTGGAGCCCGCCCGATGTTCGTCGCGCTCTGTCCGCGGCACTGTGCGGGTCAGAGACGCGCGACGCCGAATGGCGCCGCCTTGTCGAGGCCGCCATCCCGCGCGTCCACGCCGACGACCTGTGGACAGACCTACTCTTTGAAGCGGCAGCACGCGGCGCCGTCGACGTCGTCGAGCGCGCGTGGCCCCTCGCAACGGCAGACGCGTGCGCGGTCGGCGACGCGGCGGCTCACGGTGGCGCCGCAGACGTCATCGACTGGCTAGTGGCAAACGGCCATGCGACGCTATGGGACAGCGGCCTCTCGTGGACACGGGAGGCGGCCAACGGGTTGCGCTGGGGCTTGGTCCATCGGCTCTATGTCGAAAGCGCGGCCTCGGCGCCACGCGCGGATGACCATGATCTCTATGGCACGGCGACCGCGATCTACGGCATTGCCATCGAGGCGTGCGACGTCGATGCGCTGGTGCGGTTGAGGGCCGTATGCGCCGATGTGCTCGGCTCTGATCGCGAACAGTGCGCCTTTGACAATGTGGTGTCGGACCCTCACATTGGCGGCCAGTTCCACAACGGAGACGTTGAGATCTACCTGTGCACGCACGCCCTCGACAAGATCGCCCTCCCGAGGCGGCTGGCGCCGGATCTCGCCTTTGCATCCGACGAGGTGTTTGTCACGCTGCTGGGCGCTGTGCCGCAGGTCACCTTTTGCCGCTCTCTCATCAAGTCGCTGTGCAACCGCGGGCGAGAGCACATTGCCGTCATGTTACTGACAGCACGGCCCGACGTTGCGCGCACCATACGCTGCTGGCCGGGAGCGCCAGAGCGCGTGTGCGCCCTCTTGAGGCCCGACTGGGACCAAGCCCACAGGCTGCGACACCGGGCACTTTCGGGCGCATCTGGCGTGGGCGCCGCCGTCGCCGAGGCTGTCGCATCGGGCCGGAGCGTGTGCGATCGGCTGCTCGGCGCCTTTGTAACAAAGAGTCTCGGCGACGATATCATCGACGTCGAGGCCGGCGCCTTGATTGCCGCATGTTCGCCCAAGCGCCTATGCGACGCCGGCATCGACGCCCTGTGCAACGGCCGACTCGCCACGGGGCGTCGCCTGCTGGAGGAGGCCGCGGCGCGCGGATGTCTGCCCGAGGCCAGTCTATTGTCGACTGCATTCAGGCGACTGGAACAGACAAGCGGGTGGGCGCGCGACACGACCGCCGACCAGGCGTCGACGTACGAAATCGTGGCATATATCAGCACGCTGCGCTCCGACTCTCTGCGCGATGTCTGTACGGCAATGGAGTGCATCGGACATGGCGACGTCGCCCGCGGTGTCGCGATCCTGGGAGACGCACCGCCCGAGTCATTGAACCCCAACAAGAAGGTCGCATCGGCGCTCCGATTCGGACTTGCGGCAGGTCACCTCGACGGCTTTGCCCATGTGACGGCCCGTGGCGATGCATGGGCCGCCGCTCTCTCGCGCGCCGTACCAGGACTGGCCGACACCATGGCGCGCGCTGCGAGCGATGTTGGCCGACGCGGACGTGGATGCGCCGTCGGGCGTCCCGTGTGATGATGGATCGTGAGATCCGTGAATGCAGATTGGGGAGGGGGGCGGCGGGGAAGAGGGGCTTGATGCTGCCCAGAGCGAGCCGCTATCGTCGCAGCCACACGTCGCGCCACGTGCTACTAGGCAAATGGGGGCAAAAAAAAGAAAACTCTTTGTGTGTGCGCATGCGCTCACTCGTGCCACCACGCCATTGCGTCGCTTCCGTGCTGCCGCCAAAGGATGCGGTGCGCGCGGCGCCCTCGCACAACGTGGTGCCTCTCGCCCTGGTAAGGTGGGCCTGCACGCACCACGCACACGCTGTCGCCATAATAAAAATCTGGCACCTTGCTGATGCTTTTTTATTTGCGTTGCCTCTGCCCTCACTCCTCGCTCGCACCTGCTGCACAAGAGCGCTTCCAGCCTTGCACGCGACCGCATCGTCACGCCCACCGAGTCCAATCCAATGTCAACCAACCGCGCGGCGATCGTGGAGAGCACCGATACGCAAAGCGCGCCAGCGGGATCAACCGAATCGCCGGAATCGGCCGGCTCGCGCACAAAAGAGATCACGACAGGCGCCGCCCACGCACAGGAGCAGCCGGCGCGGACCGACGGACCACGTGATTGCCGTCGCCCGGTTGATCCCGTGTGGCGCGCCCTCTTTGAGGCGCTGCGGAACTCTCCTGCGTCGCGTGACGCCGTCGCGATCCCGGCAGACGCCGACGACGAGCCCCTGACAGAAGCGCTCTACAGGATGCGAGGGCGCTAGGCCCTGCTGGCGAGCGCTCGCAAAGAGAAAGAAAAAAAGAGGCAGCGACACCACAAAAAAGAGCAAATAAAAAAGACGAATGCGCCCAAAAAAGAGGCAGAGAGCCTAGACCAACGCTGGACGACGGCTAGACATTAGCCGGCTGCAAGGCATCGACAAAAAGGGGGCGCGATCGCCAATAAACATCAAAACATTGTGCACGAATTGTGGAGAACAATGAAATCAAGTTCGCATTCGGCTTAATTGCGTTCGCATTCGGGGTAGCCTTGTGCGCAGATCGTGCGCTTGCGCTCCTTTTTGTCGGCGCCTTGTAGCCTGCCCAAGCCGGCTGGCTCGACCCTTGGTCGCAGCCGCGCCGGCCAGCCGTTGCCCAGCGCCGCTCTTTCCTCCCTCCAAGAGGAGAGCCTTTCAAAAAAGAGTCGCCACGAAATGCTCAAGAAAGATTTTTGGTGACCTTTTTGCAGCGGTCACACCAAAGACGTCCACCCTTTTTTCCCTGGAACATTTTTTAAAAAAAAAGAAAAGGCGACCACAAAAATGGTCGCCGCCCAATGGCGGCGTGTTTGGGCGAGTCTTTCAAAAAAAAAAAGGAGGCGGGCGACTTGGGTGCAGCGTGACAACGACCGACAAAAGTTTGGCGAGGATCCCCCAGAATCACAGCGCGACAGAGCAGAGGCCGCACGCGCACGAGCGCCAACAACAACACGACCCCCGCCGAAATGTCGCAAAGAACCTCGATTTATCCATGAAAAAACCGAGATAAATCCAGTAATGCGCATTTTTTAAAACCAAACATAAAATGTCATTTTTGGTATTTTTTGGTGTTTGTTTCTCTTGATTTTCCGTCTTGGTTTTGGTGGTCGGGCGCCTTTTTAGGCAGGCCGCATTGTGTCTTTTGTCGTCGCTGTTGTCGTCTTTTTTTTTGTTGATCAATCAGTCACTTGGTCCAGAGCGCGCCGGCCCAGGTCTCTCGTCCTAAAAGAAAAGAGTGTGTACAAGCCAAGGCCACGCGCACAACAAATGCTCGCTGCCAGCAACCTTGAGTTGCGCCTATTTTTCCTTTTTCTTTTTTTCGAAAAAAAAAGGTTTTCATTTTACGACAACAAACAGAAAAAGTGACATGCGAAATGGTCGTCGTGGGCATGTCAGCGCTGGCGTGCGGCCGCCGGCGAACCGTGCTTGGAGTTGGTGCGCAGCCTTTTGGCGCGGGGCCGCGCGACAGTACCGACAGGCTGCCTTTGGTGACCAATCTTTTTTGCGGCACGTCCTTTGGGAGGGTCGACAGGTTGCGAGGCGAGAGCAGCAACAACAACATTTGGCAAAGGGCGGATGCGAGTGAGCGCGGCCGCACGGTGCGCATCGGCCTCGACCAGTGCAAACTTTGCGTCGGCGTCGGTGGCGCCAGACTCGGTCAGGAAACCTGATGCCATCAGGCGCGACCAGTACACAATGCGTGCGCGCGCCTCGTCATATTGTTGGTCGGGATCGGCGTTGGCGGCGTCCGCGGGTGGCTCGTCCGTCGGCTCTGGCTCGTTCATGAGGTCGACAATGCGCTTGCATCGATAGCCGTGTGCGGCAGTGTCGTAAAGAGTCCACAGCAACGCGCGGGCCTGACGTAAATCGACCAAGGCCAACGTCATCAGTACATCCATAGACGCCGGGCAGCGGATGGCCGCACGCCGGACAGCGCCAACGAGTGCACCGAAGAGCACCGGCCGACAGACATAGTCCAAGATTTCTATGCGAGGACTGTCGGTCGTCGCCTGGCCGATGTGGAGGACGAGCGAGACGGCGGCGCGCAAGAGGTCGAGCCTTTGATGTGGATGCAGGGTGCCCGCGAGCAGGGCCGTCGATGCACTGTGGCACCACGACTGAATGGCGTCGAGGGCCGCCGAGGCATCTGCGACGGGCCACGTCTCGACAGGCACCGGCAGCAGACACGCACGGTAATCTGCAAACAAGTGCAGGACCGAGTGCTTGTTGTTGTCGGCGGCCGTTGTGCCAGAACAGGACGCAGACGCTCTCGCGGCGCGTGTGTGGAGAGGCGACGCGTCAAAGCCGGTCGCCTTGCCATGTGCGGATTGAGCCGCGATCACCGCAGCCTGACACTGGACGCGCCACGAGTGTTGCATGACGGGCGTGGCCGGCCAGCGAAACACGTTGTGACGGTAGAAGCGATAGATCGAGTCAGAGTGGTAATCGATCGGGTCGACCTGGGCGGAACGGACGACACCCGACAGGCCCTGGCTCAAGGCGTCAAACAGAGGGTCGGCCGCGCCGATCACAGTCGTGCGGGCAGAGACGATGGCCGCCATCCACTTGACGGGGCACCACACGTCAAGCGAAAAGTCGTAAGCGCTGATATGTTCGTCAATCTCATCACAACGGTCGCGCCCGATGCGGTGCATCCAGGCGTCCATGATGGCCGCATCTTTGGCGTAGGCCCTAGTGCGAGCCCGGTCGTAAAGAGCGCCAGTGCCCACACACGCGTCCGGGTTCGCACGCGCACCGCATGGGCAAAGGCCTTTTTGAAGCCGAAACCCGACATATCAAAGGGACGCCACGAGCGCTCGTCCACCTCGGATGCGGCGGCGAGCCATGGTTCATAATGCGTTGGGAGGTCAACGTCGACGCCATCGAGAAGACGCCCAAAAGGATTGCCTAGGGGCGAGGCGGGCAGGCCGGCACGTCTGTTTTTGCCATGGTTGTGCATATAGTGGTCCAGCCAGTCGGGATTGAACCGGTCGGCCGCCGGCGTAAAGCCCAGGGCATGGAGGGTCGATCCAGTGAGACGCACGGCCGTGTCTATACACAGGTGGGCTACGGGCACGTTGTTGGTGACGATGGCGCCGGCCAGGGTGCGCACGAGGCAGCGGCGCATGGCCCACACGGCGTGCGCTAGGGTCGCGTAACATTTGTGGGCGGTTGCCGATGCGGCCTTTTCGTCGCGTGTACCCAAAGACCGTGGCGGCGCGCGATTGCAGTTGCGGTGGGCAAGACGGTCGCGCGGGTGTAGCAAGTGCGACGGTTCCACGGTGACGCGCGGTAGAGGCCTTGGCTCGGGTGTTTCCAGTCGTCTTTGAACATCGAGGCAGGCGTGCACTAGGTAGCGCACGTGGCGCGAGATCTCGCGGCGACAGCGCACATAGACGACGTGTGGCGGCGCCACGCCATCATCGTCATCGGGGTGCAATTCCGGATAACCGGCGAGGTCGACCCAGACATCCAACACGCGACCTTTTTGCATGAGACGCGCGCATCCGCGGCGCATTCCGTCAGACGCCAACAGGTCGCGCATCGAGCGCGACGTTGATGCCAGTGCCATATACGAGTCGGGGTCGAGGTGGCGCACGACCAACATGCCCAATTCGCCACAGCCTACCGAGAGTATTCCGTCCAGCGTCGCCCATCCATTGCCCTCCTCGCACCCACCACGCACGGCGGTTCCTTTACGAAGGCGCACGTCCATGCCGACTTGCTTTTTTGTCTACTGCCTTGCTGGTGTGTTGTTGTTGGTGGTGCAGTATCCACAGACGACACAGGCCCTGAGAAAAAAGGAGCCCCTCTTTTTTCATTGTCAATAAAACCCTGCAGACCAATCGCCAACAACAACATAAAAGAAAGAATGGTCGGTTTTCTCTTTTTTTTCCATCCTCTATTTCATTTTTTTCCCTTTTTCGTTGGCTCGGCGGCGTGGCACCCGCTGGGCGGGGCCGCGTGATCGACCTCCCAGGCCAACAAGCAGCAGAAAGATCGGCCTGCATTCTTGGGGCGAAAAAAAGCGGCGCGCTTTGTTGCCTCAAAAAACCGAGATCTGCGGCCTTGCGTATTCTGCCGCGATGCGCCAAGTGTGCAGTGCGACTGGCTACGGAAACAGGAACCAGGTTGAAGGGAAAAAAAGACAAACCCATGGCCTTTTTTTGCGTCGGGGCATTTATCCGACTTGCCCGAATCGCCAAAAAAAAGGTAAATCAATGCAAATGGCAATTTACATGTCGACCTCATTTTGGGGATTGGTTGCCTCGTCCGAGGATGCTGTGGATAGGCCGAGACCCCAAGTAGATTTTTTTGGTGCGGGTATTCAAATACCGCAGGCTTGCCGGCCTTTTGGTTTGTAATACACACTCTTCTCGACGGCGAGCAACTCGAACCAATACCGAGGAGAAACAATATAGACTCGACTTTTTTGTGTTTTTGGGAGAAAACAAAAGGCCGTGCTTTTGATAGACCATCCACGCCATGACTTGTCCGCCGACTTTTGCCGCCCCGGTGCCGTCCGACGCAACCGAGGTGGAAGCGCCGTCTCTGCCAGCCGACCTCTTTATGCGGATGTATCCGTGGATGAGCGCTGGCGACGCCTGCCTCTATGCCGCTGTCGACCGCGACCTGGCCGACAAGGTCGGGGTGTCTCTGCCCGGCATCGTCGAGGGCGTGCTGCGCCGTCAGTGGACTGCCGAGCCACTTGTCGGCGACAATGTCGAGACTGTCACGATCGACTATGAGCCGAATGGACCCCTAGGGCGCGATAAGTGGGGGATCCGAAATGGGCCCCTGCGGCACGAAATGTGGGCGAGCCACATCGCGAGTTCCATCTTTATGGACTATGCCGTGTTGTTTGACGAGGAGTCTCACGCGGACGTGTGGTCTGGCCACCGGCTCGTGCTCTCTGTCGCCGCCAACAATCGCTACGAGGTTCGCTTCAAGGTGGAATACGTTGGCGCAGAGGACCGCCGAGTACCCGCACGACCCCGCGATACGGCCCTGACGACGGTGTGCCCCGGTATGGGTCGGACCGCGCGACAGATGGCGCTCGCCGTTGATATCGATGCCGCTCTCGCCACCGTACCGCACAATTGGGTGGGACCGTTGGACGATGTTTTCGACGGTGCGGACCGATCGCCCATCGACCACGACACGCTGGACCTCCATGTGCGTCATGTGATTGCCGAAGCCCATCGGCGCGGTGTGCGCTACAGTCCGGTGCCAAGACATGTGACTCTCTCGATCTATGACGACATTGGCAGAGATGGCGGGCCTCTGTTTGCCTTTATCGTCTGCCATGACGATGACGACAGTGGTGATGACGACAACTCTGTCGGAACCGGTCGGACGCGATCAACACAATGGTATGCCACCGTACGGCCGTCCGTCGATCGCACCTTTTTGGTCGCCACGCCCTCGTCGCAACGTCGTCGCACGCAAGGCACGCCATGGCAAGCCGTTCACAAGACCGACAACACGTGCGAGCCATTGTTTGGCACGGGCAAGCAGGCGGTTGCCGCGCCTGCCGAGCGACGATGGGTGCCCTGCGGCGACCGGGCCGTATTTGGCTCTCATCGCGCATCATCTGCAAAGCGCGACACCAACGCCAACGACGATACGCGGGCCGATCGCGACCGAGACAACGACACAATCTTTGACAAGTCAGAGAGGCGCGCGGTACATCTATGCAATGACCCACCGCCTCTATCGTCGACGCTATCGACACCAACACAGACGGTCGCCGACATTGTCGCCCTCTATCCCGACCTCACGGCGGACCAGGCCGCGCGCGTCTTTGCCGCCTCGGCGCAACTCGACGGAATACCATATGTGTGGGTGGCCATCGAGGCCTTTGGCCAGGGCCGCTGCATGGCGACCTCGTTGCGCGCTTCGGCCGCGGCCATGCTGCGCGTCAAGAGCGACTATCACGAGGCCGCCTGGTACGCCGGCCGCCGCGTGGTGCTCGCGCTGGGCGACGCACGCGACACCATTCTCTACCGCATTGTCGGCCGCGCGCCCGAGGCCAAGACCCAGACCAACGACGACCTGGCTGCCCTCTACCCGCACCTGTCGCCAATCGAACTCATGGGCGTGGGCGCCATCAACCGTGCCCTGAAAGACGTACCTCACGTGTGGGTGGGCGGTGCCGGTCTCTACCCGCACCGCGTCTCCCTCGGACCCGGCGGACCCCCCGTGACGGCCACCATCGAGGCCGTGCGCCGTCTTTACGACCATGCGGCGGCTTCGCGTCTTGTGTTGGCATTGGGCCGCACACCCGCCGGCGCCCTGACCCTTAATTATGGCGCCGTCCTACCCCGCCGCTAGACCTCTTTTTGTCCTTTTTTTTTGACCTCTTTTGACCACTCAAACAAAAAATTGTGCTTGCAGGATACTTGCGTCGTCCTCTTTTTTTTTCACATCTGTTGGGTCAACAAATCCTCTTTTTTTCATGCCTCATTCCACGGCCAACAGACCATTCCAGGGCGGCGCGTCCTCAATGCCTTGCCAGGCGGCCCCACGCTCGTGGCTCTTTAAGCAACTGGCCTCTATCAGACAGTGTTGGTTGCGCAGAGGGACGCAACACGATCAACTTGTCCAAACGAACGTCGCCGGCGCCGTGGGCGTCACAAACACCTACGAACCTAGGCAGGTGGATCGCATTCCGATAGAGCGTCAAAAGGGAAAATGAAAGAGGGCACCGACGGGATACTGCCACCAAAACCATTTTTTTCATTCGGTCATAGTTTCGCTGTCTGCATTTTTTTTCTTGGGCCACAGAGTGTCAAGACGAGACCAACGGATGGACAAGATGACGACCGCGACGGACCCGGAAGATCTGGCGCAACTTTACCCGCGCCTCGACGCGGAAGGCGTGGGATGGTTGAAAGCCATCGCCGCAGCCTTGGACGGACGCACGCCATATATGTGGGTGCCGACGAGCGCCGGCCTCCAGTGGAGCGTCCTGCTGTCAGATGACGTCCCCCAATGCGCAATCTTTATCACCAAGGCCTATGCCCTGGTGGCCGCGGACGATCGGCCATGGTGCGTGCGCATGGCCATCGACGACCACGACCCGCGCAGGCTGCGCTTTGGCGTCTTTGTCAGGCGCGGCCACGACGCAGCGCCATCGTCATCGATTCCGCCACTCGACGGGACAGAGACACTGGCGCCGACGACAGTCGGTCCGGTGGCCGGGACGCCCGTGGTCACCGCGCAGACCGTTGATGACATTGGGCGGCTCTACCCGTGGCTCTCGGCGGCCGACCTGGTCAAGGCGTCGGCCCTCCATGACGCTCTCGCAGTCGTGCCCCATGCATGGGCGACCCATGTCCCCGACGGCCCCTTTGTGAATGCTGAACCGTTTTCCAACAGAGGCGTCGATGAAATGGCCGCCGTGGTGCGCCAGCGGCAGTGTGAATGGCCACCGTCGTGCCGATCGCAGCCTGTGATACTGGCCCTGGACATCAGTGTCGGCCACATCTGCGGGCGCCAGCAGACTGATCTGTTGTTTGCGCCGGCCACTGAGGCCCCGCTCGACCGTTGCGTCCTTGGACAAGGCGATGGCATCCATTTGGGCCGCATGTATCCCTTTCTTGGCGCAGACGACCTAAAGGCGCTAGAGGCGTTGGACGCGGCCATCGTTGGCGTGCCGCACCGGTGGGTCGTATCGACGCACCCGGAACCGGCCTCGGGCAGCCGGCCCATCGCTATCGATACCAAGGTGGCCGGCGAGTGGTTGGGGATCGTGTGTCGCGAGGCGACGACCGACCTCGGCCGACCGTGTCGCGTGGTGCTCGGGGTGCGTGACGCCACGGGCGCCGTGCGCTATTGGACCGAGCCCATTGGCGACCGCAAAACCAACTACGTGGACAACATTGCAGACGACAAATGCAAGCATGTGGACGGCAAGGCCGACCCGATCGATTCAGAATCAGAGTTGACCACAACTACGGATAGGTGCAGCAGCAACGTCAACAACATCGCCATGCCAGCGGGATTCGAGACCTTGGCCAGATTGCCCGTAAAGGGCGGCGGCGAGGTGGCGTGGCTGTGTGCGCTCGCGCATGGCCTCGGCAGCGTGCCCATCGCGTGGACGAGGACGCGCTCGGCGACCGACATTGTCCTCCACATGTCGACCCCGGCCGAGAGTGCCGCCATGGTCGTCGGCGCCACCTATCATCGTGGACGCAATGCCAACACAGAATCGGCGCGTGCCGTGCTGGGCATCGACAGTGATGCCGCCGGTGGACCGCTGTTTTTTTATCGCATTGAGACCGACACCCAGACCGACTAGACCCACCCCTGCTTTTTGTCTGTTTTTTTGACACCAACCCGGCCCCGGAGAGGGGGGTCAAAATAAAATGACAATGACCAAATACTTTTTTTATTACATTCTTTTTTTCGTTCTTTCTCAGTAACCATCGTTATGGTCTGGTCGTGGTGGTCAGTCGCCGCGCAGTGCCTTGACGAGGTGCAAGGTGCACTCTTTGGATATGCCATACTGCAAGAGGGTGCGGCCGCTCTCCAACTGGCGGCCGGCCCATATCAAGCGTTGCTCGCCGAGTGGAATGCCCCATCGCGCGCAGATGATGTGCTTGACCGTTTCCACGGTCCACGAGAGGTGCACCTCCATGGCGAGGCACTTGCCGGTGAGCGTCTTGCAAAACAGTTGCACGGTCCACTCGCCCTCGGGCACCGGTCCTGCGATAGTGTCGATTGTGGAATAGGGGCGCCACCGCCAGCCTAGTGTGGGGTCATCGTGTCGGCACACGGGACATCGAGTAATCCTGTATTGATTATCGCGACCGTTGCCGCTGTTGCTGTCGCCATCGCGTGGACCCTTGGCCGATGCACACTCTTGGCACACACGCAACTTGGTGCAAGTGCACCCGTGGTACCACACGAGGGTACGCCTGTCGTCGTCACCATCGTTGAGGCACACGCAACACTCGCCCACGGGGTCGGCGTTGGACCATCGACGGTCATTGATTCCGAGGTCCACGGTGGTCCCATCCGGCGGCAACGACAGGACGTGCTTTTCTCCATCAAAGGACACGGTGCGCGCGACGGTGCAGCGCCCATCGGGCAGTTTTACATACACGACGGCGGCCATGCGTTGGTTTCCCTCTCCAGACTGAAGGGAGCGGCAGTATCATGCACACCAAAAAAAATAGCCAGTACCAATAGAGCGCACACGAGGCGCGGCGCGAGCACCGCCGCTGTGCCAATAGGAATCGCCGCTGCGGTCTCGCCGAGAGTGCCCGTCTATTTTTCCCCCCTTTTCCCTTTTTCCTTTTCTTTTCGTCCTCTATTTGTTTGGCCGACTGTCCGCCAGCGCGGCAGCCGCGGTCGGCGGCCCCTCGCCCCAAGAAAAAACAGCGGCGAACCGAGCCCAGTCGGGTGTTGCCATTTCTTTTGGTCCCCTTTTCTTTTTGAAAAAAGAATCATGTTTTCTTTGCTCACATAGAATAAAAATTTGGGGGAAAGACAAGACAAAGGCCCGCCCAAGGCATGGGCTGTCGTGGCGCGCGCCGAGAGTAGGCGGGCAAATAAAGAGGCACGGGGACCCTTGGCGGCGGGCGCACGAGAAGGACCACAGGCCTGCGGCACCCGGCAATGGGGCCAGTGACCAAAACAAGGACAAGAGAGCGCCAGCAAATGACGTGCGTCTACAAATGTCGACACCCCCTGGCGGGCAAATAGAAATCAGACTGCTGCACTTTTAGGAGGTCTAGGGCGCTCGGGCGACCAAAAGTTTCTCGCGCGACTGCCCATCCCGACAGACAACCGAGTCGGGCGCCAAAAAAGAGACGACACCAAACAAAAAAGGGCCTTGGAAAAAAAAAAAGAAAACAATACGCCCAGCCCTCACCGAACCGGGCGAGAAAAACAAAACAGACGAGACAAACCCTGCCGCCCAAAGAGAAAAATACAAAAAATTTAAAAAAAAAAAGAAAGAGGACCGCGATCACGCAAAGCAACGCCTGGCTGCACGATCGCCGACCCGCACATTTGCCGTGCAACCGGTGCGATTTTCTCTGCCGGCGCTGCACGAGCCCCAACACAGCCGCCGGTAGCCATGTGCACCATCGACAATCTGCCCGACGAGGTGCTGGTCAAAGTCTTTGACCGCCTCGACTGTGGCGACCTGTACGCAGGCGCGGGCGCTACGTCGGTTCGCTGGCGAGACATTGCGGCCGACGTGGCGACGCGCGCCGAGCCCGTCTGTGCGCGCCGTGCGCGTGCGGCCGATCCCACCCGCATCGACTATGTGGGACCCTACATTGCCAGCCTCGTTGGACACACCGACGCCGACTGGCGTCTCTATGCGCACGACGCGCAGTGCCGGTGGCGCGGGCACGCGTGCCTCCGCGCCGCGCGCGACGACAGGATCACGATCCTCCACGTGCTGTGCCGCATGCTGGGTCATCCATGGGTGCCCGGCGTGTGCGTCGAGGCTGCGTCGCGTGGCCATCTCGGTCTGCTGGCCTATGCGACGACGCACAAGCACCCATACGATCGTGCCGCGTGCGAAACCGCAGCCGCGGCCGCCAAGCAGCACGTCGTGCTCGACTGGTTGTGGGACTCGCAGCCGCCCACGCGCGACAGCGTCGACCGCGCCGCCGAGTCGGGCGACATTGGACTTTTGCGCCTGTTGCAGAGGCGAAGGTGCCCGCGCAGCGAGAGCACCATGGCGGCAGCGGCCCGCGGCGGTCATGTTGACGTCGTCCGGTGGCTCATGCGGCATCGCTGTCCGTGGGACGATACGGCCGTCCTTGCCGCGGCCACAGCGGGTAGCGGCGACGTACTCGCATTGTTGCTCGCCCGACGCAACGTCCGTGCCCTGCCCGAGGCCGTCGAGGCGGCCGTTGTTGGCGGCGATGTTGCGTGTGTCGACCTCTTGTGGGCGCGCTGCGTTGACGACGACTCGACCGACCAGAGTTTGAAACTTTCCGCTCCAGGTCGATCCAGCCAACAAAGGGCAAGCATCGTCAACGAGACCAGTCAAAAGGGCGACCGCGGTAATGCTGTTGTGGCACTCTATGGGTCGCGGTGGGTCGCCCTGGCGGCACGACACAAGGACACTGACGTATTGGACTGGCTTTGCACCCGTGGGTGTGCGCCGACGCCGGGCGCCATGGCTGTCGCCGCCGGAATGGGCAACATGGACGCCCTCCTCTACCTGCGCCAGAGCGGATGTGCGTGGGATGCACGGACGACTGCCGCCGCGGCAGCGCACGGAAGACTCGACATGCTCGACCATCTCTACCGCCACGGCTGCCCGTGGGATGCGACAACGTGCACGGCGGCAGCCGCGGGCGGTCATGTCGAGTGCCTCCAATATGCACGCCGCCATGGCTGTCCATGGGATCGCCAGGTCTATGTAACCGCCCTCAATCACGGTCACACCCACATCCTCCAGTATGCCCACGAAAAGGGTTGTCCGCACGATCGGACCGTGTGCCGGGCTGCTGCCAAGGCGACGTCATCGTCAGACGCCGCACGCTTTGTCTGCCACGAGATGTGCCGCCACCGTGTTGGCCGTTGCGATCTCAAGCCCAAGATATGCCGTCGCCGTGCAGTGTCGTCGCCGTCTTCGGTACCGCCCGCCCCAACCCCATCCGTTTTCCCTTTTTTTCGCAACTGCCCACATCCCTTTTTTTTATTTTTATTGATATTTACCGCAATTTATTGGGCGCACAGCGACGATCAGCGGCGTGCGTGCTCTCGTGAGATCATAGGTGTCTCACAGGAATTGTCGGCTCGTGTCGACCCAACCCTCTGAGAGAGCGCCAAAAGGACAGGCTCCTCTTTATGCACGCCACTGCATGCATCGGGGATGATCTTTTTCCCTTTTTTAAATAAATGAAACAAAGAAAAATGGTTTTGAAGCATGAAAAAAATCCGGCTGCGGCGTGATCTGGCGGTCCGCACATCAGCCCCGACTTGAGCGAGGCTAGCGTGGCCGCCCGATCCTTGGACCCGCCGTTGTTGCGTCTTTTTTTTTTAAGATTTTTTCCGTCCCACCACAAACCTTTTTGAGGCGCAAGGACAGCGGCCGCCGTGCTCTTTTGTGTTGGCAAAAAGTGGGATCTCCTTTTGGCCTGGCACTGGGCCGCCATCCAAAAGGAAAAAAAAAGAGAGTCTGGCTTCTGCCAATCTGCCGCCAGATTGGTGGGTCGGCCCAATCTGCCGCCAGATTCGTATGTGTCCAAGTCGCGCAACAAGTTGTTGTCGAAAAAAAAACAGACGCTGCAAAAAGGTTGAAATCGCAAGGCGGTGGCGGGACGCGGGCCGCGCGCGGCGGCTGACGCGCTCTTGCTGCAGATTTTTGTGGCACTCGAAAATAATAAAGAGAAATGGATTTTCCAGAGAGAAATTACGTAGGAAAAATAACATGGTAAAATGCCAAAAAGGAAACTGTCTTCGTAAAAAGGCGATTGGCCGTGGGCAAAAGCATAAAACCATAGTGGGCTGGCCGATATTTGATTCCTCACCAACCAACCTACGAGCAAGCCAGCCCGAGGGCAAGGAAAAAGAACCAAGAAACACCGTCAACCAAGACATGTCTGCCACCGCCACCCCCAAGCGCCGCCTGGCCAAGAGGACCAAGCGTGCCTCTGGCGCTGCCGTCGCCACCACCACGGAGAACCTCGCCGCCCACGACTCTTTCTATGTTCTTTTCCCGCAACCCGACTCGACCGACACGCCCGAGGGGCAGGCCGCCAACGTCCAAGAACCGTTTGCCTTTAACGACGGCGAGACGTCCATGGAGGTCGACAAGGACGCGCCCACTCCTGCCATTGCGACTGGCGCCGACGATGCCGTATCTGTGCTGCCCGTCCCATCCACGACAATGGCGACAACATCGCCCAACATGCCCCTTGCAGCGGCCAACAATGACACAGAGGACGGTGAGCCGTCATCGTCCTCGGAACCTGTCGACGGCACTGACGCACCGGCACACGCCTCATCAGAGCCGGCCCCGATGTTGACCGAGGAGCCCACCGAGGAATCGGCCGTCAACAATACCGTTCCCGACACGGCTCTGCCACCCGCCGAGACGGCCGCCTCTCCCGCGTCATCTGCTGACGACGCCATGGACCAACAACAGGAGCCCCAACCGACAAACAACAAACGACCCTGCCAAGACGACCAGCCCGAGCGCGAGACCTTCGCTGACGGCGGCCACGATGATGTCGCCAAGTCTACCGAGACCAACGGTGACACTGCCGAGGCCGACGACGAGTCTACGGTGACGTTGCCCCTCAAAAAGAGAAGGAGGATGCTCGTCCCCGAGGACGACAGCGAGGGCAACGACAATGCCACCGAGGCTGTCACAACCGCCCCTGATCGCCAACGCATCGTGGCCGAGGGCGACGACGACAACGACGACGACGAGGCCAAACCCTTGGACGCTGCCGAGGACTCGACCGCCGGCAAGCCTTATGTCACCAACATGGACGATTATCCGATCGCCATGCGGTACCTCGGCATCACGCGCCTCTCTACCCTTATCGGGTACATGCTTGCCCTCGTCGTCGGCGGCCACTGTCGCTGGTTCCGCATGGGTCCTGCCGGGCCGTCGGGTCGGCCGGCCTTGGAGATCTCGCCACGCTTTGACGTCGCAGCCGACGGGCGGCGCTTTGTGTGCGGCGTCGACTGCCGCCTGTATGGCGGCGACGGCATGATCGAGCGCGCCCTCCCGCACGGATCGACCGTGTCGGGCAAGGGCACGGCCTTTGACCCCTATGTCGCGACGATCAAGGGCATCGTCGCCGTCACGCCCGAGATTGTCGAGCCCCTCTATGACGACTGGGCGCCGTCCCTGTTTGACCAGCGCCTCGCGCGTCCGCAGGACAAGATTGTCTTGCGCTTTGCCCTCGCCGACCGAGCCGATCGTGACGAGGCCTGCGTCCCGCTGGCGTGTCTCTTGGACGATGGCGACGACACCCCGTCTGCTCTCCCTCTGGCCAAGCAGCGCGTGTCGGTGCATCTGGACGCTGTCTGGCGCCGGTTGGCCGCGCATCCACTTATGTTCAAGACCGCAGCCAAACACGCTGAACACTATCGGTCCCTGGTCGCCTCTGCTGCTGCTACTGCTACTGCGGCCTCTTCTGCAGCGACCTCTGCATCCTCGCCGGCGTCGCCGCTGACCGCTGTCTCGACGCCCATTGCCGCCTCGTCCTGACCCCCCCCCCTCAATATCCTTTTTGTCTTTGATGAAAAACGAAAGGAGCAAAAGAGTTTGCACGATTTCGATTGTCCCTTTTTTTTGCCTGTGTGCAGATTCAACCCGATAAATCATTTTTTGAAAAAAAAAGGAAGGGACAGAAAAGGGCCGCGCGCTCTTGTGCAATCGGCCCGCCCATCAACTTTCCCGCGCATGCCCACTTGTCTTTTTGGAATTGGTTTCCAAAGGCCTGCTTTTTTGGTCCGCCACAATTTGTGGGGGTCGCTTGCGGGGGATTGGCACCCAGAACCACGGCTGACCCGACCCCCACGTCCAAAAGACCGAGTTGCCGGCGTCGTAAAGAACAACTTGGTCTTTTTCGAGCACGAGCGCCGACCGGCAGCAGACGCTAGGGGCAATGGCGATGATGGCGACGACGACAACGATCACAGCGGACCAGCAACCGACGCCATTGGGCCTGGTCGACCTGCCTGCCGAAATTATCGCACACATCCTGGGCTGCCTTGCAAGCCTGCGTGACTTGGCCGCGTGCGCGGCGACCTGCTCTGCCCTTGTCGACACGACGGTTTTGGAGGCTGCGGCGTCGCGCTTTGCCCATGCGACGGGACCGCGCCTCTTAGAGGCCGGCGCCCCCCTTTGCGTCATCCAGCGCGTGGTCCAGGACCGCGCTCTGACCGACGTGCCGCATGAATGGGTCGTCGCGGCGACGCGCGGCGGTCGGATCGATGTGGTCGAGTGGGTGTGCAATGTGGCCACATTTCCGCCGGCAACCTTGCCGAGAGCAAAGCGGGCGCGCCGCGAGAGAGACGACTCGAACCCGGCGCCCGGCCAAAAGAGGGTGCGGCCCGATATCGGGTACGACAGCCCCATTGTCGACGCCCTTTACGAGTCCCTGAACCATGGGAAACACGACGCCTTTGCATGGCTCCTCGACAATTGGGAGCGTCCCGTGTTTGGTCTTCCGCCCGGTCCGAGCGCGCGCCCGGTCGAGTCTCTCTTGGTCGAGGCCGTACACGCGCCCGGCACCCCCTTTGACATCATTGCCTGCATCCACGGCGATTGCCCGAGTACCCGTTTTACATGCTCTGATACAGTGCATCTCGCGGCCGCGGACGCCGATCGAGTCGATGTCATCACGTGGCTACACAGTCTCGGGTGTCGTTGTAACCCACCGAGCCCAAGTGACGGCGATGCCAACGATCTCTTTTGGCGTGCTCTATATACAGGGTCGGCCAAGGTGGCCCGCTGGGTTTATGATACCTTTGGTCTCTGCAAACATCGCCACCGCTGTGCGACCGAGTTTCAGCGCATCTTCGTCGACATGGGGTCGCGAGGCCACGCCTCGTGTGCAGCCCTGCTTTGCAATCTCGGCTTTGGCCCCCTTTCGGTCGAGTTTCTGATTGCCGCCGCGCGCGCCGGTCACCTCGACGTGCTGTCCCAATGCATGGATGATCGGCCCGGCGACGACAATGGCGCGGGCGGGCACCGGCCGATTGTGGCGGTCGGCTGGCCGTCTCTCGCGATCGGTCACGCTGCTGCCGCGGCAGGGCGCGGGGACGTCATCCGCTGGCTGGCGGGCAGGGCAGACGCGCGACGCAACCTATCTGTCGGCGCCGCCAGGCTGGCGCTGGAGAGTGGACACTTTGACGTGGTCTTGGTCCTGCACGAGGCAGGCATTGCCCCGTTTGACCGCTGGAACTCTCTCTGCGCAGCCTTGACCGGGGACATTGCCCGCGCCGGCCATGGCCTCACCGCCCCGACCCCCACAACAGTGGCCCTCGTTGCGGCGTACGTTGGCGCGTGCGATCCATCCGTGTTTGTCGAGGCGCTACGGTGCGGTGGCGACCAGATCGTGGCCTTTTTGTGCGAGCGCTATGGCACCGGCCACGCGCAGGCTGCCGTTGATGCCATCGCCGGGAGCCCTCTATGCGAAAATGCGCTTTTATGGCTGCGCGACAATGTCGCTGGCATCTGCGTAGCCGACGCGTGCGCCTATTTTCACATGGCCGACGTTGACGGCTATTCCCGTGACAAACCCTCGCCAATGTGTTGGTGCCCCAGGTGTTTCCAGCAGGCCCCGAGCCCCATCGACAGCATGGACGACGTACAGAACCGCCTACTCGGGCGGGGATCGTGAACAGACAGAAACGGTCGAATGATGATGACGATGATGGTAATAAGGTCGGTATTACTATGAGTGTAAATAAAAAAAGGCATCCCCAACAAGTACCTACACTTGGTGACGCCCACAGGACTCTCCCCTTGTTGTTGCAATGGCCCAAGGCTGTCTGCGACGCCAGCACCGGGTGCGATGCGTGCGCAATAGGCACCAGTCGCACAGCATTTTTTCTTTCAATTGAGATCGGGATTGTGGTCCGTCGCAGAGCAACCGCTCCTTGTGAGGTCGCTCTTTGGCGTGCCACGGCTTTGGGGGCACGAAAATTCTCTGCACCCCCGCCATGGAAAGCCGAGCGGCAAAGTGATGCCTTCCAGTCGCGCCATCCCATCCCGGTCCGTGGGCGGGTTTTGGTGGCGACCGAGTTTGTGCGGGTTTGGCAAATTGGATGGTCGCCGCGGTGAACCCACGCCGGCTGCGCCTTTTGTCAAACAAGGCCTCGGTTTTCAGTCCCTATGCAACTCAATTTTAGGTATATGTAACCAAATCGACCAACAGTCGACAAGCATCCCCATGGGCCAACCAATGCCGCAAGGGGTGCGATACGATAAAAATCATGTTGGTTTACTACTCCCTTGACCATCACCCAACAACCCCACCCACGACAACCACAACAAGAATACCCAAAAAAACAAACATGTTTCGCGCCATCAAGTCTGCATTTGCCTCTTCGCCATCCCCCGCCCTGCCCGCGCCGGCCCTCGTTGACGACTGCCAAGCCCTGGGCGACGAGGACGTGGGACTGCGATGCCTGATCCTCTTGTCCTTTCGGCAGGACGGTCAGACGGCGGCCCTCGTCGCCGTGCCACCCGCCAAAGCCTCTGGCACGGCCAGGAGGCGCGCCACGGCATTCTTTGTGGCGGCACCCCGTGCCGGCGATGCGTCCGGCCCCGCTGTGCCCAGAGCGCTCGATTCCGGCACGGTGGACTGGGAGATCGCGCCGTCTCTGGCGCCCTATGCGCACGCCCTCGGCTGGTTTCTTCGTGGCCTGGCGCGCGACCGCACCGTGCAAAAGGGCGATCGATGGATGGGTTCCACCGCGGCCAAGTACGCGTCCGTGCATAGCGTGTACAGCCGCACAGCGCCCGTCAAGCCTGGGGCCTTTCCGCCGCACATCCAGCGCGCACTCGAATTTACCCAGAACGGCCTGTACAACCTGTTTTGGAATAGCGACCACTGCGAGGACCTGCGCGCCGTGTGGATCGGCGAGCACGAATTGGTGTCGCTCTTGCACACGGCCCTCGCCCAGCGGGCCGCCCGTCGCGTGACCCCGCTGGCCGGCGACCTGGCATCGCTGGCCGGCGCCGCGTGCGGCTTCAAACTGTGGCACGCCTACTGCACCGACGCGCTCCAATGGGCTTGCATCGGCGCCCGACCCGACGAGGACGGCACCGTCCCTGAACCCGAGCGTCTGATCGAGGCGGCCAAGGCGCTTGGCGTCGAGATACCGACCGACGCCAGACTGGACCATGGCCGCCTTTGTGCCATCCTGGCACCGGCGGCCATCGAACAGTTGTGCACTGTCGTCTACGGGGCAAAGCCGGCGCGACTCGCCCACAAGAGCATGTCTGCCGCCACACGCGGCGGCATCCTCTTTGGCGAAGAGTCCTCCGGATTCTCGAACCTGGCGACTCGGTGGGACTATCGCAGGTGGCGCCGCCTGTGTGCCGAGGGCGTATCGGGGCACCTGAGTTTCAGCGATGCCGAGATTGCAGTGCGCTATGTCAACGGACGTCGCGCGGGCATTGACCAAGACCAGGTGATGGCATGCATCAAGGAGGCCGAGGCCGAGGGTGGCCACGAGATTGCCGACTGGGAGGCGTGGGCGCCGTTGATGGATATTGCCATGGACATTGGCGCCCAACTCGCGCCGGCCGACATTGCGCGCCCGTGGCGCCTGTGTGCCGTGTTGGCCTTTGCCATGTGCTCTAGATAAACTATCCATTTTTTTCTTCCCGATGCGGCCTGTGTGCCGCATGGCGGGCGAATGGTGCTGTCTTTTCCTCCCCAATCTTTATGCTACTGTCCTTGGCCGTTTTTCTTGTCACGCCTGGCAGCGTCGCCATCGCGGTCGCCACATTGCGAGTGACCAAATCGATAACAAAATTCAAAAAAAATAAAGTACGCCCTAGGCACGCGCCAATGTCCCCGTGAATATGGTCGGGCGGGGTGGCGTGTCAATCTGTCTAGTGTGAGGCAACGGCGGCCGACCACATAGATGCAACAAATCCTGCTGACGTCATCGCCAACGCATTAAAAAGGGGTCGCGCCTGTTGGCTGTTGCCCATTATTGGCCCCGCCCACTTGGTACGGGGGCCTGTGCGACAAGGAAGAGGGGCCATGCCGGCAGGCAGGTCGGCGCCGTTGTGCACAGCCTCTTTTTCCCTCTTTTTTTTAGTCTTGACAAGACGACATAAAAAAAAGAGAAAAAAAGACTCTTGGAGCGGGCACGGCGCCTTGCCTTGGTTTTTGTATTTAATCAACTCTGTCTTTATGGTGCAGTTTGGACCATATGAAAAAAAAAGTACATTGGCGGGCGAGGGGAAAAGAAAAAAAGGGAAAAGGGGGGAGGTTCAGGCGGGCGGCAGCGTGTGCACCGGCAGCGCAGGTCGGCCGACGCCACAACCTTGCTGTCGCCATAGGCGTCGGCGAGGCACAGACCGGGCACATTGCCCGCCAGCCACTGCGCAGAACAATGGCAAAACTGGCCCGATCCGGCGACGTCGTCGACGGCCGCCTGGATGGCGTCAAACGGTGCCGCCAAGCACAAGACGGCAAGGAGATCGACTCGGCCACTGGCGATGCCAATCTTGACCGCCTCGACGTCTACCAGGGCGCCCTCGTCTATGAGTTGGGCAATCAGGGGCAGATAGGGGCGGTCGCACGCTGCGACAGTGGCCACCGCATTCCACTGATCCAACGGCGCAATGCCAGCGTTGTGAAGCAATAGTGGGACCACATGGTGGCCTAGGCGCAGGGCATGGCGCGCCACGCCCACCGTAAGCAGTCGGTGCGCGTCGGGTCGTGTCAGCATCCAGGCGACCACGGCGGGCGAGGCAAAGGCGGCGTGGCCTAGGCGTGGTTCGGCCCAGCCGTCGAGGGGTGGCCCCGGCGGATCTTCGCCGGCGACCCACTTGAGCACACGCACCTGGTCGTGGCGCGCAGCGGCGAGGGCGAGGGCGCGCGTGGATGCGATCGCGCCCAGGCGGTGCACCTCTACGAGGGCCTCGACGTACCCGCGCTCGGCCGCCTGGGCCAACACTTTTGGTGACACTGCCGAGTCCAACGGCTTTCGGATACGAGCGCACGCCCACTGCACCACCGAGGCGTGGCCATGCTCCATCGCCATCTCGATCGAGCACAGGGTGGGCGGCGGCGCAGCGCGACACCCTGCCGCCGAGAGCCAGTGGATGGCGTCGATGCAACCATGTTGGATGGCAATCTTTCCCACCTCGACAGGGCATGCGCATCGGGCCTGGCCGTCGTCGCACGACAATCGGTGCAGGGCCTCGATGGCCGAGACGGACCCGATGCGCACCGCTCGCTCAAAGAGTCTGGGCAGGCGTTGGGCCGGCGCCTTGCTCGCTGACCGCGCTGGCCAGTAATCGAGCAGACAGCGGACCAGATCGCCTCGGTCTGCGTTGACTGCCATGCCCAGCGCTGCCGCCACGTGAACCTCGGTGCGCATCGGGTGTGAGGACTTGTCGTAACACCAGAGCGCCTCTCTGCGCTGTAGATTTCTGTCCCATTCACCCCAAGCCACGATGGCATCATCGCATGTGGTGGCGGCCATGAAATTGTCTTCGACAATCGACTCGGAGAGCGTGCCGCCATTACGCCCTGCAATGTCGCCCATGAAGCGGGCATAGTCTTGGGGCGGTACGCCACAAAAGGGGTCGGCGTCCTTGATCTCGCCCGCGAGACAGAGCCACCGGACCACATCGAGGTGGCCGCCGCAGACCGCATCGCACAAGAGACCGCGGGCCGCATAGTTCCATCGATGATCGTCCATGCCCACGCGGGTCCCCAGGTAGAGCACAGTGGGGAGCGGCGCGCCGGCGGCGATCGCCAATCTCACGGTCCTGGCGCCGAGACGGTCGACCACCTCGTCGGCCAGAGGCCGCACGGACAGAGCAGGACAGGCGAAAAACAGCGCCACCATGTCGCACGCCTCGTGCACATGGGAAAAGATGGCAGCGCGCATCTCCAATGGCAGATCAATCAACTGCGGATATGCGATCGCATCCACATCCTCCATGTCCACCTCCATCCCGGCGGCACTCTTTTGTTTTTCACGGGCCAACAGAGGCCTTTCGAGTGGCAACGTGTGTATGTGGGTCGTGCGTGTGTTGTCCCTTCTTTCCGGCACCCATTCATCAATGTGTATCTGTCTGTTATTGCACCAATGGACGGTTCACCGATTTTACTCGGACCAATCTCGCATTGTTGTCGCCAACATGATAAAAAATCGAAACACGCCTCTTTTTGAACCAACAAACAAAAAGAATATTGTGTGCGCATGCAAACCCAAAAAAAAGCACAAGTTGAGCGGCGCCAAAGAGCAAGGACCCCATGCGACGGCCGAAATTTTTAGGTGGTGTGAAGAAAAAGAAACGGGCAATTTTCAAGAGACGGCCAGGGCGCAAAAAAGGGGCCTGAACAGAAGAGGTCCTGTCTGCACGGCCCGTGGTCGGCACACTTTGTGCAATCATTGAACCACCGACAACGAAAGCGGCCAAGAGCACGGAACATTATTTGGAAATAAAAAAATATTTTTTTTCGTAAAGGGCAGACTTGGCTGGATTGTTTCTGTTTGTTGTTGATGACAATGATGATGGCGATGATGATAATGCTTTTTTTCTCAAACCTGGCGACGTGATGATGGCAATGTTTGTGACCTCTTTTCATTGTCTACTGACCCAACGAAATGGGTTTGCAAAAAGAAAGGTCTCAAAAGAAGGACAGCGAGCGCGCTTGGAACGGCCTAGATGCGGTTGGCGACGAGGTCGTACGAGCCTGCCACAACTGGTAGGTGACGGCAAAGTTTTTGAGGGCGCCCACATAGTAGGTCTTGCGATGGCCCTGGAGGGCCTCCAGCGCGGCATAGGCGCCGCCGGGACGGGCCAGTTCGGCGTCGGTAAAGTGCGGCTGGAAGGCGTGGAGCAAAAACTCGTCGACGGCCGTCGCGTTGGTCAGCAGGGACGCGGGCATGCGTGCCAACTGTTCAACGACCAACTGGCGCATGGCCGCCACCGAGATGGGCTCCTGCGAGGTGGCCTTGAACTGGACCGGCCCATAGGGCAGACCACGCGTGATTTGGGTGACGGCCGGCAGGGCGGGCGTGCCAAAGGGCGATGTCGGATCAATGTTGAGCATGTTAAAGGCGCCACCGTCGACGACAGGACCGGCGGCGTCGATGGTGCCCGTAAAGTAGTAGCGCTGGCGCACCTCCTTAAAGAGCCGCCTCTCGGCGACGTCAAGCGCGAGCGGCTTCATGTTTTGCTCGGTCTGCGCATAGGCCACGATCAACTTGCCACAAACATAGGTAAACGAACCGGCGAGGCCGTTGCCGTTGTCGGGCGTCGACAGGGTGCCGCCGACGATGACGGGCAGCCGCGGCGAGTAGGGCCGCACGGCAATCAGGGTCTTGGCATTGACCAGTACATTGTCGGCGTCGTCGGCCGTCAGGTAGGCGCGCATGCCGTCATAGATGCCGCGGCACCCGCCGGCGACGACAAAGCCCGCATAGGGCACGGAAAAGATGCGCGAGATGGTGGGCGACAGGTTGAGCAGCGCGTACAGCGTGGTCAACTTGTCAAAGGCGCCCAGGCCGCCGCCCGACAGTTGCGGCACAAAGAGCGAGGGCACGAGCGGCCCCAGGTCGTGCGTGGCGATAAACTGTGAAAAGGGCACCAGCAGTTCGGCGGGCACCGGCGAGGGCACCTCGGCGCGGTCGATCCACGGGTACGAGGCAATGATGACCGACAGCCTGTAATAGGCCGCGAGGAACTCGGGCGTGGGCGGCGCCGGCGGCTGGAAGCCATATGAGACGCCCTGGAGCAGGTTGACGGCATAGTTGGGCGTCGTGTCCGTGGTAAAGTCGAGCGGGTAGACGCTGCCGGGGCCGGCAAAGCGCTGCACGATGCCCACGCTGTCGATCGTCCACGGGCCGAGGCCCACCTCGTTGGCCGCCGTCGTGTTGGCGAAAAACTGCACGCCAATGTCGATCCACGAGGGCATGCCGGGCGCCGGCGCGGCAAAGTCGATCGTGTCGCACTGGCCGCCGACACGGTCGGCCGACTCGATCACCACGACCGAATGCCCGCGGTCCTTGGCAAAGACCGCCGCCGCCATGCCCGCGGCGCCACCGCCGAGCACGCACACGTCGCGATGGCCCGTCGCCAAGCGGAACGGAGAACTGGCGGCGTCGGCAGACACGGCCAGCATCAATAGGATGGTGACGGCAGTGCCCAGCAGCGTCGCCGTCGCTGTTGTGCCATTCTTGCGCGACATGAATGGGATGTTGTTGCCTTGGGGCGTCATCTGCTGTTTCTTTTTTTTTTGTTTGGGGGTCTTTTTGATCTTGCGAGTTTTGGGGTTTGGTGCAGAGTGTCGGTCTTGTTCCTGTCTGGGCGCGCGCAAGGTGTGAAACAAAAAATAGTCGTGTCAGTAGCGCCGACGTGCAGGAAAAAAAATAGGGAGGGCACACAAAAATAGGCGCACAAGTCCGACAGTTGCTTTGTCCTAGGGACGTGGCGGATTGGCGGCGCGCGCACGCCCACACACGGGCCAGCGCAAGACCCGATGCCGGCGCCAGACGAAAAGAGCAAACCGAAACAAAAAAACCGGCATAAACCCGGCCGACACAATCGGCAAATGCAGGGCTTTTTTGAGCAAAAACGGTGCGCGTGTGACTTTTCTTTTGAAAAAAAAAGCGCGGGCGACACACGCCGACGACAATGATAAAAAAAAGGCGCGTACGAATGTCGACTTTACGTCCGGAATGGGAAAAACGCGAGCACATAAAGGAAAAAAAAAGAAGACAAAAAAGGGGGTTGGAGTATGTACGGAGAAAAAAAAAGGGCGACCGGGCAGGAGCAGAACCCGAGTGCGCGCAAGTGCAGACTGGTCCTTGCGGACCCTGCCGTATTTATGGTCTTGAGCAATCGCAAGGCAACCATTCGCCCTCCTTTGCCCAAAAGGCCACGAGCCAATGGCGACCACGCTGTGCATGGCACCCGCTGGGTCCCCGCGTGTGGCCTTTTTTTTTCCTTGGCCCCGCGTCGTGTCGATGGCGCCACTTGGGTGCTGTGGTCGCAGCGAACCAATGGGAATAAAGGGAGGCCTCTCCCGGCTGAATTTTCGGCGCACCATCCGGAGCGTGCGGTTGCCTTTTCGTGTCGACGGTCAACGGTCGGCGACGGGCGAGGGCAGGGGTTGAAAAGGGGCTCTTGGTGGTCTGTGGACCGCGTTGGCACCACTGCACACCACCTCTTGCTTCTTCCCATCCCCCCCCCCCCTGCCCGACCTGCTGCACCTTTGGCCGCACCCTCTGTCTCTGTGGGGTTTGTGCCTTTTTTGTTGCTCTCTTTTTTGCCGCCTCTGGCCCTGCTTTTCCTCGATCTCGACGGTCGGTTGAGGCCTCCTCCTCTTTCGTCCCGCGTCTTCCTTTCGACCTTGCAGCAGCGCGTCGAAAGAGCAGAAGGCACGAAAGAAGACCGACATAGAGCACCGAGAGGCAAAAAAACACACAAGAGACAACCCCTCACCCAGGCAGCAGCCGACGACGACGACCAAGGCTGGCGTGTGCCGTTGTTGTACCCCCTCCTCGACATTTTTTTTCGACTCCTCTATACTTTTGAGATATTCGAGCCTCGACGACACCATGCAAGGCAGCACCCCCGCGACGACCGTGCAACCCGAACCGATCAACGATACCGACGACACCGGCACGCACGACCCGTGCAACAAAATTCACGACAACGATGACGCATTTATGGAAAGGACCGACGCAACCGCGGCCGACGGCGGCAACGGGCACGTGCCCAAAGACCCGATTGATGTGCACGCCGGCGCCGACGCTGGCCCTGCTGTCGACGACTATGACGCCACGGGGGCCTCGTACGCGGCCCTCTTTGCCGTCGGCGGCCTCTTTTCCGAGTTTGTCGCCGACCACGATGAGGACTTTTGGGACAATACGGATATGATGATGATGATGGGCACAACAGTAACAACGACGGCGACCTCGGCAGTGGCAATGGACCAGGCGCCCGTTCCGGTTCAGGGCCTGCCCTACGCGTCAGTGGTCGACGCCATCGATGCCCTGCTGGCCACGTGCCCGCGACTGGCCGAGTGCAAGCCGGCCACGCTGGCCCTCCCGCGCGCACCCATGATCTATGTCATCAAGCGCCACATGCGCGACCACGGCGGCGCCGACTTTGGGCCGGCGGCGGGCGGACCCTGCGCCACGCTCGACGAGGCGTGCAAGCGCATCGACGGCCTCGGACCCTCCTACATGCTCGACCGCGGCGTGCTCGCCTGGGTCGCCGGGCGCATCATGGACCTCGTGCGTCCGGGCTCGTCGCACGGCATACCGGTGACGCCGCTGAGCCACATCGGCAGCCACATTCGGCGCCACTTTGGCCACGACAGATGGGTCCTGGAGGACCCCGAGGTGCTCGACATGTGCATCGAGCAGCCCGAGCATGCGCCGTTACGCGCGCTCATCGCATGGATCGTCGACTCGGCGCGCACCGTTGCCGTGCTGCGCGCCCGCGCCGCCACCGACGGGACGCTCGCGCGGCAGCCGCGGGGCAAGGACTACACCAACGGACCTCTCAAGTGCCTGGCCAAGGAGCGCGACGCGCACGTGCGCCGCGAGGCCACGGACTCGGCCTCATGGGCGACTTTTCTCCGAGAGCAGGCCGAGGCCGACAAGGCGCGGCAGGCCAGCGCTGACAAGACGCGGCAGACCAAAAAGCGCCGTCGTCTGGCGCGCACCCATCCGGCCCCCGCCGGCGCCTCGACGCCCAGAGAGCAAGAGACGGTGTCGGCGGCCCCTGCTACATCGACGGCGACAACCACCACGGGGCCGGGTGAGCCGGGGCGTGCCCTACTGACGTCGTCCCTGCCCGTGGTGGGCGCCGCGCACCCCATGGCCGCTTTCGTACCACCTGCGCTGCCGCCTGCACCTCTTGTGCAGGCCCCCGCGCCGACGACGTTGGACGTCACCACGCTCGATAGGCAGATCCTCGCACAGATCCAATCCTTTGCGCTCATGAGCCTGGCCGCCGCGGGACCCGCCGGCATCACGTCGGCGCGCCCATCACCTTTATGGCGCCGTCGGTCTCTTGTCCGGGTACCATGGCCCTCACGTGCTGGGTCACTGTTCCGTCCGACACGGACGTTGCACCGCCCGCTGCGCCAAAGTCGCGCGCGCGCAGCGAGCGACCACGCAAGCGCCCCAAGCGCTCTCGAAAGACATCGAGCAGGCGCGGTCAGGCTGTTGTTGGCGCTGCTGCTACTGCTGCCAACGGTGCTACCGGTGCCAGCACAGACATTGTGCCGGTGCCCACCGCGGTGCCCATCGCCGATTCGGACAAGCACGACACCGCGGCCTCCACGGCCGACGAACCGACGTCATCTATGGGAGAGCCCACAACGCAGCCCACGACAAAAGTCGCACCAACGTCGCCCAAGGTGCCTACGAGTTTGTCCTACGATGCGCCTGCGCAGGCACCCACGTGTGCGGCCGAAAGTTGTCGGCCCTGCCGGGACGATCCCATGGAGACGACAGGCGCCGCCAGCGATGCGTTGGCGTCGGTTGCGTCGCCCGACGGCGACGACGAGACCATAGACCAGGGACTCGCTCCGCTGCGTGCAGCCATGTTGGCCAGCGCCACACAACAACAGCAACAGCAACAACCCTACGCCGTGCCAATGGTTGCCAATATGCCGCTTGCCGACCATACCTATGATCTCGATCAACTGCTGTGCGGCGACGGCGAGGACGACTGGGATGCGTTGCTCGCATGCGGCCAACTGCCGCCCGCCTGACGCCGTACCACAGCGTGTGTATATGTCTATATGTCATTTTTTTTAAAAAATGCATCCGGCCATCGCCTTTTTTTGTATTTCTTCTTTCCCTATTTTTCCCCGTCTTGTGCTCCTCGTCATGTGGGAATTGCCTCGACAACCACAGTAGCAGAAAAAAAAAGGCGGTGGCGGCAATCGTTGTTGTTGTTATTGTAGGCGAGGCATCACTAGAAAACATGTCTTGTTGGAAAAAAAACAGGGGAAGGAAAGAGTCGTGGTGCCTGGGCACCCAAAGACAGGAATCATTACTGTTGCATTGCCGCCGTAGCCGTCCTAGTTGTCGTAGCCGTCATCATCATCATCATCATCACCTTCATAGTCGACATCTTGAACATCATCATCATCACCGCCATACATGTCGATATACCCCATGTCACGGGCGGTCACGTCGTCGTACACGGAAAAAGCGGGTGGCCGTCGGAGATATGCGGGTTGGGGTCCAGCGGGCACGCCTCCAACGCCAGCCATCGCGGCGGCGGGACGTACGCCGAGCGCAACAGCGGGGAGTCCCGGACCGCGTGTGGGTGCCGGATGGCGCGTTGACCTGGCCTCGCGCGCCGCCACCAGCCCCCACGCACCATAGGGGTCGACGACGGCCTCGACGCGCGGCGGTTGAAAGAGGAGCCGCGCAATCTCCTGCTCGCGGGCCATGCGCGCGGTCGCGCGTGCGCGCACCAGGTCGGTCTCGCCCATAAGGCATGTGGCCACCTCGGAGCGAAGGAGGCCCTCGCGCTCGACAGCACCCACCACCTCGCGCACGTCAAAGGCCACGGGCACGTGCGTCTCGCCCACCGTCAGCACGAGCCGGGCCTCGCGGGGTATGCGCGCATCAAACGCCGCCGGCGTGATCAGACCCGTGTGTATGGTGAACCCGGCGGCGTACGGTGCATCGGGCGGTTCCACGATACACTCGCCTACGCCCTGCCTGTGGGTTGTCGATGCCGTGGAAGCGCTGGTGCGCGTCATCGCGCCGGCGCCGCGACGCTCTGGCCATGCTTGGGCGTCGCGCTCTGTGGCCGTCTGTGGATTTAACCATGGGTTCAACTTGGCCTCCCAATAGTCGACATCGTCATAGGATGGCCGCGTCGGTTCTCGGTGAGCGTCGGTCGTGGCCGTCGCAGGTGCGGCGTCTGACGCCTTGCGCGCCTTGGTGCGTGCGCGTCTCCAAAACATGGCCGTCCAGTGCGCCGAGAAGGCCCAAAGGCTGAAAAAGCGCGGGCCGAAAAAAAAGCGCGGGCAACAAGTGGCCGCCAGAGACAAGGCCAAAAAAAGGACGACGCACAAAAGAGTCAACGGTAGACGCGCGCCGAGCGTGTGTGTGTGTGTGCGCTTTTCTCCTGGCGTCGTCCGACAGCGTCCGGCACCGAGCGTCACCGTCGACAGCGCCGGGCACAAATCTGGGTCACCGAAAAAAACAAGATGAAATGAAAAGAGGAGAAAAAAGGTCGAGCCAATGGCCAAGTCCGCCCTTTTTGGCGTGTGCACTCGTCACCGACAAAGGGTCCCGTAAAGAGGCCGAGGCGATTGCCGGCCATGACGGGCCGTGATCGCGCCCCTGTCCTTTGCAGGATGTTGGTTTTTTGTACACTCTCGGACCATCTGAGAGCACACTTTCTTGATTTTAATTTCTGATTTTTATTTTTTTTTTGGAGTGGGTCCACAAGGCAAGAGGCGTAAAAAAGACTTCTCTTTTTTTTACGCCTCTACACGTTAATGTGCATTGCAAAGGGAGAACAAAGGGGGGCAGGGGTCAGGCGCGGTGCGAGAGGGCGCGCGCACGCTGCCCGTCGATGGCTGAAACAAGAAAGAGGCCGAGTGGCGATCCTCGTACCGCGCGACTACCCGATACTGCCGAAAGTCGGTCCTGGGCGAGCGCCACGTCGAGTGCCGTGCGGCCCGCGGCGACGGCATAAGGGTCTGCGCCGACACGCAAGAGTGCCGCCGCCGTGTCGATGCAGTCGCCGCGTGCCGTGGCCGAGGCGAGCGCCACTGCGTGCAGCGGCGTGCCATACTCGCCGCCACGATCAAAACGGGCCGACGCGCCGGCGGCCAAGAGGCTGCGCACGAGGTCGGCGTCGCATCGGGATGCGGCCGCCCACAGGCGCTGATCGGGCGGCGTGCCGCCGGGTGTCACACGATGGCGTATGTCGTCGGCGAGAGCGCGCGCCGTCGGGTTGTTCCACGGCTCCAACGCATACGCCCAGGTGCACAAGAGCACGCCGAGGCTGGCCACCAGCACCAGCCGCACGCACGCTGCACACACTGACGCAGATGTTGCTGCGGCGACCCCACCTCCTCCGCGAACCCGTCGATCACGCGCCGCCAACATCCTTGAGTTCCAATATCGAGTTTCGGTGCTTCCCCCCTTTTTTTTTCTTGGTCGACCGTCGTGTCGGTTATCCTCGGTTTTTTCTTGCTGCAAATCGACGAGCCGATCTGTCTTGGCGTCGGTGCCTGGGCGGGAGGCGTTGTCTGTTTTGTTTTCTCTCTTTTTTCTTGTGCGGTGGGGCTTAAAAGGGCACGCGATTTGCGAGCACCTATTATGGTGGCGGTCGGGCGCTGCTGATCGAGAAAACAAAAGTGCCTAAATAATTCAAAAAAAAACTAAAAAGGGCGCTTGCTTGCTTTCGTCCAATGGCGATTTTTGCGCGGTCACCACGCAGCACCAACGCCAACAGAAAAGAGGCCGCGGCCCGCCGTCGAGCCATTGGCACAGCATGACCGGGAGGACCCTTGTCGTGCGCACGAGAATAGACGTCTGCCTTGCGAGGTCATATTGTGAGCAAACACGCTGCCGAGAGGTATGTCGGACCAATGCAAAGGCACACTCTCGCTTCTCACGTAACCAGTCCAGACCGGCACAAGTACGCGCATGCCTCGTCTGCTTGTCTTTTTTTTTCCAGTTTTTAATCAGTTTTTAATCAGGCAGCCCACTTCCGACCGCGCCAAGGCCCGCGCCGCGCGCATTCTCGCCAGGCTGAAGCGCTGGCCGCGATGCGTCCCACAAGGGAGGAGAGCGATGCCTTGTATGCCGAGTGGGAAAAGGCTGTGGAGGCAGACAGAGCCGCCCAACCCATCCCCCATTAATCTATCAAATGGACGGGCAATGGTGTAATCAAGAGCGACAGGCATGACAGCATTTCCATCCATATAAAGTCTGCGAGATCGGCTATCCGTCGATGGGCGTCCATGGGTCGGGCTGATCGGCAAAGGGCGGCGTGAGCGGCGCGTCGTGCGGCGCCACTGGCGGGCGCCGGTTGATGACAGCCTGGAGACGGTCCATAAAGTCGAGCGACATGTGCGCCACTGGCCACGTCGTCGCCGGCGTAGGCGTGGACGGGACCATCATGACGGAATCATGACATGTGACGTCTCCCGGCGCTCGATCGTGTTGCAGGTCGTTATGGTCGTCGTCGTCATCGTCGTGGTTGTCGTCGTCAACGCCACCGCTCTGTTGCCGCACACAAGGTCGGTTCCGGCGCAACTTGGCAGACAGGTGGTGGATTTTTTGACGGGTGTAGTAGCGTCGACGGCTGACGAGCGATGTGGACCGCGAGGCCAGCGCGAGGCGCGCGGCCACGCACGCCAAGGGCCCGCCGGCACGGGCGATCCACACAAGATCAGACCCAAAGGCGCGATCGGCCCACGCGCGCTGCATGCGATCAAACAGGCACACGAGGCCCTCGGCCGAGTAGGCCAGCGAATAAAGGTGTGCAGCGCGTCGCGCCTGGGCGATGGGGCCGCACGGACGGACGACCAGGTCGAGCGGGTCCTCGCGCTCGATAAACTCATCGGGGTCGAGGTCCGCCATACAGAGGCGCTCGGCCACTCGAGCCTGATAGAGCCACCAGGCCGAGCGCACCACTGGATCGTCGGCATCGTCGCCAAAAAGGCGCTCCTGCCGGTCGAGCCCATCGTCCGTCCCATAGTTTGTGCGAGGAGCCTTTGCACTCGCCGCCAATGATGTACCGTGGGCACGCGAGAGCGTGGCAGCAACGGCGCGGTCGATCGAGGCATAGAGTCGTCCGCCAGCGCGCACATAGCGCACCGTGTCTTGAAAGTGAGTGTCGCGTGGGTCGCGCGTGCCGGCAATACCAAGGCGGTCGAGCATCACGGCAGCCATGATGGTTTCGGCCAGGGAAAAAAAAAGGTCGCTCGGTTCCGCTTGTTTTTTCGGTCTTTCTTTTTCGTTCTTTTTTTTTTGAAAAAAAAGGGTTTCTTGTTTTCTCGTCTTGTCCTCGTGTCGGCGTCGGCAGAGCCCAGTGTGCGTAGGGCAAAAAAAAGGACGGGAAATCACACCCTTTTTCTTTTTTTTTCCGTAAAAAAAAAAGAAATAATGGCAGCCGTAATAATGTGGTTGGCAAGCAAAAATGGGGGCGGGCAAAGGCGGGCGTGTGCCGTCTTGGCGCAGCGACAACACAGGCCCTCGCAATGGAGAAAAACAAAGAGGGCGGGCCACAAACCTTTATATTCCCACGGCGTCCACGGGCTTTTCGGGATCGCCCATTGGTCAGTGTAAAAAAAGTGTCTTTATTGGCCAGTGCGCCGGTTTCCTCTTTTTCCTTTTTTTCATTTTTTTTCCTGTGCGCTATTACAAAAAGGAAAAGGATAGTGCAGCACCCGGTTCAAAAAGGGGAAAATGAGGGAAACGGCCGCCATTCGTGGTCGCCTCTCTTGGTGTTTTTTCTCCATTGGTTTTGGGGGCCTCTCGTCCTTTCGTCTTGCCGTGGCGCCCCGCTTGCGGCGACTTTGCGGCCCCTTTGTCCTTTTCCACAGAGACGCACCGTGCGCACTGTGGCTGCGGCAGTGGTCGTCCCCCTGCCCGTTGCATTTGAACCGTCAACAAATTGACCCCGTCCCCTTTTCGTCGGCGTTGACCACAATACCCGCCGATCCCTAGAGGATCACCTTGGTAAAGCCGGCGCATACACGAGTGCGCACACACGGTGAAAAAAAAAAGAAGACCAAGACTAGGCAGGCACGCAGACCGTCTCGATACGACGCACGGGGTTCATGCGCACCTGCAAGCCACCGCGAGCCGTTCTCGTCGGGTACTCGGCCGACGAGGCGTTGGGCCACCTGCGACGTGATCCCACACTTCCCGTGCGTGTGCGCTGGCTCCTTGATGCCTCGACGGCGGCGACTCTCCATGCCACGCTCACATCTGACCAGGGCGCAGAGGTCACCTGTATGACCTTTGTCGACTCGTTCCACGGCAGCGACGACCTGCCAGCGCTCGGCTGGTGGCTGCGTCGCCGCGACATGGACGGCTCGGCAGATGCCATTTCGTGGTGCATGCGCGTGGCGCGCCGCGTCAAGTCTCACCCTGACAACGACAACAACAATAATAACCGTGACGAGAGCAAAAGCGACGGCATTACGCTGAAAGAGGACAACAGAGACCACACAGACCCTGTCGCCCGAGAGATTGACGACGACGGCGCAACCAGACATCGACGAGGCCAAGGGCGTCCTCGGGTCTATGTGCACAATGACATTGACGACGACGGCCATCTCGTGGCCATGGTGGCGCCCGAGAGCGGCGCGCGCGATCTCTCTGCCCTTTGTTTGGGACTCTATGCGCGCGTGAGCGTGGGCCGCACGACCTACCACCTGGCGGCGGGTCCGCACGCGGCGCCGGCCCTCTGCGTGGTCGTCGATCGCGTGGCACTGGGCGGCAGCGGGGCCGGCTCGGTCGCCCTCCAGGGCACGGCCGTCGTGCGCGATCCGGCGGCTGCCCAGCGACTCATCAATGCGCTCACGGCGGCCGGCGTTGACACGTCCCGCGCGCCGCCACCGAGCAAGGTCGCCGCCTACCTGGTGCGGCGCCGCCCGGCCCTGTATGCGCGCCTCGTCCAGCGCGGCGCCCTCGACCCGTCCTCGTGATCTTTTTTCCTTTTTTTTCTTCTCCTCTTGGATTTTATTTCCACCCCCTCCCCCAATGTTCTTTTTTTGTGTTGTATTTCTTCTTTGTCGAAAAAAAAAAGAAAAGATGCACACCGGTCTGATCGCCCAGCCGCACAAAACCACATTGCTGTTGCCGCCCATGCCTCGGCCTCGACTTTTTGCCTCGGCCTTTCTTGTCCCATGCCAGCAAAAACAAAAAGAGATCTTTTGTAGAGGTTTTTTGACGCAAGGCAAGGTTCTGTGGGCAGGCGGTCCTTTTTTTTGGATATTTTGGACAACAACACAACCAAACCCAACGAGTGTGGACAAACTCACTGCGTGTGCGTGGGGTGATAGGGGGGGGGAGAATTATTGTGCCAAGAGATTGCGCGCGAGGGCCAGCGACGCACACAAGAGTTCCGGCCGGGCGATCTCGGCGGCATCGGGTTCGTGTCCCCAGAGGCGGGAGACGTCCACGAGTCGATGCGACTCGGCGAGGGTGCCGTCGGGGAGGGCCGAGGCGGCACACACGCGGTCCCACGTCGCCACGGCGGCCGCGTCGGGTGCGTCGGTCGAGGCCATGTCCCCGTGCAGCGGTCCGCTATAGACGGCTGCCGCGGTATCGGAGGGCGGCGGCGCCGCTGTTGCCGCCTGCGGGACAACGGCCCGGCGCGCCTCTACCTGGCCGGCAAAGAGCCGCAGGGCCAGGACGAGTTGGCATTCCGACAGGTCGACGGACCGCACGGGCGCATAGGCGTCGAGCGCCACCGTCGCCGGGAAGAGTCGCCCCAGGGATGCGGCTGCCGACGCGCGCAAGGCACGCCGCGGACTGAGCGCCGCCCTGATCTGTGCGAGGCCCGCCGGCGTCGGCGTCAACAGGCGTTCGGTTGGGGTCCCATAGTCGACCCCGACCGGTCTGTGGGCCATCGCGGCGAGAAAGAGACCTAGCAGGTCGCCATAGATGACCAGGGCCGGCGGCACAGGGGCCAGCACGAGGAGACGCGCGTCGTCTACGGGCAGCACATCGCGCGTCTCGACGTGCAAAAGGGCCACTGCCGGACGGTCACCGCCAACATCGCGCAAGAGCACAATCGTGTCACCGTCAAGCCGACGTACGATGGCGATCGCGTAGCGCGCATGGGGCGCGCAGTCGCGCAAGTGCCCGGCGCCGGCCCAGTCGAGCACGGGCGCCCAGGCCTCGGCAAAAGGGCAGGCGCGCTGCCGTACGCACGACATCGCGGCGCTGCGCGCGGCGTCGGACAGCGCATGGCCCAGTCTCTGTGCCGCGCGCACGACATTGTCTGACGGGTCCGTTTGGATGCGCGCCACGTGGCTGGCGCCGACCGCGGGGCAAGCGCGATGTAGGCGCGCTCGACGTCGACAAATGTGGGCGGCCATCCCGACGGTCCATTGCGCACCAGGGCTTGTATGGCGTGATCGTCGAGACTGGACCACAGGGCCTCGTAGGCGGCGATGAGCCCAGTACACTTTTGCTCAACGCCGATCGTGTGATTGCCGTCGCCGACGACAATGATGGATGCCGCGCCCACGCGTGCGCCGTCCGACAGGCGCATGGCAGCGAAAATGTCATCGGCCGAAGCCGTGCCGTCGTTGAGACGACCACACAGCGCACGCAGGTCGTTAGTTGCCGACGCCAAGGGCAGGACGGCTCTGTTGTCGTGCGATGCTGTCCCGCGCCGTTGCGTGGCCCGATGGCGACGGGCGTTGTCACGACGCTCTGTGTCGTGCCGCTTCATGGCATCGACAGCGCGACTTTTTTTTAAAGGGTCTCTCTTGCGCGCCAGTCTCGGCCCTTTGCCCTAGGTGGACCCCGCAAGCAACCTTTGGCACGGTCGCCCGCAGTCTGCCAAGCGACCGGCCCTACGTCCATGTCCTGCTGTCGCAGTCCAGGCCATCCATCGTGACCGCCGGGTTTGGGCGCGCCACCACCTATTTGTTTTAGAAAAAAAAGAAAACCCTGCTGGCGCCTCACGGTCTGGCCGAGACTGCCCGGCTCGGTCTCAAAGGCCCACGGCCCAGGCGCAATCCTTTTCACTGTGTGCCATGGCGGCTGCTCGCGCACAATGCCACCGCCCAAAGACATGGTGCTCTGATGTCCTGACATGAATTTTGGGTCTTGGCATGCCACCAAAATCGCGGTGAGCCACGATGTCGAGTCTTTTTCTTCTTTTTTTTCGAGAGCAAACCCATGGCCACAAAAAGACGCAAGAGAGACGCCTCTGTATTTTTTTATGCAAAAAAAATCCTTTTGTCTTTCTGTGCATTTTTTTGTGTTTCTTTACTCTATTGATGGCTGGCACAGCCGCAGCGAGCGGCCTCGCCAGAAGCATGCGGTCACTCGGCTCTGTGCGGCGGGTCAAAGAGGCGCACATAAGAGGGCCTGTCGATGACGGCCTGCCATTCGCCCTGGTCGCCATACGGCGCATAGATCAGCGTGGCGATCTCGCACCTGAAATAGTAGCCCTGGAACTCTTCCAACTGGTCGGCCGTCAGCCTTACGTGCACCGCGTTGGCGGCCTTGAGGGCGCGCAAGCGATCCAGCATTGTGTCCCCGCCATGACTCTCGCCGGCGCGATCGCCGCCTGGCCTGCACAAAAAAAAGCCAGACGGTCAGAATAAAAAAAAGATGAAAAAACAGACATGGCCTAAAAGAGGCAAGAAAAAACAAGGTGGACGGGACAAAAAGAATGGGAGCGTCACATGGGCGAGGCGTCGGTCTGCTTGTCGGCGCTCTCCTGGTCCATGCCTTTTTTTGCTGCCGTTATTTTTGTTTTTTGTTCTTGTCGCCGTTATTGTTGGAGTCGTCGCCTAGTCTACCCCTGCGCGATTCTCCTTGTGGTCCTTGGTGTTGGTCTCTCTTTTTTTCTTTTGCCGAGAGACTGTCGACACGACGCACGCGGACCAATCGCGCCAAGAGACGAGGCCAACCACCGCCATGGCGTCATTTATGGACCCCTCCCTTCAAAACCCCGTGCCGCGCATGCCGGTTGACAATTATTGCCCGCCTCTTTTGCGTGATTGCGCCCGCAAGTGCCCAGCGGCTACTGCCGGTGTCGTCCCGGCGATGGCACTCGATGCATGGAAGGCCCCATATGCGACATATCTTTTGACACCTTTTATATATGGGGACGTTGGTCGAAATAGACAGGGCAAAAAAAAGATAAAAAAAAGAGGAAACAGAAAAAAGGGATCACGTGGCGCCCGCAGGCCACGGGAGCAGCATCGACGCGAGGTCGACGACAATGACGGCATCGGGCGAGTCGCCGCAGCGCACGCGAAAGCGCAACGAGGACGTCGTGAGCACCCTGGCCACCCATCGGGCCGACGCACGCTCGCCGGGGCGCGCTACCGAGTGGCCCATCTGACGGACGGCATCGACGCGTCGGAGCAACTCGCCCTCGATGGCATCGGTCCAGATGTCGACATCATGTGGCGCGTCGAGGGCCTCAACAACGAGCGCACAGTCGCCTCCGTCGACCGCACGTCCGAGGCCCGCGTCGCGGTGACGCACGGCGTGCACAACGGGCGCGCTACCGACGCTGCGCCAGTCGCACGTCAATTGGGCGCCGCACGGGAGATGTACGACGCCGGGTCCTCGCGGCGCCGGGATCGATACGACGTCGCCGTTTTGGCGCCCGTCGTTGTCGTTGTCATCGTCCGAGCCCGCCCACCAGCCGGCGGCCTCGACAGTGCAGCCGGTCACGGGCGACAGCGTGCCCGATTCGGCGGGGGCGCCCCTGCAAAAGGACCCCACAAACAGCGGACGCGCGTCGCGGTGGGCCTCGGCCGGCGTCGTCGGGTCAAACAGTCGGCCCCAGCCGTGCGGGACGCCATCAAGCCAACCCCCCTCGTAGACGACGGTCTCGCGCGCGCCGTCTGTACCCACGTCGAGCGCGTACACGGCACCATGACCATTGGGCCGTTCGCCGCTGTCGTCCACGATGCCGCGGTAGACGGCCGCGTCGGTGCCGGCGACCGGTACTGTGCGCGCCACCCGCACCGTAGCGTGTGTCCGCGCCGGCACCGCGGGATACCATAGGCACACGTCGCGTCGTCGATGCCGACGAGGCCCGTGACGGTCTCCCATGCGCGCGTCTCATCGCACCGCATGATGCGGCCGGGTCCGACGACGCCCATGGTGGTGGACGACAGCGTCACGCGCGCGCCCGGTCCCACCAGGGCGTCGACCGTGGCGCCGCCGTCGGTCGTCGAGGTCATCACCGTGCCCAGGGCGCCCACGCGGTCGCGACACACGAGCGCGCCGGCTGCACGCGCACCGACGACGCGCCACACGCGCTCCACAAACGGAACACCAGCCGTCGGGCGAAAGCGACCGTCGCTGCGCGAGCCGTCGTCCTCCCAGGCCAGCGCCCAGCGCGCCTCGATGCGCGCGCCCACGTCGATCCGGCACGAGGTACGCACAACAAGTCCCGGCCCGACGAGACGGCCATCGCGCCAAAAGCCCCAGCCAGCGTCGACGCATGGCCGGCACTCGATCGTCGGATCGTCTTGGTCGCGCGTGCGCCGTTGCGCTTTTTGCCACCGCGGGCACGTACGGGAGCGGTGGCGCCATCCGGAAGCGGCGTCGGCATGGCGTCGGCGAGCGCGTCGGCCATAGCCAGCGCGCGCAATGGTCCGACGGCGGCGGCGAGCGACGGCGGCACGTGGCCGCAACACCACAGAGGCTCGTCGATGGCGACGCTGATCTCGGCGGCGCCCACGCGGCGCCCGCACGCCGTGCGCGGATCGCCCCGGCGGAGGCGCTCGGCGGGCACCACACAGGTCGGCAGGCCATGTGCCGAACCCGACACGACGGCTTGCTTGAGCGCCAGCCGCCGTGCACACGGGTCCCACCGAGGCGCCCGCCCCCTGCATTCTCGCGCAAACAGTCCTCGGCAGTAGCATCTGCAATGTCGGATTCGCGATGACCACAAAGGCTGTCAAAGCCGCCTTGGTCGCCCTCGTTTTCGTCACTGTTGTCGTCGTCGTTGTTGTTGTTGTTACTCTTGTCATTGTCGGTTCTCTCACTCTGGTCATTGTCGCTGTCGGCGGCGCCAAGGTCTCGCTCAGGTGCGCAATCCTTGTCTTGATCATCACCAGACCATCCGAATAAACCGGTGTCGTCGTGTTGGCCGTAGACGCTGTCCCGATTGGTGTTGTCGTGGCCGCCACCACCATCACAATTGTCGTCATTGTTGCCATTGTCATTTTCATGGTCGTTGTCGTCGAGATCATCAATGTCATCGATCTCACACTCTACTGTCGCACAGTCGGCGAGGCGCACGACGTTGAGTGGCGCCGGGTCGGCGGCGGCAAAATAGTCGTCGTCGACGACATCGCCAAAGCGGCCCATGCACAGTGGGTTGGTGCAAAGCGGTCCAACGGCGCGGCGGTAGAGCGCGGCCATGGACACTGGGTCGGCGACGACCGCGGCGGCCCAGCGGCAGGTGAGCCCCACGCGTGCCACATCAACAGCGGCGCAGTGCGAGAGCACGCACAGGACGATTTCGACCGGCAGCGAAAAGAGGTCGACCGTGTCGATGTCGCTCGCGCCAGTAGGCGTCTCGGTGCGCGCGACCGTACGCCTCTTTTTCGTGCTGCGACTGCGCTTGGCCGTGTCCGCCGTCTCGGAGCGTCTTTTTGCCGGCGGACGCGGCGGCGGCTCTGCGAGGGTTTGGCCTTTTGCGAGATCGTCTACACAGTCCTCCATCCTTTTGTTTGGGTGTGTGCGCGCGCGTGTGTGTATGTGTGAATGGCGAGTGTGTTTTTTGCTTTGCTGTCTGGGTTTTCTCTTTTTTTTCAAACTTGTGCTTTTGCTCGCCCCGTTCTTCCTTTTTTCCGCCGCCGTTGGACCCGACCTTTTTTCCCTCTTTCTAATGTTGGCGGCCACGAAGCGTGTACTGAAAAAACAAAAGAGTGTGTAGCCTTTTTTTTTCATCCGACTTTGGTGTCGTGGGATGGCGTCTAGTGCAGCGCCGACCGCAACACGGGCTAAGCCGACGGGCGAATGACGAGAGGCCCGCACAATATCGAGTCTTGGCTTTGGTCGCCAGGCAAGTCCAGAAAAGGAAAAAATGGGAAAATCCTCGGCAGCGCCAGCAGAGGGCGACAAGAAAGCCGCAACCTTTTTTTTTCCTTGTAAATCTTTTCTTTTTTTTTCGAAAAAAGAAAAGAAAGAGGCGTGGACCATCGCGGAATGCGCCGTCCAGTGTCCTCGCAAAACCAACAAGAACTAGGAAAGAGAAAACAAAAAGAGGGAGCGCACTCACGGATGACCCACAACGCCGGCGACAAATGTCGGCGGCGCCTCGCAAACAATTTGGCAACTACAAAAAGAGACTTGATCGCCATGCAACTGAAATCTGCTGCATGACCGGCAGGCAGGCAAATCGTTCATTTTTTAATTATCTTTTGTTCCCGCCCGTACCGATATTCTACTGCCCATTTTTTGTGATGCCGAGTTGACGGTTTATATGCATTGCCTGTATGTCTCCTCTTGCAAAAAAAAAGAACAGACGGAGGAGGGGAGGGGGGTTGTCCTCTCGCAGAAAAAACAGTGCCCAATGTGTATGTGCGCACGCGGCCGGTCATTCGTACCACGTCATGGCCCAGCGCTTGGCGGCCTTGGCCGTGAGACGGCGCGGCGCGTCGTCATCGTTGATGGGTGCGTCTGGCCCGGCGACGATGAGCCGCACAATGTCGCCGGGATGGAAGCGCTTGCGCGTGGCCTCTTGATTGATGTCACCGGGACCGCCGCCTCCGCCAGCGATTGGCGGATATGGTAGACGCCGTGGGTCGGCATCATGGGGTTCGACATAGGCCGCCACCACGTCAGAGAGCGCAATGCCGGTGCGCGCACATGCGGCTTGGACGACGTCGCGCGCCGGCGCGTACGGCTCGGGCAGGCTAAAGACTAGAGGTCGCGACAGGCGCAGCCGCAGGCTATCGCGGGTCATCTCATAGACCTTGCACAGGGCAATGTGTGCACCGGCGGGCCGACGCGCGACAAACAGCGTGTGACCGTCATGGCGCGCCCATGGGCACTGAAATACCCGCGTCGTCGGTGCCGGATCGACGATCGCACCGATGACGATGCGGTGCGTCGTCGGCTGGTCCACTTCGCGTGCCGCATAAAAGACGAGGTCGCGGCGGCGCATGCCGATAACGTCGGCGATGGTGTCGAGAGCGCGCGACGCTGGCCAGTCGCACGGCACGCGGACCTGGTCACCAACGGCGCCCGTGCCCTCGTGGCAGTCGCGCTCACCTAGGCTGTCTTCAAAGATGTAGGACGCGCTGGTGTGACCGTCGGGGTCGGCCCGGTCCTCGTTGCGCAACAGCGTGTTGGCGCACTCGGCCGCGAGATCATACAGGCCCAAGTAGTCGGCCATCCCACGCACGCACGCCAGGTCGTAGCCCTCGACAAAGCGCACGGCGCCGGTGCCGTAGCGGAGGGCGTCGAGCACGATGCGAAAGCAGCGCGGCTCGTGATCGATAAAGTGGACGCCGTCGCGCATGGGCGGCGCCCATCCGGCGGGCGACGCCGGGTCAAACATGCGCCGCAGGACCGAGGTGGGCGGGCCGGCGCACAGGGTCGACCGGAGGACCGACATACGTTCGCCCGACACGTCCAACTCGACAATGTCGTCGTCGTGAAGCGTAGGCGGTTCTCTGTTTTGATCGTGGTCGCCTGTGGCGGCGGCGGCCGGCGGTTCCGGCGCGTCGTCGGGCGGCGCATCATGGTGGTGAAGGCTGCTGTCGCGCATTCGAAGACACAGTGCCTTGGTGTCTTTTTTTCTCTTTTCTTTTTTCCTAAAAATGTGTTTTTGTTTTGTCCCTTGTCGGCGGTTGCGACGCTTTCGGGCCAAATGAGATGTTAAAAAAAAAGACAGACAAAAAAAGAATCAACAGAGAAAAACAAAAGAATGAGAACAAAAAAAGGCGGCAAGGCCGCGCGAGCGAGCGGCGATTTCGGTGGGCTCTCTGTGTTCTCCCCTTTTGGCGCTCGTCTTTGCGTGCAAGGCTTTTAGCCTTTTAGGGTGTCGCTCTTTGCGCCCGCCTTTTTTTTTCTCCAGCAACCCCTTGTCGGTCAGCGCAGACACAAAGGATCCATGCGACCGCCGCCGCCACGGTGGCGAGTGCGCGCACAACTTTTTTCGATTGGTCCACTTTGTCGCTTTTTTATTCTTTTTATTCTTTTTATTTCATTTTTCTTTTTTGGTGTTTGTGTTTTTTCGGCGTTGCGACTTGGCGGACCGTGCTGAGAGCGGCGGTGGTGCAAAAAAAAAGAGTCTGCGCGCCTGCGCATTGACAGCGACGGTCAGTGAGAACAAAGTCGCAGCCTCTGCAGGCAATTTGCCAGAGGGCGGCAGACTCTGACTGAGAAAAACAAATCGATATGCGCGCCGAGGTCTGCCTGTCCCCCCCCCCTCTCCAAATGGTCGCTTGAGGACAAAAAGAGGAAAAAAGGAGAAATGTGAGTAGAATATTGGATGTCAGAGGTTGTCTCTTTTCTTTTTATTGGCCAGGCGGCACAACAAATGCCGTCGCTTGTTGGAGGTGGCCACGCGGTCTGGTCGGCGGCGCACCAAGATCTTGCGGGGTCGGCCGAGTTGAGGCTGGCGCTATTCTTGGAAACCACCGCCGCCGCACGCGCGCACCGCCACAGGGATTGTTACCTCCTCCCCCTCTGGTTCCACCTATTTCCGTTGCCTCGTCTGTTTTTTTTCTAAAAAAAAGAAAACCTACAGCGAGACCATGGCGCGCGGCGAGCGTGTCGTGATTTTGACATTCAACGACATCTATGTGCTAGAGCAGCCGGCGGGCAGCACCAACGGCGGGTTTGTCGGTTTGTGCGCCATGATTGCGCGTGAGCGCCAGGCCGCCCTCGACGACCCCGACGACCCGGCGGGCGCTGTCATTGTGTGCTGCTGCGGCGATTTCATGACGGCCGCGGCGCGTCTGTCGGGCCGCGGCCCACAAGATTGCGGCCGTCACATGGTGCCGCTGTTGGCCGCGGCCGGCGTCACCCACGTCGTGCCCGGCAACCACGAGTTTGATCGTGGCACCCATGGGTGTACTCTGCGCAGCGCCGAGTCGCCCTTTTGCTGGCTGTGCACCAACATTGACTCTGCGTGCCCAGAGAATCCACCGCCTTCGGTCGCACCGGGTCCGATGGCGCGACTGCCGGGCGTGTGTGCGTCGCGTGACGTTGCCATTTCCGCATTGGACCACATCACGGATCGTCAACCTCCTTTGGGGCCGGGGTGCGCGCCGACGTGGTCGTCACTCGCGGCGGCCACCGCGTCGGACTCGTCGGGTTCTGCACGCCGCACGCACCCATGATCTCGTCGGCGGGCGACGGCGGTGCCTTATTTGTGTCGCCCGATGACGCATTTGATGCGATCTCGCCGGCGCTCGCGACTTGGACGCCGTCGTCGCACTCACCCACATGGACCTGGACGAGGATGTGCAATTCGCCCGACATGCAAGAGACCGTATCGACATTGTGCTCGGCGGCCACGAACACCATGTCGTCGTGGACCGCGCCGAGGGGCGCGCGCCGGTGGTCAAGTGTGGCTCGGACGCCGACCACCTCGGCCGGATCGTCCTCCGTGTAGGAGACGAAAAGAGTGGCACACGGGTCGAGTCTATCGACGTCTTGCCCAACGTTGCTGTCGGCGATAACGACGTGCAGGCGACATCGGAAGAACGGTCGACTCGGACGCGCGTGGCCGCCCTGCTGCAACACCTCACCGCCCAGAGCCCCAAGGTGGACATAGATCCGAGCGACTTGGTATTGTCTGACATGACGGCGCTGTGCATGTTTTCCCACGCCACGAGCAGTACGGCGGCGCGTAGCGGGCCGTGTCCACTGGCCGACCTCTTTTGCGATCTCTTGGCCGAGGCCGACGGCTCAGACCATGTGTTGGCCCTCATCCAGGGTGGCGCCCTGCGTGGCGCACGCGATTATCCCGCCGGTCACGTCTTTACCGCGCGCGACATGCGCGTCGAAATGCCCACGATGTCGCGGTGTGCCGTGCGCCTTGTCTCTGGCGACAAACTGGCCGCCGCCTTTGAGCACGCCGTCGCTGGCATGTCGGCTGATATGGGCGATCGAGATGATGTCAACGACAACACATTTGCAGGCGCAACTGTTCAAAAGGGGCCGACACACTCGCGCGCGCTGCTCCATGTGTCGGCGCCGTGGCGTGTAGTCTATGATTCGCGGCGCCCGGTCGGGCAGCGTGTGTTGTCCATCACATGCGACGGCGCGCCTCTTGCAGCAGATACGCTTTACCGGGTCATCATGCAGCAGTTTGTGGCGCGCGGCGGCGACGGCTTTCACATGCTCGTCGGCGCACCAACCGCGCCCTCGCCGATCGAGGCAGTCTTTATGCGTCGCGTCGTCGCCGATCGCCTGCGCCTCGCGGCAGATCAAGATCCACAGGGTCTCTTGCCCGTGGCCGAATTTCATACGCCACGTGTCTCTGTAGTCTCGACCCGCCAAGTCGATGACGACGGCGGCCCTCTCTGATTCGTGCACACAAACAAGACTCTCTCTTTTTTTTGTCTACATACCCAACAATGAGGGGCCATGTCTGCGCCTTGGTTTTTTTTGAACACTTGCACATGCGGCGCGCACGCCGACCTGCGGAAAAAAAAAGACTTGTTGTCCTTATTATGTGCCCACTCTTTTTTTTTCCGATGGACTAAAACCCTCCGTTCATCCACGGTTGGGGTTTCCGTGCGCGTGTTGGCCATTGACTCCCGTGTCGCATTGAATGGCGACGGCGCGATCAGAGTTGGGCGACGAGCGAGCCGGAAAAGGTCCGCCCGATTTCGGTAGCGGCCGACACGGTAAAGGACCCGCCGGCGCCTGGATTGATCGTGACCACAACTGTGTCGCCGGCGGCCAACAAAAAGTCGCCCGCGACCGTCGCGCCAAAATTGTCGTCGGCATCGGTCACGTCAAAGGCGGTGAACCGGCGCTGTATGAGCGCACCCGTCGATGCTTGGAGGCTGACCACGACGGGCGGCTCGCCGGTGGCCCGTATTCCGTTGACGCCGGCGGCAAAGCGATACACACCGGTGAGGGGTGCGGTAAAGGTGGACGTCGCCGGGTCGTAGTTGTCGGCGGCGACCCCGTTTTGGATGTCATAGATTTGGTTCTCATAGGGGACCTGCACGGTCACCACCGCCGCCACGGTCAGCGCGGCGACGCCGTCGGCACGAAAGGCCACCGTGCTGGCGGGCGGTCCGGGAGGACCTTCAGGGCCGAGTCCACCCTGCTGTCCGGCGGGTCCTGCGATGCCCGGCGGTCCAGGCGGTCCGGACTGACCCGGCGATCCCGGAGGTCCGGGTGGACCGACAAGACCAGGAGGACCCGCCGGTCCTCGCGTGCCCATGACCGACACATGCGTGCATCGAGGCCGACAACAGCAAAAACAGTGAGGATCACGGCCGGGACACTGGGTTGCAGCGCATGACGAGTTTGGTGCCGGGCACATTGTACGGTGCCATGATGGGTTGGCAGAGCGTGGGTTGGGATTGTCGTCCATGCGCCGCCAATTCCTTGCCTTGCAGCGTCGGCAAAGCCGCGGCCGTCAATCTATCCAAAAGGCACGACAACACAGAGCCCGCAAACAAGTCGGCAGAGCGCTTTTAGAGGCACCTCACGCGTGCCGCCTACGTCTCGGCCACAAGGTGGCCCGTAAAGGTGCTCTGCGTCAGTCCGGTGATAAAGGGCGACACGCTGACGCCGGTGGCCATTGCTTCCATGTGGACCGTCTGGCCCGCCGCCAGCGCAAATCCGCCCGAGAGGCTCGCGCCCTGGTTGTCGGCAGTGTCTATCGAAGACGGCAGCGTGAACCAGCGCTCGATGGGCGGCGCACCGCTGTCGCTCACGAGGGCGACGCGGATGTTTAGCGTACCGGCCAGATGGGTCGAGGACACTGATGCGTCAAACTGGTAGATGCCGTCCAATGGCGCCGTGAATGTCGATGTCACAGGATCATAGTTGTTGGCCGCGCCGGCGTTCTCAAGGTCATACTCTTCAATGCCAAAGATGACCGTGATGGTGACGTCGAGGGGCATGACCTGCGGGAGGCCGCGGGCGCGAAAGGCCACCACGGTGGGTGTCGCCTGTGGACCCGGCGGTCCCTCTGGACCCGGCACGCCCATTGGACCCGCTGGACCGGGTGGTCCAACAGGCCCGACGATGCCGAGGGCGCCCGGCGGTCCTGGTGCGCCGGCGGCGCCCGATGTCCCCCTTGGACCGGTGCGCCCAGGCACACGAACGGTCAGGCAGGCCGATGTCTGTCGCGGGTCAAATGCGGCACATGGCGCACGGCCGTCGGCGCAATGGCACACTGTCGACGACGACATGGACGACCTCGCGCCAAGGTATTTTTTACGCTTGAAAAAAAACAGTTGAGGCTTGGGCTGTCGCGTCGATCGCAGCGGGCGCCGTCTCTTGTATACAACATGCAAACAAAAGGGTCCTTGCATCGCCAAAAAGGTCTGTGCGCCCAGGCCCTCGGTCTCTTGTTCTCTTTTTTATCCCACCTGTACAGAGATGGCGGCGCCCCAAACAAAAAGGCACCTTTTGAGCGGGTCAAATCCCAGAGAATATTGCTGCGCTCCTCTGACCGCGCCACGTTGAAATGACCTACAAATGACCTGACTGGCTGTGAACCCTCCTTTTGCTGTGGTGGCTCTGGGAATCAGGGCCGACGTGGGCCTCACAAGAGAGGCTGACCAAAGTCGTTGTCGTTGAAAAGAAAAAGAGAGCACAACCGAGACCGGCAGGGGTCCGAGGCGCGCCTGCACTGCGCCCTTTTAAAGGGTCGGGTTGCCGAGAAGGAAAACGGATAATGGGTCGTGGGGTTTTGTGGGTGGGTAGGGTCGCGGTCGGGCAATCGGTGCGCCCTACAGCAGCCTTGTCGGGGGGGGGGCGCCTTTTTTCGTCAGATTTCAGACACTTTTTGGGTCGGGTCGCTCTAGGGGACACGCGCGAGCAGCCCGACCGAGGCGCATGCCTCTCGTAGAAAAAGGGCGGCTGCTTTGCGCCCACGAGAGACATGGATGCCGACAACGACCCCGCTGACCTCGGCATTCTCGCGGCGTCGCCCGCCGGCCCGGCGACATCCTTGACAGCATCCCCAACAACTACGTCAACCCCGCCGACGAAGGCGGCCACTGCAGTGGTGCCGACCGCAGAGGTCACACGAATGCCTCTGGCAGACTTTAGGGTGGCCTTGCCGCCAGAACTTTTGTGTGCCATATTAGAGCACATGGATCCGCTGTGGCTGCCCGTGGCCGCGCGCGTGTCGACCACTTGGTACGACTGCGCTGTCGCAGTCGGCGGTGCCCATGCGACCATGATTACAACGAGACTCGTCGACGAGGCCATCCTTGCCGGCGCCACCGACGTCGCCCTCTGGTGCCTGGAAAAACTCGCCTGCCCGTGGACAGAGCGGCGCGCGCTCCTCGCAACCATCACCGACCAGGGCCTCACCGAGCGTATGGGCGGCACCGGCGTGCGCTCGCCCCTTACGGCCATTGCCGCGCTCGTCCATTCGCGCACCGACACTGCCCTTTACGCCTCAGAGATTGCCCATGTAGACGAGAGTGCCGACCCCGTTACCAGCCATAGCCTTGCGAAAAGAGACAACAATGTGCGAGGGCGACGCCACCGTGATGACGCCCATAACGATTGCAGTGCCAACGATGGCAATGAAGACGTCCACGCGCCCCTCGCGGCGCGACTGCACCGACTCGAACGGTGTGGCTACCGATGGGACGACGCCACGTTGGCCTGTGCCGCCGTGACGGCCAACACTGTCGATTTTGAGGCATTGGCCGTCGCGCACCCGGTCGGCCTAGCCCTGGCATGGGTGGTCGCATCGGCCCTGGGTCGCATCGACCTTTTGGATCTTTTGGGCCGCCGGTGGATGCACGCGGCGCCCGCGGGCGCGTGCCTCCACGTCGCCCACCCGGCGGCGCACGACTGGATGGCGCGCTTTACACCATGGGTCCACGACGCCGAGCCTGTGCGCACGTCGGGTTGGCGCTCGTGGGCCGACCCACCCGAAGACGCCCTCGCCGTGTGGATCGCGCAACGTGGCGACGCCTTTGTTTTGGATCCGCACGGCCATCTGGCGGCAGCGCTGTTGGGCGTTGACTATGACGCCAATGATGATGATGATGACAGACAAATTCCTCGGTGCCTGCACATCGGGCGCATGGTCATCTCGGGACGGCCGTCGTACGAGCGCGGACCCTACCTGTCCGAGAGCGCGCGCATGGCGCGCGAGACCATGCTCAAGGTCGACGACATCTTGCGCACGACACGTATCTACCGCGACGAGCCGACGGCAACGCGCTGCGCCCATCAGACCCGATAATCCACCTGCGGGTCCCACGATTTTCTTCTCTGCGTCTGCCAAGGCATTGTCCCGCCAAATCGGCGACGACAGGAGATTCTTGCGACAAAAAGGCACCGCCACTGATTTTGAATGACAAACATAAAAAAAAAGAAAACCGCAACAGTCAGCACAGGGCCGTCCGCCCCTGTTTTTTTCTCCTGCGGGGGCAACACAGCGAGCCTTTTTTTGGGTCGGTTGCGCTGTGGCGTCGGATCAGGTCCCCTTGCACTGTTATTTGATCGCTCGATTAGAATAAAGCAGGCGACAGAGGGATCGCAAAAAGGTCGTTTTTCTTCTTTGCTCGGCTTTTTATTCTGTTGGTGCGAGTCGCAACAAAAACGGGCAACACTCAGGCCAAGGCGTCCTTTGACGTGCGGGCCAACATTCGCATCTACCACGAGCACGCCCGCGGCAAGACAGCCCTCCAGGAGGCGAGCAAGAAAGACGCACGGCGACTGAAAGAGGACCTCTACAGATCACAATTTGGCGCCGACATTCCGGCCGATGCTGACTGCAAGTTGGTGTGGTTTGCGATCGACGGCGGCCGCATGCCTCTTGTCGTCACGCCCACCGCGCCCACCCTCTGCGAGATTGAACAAAAGATCATTCCCAACGCCTACAACTGGACCGACACGGACGGCGGCGAGTTTCCGTTGGCACGCGCCAAGGTCTCTCTCCGAGCCGGCCGCAGCCCGCTCAAGGAGCGACCGAGCGACGCCGCCTTTTACGCATCGATTGCCGATGGCGACACCCTCTCATGGAGAATCGGCCGCATGGGCTGTTGCGGCTGCCGCTGCGCACGTTGATTTTTGCGGGCGTGCGCAAAAAGTGCAACCCATGGCGTTGACCCCTATGTGTGCATGCAAAAAGACAAGGAAAAAGAAACAACAATGATGGCAACGACAATGCCTTTTTGTTATCATCGTCACCATAGTTTTTGTGGCAGTTGAGATAGCGGCTGTTGGCCTAGTGGTCGGCCAAGAGGCCCTTGGAGCGCAACCACGCGGCCAGGGCCAGCGCCGACGCTCTGGAATTTGCGAGGACGTCGCTGCGCGACAGTATGGTGCCCCTGTGGCGCAGCCGATCGGCCACAATCAGCGGCGACTCGTTGGATTCGCTGGGCGTAATTATGCTCACGTCGGCGTCAACCAGGCCAAGGTCGCCCAAAGAGACTGGACCGACACGGCACCAGCGCGCCCAGAGAGCCTGCGGCGTCGGGCAGGGACCATGACCACCAAGCATGTCGATGGCATCGTCGTCGTTGCCCGTCGCCCGCGCCCACATGTAGCACAGTATCACGTGCCAGTCGTCCCACGGCCAGCGTCTCTTTACGCGGCCCAGCGCCAGGAGGGACGCCCACAAATCGCAACCGCCGACCGGGTCGTCACCAGATGGAACATGCGGTGCACAGTGATCGAGGACGTGCACGAGCCGTTCGAGCAGGCCGCCGTAAGGATCTCGTCCCTTGCACCCGGTGCTGCGGGTGTGTCTGCCCGTGAGAAACACACGGTCAACCATGATGGTCAACGCGGTTAGACCCGCGGCGGCGCTCTGCAACGGCCACCTCTCGGCGACCCACAACGCGCACGCCGAGTTTGTGGACGCGAGCGTGTGGAACAGGTTTGTGATCTCGGCGTCGTCGGCAGGCACATGGCCGCCCCCGCGTGGGTCAAAGAGCCATTCGAAAAAGTCGACACTTTGGTTGATGGCCCCGTGGAGCAGGTGGAGCGTCATGGGCGGCAGCCCCAAGTTCTCCTTGCACCAGCGGATATTGGCGACACACCCGCGGCGCCACGCCTTGTCGATGACGCGACGCGTCAGGTCGTCAGTGAGCCTGGAGCGTGCAATGGCCAGGATAGGAGTGCGGTCGTGTTGGCGGCATGCGGCGGTGCTCAAGCAGTATTTTGCCTTTTGCTCCCACGTCGCGGCCAGGCGCACGGCCAAGGGCATCGCTTTTTTAGGATGGCGGCGACGACGGCGGGCGCGACTACCGCCCCCGTCCAGGTGCCCATCATTGGGAGCGCGCGAGTCCTCATCGCCTGCGGTCGCAACAATCTCCAAGAGACGCGCAAAGATACGTGCGGCGCCCGTCCAGGCGACCGACGCCCACAATTCACACAGCGGCTCGTTGTCGCGAACGCGCGCCGCCCAGGCGCGCAAAAGCAGTTCAAACGATTCGGGACAGTCGCCAGTTGTGAACCAGGCAAGATCGCGGATCTCGTGCCAATTGATCCGGCTGAGCGTCTCGGTGACCACCGTGGTCGTCGCGGGACCGGCCTGTGCGGCGACAGATATGATTTCGGCCGCGTCTTGGGCTTGCGACCGGCCGCCGCATCTCCCGCGGTCACTAGGTTGCGGATCGTTGTAGAGATGACCATGGGCGAGAAACAGAGGCCCAACGGCATAGCGGACGAGCGGTTCCCTGCCCGAGGCCACGAGCGTCTTGGCGACATCGCCGCGCGGTGCGCGCTGCCAGTCCATGCACCAGGCCGCCAGCGCGGCAGGCCGACGGTCCCAAAGGTCGGGTCTCGTGCGCGCCCACTCGACGACGGTCGAGGCCAGGACGATGACACCGCGACGCCAGCGGCAGGCCACGGTGTGCAAGCATCCGTGCGCGGCCCTGGCCCTCTTGAGCGACTTCCATGGCACATCACGTATACAGCGGCGCAGCGTGAGGTCGTGGTATTCGTTGCGTGGTCGGTTTTTGTTTTCGTCGCCGGCGGCATCGAGGATGCTCTTCCACAGGCGACACACGGGCCGGGCGCAAAAGCGCCAGCGTGCCGGTAGGCTCTCGGTGACGATCAAGGCGACGATTTCGACGGGCAACATGTCGAAAGCGCTCGCCTCCATCATGCGCGGCTCTCGGGCGGCCATGCGGTCGCTGAATTTCAATTCTTTGGTCCCTTGTTGCCCTCTCGTTTTTTGTAATAATAATGATTATGGATGACTTCTTTTTTTGTGCATGCACGAAAATCTGTGCCCATGTTGGCGGCGGCCTTTTGGGGCAGCAACCAACCCCGTTGAATTTTTTTCTTGTCACGCACACAAAGAACCCGTGTCGGCTTTGCCCCATCACCCAAGGCCACCTTTGCGAGGCTTGGCTTTGATTATTCTTTTTTTTGTAATGCCTGAAAATAAAGTTGATTGGTTCGCTCTTTTTTTATGTCTCTTTTGCAAAAAGGCATTACGGGCCGCGCTTTTTTTCGCCCCTTGCTCAAGGCCACGACTTGGCGCCAACGTCAAAGGCACGGCGCTGCTGTCGCGTGCACACACAAAAAGACATACATGGGCATGGAGACAAAAGGAACCTCAATGGAAAAGAGTGTCGAAACAGGGGTGTCGCGTCCGTCACGCAAGCGCACCGTCGCCCACACGGTCGACGAGTTTAGGACCATTTTGCGTGACCTGTCGGCCAAGCCGTCCAAGAAGCCGAGGCACGCGAGACATCATCACGTCCCCGCCTATGCGACGCCATGCGACGACACGGACGTGTTTGACATGCTCCCCAACGAGATGGTGCGCGAGGTGCTCATGCGCGTCGACTGCTGGCGCGACGTCGTCGCCTTCCAGGCCACCGCACGTCGCTTTGCCAGCGTGTTGGCGCCCTGTGACACGTGGACGCGCAAGTATGCCCCTACCACTCCCTATGACCTCACTATGTCGGCACGGACGCGTGACACGGGCGAACCAAACTTGGTGGCCGACGACAAGGTCGCACTCTGTGATGATGAACCTCTAGAGGCCTTTGTCGCTGTGCACGCCCGCTGGGGTATGGCGGCCAAAGGGTTTGACGTTGCCGGCCTGTGCCGCCTGGCCGCGGCGGGACGCACCGACGCCCTCTTGTGGCTCGACGCGCGCGTCTACCAGATGTACGGCGACGTGGGGATCGCGCCCGCATCCGATGATTACCTCGGTGCCTCTTTTGTCGAGCCCGCCGTGCTCCGCTGCCGCGGCAGGTATGCCCGTGCGGCGGCGGCCGCCGGCCAGAGCGATACGCTGGCCGCCGTGCTCGCGGCCCATGTCAGCCTGGCCGCGCATGGCGAAAAGATCATGCAGAGCGCCCTTGAAAGCAATTGCGCGGCCACCGTCGACGTTGTCCATGCCTTTGCGCGTTCGCACGATGGGCAGTATCGCGCGCACAAATGGTGTCACAATGGCTTTGGCCCGGTCCCGCCGTCGTCGCCACTGGCATCGTCGACCGCGCCGTTGAGCGTGCTCACGCACCTGGCGACCCGCGGCTGTCCGATGGTCCCCAAGCCGACCATCTTTGCCATGGCCATGACCGTGTCCAAGGGCCTCTTGCGCGTGGCCGCGTGGCTTGACGGGCTGCCCGAGGTACAGGCGCGCCCTCACGAACTGCGGCGATGCTCCCGCAGAGACGTGGACCGCGCCGCGGGCGACGGACACTATGCCGTGGTGCAGTGGGCGCACGAGCGCGGCATCCGGCGCTGTGCCCTCTCGACGCTGCTCAGTGGTATTCGTTCTGGCCATGCACAGGGGCGCGTCGACTTTGTGCGGTGGGCGCTCGCCGAGGACCCGTTGTGGCCTCATGGGATAGACACCACAGAGGGCCAATCTGGCGGTGCCGGTGACGTTGCCGCAGCGCCCGCCGCAGGCCCTTGGACCGGTCCGCCGTCTACCGGACCTCGACGGTCACGACCGGCGCGGGTGCCCGAGTGGCGCGACGGTCTCTTGGCCATCGAGGCCGCCAAGGCCGGCGCCCTGGACGTGGTCCAGTGGCTCTATGAAACCCACCCCGAGATGGTGTCTATTGAGGCGGCGCGCGCCGCAGCGTCGGCCTGCAACGCCGACATTGCCATCTACCTACACGAGGTGGGCGTGGCGCCGTTGACCGCCTACCCGTGCTTGCGCCGTGCCTCGGAGCGCATCCCCGACACCGAGCGTCGGTCGCGGCAATCTGTGGATCGCGTCGCCGGCGCGCTAGACAAGTTGGCCGCGGCGGGTGCCCCTACGACCCGAGAGTGCTGGCCAACGTCGTGCGCCATCAATGCGCGCCGGCGCTCCGCGTCATTGTCAAGCACTATTGCGTCGACCCGACCAACTCCGCCAATACCGTGCCGTGTAATGGCTCTTTTTCTTTGCTGTCGTCATCACCGACGTCGACATCGACATCATCGGCATCATCGACCTCGTCATTACCGCCTCCACCCGCGCACGACGGGCAGGCGTCGCCGCGGCTGCCCACACCGGCAGACATTATGCGCGCGGCGGTGGCAGCCGACCGCCTGGACATGATCCGTTGGGTGCGCGACAATGTCAAGGGCGCGCGTCTGTGTGTGGCCGCCGAGGCCATGCGCGCCGCCGGGCGCAAACCCAACCGCATCGCCGCCCTCGGTCGCTGCCGCTGCGCCCAATGCAAGGCCCCCAGCGCCGCCACGGCGAAAAAGAAGGCCCTCTAAGGCCGTCCACGAACACTGGGCAACCTCAGAGCCGACTCCAAGCCGGGGGAAGAGGACGGATTCGAACCCACGCCAACCCACAAACAAAACACAGACCACGAAAACCGGCCACGCCAAGCAGCGAATTGCAAAAGCATCTTTCGGTGAATAAAAAGTGCAACCAACCAGCAACTCTGCTCACATGGCGGCAATCCAATCGCGGACCTAACCAATTGCCGTGCGAACAGGCAGCAGGATGCGGTTCAAAGGCGCGGTCTTTGTTGTGAAAAGACCACCATCCAGGATGTTGACCAAGATCGGACTGCTCGCCCTGGCGTTCGTACTCGTCGTGCCAGCGGTCTTTACCTATCGCGCACACGTCGAATCTGCGCCGACCACCATTGAGCAGTTCGAGCAGACGTGTTTTGATAGCGTCTGGAAAGTGGTCCTGTTATTTTTGGTCTTTCTCGGTCTTGAGCAAGGTGTGCGCGTGGCCGTCCGCCAAGGTACCGTCGCTTCTTTTTGGTGTATTGTTTCTTTGTCTTGTCCATAATTTGCTTCTGACATTGCAGCGGGCACAGACGTCTTTTGCGAGGGCGCATCCAGAGCCTGGGGGGATCGAGCCTTTCGGCGAGGCAAGAGAATCGAACCGCCCAGGAAATCGAGCCAGACCATTGACTGCCTCTGTGGCCAAGGTCGGCAACAGACAGTGATCGACGGTGTCGCCTATGCTTTCGATCACCCGGACGAGCCCTGTGAGAAATTCTACTTTCACATTGTGCAGTGCGCAATGTGCAATTCGATCGACTTTGCCCTACAGCAAAACAATTCAGACGCCGATACGACCGACTCGAACGGCAACATGGTGCCTTTTATGTCTGGCCAACGAGGCCTCTGGAACGGTTCGACCGCCGAACCCGCAGGCAGGTCAGAGACAGCAAGCCGAGCGAGAGCCTCCCTCTCCTGGTGCCCAGCCAGCGCGAGCGATGCCCCAAGACACGCCACCAAGAGCCGCACGAGGTGCTCGTCTCGGTCAAGATGCGCGGGTGGACTCGCGTGTGCTATGTGCCGTTTCCGACCAAGAGCACGTTCAAGATCCTCTGCTGCAGTGCGTGTGGCGACCACCACGGCAAGAAGGAGAGACGCAAAAGGTTCTGAGCGCCCAACGTACAATCCCACGCCGCAAGTCGAGCCGCCGGCAATTTTTTGTTGCGGGATGAAAAGAATGGGAAAAAAACAAAACGGACGCATATAAAAGTCTCATCGACAGGGCCACGAGTCGGCCGGCCGTTGTCGCCCACGCCTCTCCTCTGCGTGCGCTCGCGAAAAAACAAACGGGAAAATAAAATCGACAACAACGTCGCACGCAAAAATTATCTCTCAAAGCCGTTGCGCCCTATTTTTGTTTTATGTTTTTGTCCAAAGAAGGAACAAGGGGACAGGAAAAAACCACAAAAAGAGCGAGCAATCATGCAGTAGTGGATGTCATCAACGTCGGCGGGACCACTAGCATCTGGTGACGCGCGGGTCCGACGCCGACCCATCCTACGCGGCACCCGATAGTCTCTTCGATGGCGCGCACAAAGACCCTGGCGGCGACGGGCAGGTCGTCAAAGGTGCGGCATGCGCCAACGTCCTCGTGCCATCCGGTGAGATGGCGGTAGACAGGTTCGACCACGTCGGCTAGGTCCTCGGGCAGGGAGTCGACCACGGCTCCATCGGCCATGCGGTAGGCGACGGCGATCTTGATCACAGCCAGGCCCGAGAGCACATCGATCTTGTTGAGCACGAGGGTGTCGAATCCGCTTACGAGACACGCGCGCCGCACAATGACGGCATCAAACCAGCCGACGGCGCGGGGCCGCCCCGATCCGTCCATCTCGCGTCCGATGACCGACATGGCACGCGCGCTGGCCAGGTCGGCAGAGTCCCAAAATACGCCCGGCGGCACACCCAATACGCCCACGACCTCGGCGGGCAGGTCGGCCGAGGACAGGGTGCCGGCGGCGGCCGCCTGCGCGGTCAAATGCGCAATGCCGCTGTCCGAGGCCACGTGCAGGTCCGGCAGGCGCGTGGGAAAGGGACACCCGGCACGCGCGTCTGGATGCGAGATCACGCGCGTCACATAGGCCTTGGCGACACCGACGGCGCCCACAAGACGCGGCGCCACGCCGAGACCGGCAGCGGCGCCTGCCGCCGTGGTCGATGACGAGGTCACGTGCGGGTAGGACCCGTGGTCAATGTCCAGCATGGTCGCCTGCGAGCACTCGACCAGCACACGACCGCCTCCGCAAATAGCCTCGGCCACGAGGTTTATGGTGTCGCACACAAGGCCGCGCAGCGTTGTATCATAGTAGCCATCGACATAGCGTACGGCATAGGCCTCGGCGGCAGCGTCCAACACCGTGTCGGTCAGGGCAGACAATGTCGTTGTACCGACATCGTCATCATTGATACCATTTGTCGCCGTCGCCGATGACACAAGACCCAGGGTCGCGAGGACCTCGACGACGGCGGCGGGATGCGCACTGGCGTGGTAGGCAAAGAGGCCACGCACGCGCCGCACAAAGCGATCGCGATGGGCGAGATCGCCCACGCGCACGCCCCGACGCGCCACCTTGTCGGCATAACAGGGACCCACGCCCCGACGCGTGGTACCCACGGCGGCCCCGCGCGATGCTGCCTCGCGCTCCCCATGAGCGTCGAGCGCCTTGTGGAGGTCAAGGAGCACGTGGGCGCGATCTGAGACGTGCATACGCTGGCGCCAGCGCATGCCATGATCGCGACCCAGTGCGGTCATCTCGTCGACGAGCATGCCCACGTCGACCACGACGCCGTGACCGATCACACATACAATGTCGGGATGGAGCGCGCCCGACGGCACCAGGCGCACCATGCAGCGCTTGGCGGCGCCGCCCGCCGGATCGGCCACCACGATGGTGTGGGCCGCGTTGGGGCCGCCAGCGCATCGGGCCACATGGGTGTAGTCTCCCGCGGCGCACAAGTAGTCGATGGCCTTGCCCTTGCCCTCATCGCCCCACTGCGTACCCACGACGGCGGTCACCGGCAGAATCGCACCGTCGCACGGCGCCGTTATGCGAACAAGAGAGTCGGTGGCGGCACGGGTCGCGGCGGCCATCGTGTGTGCTCGGCCTCTGTGTTTTTTATCCTCTGCTTTCCGTTCGGTGGTCCGTGCGTCTATTTCTGGTGCAGTCGGTGCCTCGAACCAGGTCGCCGTTGTCGGGCAGGGTCCTTTCGAGGCCGCATAGACGGCGTCCAATTACGTTAGGCCGCAAGGCCGCGCGCGTGCGGGCCGACATCTGCCGCAAACAGAGGTCTCTTGCGGCGCGCTCCCACTCGACCGGCGACAAAAAGGCCAAAGACAGAACAACAACAAATAATCCAGTGCCTTTTTTTTGTTCAGTGTGAGTTCGTCCTTTTTTGGCTTTGTCTTTTGGACTTTTTTCCGATTTGTCTTTTTTTTTCACGGCGCACCCAAAAACCGAGGGTCGGGCGGGCGCCAGCCGAGGCTGCCTAAAAGAGACCAAGTGTCGGCACAGAACCAAAAGAAAAAAGGCGGCCAGCGACGGCACTGCCGTGGCCGTAACCCCCAAAAAACCCGGGGACCCCGTCTCAAACTTGTAAAAAAGACGAAAAAAAGGTCACCAACAACGACAAAAAAAGGCAGTGTGGCGCGATGACGAGCGCCCTTTTTGCAGAGACAAAAGCGCCGGATCCACGACACACAGGCGACTATCATGTTGCCTCTTCAAAAACCTATGTAGGCCCAAAGGCCAAGCAGACAACGGGCAATGTTCCCTTCTTCTTCTTTTTTTGCCAAACAAGATTGTTGGGAAAAGAATTTCTTTTTCGAAAAAAGATCGTCAGGTGGCGGCAACGCCGCCAAGACAGAGATTCGCGCCCGGCAGAGACCGCACGATCTCAGCCAGCGGCACCATCATCAGAGCGGTCGGGCCGCACGCGCCCGTTGCGTCTGCCTTTGCCTTTGGTCGACTTTTGATTTGGTCTGGCACCCCGGTTGTGTCGCGGCCCTACGTCGACATCATCACGACCGTCACACGGGTCGACGACGATAACCGGGTCGGCCTCTGTGGATCGATCTGCATCGAGCGGCGTGGCAAAGACGTCGCAAAAGGGGGCGACATTTCCGCGCGGGTTATGGGCCTTGCGCGCATTGTGGTCGTCTATGCCAAAGGCATGTGTGCCACCAACAGAGAGAGAGAGAGAGAGAGAGAGGAGGATGAGTGGAAAAAAAAAGAAAAGTGACAGCAATTATTATGCGAGCGAGCAGGGCAAAAAGACGCGCGTACCAAAGATGGCAAAGCAAATGTGCCTAAAATGACAACGGTAGGCGTCGGTCGAGAGCACCTCGCGAAACAAGAGCGCCACGTGGTCGGGCGGATTGCCAAAGGCGCCGCAACCAAAGGCGCCCAAGACGACCGAGTCGTGCTTGTGCGCCAGGGCAATGTCCAACATGAGCGCAATCTTTTGGCGCATCAGGTCGGCATCCACTTGGCCGAGGCGTTGGGCGCCGTCGCGCAGCACGTGCACTTGGGGCCTAACAATGGCCGGCACGGCGACAAAGTCGAGACGCACCGGTTGATCAAGAAACGGATAGCCCTCGTCCTCGGGACCGCGAAATACCGAGACAGACGGCGAATAGATGCCGCATAGGCCGTGGAGCGGGTAGCGCCATTGTCGCTGTCGGTCGATGCGCCGTGGGTCCTCCAGGGACAAAAAGTAGTTGCTGCGCCGAAAAATGTTTTCCTCCTGGGCCGCGGCGCCCGTCTTGTAGCCGCCGCCGGGACGTCGGCCGCTGGCCATATTGAGCACGGCCGGATTCAGACCACGCTCTGTCTTGAGCGCAATGGCGGCTTTGAGGCAGTCGCCACGCACCACCTCGCATGTCGCTGAAACATTGTAAAGGGTGGCTGTGGCCGCGGCGCGACGCACGTCCTTTGGTCGGTACAGGGCCGTGGCACACACTTGGTCGCGGACCTCGCGCTCGGTCGCCAGGTCGACGCGTGTGCCATCACGCAACACATAAGCGCCTCGCGTGGCGCAATCAATCGTGTCGATGGCAACGTCAATACGTAGGCCGCGTGCCCTGTCCTTGTCGCCCCTGGCGAGGGCTTGCCTGTGCGCGGCCAACCAGCCCGCGGCGTCAAAGCCTGGTCGGTTGTCTGGCGTGTGACCAGAGGCGTGGGCGGTACGGTCCATTGTCTGTGTCGGTAGGGGGCAACGGCAGCGTGGTGGCGATGGCGGTTGGGGTGGTCAAGTTGCTTTGGCTTGCGTTGGTTGCTCTTTGGGGCTTGGTCTGCCACGCCCCATGTTTTGCCTTTTTGTCAAAAAATAAAAAAAGTGCGCGCCAATAGCCCCTTGCTTCGCCTCGGCGGGATTGGACGGTCCGAGCCATGCAGAAAAAGGTATGCACAAGATCGCAAAGAGATCGCCCGCATGTGCAATGCTGCCACCCGCCGCGGGCAAAGACTTTCTTGTTTGAAAAACATAAAATCGTGAATTTGGGAGACGCCCTTTTTCGGGATTGGTTCCTTTATTTTTGGCACATTTTATTTTGTTTTTTGGGCAGGCTATATGTTGCAGCCGCCGGTGGCCGGTCGGCGCACAAGGGTTCGGTCTTGGCGCCCAGGCCCCGCATTTTGTCGGGGTTGACCAATGGCGTCGTGTCGCAGCACCCCCAAACACGGAAACAAAATACAGAGTTGCAAGCGCCCGATGTGTGTCCAGAAAGTCACTGGGCCGGTGCCTGCATTGGTTTTTTTCTTGGACGCCATACATTTTGCCTGTGCTGGCAACCCCAAGAGCAAAAAAAAGGAGTCTGTGCGCCACGCCGGCCGCGCAAGATAGAATTAAAAAAAAAAGACAGACGAGCCAAAAACATCTCGATGGAGAGCGCACAGACGGCTGCCAGTGACGTGGGCGACGGTGACACGCGCAAGGGTCTGCCCGCCGTGCATATTGTTGCATGTACCGACAGCAACGATGCCATCACAGTCGACGGCGTCCTACCGTGGGCCTTTCGCGCTGCCGACCAGCGTGATGCCATCGACGCCATCGTCAAGGACGCGCCCATCGTGATCGGCGCGCGCTCGACGTCTGTCTTTGGCGGCGCGCCGCCCGGTGCCCGTGTGATCATTCTGTCGCGCAGCGGCACCCTTCCTGTGGGCGCGTGGGCGCGTGCGCATGTCGTCCAATCGCCAGAGGCTGCGCTGGCCATGTGCGCCGACGAGCCCGTTCTTTATGTGCTGGGCGGCGCCTCGACCTTTGCCGCCTTTGTGCCCTATGCGGCTGTCGTCCATCGCATCGTCGTCGCCGGGCATACGGTGCGCCCGTGGCCTCAAGAGGCTGCTATCGTACACTTTCCGTGGCTAGGGCGTGCCGGTGGCAGGACCACCGTGTGCGGTCCGCTCGTGGCCGGCCGTGGTGGTTGTTCCCACCAGGTGCGCTCCGACACCCTCGCGCCGGTCGATCGCGCCCCACCGCCGCCGCCACCCGCCGACCCCCTTGTCGACGATCCCGATCTCGAACAGGCCAAGATGCTCAGTTTTTACGAACACGCCATGCGATCGGCCACAGCGGCACCGCCGCCCCGCCTCTCGCCATGGTCTGCAAATGTGTGTGGGTCGGCGACGACGATTGCCGATGGAGTCCGCAACAAGGTCGCAAATACAGACGATCTAGACTGGTGCGCCTATGAAGACGATGGCAGTGATGATTATGATGACGATGACGGCATTGCGGCCGACAGCGATGAGGACGACTGGCGCACTGGCAAAGATGACACCAACGGCAGCGACGACGACAGCGCATTTGGTCGTTCCGAGGAAGAAGGCGACAACAGCCTGTCAGCGCGTCGACCCACACCGTGGTCCGGCCCCAGAAGACCGCCGCGCGGGTGCATGGTCGCCTCTTGGGGCGCTGCAATGTCGCGCTGGCTGCGGCGGTCATCGCGTGGCTCGATCGGCGCGACCTCTTGTCCCTGTGGTACGCGTCGCCGCGCACGCGCACTGTCTTGGTCGACGTTCTCACGACCGGACCGACATCGCCCTGTCACGCCCTGGTGCACATCGACGATGTCCGCCGCCTCGCCGAGTGCGCGACTGCCGCCAGCGTGATGCGCATCTGCCCAGAGGACGAATCGCCCTGGAAGCGCGCAGGCGCCGTGTGGCTGTGGCTGGACGTGCTGCCGCGTCTGCAGGGCAAGTGTGCCAGCGTTGAGCAGATGCTCGCTCACCCCAGCGCGTCCGCGTCGGGGACCCTTGTCGATTATGTGCCGGGCACGCTGGAGCGGGTCATCATATGGGCAGCGGCCACCGGGTGCGGTGCGGTCGTCAACGTATGCCTCGCGCTGGGCGACCGGCTGAGCGACGCGTGCGCGGCTTATAGTCGCTCGGGCGGGTTTGTCGGTCGCGTTGCTGGCGCGGGTCCCGTAAGCGAGTGGCTGGCCGGTGCCATGGGCGCCGAGAAAAAGGGCGCGGCGGCCGACCTCGCTACTACCGACGCGTGGCTGTCGGCGATCGGCCTAGCCACCGCGGCTGGCAGGCTTGGGTCGGACCTGCTCCTGACGCTGGCATGCCAGGTCGCCTCGATCAACCTCGCCGCGGGCCGTCGTTTTGCCGACCGGGGACAGCGGGTCCCCGATCCGACAGGATCCAGCAAGCGCGCGTCCCTCGCACGTGTCCGCCTGATCCTGGCGCTGGTGTGTAGTCTCGGTCAAGCGCGCCATCCGACCGACCCGCCCCGGACGGCCGATGGCCAAGATGGCGGCGACGATGCACGAGCGGCGCGTCTCTTGGATCGCGTGCGCATTGACGGTCTGGTGGACGACGTCGTACGCACCGCGTGCGGTGCGCAAGCCGACCTTTGGCTGGGCAGTGCCCTCGGCGAGATGTGCCGTCGACTGCGGGACATTGCCGTGCACGGCTCGTCGCTCAAGGGTCGCGCGGCCGGTGCGCTCCTGGCGCACGTGTTTGTCGTCGCGTCGCCCATCGACCATGCCAGCGGGTGGCGCCAGCGGTCGTGGACAATGCGCGCCTGGACCACCGTAGTGCCCGCGTTGGCCGTGGCAGGCGCCGCAAATTTTTGGGCCGGTCTCCATGTGCAACGCGATCCCACATCGCCTTTGCCAGTGCGCCTCGCCAAGACAAAAGACGCGGTCTTGCCCGTGGACGACACGCGCGCCAGAGTCGACCACGTGTCTGCCTCTCTCGATGACTCGGCCGTTCCTACCACTGCCGGCGATCGCAACCACCGCGACGACAACGTTGCCGCCACCGTTGCGCTCGCCGACGACGTCGATTACCAGGAGACAACCACCAGCGAAGGCGGGCTCACTCTGCTCGGTCTGTTTGAGCACGAGATCGATCTGTGCGTCGAAGTGGCCGCGCGGCTGCCGCCGTGGGACCTCGTATCGCTGGCCACGGCGTCGCGCGGCGCGCTCAAATCAGTGTGGGCCGCAGTTTGTCGCGCGTCGCTCGATGCCAGCGACAATCGTCTCGCCGGCGTGACTTGCGGCGCCAGTGTCTACATCGGCAGCGGCTCGTCTGTGTCGCTGATGCCCGCGCCCGACGCCGGATTTGCCTACGCCTTGGGGGCGCTCATGCTCACGTGCCATCGTATGCCGCGCATGGAAATGATGGCCGACGATGTCAAAGCCCTGGCCTCGCTCACGCTCGATGCCGACGACGCTAGCGAGCGTCTCGACGCCCTTGAGCGCGACCCCAACCTGCCGGCCATGCTCGCCGATACGGTTGCCTATGCGGCGCGCCTGGCTGTGGCGCCGTGATCGTACGGTGCCTAGAAGTCGCCGGGCGTATGGAAGACGTCGTGCGGCACAACGGGCACTACCTCGTGACCATCCACCGGCTTGGTCTCTGGTTGAACCGCCAGATGTGTGCCGATCGGCGCGCGCCGGTCACAGCAGGGACCGGCGGGGCGTGGCTCCCCGCGGCGGCGCTGGCCTATGCCGCCGGCCGCGAGAGGTCGCTCGCGTTGCTGTCCATTGCGTGCAATCGAGTTCATACAATCGCCGCCGCGACCACTCCTGCCACGACCATTGCCACCACATTTTGGGGCCCCGCCGGACGCCGCGTCTCCCTGGGCGATTCCGATACACAGAGCGCCACGTCCCATGCCGAAAGACTGGCGGTCGTCATCGCGGCCTGTCTGGCGGGCCTGGAGGACCGTCGCTTTCACGTCGAGAAAGGGCGCGCGGCCGACATGGAGGCCGAACGCGATGCCGACGAGGCCTTTCTCCACGGCATGGAGCCGGTCGTCGACTTTTTGACCCCGCGCAGCCAGGACAGGCTCGGCGCCGCAACGCCCGTGGTCGACATCGAGGCCGACGATATGCTTCAAATGTTGCGTCAATTGGGCGCAGCCAAACAGACCGGACGAGGGGCGCACGCCGCCACGCTATGCCTCACGGCGCGCTTTCTGGTCGCGCCGCCCGGCCGACCTTTGCCGGCAGACAGCATGCGCGCCTGCATTGCCAATCTCCTCGTCCGGGCTGCGTCGTCCAACCAGCACTAGGACATCTAGGTTGCCCATAGTGGCTCCGCCGCGTTCTCGCCGCAATGCGCTGTCTGTCGCGGCGCAATGCCCATGCGCGGTTTAAGAAGGAGAAGAAACATCGCCCCTCGCCCAGCGTGTTTTTTGAATACTTTTGGGATTCACGGTTGGGGGCGCGGAGCAGGGCGGGGCGGGCGCATGTAGCGTGTTCCTCTTTTTTCTTTTTTTCCCCCAGCCGAGATGATCCACCGTGCGCCGACAAAGGACCAGCGGCGCCGTCGCGAAAGAAAAACAGAACAAGAAAGAACCTACAAAGGGCGAAAAGAAGGACGCCAGACGGCGGCAGGCAATCTGGTAGCACCGCGGGCAAAAGGTCGATGCACACAAGGGCAAAAAAGCCCCTGTGATCCGATCCGGTCCTCGCGACGTCGTCCTTGGTTCTGCCGACCCGATCGAGAAAGAAACAAAAAGAACACGCACACGAGAAAAATATATCTGCAGACCCCAGCAATCACACGTGCACGCGCCCGAGCGTGCTATACAGACGGGGGAATCACCCAGAGAAACAAACGGACGACACAAGAAAGGAGACTAGAAAGAAAAAAGCATGGACCTGGTGACGGGCGCGTGCCGGCGCGCTGCCGGTGTCCTGTGGTACGCGCTGACGGCCACGCTCTACGCGCCGGTGCGATGGGCCGTCGGCGGTGCTTCGGTGACGCCCATTGAGACCGACTGGAAGGTGATGCTGCCCATCGCCTCGCCGGATCGCGCCGACGACGGGCACGAATTCCGTCTCTGGTGGGATGCACTACCTGAAACTTCGGTCCATGCGATCTTGGATGGTGATAACGACGGCGACGACACCAAAGCGGACAATGTTCTCGCCGGACGCCTGCATGACGACGACTAGAGACGCCCCCATCGGAGATGTTTTGCGCCGTTACACTGTTTTTTCCTCTGGTTCTTTTTTTGGCCTCGCCCAACAACAAGGAAAAACAAAAATAAATCCACGCCCGCATGCGGCACAAAAGAAAAAAGAGTTTTGCAACGTGGCCCTGTCATTTTTTTGGCGCTCTCTCTTTTTTTTCGTTGGCGGTGGCCGCGAGCCCGAGTAGGAAAAAAAAGGACAAAGGAAAGGCGCACCCCGAACAGGGGACGCCGGCAGCCCGAGGACGAGAGGGGCCACCCAAATTTTAAAAAAAAAGCAGCGACAGGCCCCAACCGCCGCAGGCCACCGCCAACACAAACAAGCCAACGACCCACAAAAAAAGGCATACAAAATTGTTCATGAAGACATGTAAAAAAATAGGAAAAAAATGCCAACAAAAAAGAGGCCATCAAGGTACAGATCGGAGAAAAAGAGGGCGATCACAGGCGTCGGCTGCACACGGGGCACGGACACGGTTCCTGGGGCACTGCGTCATAGTGTGGCCCGACGAGGAGCATCGCGCGCAGGTCGGCGATGCACGCGCTCGGCACACTGTCGCGCAGCCACTCGATCACTGGCCGGTCCAAGGTAGTGCCGGCCATTTTGCGTACTGCCGCGGGCACGTCCTCGGTGCCGTAGCGCTGGCATAGGGTCTCTAAAAGGACGGGGTCTTTGCGGAGCAGGGCCGCCTCCATGGCCGACGGCGTGTAGGGCGCGCCGGCCTCGATGGCCTCGATCACCTGGGCAACACCGAGGTAGCGCACCACCGTTGCCAGGGCGTCGCAATCGCCAAAAGACACAATGCCGGTGGTGCACACGCAGAGCGCTCTCGCGTAGCCTTGGTGCAAGGTGAGCGCCCAACGAACGGCGCCGACGGTAAACAAATGACGGGCGTCGGGTCTGTTTAGGAGCCATGTAAAGGCATCGTCCGATGCAGCACCCAACGCGGCATAGGCAATGGTGGGATCGCCCCATGCGGGAATCGGGCGCACGGCGCCGACGGGCACCGGCACGTTGACGTCGGCGGTAGGTTCGCCCACGGCCCACCGGAGCGTGTCGACGGCGCTTTGAGGTTTACCCTTGACGAGGCCCACAAGGACCTCGACGGTGCACGGATGCAGACCCTTGTCGTGGGCCAGCGCGATGGTGGGCAGGTGACCCTGAGCGGCGGCTTGCATCACCGCCTGGAAGGGGACGGTGCGGGCACAAGGCGATGATTCCATTTCCAAGAGCCACTGTGCGACACGTACCCATCCACGTGCGATGGCATCGATGAGCGACCCCGAGTCGACCTCACGATGGCCCCGGCCCAGGTGTTTGGACGGGGTGTCGACGCAGCGCGCATGCAGCCACGCGACGATGGGAGCCTGGTCGGTCACTAGGGCAAATGTGCCCACTCGCGTGCTGCAACCGCACATGCCAACGACGGCGATGCGACGCGCGTGGATGGCCTCGACGACGTGGAGATGACCGGCACAGACTGCCTCCAAAAGACCCGCCTCGACAACCTCGGCGCTGCCGATGGCGTGTGCACACGGCAGCCGCGTGAGCAACCACAAGGCCACATTGTCGTGCGCCTGGCGACAGGCGACTTTGAGCGCGAGCCTGATATGGTGCCATTGGTGTTCCATGATGGTGGCGCTCTGTGGATCAAAACGCTTGGGCACGGGCTTGCGGTCGGCCGCCTCGATCCACACGTACTTGACAACGTCGAGGCGACCCCCACGTGCGGCGTGCGCCGTCATATCGACCTTGGCTTGCCCACCGACCGCTCTACCGACGCACGCACCACGTCGAGCGGCGCACCGCGCTCCAGCAACTGGATCACCATCATGTCGTCGTCTGGTATCACCGCGGCACGCCGTATGGCCGGACCGACATCTACACCCGTCGCCATAGACCAGGCGACGAGGTCGCGCGGGCGTGCGATCGAGTCGGTGATGTGCTGGATCAGTTCGGGCGCCAGATCAACCAGTGCGGCCATGCTCGCGGACGTGCACCCCGTGCGCGGGGGGAGGGGGCAATGCAAATCTGCGCACACTCTGCAAACCAAGACGAAAAAGGACCGTCGAGGAAAAAAGGCGCGACTCGCCACAGCGGCCTCGGTTTCAGTTGCCTCTTTTTTTGTTTGTTTTCGCTCTACTTTTTTTGGGAGCCGCGGTTGTGGCGCGGCCCGCAAAAAGCCCCCACCCCCTTCAAATTTGAGACGACCAATCAAAAATGGGGACAGTAGATGGGCAGGTCCGCTTTATCAAACAAAAAAGAAAAGAAAAAGGGCGGGCCAGCGTGCGCGACCGCCAGCAGCGGCCCGCACGTGGTCGCCGCCGGCTTTTGCGCCCTTTGCCTTGTAAAAAATGTAAAAAAAAACTCTTTTTTTTGGACGGAACATGGACCCACAAGGCCCAAAAGGCGCGGCCAAAAGTCTGTGGCCCGCCCCGAGCACAAGGAGGAACAAGAACAAAGAGAGAAAAGGTCGGCGCGAAAAAAAAATAAAGGCAGATCAAAGGGAGTGTCGGTGGCGCGGGCTCAGGACGAGCACGACGAGGCGGCGTCGTCGCTGCCGGCGCTCCCTTGGCCCATGTCATTGTCGTCGCCGTCCGATGCCGACCCGTCGAGATCACTGTCCTCGCGGTCCATCGCCTCGCCTATGACAGTGGCGAGGCGGCTGCGTCGCGCGCGGTCGCCCTGGACGGCAGGCGGCTGCGCGACGACCCAGCGCCGCCTGTCCAGGCCGGGCTCCAGCGGTTCCATGTCATAGTAGGCGTCGTCGTCGAGAAAGTCACCGGCAAAGGCCACGACGTCGTCAAACACCACGTCCAGGTCGGCACTGGGGATGCGCGAGCCCGAGCGCACGTAGGCGCGCCATAGCGCGTGCTCGGCCGTGACGTCGACCTCGTGGTGGTGCTCGTCGAGGTCGGCGTCATAATGGGGCATGAGCCTTTTCGGCATCCAGTCCTCGGGTCGCGTATAAACCTGCCAGCCGTCATCCGTTGATGGTCCCAAACAAGCATCGATCGACATGTGGTCGTCGCCACCGGATACCATGGGGCGCGCACGCTTGGGCGGCGGTGGCACACCCGTGCGCCCGCCTCGCATGTCTCTCCCGTCGTCCATGTCCATCACTTTGCTGGGTCTCTTTTTCTCGATCTGTTCCCTGTTCTTTTTTTTCATGACGACCCCTTTTTTGTCTCTGTCGCGTGGCCGCCCTGCGCCGGCGTCCGCACACGCGCGCACCGGCCGACCGGCGACGCCTTGGGTGCCGCCGTATCTCGGCTGTCTCGCCACCTCCATTCGACGAAGGCGTCGTTTGTGCCCGCACCCATCCCAAACAGGGAATGCGCACTTGCACGCCTTTGTGCTTTTTTCCCCTTCTTTTTTTTTGTATCGAGCGTTGCCCCTTTCGAGCCGCCCCACCAGAGCCGAGCGCGCACGCGGCCACAACCTTTTTTTTTTGCAAAACACCCACAATAGGAGGAAAAAAAGGACCGACAAAAAGGCAAAGCAACAGTGATGCGGCGGGCCGAGACCAAGGCGACGTCGACCTGCGCCGACGCCTCCAGCGTGTCGTCTGCAGCGCCCGCCTACAAACTTGTCTGCAAAGACTACTATCAACTGTCGGCCAGTTGGGTACGTGCTCGCGGAACCATCGGTCCTTTGTTTACGTTTTTCTTTTTTTTTATCGAAAAAAGACATCCTGCCTCGACTTTTTTTTCGGTCCTGTGCGACATCAGCGACGCGCGCTCTCTCTCCCCCTGTTGCTCATATGGTCTTTTTGTGTCGGTGATCCTCGCAGGCGCCCAAGCAGGAAGCATTGCGCCTCAAGTGCGAGGCCAAAGACGCCAAGCGCTGCGGCGAAAGGCGCTCTTTCTACGAGACCAGACGACCGAGCGCCGAGCGGCAAGCGATCATTGCGCGCTACCTGGCCAAGAGAGGCTACCGATGCCGCTACGAGCAGCAGGTCGCGTGCGATGCGCGCACGTGCAAGCGCCTCCATGACGGCACCGCCGTCTACTGGTAGTTGCGGCGTTGTTGTTGTTGTTGTGCACGCACAGCCGCGCTACGGCCCCCATCGCACGCAAGACGCAATTATTCGACCATAAATGCCAAATAAAAAAAAAAAGGCGGCGCTCGTCGAGTGGCGCCCTTGTGTGATTCTGTGTGGGCCGGGCTGTGCAAGTGCGTCTACGTTGGGGGAAGGAAAGGCCCTCCTGGTTGCGCGTGCGCAAACTCACCCCATCCATCCGTGTCTTTCAAGTCCTTTGACAGAAAAAGAAAAGGCCGTCAAAAGGGCATACCAAAAAAAAAGAAAAAGAGCGCCGCCAAAAACAAAGAGAAACGAGAAAAAAAGGAAAACAGAGAAAAAACTTTTTGGAATGGCCGACGACAGCAACAGCGGCAACGGCGGCACCGACCGGGCGCGGCCCGACTGGCGGCCGGGACCCTCGTGGGCGAGCCGCATCTCGTGGATCTACTGTCGCCACCAGAGCGTGTTCTGGCTGGCGCTGGCGCTGCTCGTGCTCTTTCTGGCCATCGCCACGTGGATGAGCGTGCGCTACCGTTGCTGGCAGTGGCGCGTCGACCCCGTGGCGTCGGCCGTCATGGAGCGCCGCAAGCGCCGCCTGCCCACGCCCTATAGTTATTTTGCCACCGTCTAACGGTTGTCGGTCCTGGCGGCTCAGAGAAAGGTGTGCGCCGACGCTCTCTACGCCCGCGGCCGCCGGGTGCGGTGCACCCGGCGAGACACAACCCAGCCGCGTTGTCTGTTCCCGAGTCGCGCACGCGGCCACAAAAAGGCAGGTGCCCGCGCTGGGCTGTGCATGCAGATGTCGGCGCCTTTCGTCTCTTTCTTACAATCTATGCTTGGCCCTGCGGGTGACAGTCGCCTCGGCGCCAGACACCACAAAAAAAAATAAAAAATGATCATAGGCAGAGATTTAAAAAAAGAAAAACAACAAAATATCGAGGCGCCTGCCAACCGGGGGACGGGTTGCGATCGAGACGCGCCTCGGACGGCTGTTTTTCGCGCATCACATAGGCGCCGAATCGCACGTCGCGGCGCCACGGTGGCGCCTCGCCACAATAAACAGCCCAATAGGAAACCGCCAACAGTGGGTTTAAATAGGATCCCGCTCCGGTGCTATTCATAGACTCGCCATCGCACAGCAACAACAACAACAAAAACAACGCCGCGCAGCATGATCAAAGTAACAGCACACGCCCCTCTCGCCGCCACCGCCGCGGTGTACCTGCTGGCCGCAGCGTGCCTCCTCGCGGCGCTCGGTGCCGACCGCGCCGACGCCGTGCCCGTGTGCACCTACAGGGTGTGCTGGTGCAACAACAAGGAATGCACTGTGTTTAGCAGTTGCGACTCGTACACGCAGCAGACGGGCACATGCGGGGCGGCCAACAGCGTCTGCAACTGCGGCGCCAACACCATCGTCCAGTATGCCAATGGCGGATGCACGGGCACCGCCACCACGTACACGGCCGGCAGTTGCTATGCCAAGACCAAGTGCTACTACATCGACTCGTGCGCCGAGCCTTCGGCCACGCCGACGCCGACGCCCACGACAACACCGTCGCCGGCCATTGCCACGGCCACGCCCTCGCCGACAATGGTGACGGCATCGCCGTCGCCCTCGATGGTCACGGCCTCGCCGACGCGCTCGCGCTCGCCCACGCCCAGCGTCACGACGCTGCCCGCCGTGCGGCTCGTCGGGATGCGCTCGTCGGCGCTCAACTATGCGCTCTCTGTCGTCGACCAAGCCACCGGACAAGTGGCCACCAACCAGTTTTCCTTTGTCGAGTCGGCCCGGTGGACCCTGACGCGACTGGCCAACGGCAAGTACACCATCAGGTCGCCCTATGGGCGCTACCTGAGTGCTCAGCCCGATGGTTCCATTGTCGCCGACCGCCTGGTGGCCGACCTGTGGGAGCAGTTTACACTCGAAGGGACGCACAACCTATACTATGATATCAAGACCTACCACGGGGCCTACATGATTTCTGACACGTCCCTGTCGGTGTTTGCCGTCACCTACGAGTCGTCGCTCTACTGGGAAATCACGACGATCGTCTAGTCTTGCGTGGAAAAATCATCGGCAGCACGCTTTGCACGTCGCCTCTGCCGTCGTCCCGCCTTCTCACCCCCCCCTCCCAAATCTCATTCTGTCTTTCTTTTTTCCTCTGCATTTTGCGCCTCGGCCCGCCAGTAAAAAAATCCCGATGCTCTCTCTTTGTGCGGGTTGTGTTTACGACATCTTTTTCTTTTCGTTGATGCTCTTGCCATTCGTGGGCTTGAGCGCCAGGCGCCCACCACGGTGCCGGCCTTGTCGTGCACGTGCAAAAGGTCGGCGCCAAGGACAACAAGACAAAGGCCATTTACGAAAGAGGCGCTGATATGAGGTTTTGTGCATTTTTCCGTGCCTTGGCTTTTGAATGCGCAAACCGCACACGATGAGCAGGCCGACCTTTAAAATCTCTGAAAATCGACACGACGAGGGCAGACAGACCAAGGCGCCCGAAACCTTTGCGCACAGTGCCCGTCCTTTGCTCGGACCCTGTGGCCAATGAGAAAGGGCGAAAAAAGAAAACGGCAGACGGCACCAGGTGCGCATCGAAAACGGGGCAAGGACCGGACTGGGGGACCAACGCGGTCGCCGGGCATTCTCCTTTGCTTTATAGACGACCAAGTTGCCGACCCCGTCGCGGTTCGCTCTTTTTTTTCCGCGTATCACCGCGCGGCAGCGGGCTGACATCGCCGACAATCGAAACAAAAGAACAACAAACTGGACCGCAACTCTCCAAAAGAAAAACAGGCGCAATGTACACGTCGCACGTAGACGCCGTGCGCTGCCTGCGCAAAATGCGCCACCGCCTATGCGACTGCGTCATCGAATTGGGTCCGCGTGGTGCGGACGCCCGAGACGACGCAGTCGAGACCATAACCGCCCATCGGACTGTGCTCGCACGGTGGCCCTACTTTAGGAGCCTCTTTGCGCGTGCCGATCCCGTGCGCATCGACGTCGGCACCGGCGACGCCAAGGGCGTCTGCCGCGTCGTCTACTCGGTCGTGATCCCGTTTGCAGCGTCGAGCGTGCGCGCGCTCGTCGACATGGCCTATGACAATGCCAGGGTCGACCTGCTTGACGATTCCAAAGCGTGCGACCCTGTCGACGTGATCAAATGCGCGATCTACCTGGGTGTGGGCACGCGCCGAGTCCACGCCCTGGTCGCCAACGTCATCGAGACGCTGCTGGCCCATTTGCCCACGTCAGTCCCCGACGGAGGAGCGCGCACCGAAAGTGCCGACGTAGGTGCCTTTGTGCTCCATATGCTCGCTGCCGACCTAGAGGAATCGACCAAGCGCAGACTCGTGGCACGCCTCTACTACCTCATGTCCGATGCCGACCGTGCGACGGCCGCCGAGACCTACAGGGATATGTTGTTGCCGCCGCTCCTCTACGGCATGGAGACGGTGCCGCCTTCCGGCCTGCGGGTCTGCTGCGACCGGATCGTCGCGCCGTGCCCCGCGCCGCGCGTCATCGGCAGCGCATCGGCTGTGGTGATGGTCGATTTCCGTCAGGCCGTGGTCAACTGCACAGACGGCATAGTTGTGACGCTCCGGATCGACTCGGCCGCCGCGGCCTTTTGGCATTGTAGGATGCGCTTTCTGCACCCCATCGAAAAGGGTGACCACTACACGTCGATGACGGTACACACGGGCACGCCGTCCACCTGGACATTTGCAGAGGACCTCACATCCGACGTGCTCGGCGTGTACCGGTCGAGTCTCACGGTGTGCGAGGTTGACATGTGGCCCGCGCTCTGATTCCTCTGTCAACAAAAAAAAAGGAGCAAAGCCAAAAGAAAAGACTTTGTTCTGGGATTGCCATGTACAATTGTTTTTTTGTTTCTTTTTGAAAAAAAAAGATATATTTTGCCGTGCGCAAAAGGCGCAGACGGCGGCCCAGGGAAAAAAACATGCGCACGCGAAAGACAGATCAAAAAACAAAAGGGGGTCAACCACTTGTAGGTTGCTGTGCGGCGGCGTCCTGTGCGCGCGCCGCCCACAGGGCCACATTGCGGAGCGAGGCCACGGCGCCGCGCATCGCCGGCAAGAGGCCCGCGTTGGCGGCGGCGGGGCGCTTGTCTGTCTTGCGGTGTCGTCCCTTTGTTGGTCGAGAGGCGGTGATGACGCCAGAAGCCGCGGCTTCAGCCCACACCCGCTGGCAATGGGGCCGCTCGGCGAGGCGCAGCGTGCGCTCGGCGTGGTAGAGGACAATCTCGAGAATGTGGACACGCGTCTGTGGCGCTGACGTCTCCCAAAACCGCGCCAGTTCGGCCTCGGTCGCCGCCTTGGCCAGCGCGCCCAGAAATGCCACCAGTCGAAAGCGCAAGAGGAAGCGCCATGCACGACGCATCTCGCGGGCGTCCCTCGTAGGATGGACAGCACGCACCAGGTTGGGGGTCGTTGGCGTCGTCGACGCAGGGACACGATCCGTTGGCGCGCTCGACTTGTTGTGCTTGCAACGAAAACGACGCCCGCCGACCTCCCACGTGGCGATCATGCGCCACACGAGACGGGGTCGCAGGGCCAGCGCCATGTGCGACGCCAGGCGCCGGCAGATGCGGTCGGCGTCGGCCGCAGCGTCACTGCCCGCGTCGTCAGCGGTGCCGGCAAGAGCAAAGGGTGTCGTGGCTTCGAGCATGGCCAGGGCTATGATGGGGTGGCCGGCATCGAGCGCCACGCGCACTGGGGCCTCGCCCGAGACCCCGTCGGCGCCAGACTGCCACATCGCGACGGCGGCAGCCACGGGCATGGGACCCATGCACAGGGCGTGGTGCCATCGGCGCTTTTGCAGCATTTCCACCAAGGCCGGCACGGTGTCGGACGCTGGGGCCTTGCGTCGGCGTCTCTGCACCGTCAGCACGCTGTCCATTGCCTTTTTCTGTTGCGCAGTCTGCTGCACTATGGCATCGTCGCTGGCGCGGTGTGGGGGGTGCATTTTGTGGGCAGTGTCTCTTGCAGTGCAAATGGTAAATTTGTGTCTGCCTGTGGAGGCCACGCATTATTCTCCTGTGCAATCTCGTGCACGCCGGTGGCGTATTGGTTCCAAAAGCACACGCCAATCCTAAATTCCCTTCTTTTTTTAAACCTTTTTTTTTGTGTATTTGGTCATCTCGACGCTCGCCCCCTTTTTTTGGTCGGACAAAATCAGGGTCCCAATGTTGGTCTGATTTGGCGAGCCCAAAATTGTGGCGGCGAGGATGCCGTCCGTGGCCTACTCGCTCATTGCCGTGGTCGCCTGCGATTCTCCTCTCGTCCCCAATGAGAATCATTTAAAACCCTGCCATAATCAAAACAGAAAAGGGGCATGGTGACCGAAAGGGGTCGGTCCTTTGGGGCGACCGGCACTCTTGTCCTCTGACAAAGACGACAAAAAGGGGGCTCCGTCGCTTGGGTCTGTTGGATCGCGGCCCGATACCGCGGCGCCCAACAAGGCAAAAGACACGAGACACGCACCGCGACCCTGCGATAGCGAGAAAACAGTACACAAGCCGACAAAAAGCAAAAACAGATGCCGCAATTGTGTCCCGAGTCGCCGCGCTCGCCGGCCTGGATCTACGGCGTCGTCATACTGGGCTTTGTCGTGGCCGTCGTGCTCTATGGCGGCCTCATGCTCGCGCAGAAGCGCGTCTTTCCGTCCGAGGCGCGCCTCTACGGCACGCCGGTACCGCCGCACATTGTGCGCGGTTCGTCGTCGGACCTCGCCTGGGACACCTAGAGACGCTGATAGCACAGTCTGGCCCGACGCCACACGACAGAAAAAGACTGCCGGAGAGTGGGTAGTTGGTGGGGAACAAAAAGGACACTGGCCGCCCATAAGAAAAAAATATGGAAAATGCACTACGAGAAAAAAAAGAGCCGCCGACCAAAAGTCATAAGCCGGAAAGAGGGGGGCACCGACACGATATGGACGGTCGGCGATGAGGGGTCTGTCGGCGTCGAGCGCGCCACCACTCCCGTGGATCAAGGGAGCGAAAAAAGCGTGTTGATGTGAAAAGGCCGACAGAGACTGAGAAACTCGTGGCGCCGCGCTTTCCCCCGCGAAAGCAAGACAAGAATAAAAAAACAGACAACGACAAGGAGATGGCCCTCGTCACCCATGTCCTCGGTGCGGTGGCTCCTGCCTATGGCGCCACCGCCTTTGGCGCGGCGGTGCCCGTCTACGGTGCCAGTGCCGCCTACGGCGTCGCGTACGGCGCCACTTATGCGGCCGCGGCGCCGACCGTGTTTGCCGTGGGCACACCCAGTGTAGCAGCCTGCTGCGGCGTCGGCGTCAGCGGCTTTGGCTATGGATTCCGCGGCGGCTGTGGCTGTGGAATTCACGGCGGCTGCGGCTGCAGCGGTGGCGGTGTGCCCTACAGCGTGTGCTCGGTCTGCTGCCGCACGGTGTGCATATGCCGACAGCGCCACGGCGGCCGGTGGTGCAGCGTGTGCCGTCAGACAGAGTGTATATGCGGCCCGTCGATCTGCAGCCTGTGCGGCGTGTACCCGTGCGCATGCGGCCGCGGCCGCCGCCATCACCACCACGGCCGGCATCGCCGCCATCATCGCGACGGCCGCTGGTGCGAAATTTGTCGGCGCGAGCGGTGCATCTGCAAGGGCGGCGTGGGCGACCCGCTGTGCACGGCCTGCGGGTGGAACCCGTGCCGTTGTGCGGTGTCGTCGAGCATCACGTCGGCGTGCGTGCCGTCGAGCATCTCGTCCCTGTCGAGTTGTTTCGACACAACGTCCTTTGACTGTTCGCTGCCCTTTGATTCATCGTCGTCATCCTCGTGTTCATCCTCTTCTTCGTCGTCATCATCATCGTGTTCATCGTCATCCTCTTCGGGTACCGAGTGCCAGGTGGTCAAGGTAAAACGGCGCACGCGTCGCAAGGGCGACCATTGCGCGTCGAGCGAGGACGACACCGACGAGGTGGTCAAGGTCGTGCGGCGCCACGTGGCCCGCGGCTCGCGGCCCCATCGCCGCCGCCGCAGCAGCAGCCACCACAAAAAGCACCACCACTAGATCAGACAGAGACAGGCAGATGCCGCTCTTTTTTTTTGGTGCAATTTGTGCGCACGCCGACCCTGGTGGTATCCCATTGGTCGATTCGATCGCTGTGCGTGGCGCCCTTTTTGGCCCGTTGTTGATCGCTCGCGTCCGTTCACCGCACACGGAGATTCAGGCCGCGCGCGCGACCGACTGTCTGGTAGACTTGTTGTTGGACACTACCCAACACTCGGCACTACCACGAATCACCAAATAAACAAACCCAATACTAATCTCATCGCAAAAAAAACAGTCCCCTGACTGCCAAGACTAGGGCGCTGTCTGCGCACGTGCAGTGGCAGAATAAAGGCGACACAGACCAAAGCACTTGTGTATGGACGCCACTTTTGTCGCGCCTCATGCGTGTAGACAAACTATAAATGTATGCAGTAGGCACAAACACCCTTGGGCCACCTAGGTGGCCCCAGCAACAAACCGCAAACAAACATGCCTTGGGGCGCGGCTTTGACTTTTTTTTTTTCACCAACAGTTTATTTTTATTCTATTTTGGGCCGATCGGGGTAAAAAAAGGGAGGGAAGCGGCCCGATTTTTATGCACCAGGCGCATGGCGATGGGGGGCGACAAACAAGGGTCACATGGAAAAAAAACAAATTACAGAGATGGAGAACAGTGAAAGGAGGAAAGGAGTGGTCACGGTCGATCACAGTGACAATCCGACGAGCGCGGCGGCGTCGGCCATAGGCGCCGACTCGAATCGGCCCCGCGGCTCTAGTAGGAGAGGACTAGGCCAGAGGTAGAGAGGACCCGTCCACAGGTCGTCGAGAGAGGGCACATGGGGCGATGACGTCACAATTTGGGACGCGCAGACGCCAATGGTACGGCCCGACGCAGTGGCCGCCCTGTGCACCAGGCCGAGCACATGCTTGGCGCCGCCCTTGCGCACGAGCCCCGCCTCGATCTCCTTGAACAGGCCCACATTTTCGTCGGCATACAGAGTGTAGTCGGCCCAATGGGCGTCGACGCCGCTGACAGACACGACCCTCTCTGTGAGATCCTCACCAAGACGGAGCAGGGGACCGAGACGCAGGTCGGCGCCATCAGCCAATGTGCGGTTGTGCGATTCGCGCAGCCGCATGTAGGTGCCCCTCTTGGCGCTTCCCACCTTGGCGTCCACGTCGAGGACCCCCACAAAGGTGCCGCCCGAGGGTATCTCTGGGCGTCCCGTGTCGTGCGCTGCGCGGTACCATGCGGCGACGCGAACAGCCAAGGCCTCGGTGTCGTCTGTCTCTGGCGGCGTGTCGGTAGAGATTTTCTTCCACGTCAGAGTCATGCGGCGCTCCCTCTCCTCGGCAGCGCGCCACTCGACATAGCGGCGCGCTGTGCAGGTGGCTCCGACAAGGAACAAGAGCATGGGATCGGTTTGTCCAAAGGCCGCGGCCAGTCGCGCATAGTCGATCAGCGGGATACGTGTTCTGACGAGTCTGCCCCGTCGAGCGGTGATCCACTCGTGCGTCGTCGGCCTTAGCAAGGCTATGGCATCCGGGTCATTGTCGTAGAGGTCGACTAGATACTGAGGGTCGGTCTCGGCAAGATAATGCGCCATGTATGGTGAGGTGAGGTTTGTCGTGTCAAGGGGGTGCTTGTGCAGTGCATCTTGTGTCCAGTCGACCAATTGATTTGTCGCCTTGCGATCGCATACAAGCGGAATCACGATGATCGTCGCAAGGATGGCCACGAGGGCGAGTATCGCGCCATAGACACGCATGTTGCCCATGCCAAGATGTTGTCGCAGGGTATGCCGACTGCGTCCTCTGTTGCACACGGCGTTGCTATGCTCGGTCGGCTTGGGTGTGGAATGAACCTTGCACGACGGCCTTTTTATAAAAGATCGCCTCCCCACTGTCGTTATCATTCTATTGGTCAATACCAAACAAGGCGGCACGTCATTTGGCGTCGACAAAATATATGGCCGGCGGCGCGTGGCCGCCAGCGATCCTTGGCCGTGGGCAAAAAAATGGGCTGACAAAATGTGTCCTCGCACCCGGGATTTTCAGGCGTGACCTCTTGGCGCCATGGGCAATTTTGGTGGACCCGGCCAAAATCGCAACAAAAAAAAGCATTGCATACCAGAAAACAAGCAGGGACAAGCCAAGGAGCAAAAAAAAGGTGTCTGTGCGGCCGTGCCGTCACTATCACCAGACTTGGTTGATCACTTTTTGTTTTTTTTTCAACAACGGCGCCCAACATGGACTTGCCCGACGAGATCCTCGTGCGTGTGATGAAGCACTTGGGCGACCCGCGTCACCTGCGCTCGGTGGCCCTCGTGTGCAAAAGGTGGTGCGCCGTCTCCAGCGACCGGGAGGTGCAAAGACTCTGGTGGTACAACCACCGACCGCGCAACCTCGGGCCACGCCCACGTCCCCGAGGCCTGCACTGTGTCGGGTGCACATTGCGCGCGTGTCTCTACGAATACAAAATCGACATTACGACCCCCGACGACGGCGACACGAGATGCCATTGATCTTTTTTTTCCAAGATGATCAACCCAATTTACACCTCTTGCTCTTTTTGATCCTGACCCTCTCCCAATTGAAGCCGTCCCACTCCATCAAAAACCGTCTGCCTCGAAGATCCCAACCGTCCTCGCACTTGTGCCACTTTTCTCGGCATACCTGGCCCGCGTCGTCCTCCCAAGTCTGGCGCCGCCTGAATCGCTCAGGACACGTACAGGCGACGGCCTCGCGCACCTCGTACATCTTGTCCGACCACCGATACATCCCGGCATCGTCGGCAATGCGCTTCCTCATATAGGAGGTCTCGATAGCAAAATCGGTCCATTTGTCTCCCGAATCAAAGTCGACAATCTCGCACAGGATTTTGCGCCGGCCAGGCCGCTCGCCGTCTTCTAGCGGCGGCAGTCGTCTGTGCTTGTCCTCCATGGAGGTGTAGAATGCAAATAAATCATGGGAAAAAATGGAACACTACTGTTGCTTAGCGGCCCTGCTTTTGCAGAGACCGGCCATTGGGGGTGCAACCGAATGGAACCGTTTCCCGAGCCATATCGACAAACCACATTTTTGATCCACACAGACACAATCACAATGTTGACAGCCGCAAAGCAAGGTGGGTGACCGCGCAAAGGCTGGCGTCCCTCTTTGGGTCCGGGTGGGCGTCCTCGTTTTTTTTCTATGGAATGGTTGGGCGGTCCAGGCGTCTTTGTCTTTTGCTGTCAGGTCGTGGTCACACACAGTCGCCGCGCGCGTGCCCAGAGCCTGTGTACCAACATCCATCATCCTAATCAGGGATTTAGAGAGAGAGAGAAGAGAGAGAGAGAGAGAAAAGGAAAACCAAATCACCAACTTTTTTCTTTACGGCGGCTTGCGCCAGAAAAAAAGGCGACAATGGGAAAGCGCACGTCGGCTCGCCGGCGCTCGGCGCGGTCTGCCGTGAAAACTACCAAACCAAGAAAGGACAGGAGATCAAACAATAAAGTCCGCGGCGCACGGGCGGCGGCTTTCCGCCCATTTTCAGGCCGATCGACGGTGTCGACAGCACGAGGTCCGTGACATCAACCAATGAGAACGTGTTCTTGCCTTTTTTTGGCAAAGGTCCGCGGGCAGCAGAGTGGTGCGCGGTGTGCTTGTGCTTTGTCCTCGCTGCCCGCGCTCGCTTGCTCACACATCCACCCGCACGCAAACCGCGTCACCGCCGCCACCGACCCACCATCGACCTCCCATCCCGTCAACCGACACGATTTTTTTTCATCGCGCCGCAAAAGAGACGATCCGCAAACAAAAGTAGGGCGAGAAAAAGCGGGTAAAAACAAAAAAGGACCCCCGTAAAAGAGAGACCGTCGCCAAAGACACTGAGAGCCTTGCGCCCACATAGACACTACAGAGACACTGACCGAGGCAATTCACTGAACAAAAAAACACCAAGGAGAAAAACACAGAGCCAAAAGACCAGAGAAAAAAGACCCGCCTACAAAAAAAAGAACAGGGCAAGCCGAGTGAATCGAGGGCGACGGGGCAAAAAAAAGACACTGACAACGACGACGACCAACCCCGTACACTGCTGTACGTGCGCCATTGACCCTCTCTTTTGTGTTTCCTCTTTTTTTCCTCTTTTCGCCAATTTACCAATTTCCTAAATGTTTCCAAATTTCATTTCTGCAATCGTTTCCTTTTTTAGAATGTTCTTTTTTCCCTTCTTTAGGGCACAATCTGCGGGACCCGCCTGCCGGCGGTCCCTTTTTTTGCAAGCATGTGCTCACTGCGACCGTCGCCCATGCTCACTCTCTCTTTTTCTTTGTTTCTTTGTTTGTTTGTATCCCTTTCCTGTTCTTGTTTGTCATTGTTGTTATTGTGGTGAAAACAAAAACAACAAATGCAGACCCCGCTCCTTTTGTCGCAACGGCGCACCCCTTGTCGCAACCGCACGCGGCTATGCCGTCCCTTGTGCGCGCGCGGGCATCGCCTCTGCCGGCCCGCGGCGCACCGAGCGTCGTCGTGTGCGATCTCACCACCAGCGATGGTCCGCTCGGGTCGCCTGAACAGTACCGCGACGTGCTCACAACATTTGTGACCACGGGCGCCGCCGGTCGTACGACGGCACTGCGATGCGCTGTCAGCGACCCTCTTGGTGTGCGTCCAGCCATTGCCAAGCCGCGGCCGATGCCTGGGCGTGCCGTGGCGCGACGCATGGCCACGACGTCGGCGGACGACCCACACCGACAAAAGCAGGCACAACAGCAGTACCAAAAGCGGTACTCGGTGCCGCCTGCGCTGGCGGCGCTCTATCTGGATGGCGTCCGCGCCGTGGCATCGTGGCCGCACGTGACCGTATCGACCCATGGCATACCCAGCCATTCGAGCGACCCCTGTGATTGCGGTCCCATGTGCCAGACGTCGGCGGGCGTCATTGATTGTGATACGCTCGACGCGACCGACGTCGAGGGTTCGCTGCGCCTGCGTCTGGCCTCGATCGAAGAGACATTCGAGTACCAAGCGGCGCGGCGTCTCATCACTGCGCTCGACCGTATGGTGGCCGGCAGTGTCGTGCACGCCATTGCCCTGCACCGTCCGCTATGGAGTCGGCCAGCGTGTCTGACGTGCATTGCCGCGAGCGCGCCGCCGCGGCCCTCCCCGGTGCGTGCCGTCCAGCGCTATGCCGAATCTGCCACGTCCCTTTTGGACGCGACCGACGTTGCCACATCGCTGTCCTACTTTGACACCGCGACCAGTATGGCGACCAAGCGGACGGACGCGACACCCTTTGCCACACTCGACGGCGTCTGCGTGTACGCGGCAACGCGCGCGCTCGACGGTTCGGTCATGTGGACCGCGCGCCGTCGTAGCGATGTTCACCAAGATCTAGGTTCAACTGTTTCTATCGTGTCGCCTCTTTCCACTGCGTCGGCTGCAGAGCATGGCCCTCTTTCGGATCATGCTCTGCAGTCGACATTGGCACTATCCCCTATGCGGTCGCCCTTGGACGGGCCGTCTGTGGGATGTGCGCGGTGTGCCGTGGGGAAGCGCGTCAGGGGCGTCGTGCCGACGGCGCCTGACTCGGGCGCCGTGGTGACTGTCGACGTTGCCGAAGTCATTGGTGCGGTAGCCGCCAATCTGTGGGAGGGCGTCGCCGGCACCGTCATTTCGATCAACGGCGGACCGGACCATCGGTACCGCACGCTGTGGTCGGGCGTGCCCGGTGAGCGTCCGACGACGGGTCTCTTGGACCCCGCTGCCGTGCCCGCGACCACGTGGCTCGCCACCGAGACCCGCGCCCTTGTCGTTGGCGCGGCGCGTCGACGTCCCACGAGCGGCTGCGACGCGCTCTACACGTGCGCGCGTATCGCCTACGCGACGGCGCGTCTTGTGGACACGACTGCGCGACAGCGCGCCACCCACACGGGCGCAACAAGCGATCCGCGGCGCCCGCGACCTGCGGCGCCCCTGGTCTATGGCCCGTCGATGGATTCGCCTCTCGCGGCGTTGGCGTGGATGCGCGGCGCGGCGTCGCTCTTTGGCGCGGCTGTCGACGCCGACTCTGTGTTGAGCGCGTCTGTGCTCTCGTACCGCATGCACGTGCTCGCGCGCGATCTAGAGCGCACGCTGCTGACGCCCCTTGAGCCCTCACGACTGCCGACGAGGTGCGCGATCTGGCCCACCAACTCCAGGCCTCGCTGCAATCCCCCGGCAACAACGACCAAGCCGATAACAGCGCCAGTAGCAGTTACACTGATGATTTTGATGTCGACCTCCAAGGCTGGCTCGCCACCCTCACACCCGGACCCGTCTGTCCACAAGAATAAACCAAAATACCAAAGATCTACAAATTTTTATCAAAAAATTGGGAAAAAAGGACCAAAAAACTCGTTGGCCAATAAGAAAATTGAGACGGACACGCGATGCGCGACGGGCATGCACAAAAGCACGGCGGCACCGGGCGTCCTTGTCGGTTGCAACAACTTTTCTTGATTCTGTCAGACCGGTGTGGTCGCAAGAAATCCCCAGCCTTTTTTATTGCGTCTCCAAGGATGTTTTCCTTTTTTTTAGCAACCTTTTTGGCACCGTCTGTTTTTGCCGCCCCTTTTTGGCTGCGACGCCCTTTTTTTGTTGTCGGCCACAAGCCCTTTGTGCCCGCCATCGAGCATGCAAAGACTTGGCAAATGTAGCCCCCCCAATAAAGGAGTGACAGACACAACATGTTGAAATGCAAAATATGTTTTCTCTCTTTTTGTACACAATGAGTTTTTTTGCAATCGATTTTGGGACAAGGGTGCGGTGCGCACAGAAATGAAATGGGCGGTTTAAACAAGGAGGGAAAAATGTAGGGAAAAGAAGGTGACGGTCTCTATGCGTAGGGTCAATCGATGGTGATCTCTCGCGCGTCGGCGTCGGGCGAGCCGAGACAGACCCGCTTGGCCGGGCGCGGCGCGATGACGCGATCCAAACCTGCGGGCAAGAGCCCGCCAGAGCGCGACGCAAACCAGGCTGCTGTTGACCGCGGCGTGGGCACGTGACCGGGCGGTGCCGGGTCACCGCGGGCGCGCATGTCGTCCACCTTGTCGGCCAACGCAGCGTACGTGTCATAGGCCCAATCGAGTCGGTGACGCATGGCGTCGCGGTAGACGCGCCCAATGTGCGACACACGGTTGCCGAGCGCCGGGCGGTCAAACACATGGGCGATCTCGTCGAGGTCGGGCGCGAGTCGCTTGGCGGCCGCCACGGTGGCCAGACGCAGGCACATGGCCTCACCATGTGGTTCCGCCAGGCCGGGACGCGCACGCACGTTGCCTCGCCACGCGCCCTCTTCCAACTGCTCCAGCGCCCACATGGCCTCGACCAGTGCGTTGGGTACTCGCCGACAGGCCTTGGCGCACATGCCGGTGGGGTCCAGCGCCGCAGTGCGGTCCGTCGCGCGGTCGGCGCGCTCCTCGGCCGACACCGCCAGGCTCAGGCAGTCGCCCAGCCACTCGATGACGTGAAAGCACGAGTCTTCGTCCTCGTCGTCTGCCTCTTCCAGATCGATGGCGTCCCAGGCAAGATTGTGGTCATCCAAGATGGCCGCCCGAATCCACGCAAAGACGGCGTCTGTGGATTCGCGGGCGCTTCCCTTGAGTGGCCCCAGCGACGCTGCCATAGGAGCAGCAGGCGTGAACGGGGCATTGGAGGCGACCTCTGGGGCGCGATCGGCCCGTAGTCGCGCCAACGCTCCAAATCCCGAATCGCAGCGCTGGACGGCGCCCATCCACCCCCTGTCGGCATAGGGATCGTAGACGTCGCCGCCACTAGAGGCCGTCAGTGCAGCGAGCGTCTCGGCAAAGCGCCGCGCCGGATCTCGCCCACAGTGGTCTTTGGCCGCGGGTGCCGGCCTCTTGTTGGTCTCTGTCGACATAGAGTTGAGCAAATTTTTTTTATCCCCCAAGCCGTCGGGGAGCAGAGGCGTGTATTGCACTGGCAGACGACAGCCAGCCGATTTTGGTGTTTTTAAAGAAAGTGTGGCGCTGCCAATTCGCCTGTCGTCCCTTTTTTCGACCAACCAAAAAAACAACATAAAACAACTCAAAAAAAGATAGTCAACATTCGACCCAGCGATTGGCAATGGTCATGTTGCGGGTGCACGTGTTGTCTACAACAACAACGGCGCCTACTTTCGGGGCCAGAGTACACAACCAGCGGCCTTGGCCTGTGATTGTGTACTTTATCAGTGCACCTTTGACAATCGATTTCATCGGCAAATTCATGGTGAGCCACTTCTTTCGGACGTCGTCAGTGAACCGATGGCCAGCATTCTGGTTCGTCCCGTGGTGCTTTCGTGTCTATGGAATCATGCAACTTTGGCCGGTCAGCGCTCGCCGGCGTGTCCCTTTTTTGGCGCCGTCGTCCTTTGGAAAGCAATAAAAAAAAGAAACACATGGCAACAGGTTTGGGTGTTTATGGGAAAAAAAGACGAGGGACGGGGCTGCACCGTCGGTTGGCCGGCAAGTCCCAATTGTGGAGCGCCAGGGAAACAAGGACGAGACCGCCCGCAGGCCTTTTCTTCTCTCGACGACATGCAGGACGACGGCGACTTTAGACGCTTGCCGCCCGGTTTGCAGAGCCTCGTCGCCGAGGCGGCTCGCGGACTCCCCGACGCCTTGCAGGCAATGGCCTCACTGTGTGAAACCGACCGGCGATTTGCGTCCGTATGTCGTACGGCCCTTGTTCATCGCGCACGCGTCGACCCGAGCCTGTTGGCATTCATGGACCCTGCTGGCGCTGGCGACAGAGGCCGCCTTGTGAGTCCTTTGGACATTGTGCACGCCCAACAACGGCGCGATGCCATGCGCGCGTGCGTGCGCTATGCAATCTACTCTGGTGTTGCGACCAAGTCTGCTCCCGCGTCGCAAAGCGACAACGTCCACCTCCTCACCTTTGGCGAATTTACCGAGCGAGATCGATCGCGACACTTTATGCCCCATGTGCTCGCTCAGACCGACAACCCGCCGGATCATCTGGTCATCAATATCGATAATTGCGACGGGACGCAAGTCCAATTCCGTGAGGCGATACCCTCGGACGACATGGCGGCGCCATACGACGCAGCCGCCGGCGCGCTCGTCAACCAGGCGCTCACTGGAATTATTGCGGCGGCGCTCGTCGACACCGATTCGGCATCAGACGTGCCAATACTGTGTGCGTGTATGGACCTCTTTGGTGCCTACCCCGAAGCGGTCAACGGCCTGGAGGTGACTCGCGTGCCGGGCATGCAAGAGGTCTCGCTTGACCTGGCACCCATTGTGTACCCCGATGGAAGAGCGGCGTTTATCCGCAACTATCTCAACCCAATGGCACAGAAGCGCGCAAGGGCGCCGCTGCGGGTACCTCTAACCCGGCGAGGTGCTGGCGAGCCGGCCGAGCGCAACATGCGCGACCAAATGGGTCCCGCAGATCTTGATGGGGAATATGTTCCTCCGATCTTCTTCATCCACTGATTGCAGCCTGCTCGATTGCCGCCGGCCATGCAGGTGTCCCAAAAAAAAATAAAGAAAAAAAATACGGCACAACCACACTGCACAGGCTCAATACCGTTCCTCTGTTTGTCGTCCCTTGGTGTGTGCCTTTTGCTCCATCCGCCAGCGGCGAAGGTTGCCCAATATTGGACAATGAGCATGCGACTTGGGGCTCGACCGCCCAGCCGACCCTGGGCGGAAGAAAGTAACGAATAGTGCTCGCATCAGTTAAGTAACAAAGGTGCTATATGTAAACAAGAAACAAAAGAATCCTTGGTGGACACCCAACATGGTAACGGAATGTAGTTGGAGGTACTGTTTAATGACGGAAAGCGAAAAGTAGCCAAAACCAAAGAACACTCGCCAAAGAAGTTTAGATTAAGAGCCTTCCGCGCGCGCATTTATCCACCCTCTCACTTGGCATCTCCAGACACCTAACTTAACAGTTGGTCAGTCAACTGCACTCCCTTCCCCAATTGCCTCCATTCACAGCGATCATAATAATAGATCTTCCAACACGAGACGAGTCTCGAGGCGACTTTCCCTGAACAAGTGCCTTGCAACCTCTCACTACTTCATCACTAATTATGCCCCTGAGACAATAGAGTGCATATCGTAATTGAGGACGATGCACCGTGCCACATAATGATATATTTCTGATCACTTACGGAATTGGCTTGTTGTGTAATCTTCAATCAGGAAATTGGTAAATCTATTCAGCACTGCGGCACTTTTTGGAGTCGAACCCTGCCAACCTTGTGCGAAAGCAACTTAGTGTATACTATTGGCTTTATATCACGAGCAGGTAGCCCGCAGAACGAACATGGGAGCAGCTCGCAATCCATGAACAGATATCGCCTCACTGTCATGACGAACATCACATTACGACTTATAATCGTATCCCCACACCAATGCGCTTCGATATACACGTTACAACTGAAATATGCACCAGCTCGCGAGCCAGCCCAGTAATTCACCCGGCGTCGACAAGTCTCACGTACGGCGCGGCGGAACCTCATGCCTTTAATTGCCGGTATACTGCTATAGAGCGCATTTCTGCTCGCGGCCTACACTTATTGAAATGGCTTTGTCAACCCTCGTGTCCGAGGTATTGCTGAGAGGGACCACAAGAGACACAAATGGCGGGGTAGATATCTTGATTCTGAGCTGCATAATTACCCTATTGCTTATGGTGCAGCAGGAATTTCTATGTTATTGCGAGGATTCATTGTCGCAATAAAATATGCTAAAGTAAGAACTATAAGAAATGACAAACGGAATTAGCGCAAGTAATGACTCGTCGTCACCCGACCCCGCTTGTACCGTCTTGTGCGTGGCGCGCTTCGCGGCCGCACTTTGGCCTCTTGGATAGCGATCTATATGAAGCCGGTCGGTGAGAAAATCAAAATGGTGACTGTCAAGTGCACCCTCAGTGGTTGCTTTGCTCGGCACGCCGAATCGAGAGCGACGGCGCCATTAACCGCACGAGGTCGATGCCGACGACGCCTTGTGGCCGCCCTTTTTTTGTTGACTCTGTAGGGAAACCTTTATAAAAAAATCGTGGATTCATCCTGGCATAGTAGTTTTTAATGTTGACGTATCCTTAAGTTTGGTAATAGGCAGAGTTGAACGACGAGAGAGTATTATTTCGTTGATATTTTGCTTCAGACCGGTCGGACTCCACTTGGTTCGTTGCCCATTCGTTGGTGGACACATCTCCCTCTCTCTCACATCCTTTTTCCCAAATTGTCAACCAACCGTGGGCAGCCGCCACCAACGATGGGCAACGACCAGCCGACCGGCTAAAATACGCAAATTTCACTGCCTACGTCCCTACTATGCCAGGATGAATCCACGATTTTTTTATAAAGGTTTCCCTACAGAGTCAACAAAAAAGGGCGGCCACAAGGCGTCGTCGGCATCGACCTCGTTGCGGTTAATGGCGCCGTCGCTCTCGATTCGGGCGTGCCGAGCAAAGCAACCACTGAGGGTGCACTTGACAGTCACCATTTTGATTTTCTCACCGACCGGCTTCATATAGATCGCTATCCAAGAGGCCAAAGTGCGGCCGCGAAGCGCGGCCACGCACAAGACGGTACAAGCGGGGTCGGGTGACGACGGATCGGTGCCATTGTCGTTGTGGTCGCCACCGACACGAGGTTGACAAGCCATAATGTAGGCCGCGAGCAGATGCGCGCTGCGACCGTCCAGCAGGTTCCGCGCCGCGTCGTCGACGAGGTCGGGAATTAGGTCGGCGAGGGAGAGCGCATGTGCGCGTGATAGACCGTGCAGTTCGACCACAAAAGTGCCCGGTAATAAGGGCACGTCGTCCAGTTCATGCTCGTCGGCGTGGGTCGGCGTGGGTCGGCGTCGTATTATTATGATCGCCTTGTGATCTAGGCAATGGGGAAGAGTGCATGAGCCCGGTGACGCCTCTCTTCTCGGCTTTTGCTGCGGTGGTCTTTGTTTGTTTTTTATCTGATGATTTTATCACCTGGCTCCCATGCAACGGACCAACGGGGCATGTTGTCGACAACTACAATGGACCAATCTATTTTCTTTGCTCTTTTTTTTGTGAATCTGATTGCGACCGCGCTCACTCTGAGTTGAAATCTAGGAATCAGGGTGTTGATGTTGGATTTGCACGCACGACCCTCGGTTGTTGTCGAGATTTTTTGACTCTTTTTTTTATCCCGTCGCCATGAATGTCATGTACTCTGACTAAAATGACAGCCAACCGGGGCTCTGGTCGGTCATAGACAATTACTAGCCCTCGCCGGCCACTGGACCATTTTTTTTCTGTGACGCCGGCCATATGAACAGGCGGAACCGCAAGGCGAAAAACATACAGGAAGAGAGGGCCACCTCGATCTGCCAGGGACGGACGGAAAAAAAGGGCACCCATTAATCGCGACCAACCAAGAGGCCCATTTTTGCACGACACCATATCGAGATTTGAAAACAAGACAAAACAAAAAAGACAGACACCAAAGGAGGCAGCACCTAGGGTCATGGACGCCCTTCCAGACGAGATCGCCCTGCACATCGTTGCATGCCTGCCACTGGCGTCCGTAGGCAGCATCGCCTGTGTGTCTTGGCGATTCAACCGACTCGCCATGGACGAGTCGGTGTGGCGCGGTCTCTACGACGCCATGTGCCCTCCGTGCACAGGCCCGCAACTCGATCGGACCTGCATGGCCCACAAGGGCCGCGCGCTGGACCACAGGCCGTGGTTGGATGTGCAAGATTCGGAAGAAAAAGACATTCATTTCGTCGCCCAACCCTATGCATCACACCCGCTCCATCCGTTCATCACCACAAGGCCGCAGGGGCGCGACGGCCCATTCGATGTCTTTGCTAATGCACCCGCCAGCACGTGCCCCCACCACTGCCCGTCGGTCATCCGGGCGCGCTCATACCGCTGGGCGTGCGCGTCCCAATGCGCGCCACCGCGCCCAATCGACTCTACGGGGACGCGCGTCGGATGCGGTGTGCATTGGTACTATAAACCTTACGTGTATCCCGAAGGGACGACGAGCGTATACCGCGGTGAGTGGCACGCGCAAAGCGAGGTTCCCGACGGCCTCGGCATGCACAGGGTGTGCCGCCCACCGACCCGCCTCGTGTGCTCGATGAATGTGCGCGAGACAGGCACGTGGCGCAAAGGCGACCGCGCCGGCTTTGTTCGCCACTGGGACGGCGCGTACCATCCCAATTACATTGAGGGGCGTTGCTTTAATGGCGGCACTCGCTTCAAGGGCGCCATCGCCGAGGGCAAGACCCTCACCATCAGCGTGGTCAAGTATCCCACCGAATGGCTGAATCCTCACTGACCCTGTGGATGGCAAGGGCGACCCCGCTCGACTCCCTTTTTTGTCGCTCCCACAAGATGGACGCCGCCAAAGGGTGATTTTTCTCAAAATAAAAAGGGGCATGAAAAGAGAGGAAAAAGGAGAGGGGGCGGGCGACAGCGTCATGGACGGGGGGTTGTGTTCCAGGCTCCCTTGTCAGATGGATACTGGAACGGGAGGCAGGGCGCGGCCACGGCGAGGACCACTGTCCAGCCGAAAGGCCGAGCCCAAGCCAACGTCGTCGTCGTCGATGTCGTAAAGTTGCTGTTGCGAGGAAGTCCAACGACTGGGCGCCCGTTGCCTCTCTCCCGTCTTTGCCGTGCGGCGCCGGTGCCCCCTTGTGTGTCGGTGGCGGCTGGCACGTGGGCTATTATGGGGCGCGTTCCCGCTTTTTTCTTAATATGGTCACAATTGGTCCATGCAGGCCTCGGCGAGCCGGACGGATCGCGACCAAAAATGAGGTTTGCCGGGCCTCGCCACCGACATTATTTGTCTGCTGCGCCGGCCGAGCACAAACTTGCAATGGGGTGAAACCCTACGAGGCCAAGAACCACGCAGCGACGGCCATGCCTGGTCCTGCGCCGGCGGCCCACTCTTTCGATTTCCCACCGACAAAAATTCGGAAACCATAATCAAAAAATTGTGACTGGACATCTGCTCAAAGATCAAATTGTTGGCTGGCCCTTGTCTTGACGCGACAGAGACGTCAAAAAAGCAGAGCCTACTTGCAAAAGGCACCTCATCAATCGTCACCCGCCGTCAGGCACGACGGATGATGTCGGGCGATGGCTGCCGGGCCGACGAGTCGCAAGACAGACCCAAGCGATCAACAAAAAAAGAGTGCCAATAGAATGTGCACGACCTCTGCACGAGATTAGCGCGACCATGCATGTAACCAAACCATAAACAAAATACAAGTTTTCTGCATTTAGAATTTGAACGCCAACGTATAGACTTTTGTTGGCTTTGAGTCGGCCGACTTGAAAGCATCGCCCGGTCAGGTCGCGGGCTTTGCAGGCAGGCATTCGCCAACATTGGCCTACATCACGCGAGGGCCATTTTGTGCAGTGTCACTGGCGGTGGCGACAAAAAAGGACGGCCACAGAGCGTCGTCCGCGTAATCCGTCTGGGCCGGCGGACCCGTGGCGTCGACTTTGCTTGGCAGTGTCTCGATCAACGGTTTGGCTGGGTCGGGGAGCGCCATCAGTGCCTGGTGTTGTTGCCGCTCAATGAGCCGCCGACGCTGGCGCTTGCCAGCGCGGTTGCGCGGGCGCTTGCGGCGAATGGGCAGTGTGTCGCGCGAGGCGCTGGCCTTTTGGTACACCATGCCGCCAGTTGGCGGCGGTGGCGTCGGCGCGCCCGTGTCGGCACCGCAACAGTGATCCCCATCATCAGTGTCGTTGCCGTCATGGGTGACCGTGATGAGATTGTCTTGGCATGGGTCTCGCGCGAAACACGCCTGTGCCTCGTTGGTGTCGCCGGCAGTGTTGTCGTGATTGTCCTGTGATCCATCCGGTCCCTCTCTGTGGGTGGGCAGATTCACTTGGGCGGCGCTGTCGCCATTGACGGTGGCTGTGGTCGCCTTTGGCAACTTGCCATTGTGCGCAGCGGCCTCCCACAGGACGCGCGGCGGCCGACCGACTGCCCGCAGTCGCGTCGACGTCACGCGGGCAATCTCGCCCCAACAGTCGGGCGTGGGGCATGGTGCGGCGTCGACCAGCGCGATTCCGACGGCCTCCCAGCACGCCCGGTGCAGGGTTGTCTGGCACCCGGCCGTGCACTGCACACTGATCGCACAGCCCGACACGATGCGCCGCTTTGGCGCGCGGCAGTGCGCCCCAGCACAGCGTAGCGCCTCCGTGGGCGCTTCGTCGTCGCGGCCATCACGCTGCGACTGCCGTTGTGATACGCCGTCGTTGTCGCCGTCTGTGGCGACGGGTCGCACACGGCGCTTTGGTGCGCCCTCTGTCTCTGTTGTAGACAGACTTGTGGTCGCCGGGTCCGCTGCGTCCTGTTTGGTACTACTGCTGGGAAACTCGGCGGCCTCCTTCCGTGCTTGGGCAAAAACGCGGGCGGCCAGTTGCGCTGCCTCATTCAGACCACACGATTCCAGGGCATTCATCATGCCAGCGCACATGCCCGCGGTGGCCGACACCGACTTGGCCACGATGTCGGCGTCCAGCGTCGGCGTGTCGCAGATGACGTCTGCCGCGGCACGGTTGGCGCGCGCAACGATGACGGCGGCGGTGACTGCCATGTTGACCACCGAGTCGAGGCTGGTAAGCGCCAAAGGCAGCAGCCGATCGGGCAACACGACACCGACCTGCATGTCAGCGTCGACCACGATACGCACCGCCCGTCTCACGTCGAGGCGTCGTGCCCAGAGGCACACGGCAAAGAGGCCGTCGACCTGCGTGCCCAGTGCCGCCACGGCGCGCTCGACGCGCGTCATACGAGCGTCGCTGGCGGGCACCATTTCAGCGGCCACACGCATGCCCTGTATGCACATGCACATGACATTGATCACACCCACGTCGGTCGAGGGCGGACGCGCGTCGAGGTATTGCGTCGTGATGGCGGCCAATCGCGCTGCGTTGGCGCGCTCGCGAGGCGGGGCGCGTGTCAAGAGCACCTGAAAGCCATTCCACGTGTGCGCGCACGTCGGGCAGTCTCTAGCAGCCGCCTCATTGCGTACCACCACACCGTGCTCGGTAATGCACGCGTGGCGACTGAAGCACCCGGCCATGCTCGGCTGGACGCACAGTATGCCCATCAGTCGGTGCCCGCCGCTGAATCGCGTCTTACGCTTGCCGGGGGCGCTCGCGGCCATGTCGACCGCTGCCCATACGCCGCCACCGCCGCCATGGGGCATCGTGCCCACGCAAAGCACGGTGCATGTGTCGTCGCACTGGCACGGGACGCCGTTGTCGGTCGCGCCACAGTACCACGGGTGCCGGCCCATGGTCTGCATCGACACGAGGGACGCGCTGCCGACCATGGCGCCGGCCACGCGGTAAAACAGGCCCGACAGCCCCTTTACCGATAGCGTGCGACAGCCGATACCCTGTATCTCGACTATAAACAGATGCGGCGCGACCGCGCTCGCGGCAATGGCGTCGGGATGCGTTGAGGCAAAAGACTCTTGTCGGGCCAGCGCCGTCTCCATTGTTGCCGTCGCCACCGAGGACTAGCGACAGTGGGCAACCGCGGCAGAAAAAGACCACAAAAATGTATAAAAATTTATAAAAAAAGAGTTGTTGTCCTTTTTTCTTTTCCCTCAACCTTTTTTGGTTTCGCTTTCGGGCGACCTCTTTTTGTTTTGATTTTGTGGTGGGCTCGCGTAATTACGGCTCCGTGTCGGTCCCTCGTCCTGCTTTTGCCTTTTGTAGCCGTCGGTCTTTTTTTTGTTTTCCTTTCGCTTGGGCGTGCTGGCCGTCGGTGGTCCCCTCTTGCAACACCGCGCGACCCGTCGCCTCTTTCCCCATCTTTGGCCCTGGCACCTTTTTTTTCTCGTGATCTGGACCACGGAGCCAGCCACAAGAAAGAGACAAAGCCATCGCAAGGAAAACAATGGCGAGCCCCATTTTACGAAAAAACAAAATTAAGAGACGAGCGCCATCTAGAGGCCGTCGCCCTGGCCTCTTTTTTGCCGCAGAGCGCACGTCATGCCCTATTTTTCTTGGGCCGCCAGACCGCCATGCCGGCGGCAATGCACGACAACGACAGAAAAGCAAAAACATATTGTGGCAACAATGGCAAAACAATGGTTTACACGGGATCGGGGACGAAAAAGGGCGGCCACAGGGCGTCGTCGTCCGTGTGCGCGCTCCCAGGTTGGCCGGCGACACCTGCTTTGGGATGATCGAGGGGCGGATCGACCAGGCCCGCCAACACCAACAGGCGATCATTCTGTTGCTTGGCCAAGCGACGACGCTGTCTTTTGCCGCTGCGGTCGCGCGGGCGCTTGCGTCGTGTCGGCAGCATCTCGCGCGACGGGTCATTTTGTGGTAGGGCGTGCCGCTCCGGGCAGCGAGAACCACAGGCTCGCTTACGGCGTCGTCGTCGTCCTGACTGGCGCGCTCGGTGTCGTGGCGGTGCTCGCCGGCATCAACGACATACCTACCGCTCGCGTGGGTCGCCGGGTCGTCTTGGACGGGGCCGTCGGCATGCACAGTGGCGCCGTCGTCTGCATGACCGCTGTCTCCACAGGCAGCGCCGGCTTTTGGCATCATTGGCAAGCGAGGCGATGCGGGCGCAGGTGTGGCCGGCGGCGGGTCACGGCTTGCGTGTGCCCGCCAGAGGACGTGCGGCTCGCAGTCGTCCGAGGCGCGCCGGCGCACCGATGTCACCTGGGCAATCTCGCCCCAGCAGTCGGGCGTCGGACACGGCGTGTGGTCGGCGCACACAATGGGCGCCGCCTTCCAGCACGCGCGGTGAAATGCCACCTGGCAGCCGACCGTACAGGCCACGGTAACCACACAGCCTGTCGCGATACGGCGCCCCGACACACGACAGTCGGCGCTGCCGCAGCGTGGCGCCGCCGGTACCGCGCATGCCACCACATCGGTCGAGGTGGCCGGTTTCGCGTCGGGTCGTTGCTCTTGCGGCTGTCGCCGCCGCCGTTGCTTGGGCGCGCGCGTACATGACAGGCTTGCGGGTCGCGGCTCAGTGGCGTCGACGGCGCGAGTATGTGTGGCCTCGCCCATGGTCGGTCTTGAATGCAGGTCCATGAAAAAGGCTGCCACGCGCTCGCAAAAGGCCAGCATGTCGGTGTTGGTCCTCACCGCGAGCCTCGGCGCACACCACTCTTGCACAAACGATTCCATGCCCTCTGCAGTGCCAAGGTCCGGGCCTGCGTCCTCGACGATGATCTTGACGGCGTCAATCTTGGTCCGGTGGGCGACAACAGATGCAGCGACCAGTGCGCGCGTAATCGGTTCCAGCGCGAGGCCCGTGCGCGCGCGCTCGTCGAGACTGTCGGCGAGTATGCGGCCGACGCCCCTGTCGGGTCGGGTCACGGCCGAGAGGGCGCGCGTCAGGCCAAAGCGCTCGGCGCATGCGCACGCAGCGAGGACGCCCTCGACGCACACCAAGAGGCGATCGAGACTGCGCTTGGCGCGCGAGACGTCCTCTTGGCTCTCCTTGCCGGATCGGCCCGTGGCGACGATGCTCTTTGCGCCGTAACTGACAATGTCGCCGAGCGTGACACGGTCCAGGAGCGATTGGTGAAAGCCCAACGAGTACATCTGCCCGAGCGGGCCGCGGCGCAGCGACTTGCGCGACAGGGCGCGATGGCCGCTCCACGTGTGCGTGCACGATGCACAGTCGCGCGCCCCATGCGCGTTGCGAGCGACGACGCCGCGGGAGTCGATGGTCGAGTGTCTCGTGAAACAGCCGTGGAGCGTGGCGTCGACCATCCCTGCAGTGACCGACCTGATGTCGGGATGTGGCACGCCGAATCGACGATCGGCCGTGTCGCGAGCGGCCACGGCAAAGGCCGTCCAAATACTGTTGCTGCCGGCGGGAAGGGCGGCCACGCACAGCACGACGCAATGGTCGTCGTCGGTCGGACCCCTGCTGCCGCCGCCGCGGTCATCATCGTCGCGCGACCGACGCGCCATGACGCACGTGGCCAACAAGGGAGCCCCGTCATAGTCGTCGTCGAGCATACTCGTGAGATCCTTGACGATGCCGGTGAATTGGCCGGGGGCCGAGACCGCGTCGGCGTACGTGAGGCCGTGCAGTTCGACGACGACGATGCCGGGCGGCAAAAAGTCAGCCACCATAAGGTGGTCTCGCATGTAATGGGGTGTGCTCTCGGCCGTTGCCATCCAAAGAATCCCTTGTGCGTGCAAGCGATCAAACACAGTCGGGCAGCCGACCGAGGCCAGAGGCGGTTTTGGCTTTTCTTCTTCTGTCTTCTGTGTTGCTCGCCCTCTTATAAAGGGCGCGTGGCCCCTTTGTCGACACTCTATTTTTTTCCTTTTGCTGTGGCGCCATAGGGCGCCATGACGTGGGCGAATGGCATCAAACTGGTCCAGCAGACCCCTTTTTTGGTCACCTTTTCATTTTCCTACAAAAAGCCATCTCCGTCACCCGTTGGGAATAGAGCGCGACCGACCCGGCACGCCATTCTTTTTTTTTCTTTGCATTCCATGCACCAGTGGCTGTGCGCTGGGCGGCCGCGCCGATAACCAAAGAAAAAAAAAGAAGGGGGATAACTGGTCCTGGGCAACGGCCAGCCACCTTGGAGGCAGCCATTGCTCGGCGTCAAGGATGAAAAGAACCTCCCCCCCCCCTAGAAAGAGAATTGGTCGCCAACAAAAGGGAGCAGAAAAAAAAGAGCGCAACCTTGGACTGGCCTGGCCGGCCGCGGCGCGTGTGGAAGCGGGATAGAAAAAGGATCTATTATAGAATTGTTATAAAAAAGAAAACTGCAAAAAAAAAAGAAAAGGACACTTGGCGCTCACGCGGGATCAGGGACGAAAAAAGAGGGCCACAGAGAGTCGTCCTCCATGCGCGCGTCGCGCGGGCAGACAGCGCCCTCTGCCTTGGGACCCTCGGCGAGCGGATCGGCCAGACCGGTCAGCCCCAGCAGGCGGTCGTGCTGCTGCCTGGCCAGGCGGCACCGCTGGCGCCTGCCGGTGCGATTGCGCGGGCGCTTGCGCCGGCCCGGCGGCACCTCGCGCGACAGGTCATTCTTGTGGTAGGGGGTTCCGCCCGTTGGCGCCGCCGCAGCCACGGTTCCTTGCCCATGTAGTGGTGACGTTGCGTTGGCATGGCCATGTCGTTCCCGCTCGGCGCTATCCTCCCTGTTGGGATCCTGGTCATTGTCAGCACCGCGGGTCCCCCAGTGCACATGGTCTCTGTCGCCACTTTCGTGACTGTTGGCGCACTCTGTGTAACCGCCGTCGGCACACGATGGATGGTCGTGCGTCGCGGCCAGACAATGATCAAGGGCCAGACTGTGCGGCCGACCGACCCGTGCCGTTTCTGCAGACGCGCAAGGCGACGACGAGAGGGTTTGCCACAGGACGCGCGGCGGGCGGTCCGCTGCACGCCAGCGCGCCGACGTCACCCGTGCGATTTCGCCCCAGCAGTCGGGCGTCGGGCACGGCGTGCCGTCGGCCAACGTCGTTCCGGCGTTCTCCCAGCACGTGCGATGAAAGGTCGCCCGACAGTCGGCCGTGCAATGCGCCGAGATCACGCAGCCCGACGTGATGCGCCGCCCCGGCGCGCGACAATCGGCACCGGCACAGCGCATGACGCTCGCCAAACACAACGCATCCGACGCCGACTCGAAACAGGTCGAAACCGGTGGCGCATCCTCCTGTCGTTGTCGTTGTTGTTTTTGTCGTCGTGCCCAGGAATTGCATGGTCCCGTCTTTGCGATCGTATCGTCCGTCACGGTCAGTGGCGGCGGTACGACGGTACGGGCGCGTGCCACATGGACAGCCGCGGCCTGACGTACCCGGACAAAGATGGCCGAGGCACGTGACGCCCAGTCGCCCATATCGGCCTCGCCGCGGTCCGAGAGCACACTGGATATCCACGACGAGGTCAGCGTGGATGGTACGACAGACACGGGCGGCGTGGTGGTGGCGTCGTCACCATCGCCTGATCCCGTGGTTGCGACGAGTGCAGTGGCAGCAGCCAGGTTGGCGCGTGCAACCAAAAGGCCGGCGGCGACAGCGACGGCCACCACCGATTCGAGTACGTCGGCGGGTTGACGCAGTCGCGGCGGATGCTCGGGCAATGTCATAGCAGCGCGCGAATCGGCATCAGCCATGATGGCCAACGCCGCGGATGCGCCAAAGCGGTCGGCCCATAGGCACACGGCGAGGGCGGCCTCGATCTGTGCGCCCAGCGTGGCCAGGGCGCGCTCGGCACGCACGAGGCACGGGTCGGTCGGAGCCATGCGCGGCGCCACCTCTCGCAGTGCAACGGCGCCGGCACAGAGCACGTCGACAAGGCCGGCCTCGTTTCGAAAACAGCGCCGCGCATCGAGCGATGCTGCTGTCACGGCCGCCAGGCGTGCCGCGTTGACGCGCTGACGAGGGCGCGGCCGCGAAACAAAAGGCGAAAGCCGCGCCACGTGCGCGCGCACGTCTCGCACCCATCAGCCGCCTCCATCTTGCGATCAATGACCCCGTGACTGTTGATGCTCGCGTGGCATGTGAAGCAGCCCAGAAGCGTGGCCTGTGCGGCGCCAATGGCAAACCACTTGCGCCCACGACGGGCGCGCATCCCATGGGGTCCAACGCTCTCTTGCGTTCGGTTCATGTCGAGTGCCACCCAGTGGCTCGTCGAGGCCGAGCGCAGGGCGCCCACGCACAGGACGGTGCATATATCGTCGGGGCGCATCGGTGCATTGCCTGCGCGGTCATCGAAACCGGCAGTGGCCTTGGAATCACACGGCCGACGGTCCATGGCGTAGGCAGCCAGAAGGTGCACGCCGCCATCGCCAGCGCCCGCCAGGCTCCGGCTCGCCGTGTCGACAATGTTGGCCAGGCTGTCGCCGACGACCGCCGTCGGGTTGGCGCAGGCGACGCCCTGCAGTTCGACGACCAAGAGCGCGGGTCCGAGGAAGCCGGCCACCGCGGCATGACGAGGCGGGGGTGTACTCTCCATTTATGCCAATAAAAACAACGGGACAGTGGCCGAGAATAATGACGGCGTCAAGGTGGGATAGTCACTTGTAAGCGATCTGGAATAGAGCGGCAGTCTCTTTTCTTTTGGATGCAAGAACGAGGTTTCGTTTTTTTGTTTGGTCCTGGATGGTCGCGCCTTGGCACAACACGACCAGTTGTCTTTGTGCCTCTGTCGCCGAGAGCATCATGCCTTTTTACGCGCACACATTCGATTGGGTGGCGACTGAGCAGGCATAGAAAAGGAAAAATACAAAGTTGAAAAAAAACATTGTTCAGGATCGATTTCTTTTGTCCTTTTGGGTTTCCCTTGCAATTTCCCTCTGGGTTTTTTCCGAGCGACCGCCGGATTTTTGCGGTCGCTCTTGCGGCGGCATGGGACCCACTTGTTTGTCGGGTGTGCATAAAATTTTTCTGGCCCCCTTGTGCCTGGCTTTTTGGAAAGCCGCACCGACGGACGGGGCACTTTTTGAGGAGCGACAGCGCAGGGCGCCGCATCAAATATCTCGGCCTTTTTTTTCGAAAGGAAAAAGAAAAAGGCACGGCGTGCGCTCACGGCGGCATGCCCTCGCACGACAAATTTGTGGATGGCCTTAATAAAAATTTGAGAAAAACAAACATGTATTTGGAATGAACAAGAAAAGATAGTGGGTGGTTGTCACTGGCGATCCTGCCGCCTTTTTTTCTAGGGTCCTGCCGGCAATGTCGGGTCGCCTAGGCAAGCGGCACTGATGTGCACAGGCACGCCCACACGGCCGAAGCACGGGGGACGTCGTCGCGCAACAGCGGCGGCAGCGTCCACATCCGGCCAACAGACGGTGGCGTCGCCGGAGCCTCGGGCAACAGCGAGAGCGGCACGTGGTCCCACTCGAAAAAGGCTGCCCACACGCCATAGACGTCTCGCGGTCCTCTAGAGGATGTGTCGCCTTGTGAGACAGCATCGTCAGAGGCTGGTGCCGTCGTCTGCACAGCCTCCTTCTTGGCCGTACGGGAGCGGCGGGACCGTTTGCGGCCGGAACCGTCGAGCGGCTTGGTCGTCGTCGTCGCCGCAATGGCATTGCGCACCAGGCGTCGGTCTGCTGGCGCTTGAGACGCGTGGCATGCTGTTCCGCGACGGCGCGCTCGTCCGATCGGTCGGTATCGGCGGTTGCGGTTGCAGGCCTCGCAACTACTTTGAGCGGATCGATGCGCTTGTGCGGTGGACCCCTCAATTGTTGTCGCGGCCGCCGGCGCCGCACACGACCCACGTAGGTGTTTTCGTTGCCGTCTTCTTGATCGCCATCAGGAGTGTTGTTGTCATTGTGGTCGGTATCAGCCGCCTTTTGTTTGTAGGGCGTGCGGGTCTGGTCCTCGCCTTTGGCGGGTGGCGTTGGCGCCGGTGGTCCCATTGCGGAAGCGCCAGCGCGGCCCATGCGACGTCGAGTGGTTGTCGACTTTGCGCCGTCTTTGGTTGTCGCGGCAGCGACGGAAGCAGCGGGACGTCGCTGCGGCCGCGACCACTCGATATAGGGCGCGCTCTCAGAGCCATCGCTGGCGCGGCGGGCCGATGTCACGCGTGCCCACAGGCCCCAGCAATCGGGCGTCTCACAGGCGCGCGTCTCGTCGGGGACGACCGCCATCGCGCGCCAGCATGTTCGATGGAACGGCGTGCGACAGCCGGCCGTGCATTCGACACGCACGATCTTGCCCACGCAGAACCGCGATGCGGCGCCACATGTCGCACACGCGCACCTCGGATGGACGACGGGGGCAGCAGCCACGACGGCAACAGAGGCGGGCGCGGTCGCCTGCGTAGGTCTTGTCGGCAGCGGGTGCTCTGTCGCAACGAGGACACACTCTGCGGGATCGCGCCGTTGCCTTTTGGCGCGCTGGTCCGAGAGAGGCGGCCCTTGTCGTTGTTGTTGCGCGTCAGGGGCCGGCGGCACCACCGGTGATTTACAAAGTGCTTGCGTCGGCGAGGCCAAAGAGGTTGCCGCAAAAGACGTTCGTGGCAAACAAGACGGCGTTGGTGCCTGAGCAATGACCGACGCGAGCGCGCGCACAATGGGCCGTGCCGACGCCGTAGCCGTCCGTGTGGCAGACGATGACAATGACGTTGGTGGCTCCACGAGGTGGAGTGCCGTGCGCCACACCCTGTCGCAGGCGACGCAGGCGCCCGGTGTGCGCGGACACCGGCGCGACACGGAACCATCCCAGGCAACGTCGACGCACGCCTGAAGGGCAGGTCGTATGGCAGCGAGGACAAAGCGCGTCGGCGGCAGCATAGGCCGTGAGGGTTCAAAGCACAGAGAGGGCGCGCGCAGCAGGCCGGCGCGGTGAAATTCCAACGCCAGGCTCTCGGGCAGGGCGCCCTCGGCGATCTTGTGGGCACCGGGCGCGCGGGCCGCATCAAGGTCGAGATCGGTGGCCACCCACGAGACCACGGGCGGGCCGCACCAGAGCACGACGCACAGCATGGTGCAGAGACCGCTCTCGGCCGGGTAGGACGCGTGGTCGAGCGCCGTGAGGCTGAGCACCTTGGCGCCGGTGTAGGCGCGACCCGAGTTGGTGGCGCCGGCGATGAGGGCCGTCGCCACCGTGTCCAGCATGGCCATGCTCTCGTAGGCCGGCGAGTACGAGCGCAATTCGCCCACGATCAGTTGTCTCAGGCAACCGCTGCGGCTCTCGGCCCGCGCCCGTCGTTGTCGGCGTCCCACTGTCTCGCTCATTGCCGCCGTCCTCGTGCTTTTTACCCCTTCTATCAAAGTCCTTTGTCTTTTTGTCCACGGTCCGCTTGTTTTGGCCGGTGCCTTTTGGGCTCGTCAGGAGCAACAACAAAAAAAGAAAGAAAGAGGACCACGAGCACGGCAGGATCGCCAAATCCAAAGAAAGAAAAAGAAAAAAGGTTGGCAAGCCAGGTTGGGTCGGCCCAGTTTGCGTGTGTGCTCTAGCCGTCTTTTTTTTGTTTGGAAACCTTTGGCCGGCTTTTGACGCGACCGACCAATCCGTGCGCGTCGCAGTGACTTGCCGTGAAAAGGAAATAAATTGTTTCCTTGCAGCGGTTGCCTAGACGAAAAGGAGCGTGACGCAGCCCGCACAGACAGACACATCATCGGGGAAAAAAGGCTGGTTCTCTCGCAAGGAATGCGACGACCCTAGTGCACATTATCTGCACCCTATGCAGGCGTCACCCGCAGCGCGAGCGTCACCTGCTCAGTCTTTGTCGCCTCTTGCCATTTTGCCTTTTTGCGTAAATGTCGACAAATTGCACAGGATTGGTCGTGCGCAAAGGCCGCGGACACGAGGCGAGGCCCCGCGAGGCACAAAAGCCGAGATTGGCCTTGCTTTCCAGTGATCCGCACACACCGACCGGAACATCAGTGACCATCGGAAAAGAAAAAAATCTTCAAAACATGGGCAACACATGGCCATCCTTTGGGCAATCGCCAGGCGACGACGAGCAGCCGACAAAGGCGGCACCGTTTGGCTGGCAGGGCGTCGACCCCGCAATCGAGCGCAAGGCTATGGAGATGGGCAGGCCCGTCGGCGGCGGCGTGGGCCTCGGAATGATCGACGACCTGGGCCTGTCGCCAGACGACGGGTGGGTTGTCGAGAACCGCGCCCACCCGATCCCCACCCGCGCTGCCGACCCGGCCACGCAAAGGATGCTCCACTATATGCGCGCCATCCCCAAGCGGTGCCATGTTGTTGTGGTCAACCGCCGCACCGGCCAGGAGATGCCCATGCTCACGCCCGAGGGCGGACGCCTCTTGTGCCTGGCACTCGACACCGAGGCCTTGCGCGACTTTATGGCCTACATGGACGAAAAGGCGGCGCGGCGCGAGCGCGCGGCCCTCTTGCGCGAAATGTCTGCCAACGCCCTCGCCCTGTCCAGACGACGCCAGATCCCGTCGGACGTCTACGAGTCGATCCGCAACCTCTGCCGCGAGGGACTCGACGCCAAGCGCCAGCGCGACAGCGCCAAGTCGTGACATTTCCTTTTTCTTTTTCGCGTGCGCGCACTGTTGTACAAAAAACCCTGTGCCAAAGGCGTTGGCTTTTTTTCTGTACCCTATAACCCCCCCCCGTTTTTTTCTAAAGAGACATTTATTTGCATCACCGACGGTCCGGTTCTCTTTTTTTTTCAAACTTCCCCACCTGTTTTTGTGGTCGCAGAGCAAGGCCGAATGCCTGTTTTTTTGCGCCAGAAGGCATGGCCAACGGGGTCTGTAGAAAAAGCAAACTAAAAAAGACTGTGGGGCTTGTAAAAAAAAGGTTCAACGATGCGAGGGATCGAAAAAGCGGGCCACCGTGCGCGCAAAGTCGTCACGCAAGAGGCCTGGATCGGCCGGAGGGACGCGGCCGTGCGCGCGGGCCTCTGCCACCGGCAGGGCGGCCTCGATGGCCTCGATGAGCGCCGGCACGGGCACCCACGCCACGTTGATCTTTTCATAGTAGCCCTTGGGGGCGGCAAACCCACCGCCCTCGTACCGTGCTCGCGGGGACGATGGGCCTGCGGCGGCCGCGGCCGCCTCTTGCGCATAGGCATACACGCGCGCAAACTGGGTCGGCAGGGTGGCATCAAAAGGCACCTCCCACAAAAACACGACAGCGCCCTTGGGCGAGCGCGCCTCGACCAGGCGTCCGGCGGCGGCAGCGTCCCGTAGGCCTGCTTCAATGTCGTCGTGCGACCCGAGCATCCCCATGGTCTCTTCATAAGCCTCGCGCGCGGCCGCCGCTATTTCATCGTGATCGACCCTAGGCTCGACGCCGCCGCCAAAGTCGGACCAGCGGCCGCCGTCGCGCCATCCCGGCTCGTAGCGCTCCTGGCCCAACAAGACCACCACTGAATCGCTGCCGTTGTCGCCGTCGCCGACTTGCGGGCGGCGCGCCCACGGCAGCACACCCGCATAGGGTCCCATCGTTATTGAGACCGTGTTCATGCTCGTCGGCTGTCGTCTCCTCTGTGCCATTTCTTTTGTTTTTCCGCCCTCCCAAGTGTATCCCAACAGGTCGTGGCGCCGGCGTCGTCGTGTGTTGTTCTGCAAGTGTCCGTGCACGCGACACGGGGTTTATCCGTCGAGGCCCCCAAACCGTATGGCCAGACAACGGGTCCGCGAGGACGCCCCCCTCGGCGGGCGCCGTCAACGTGTTCGGCCAAAAGCCGATCAAAAAAACACCATGGAAACTATTTTTTTCTCAAAAAAAAACAACAAGGAAAATCGCTCGCCTATTCCTTTTTTGGCCAATGGGTTTGGATTGGTCGCTCAACAATATGTAGTTGGGCCGAATGCCAAGGCGCGGTCTGCGGAAGCAACAAAAAGCAAAATGAAGCAAGGCATGCTGCACGCAAGCGTACGGACGACCAAAAAGCACAGGCCCGCCATGCTGGATCAAGGGAGGACTATGCTTGCGGCTACTGCCACTATTGGCCCCCAATGTGCGGCGGGGCCAGGGCCAAGGTCGCTGTCGTGGCCAAGGACGACCCCCAAGCGACCCCAGCACGAGACCGTCGACGGACTTTTGGACGATCGCCATCATCACCACCAACAACAACAAAGTCATCGCTACAACTCTGCCAAGCGCCGCCGTTCGTCCGACGAGGACAGCGTCAAAGAGGCGCATCCTGGTCTGGTCGACGAGGCACACGACAACGCCATCGACAGCGGCGACACCCTGCCCGAAGAAATCTACCTGCTCATTGCCGGGCACTGCGACCTGCCCGACCTGTGCCGCCTGGCCCGCGCGTCGCGCAGATGGCATCGCGTGGTCTCGGACCCACGGCTCTGGAAGGCGGCCTATGCGCGCTATTTGCCCGCGTGCGCGTCGCCCCACCGCTGCCGTGGCGTGATCACCGACGCGATCGTCGACGCGGCCTTTTTCACCAGCGGCCTCGCCGCCCTCGGTGTGCCCGACACCGACTTGATCGAGGCCCCGCAAGAGTCTGCGCCGCACGTGATCCCCATGGATACGGATGGAGAGGCCGACGACGAGGCGGGCAATCGCCGCGAATCCGCTATTGTTCAAGAGATCCATTTCGACGCTGTGCCTGCAGAGCCGCCGGCCTGCATCCCGCCTTGGGCCGTGGCCGTTGGCGAGGCACTGGCCCGCTGTTGCGCGCGCGTGGCCCGCTCGTCGGGCCAGGCCTATGCGCACGCGAGCGTCGAGGCCCGCGCCGCAGTCGCCGCTGCCCCGCCGTGCCGCCACATGCATCGCTGAGCGACGCCTTTGGCCTGGGTGCGCCGCACCCTCGGCCCGCCGGCAGGGTCGACTTTGACGGGCCGCACTTTGTGTGCGGCCCGAGCACGCGCAGCGGCATTGCCCATCGGTCGGCGCGCCTATTTGGCCACCTACGGGGCATCTTTGAATGGCCATCCCGACTCGGTACGGCCGGCACGCACAGGGCGGTGCTCTTTACCGATGGCCGATCCTACACCAATACGACCGACGAGGTGTCGATGGTCCTCTTGCTCGTCGACGCCGACGGTCGCGCCGTGTGGGCGCTGGCGCGCGCACCCCTCACCGAATCCCTGGCCATCGACGGCGCCGACTGGTGCGTCGCCGGCCCCTTTGCCCCATCGTCGGCCCTCTCCCTCCCCGGCGCTGCAGAGACGTCCATGACAATGGTCGAGGAGGCGTCCACGGAGGATACCTCGCCCAGAGCGGCCGACGGCGCCGCTCTGGGCGAGGGCGTGCAAGAGACAGCGACGACCACGCGCTCTGCGGCCATCCTCGTCTGTCGACGCACCGACGGCACTCTTGTATGTGCGTACACGTCGCGCGCGCCCACATTCCTGTCCACCGTGCCCGGCCTGCTTCGGAGCATCGATGGTCCGTGCGTCATGCGCTCGCGCGGATCAGACGCCATCTACCGCGGATTGGTGCACCATGGAATGCGCACGGGCCACGGTATAGCGCGCGCTGCCAACGGCGATCTCGTCTACACCGGCCAGTGGGACGACGACCTGCCCACGGGCGAGGGCACGCTCTACGCGTCGGATGACAGGCTCGTGTTCAGAGGCGTGTTTGCCGACGGCATGCCCGACGGCGGCGCTGGCCTTTTGTGCGTGCCGCCGCGCCAAGTCTCGGGACGCACATGCAAGGTGTGGGCCAGGCGTTGGGTGCGCCCAACACGACTCACCCAGTGGACCGCGCCATGCGGCAAGGGCCACGTCCGCCTCGACGACGGCACCCGGCTCGACTGTCTATGGGATCGCAATGGGCGGCCGCCCGTCGTCGTGCGCGTCCACGTGCCGGCAGCATCCCGGCTTGCGCTCGACGGTGCGCCCTGCGTGTTGGACCTCACAGTGAGACCGCCCTCGCTCTATGACGAGGCTCTTGTGCTCTTGGGCGATGGCCCAGACTCTAGTTTGGCCTCTGACAGGCAACGGCGGCGCCGGGGCGCGCAAGGCGTCGAGGTCCCAGTCGACGAGCGCCGCCGGCGCACCGCCAAGGCCCGGTGGACGACGCGCATCCCGGCCCCGTTTGTCGCCGCGCCGCTGTCGACGTGGTCGGCCGAATTCGTGCCCAAGCCCGGCGACTGGATGGCGCGCACGCTCGCCCAGCCGACCCTGTGCTTTGCCGTCGACCTCGCGCCCCACCGGCCGGGACGCCTCGTCGTCGACCTCTTGGACCATTGACTAGTGCATTGTCGCCATAAAATGTCTTTTGCCCCAGTCGCCGTTTCTTCTTTCCCTCCAACGACTTTTTTTTCAAAAAAAACGGGAAAAAACATAAATCCTTTTCTTATTTGAATGTTCCCAAGAGTTTTGGCGTCGGCAAAAAGGAACCCCTAAAAATCCAACAACAACAACGACAACGACTTGGGCAGGACCGACCATCGCAATCTGCCGCCAGATTCAAATTCGCCGCCAGATTATAGATCTGCCGCCAGATTCGCCTCTTCCTTGTTGTTTGTTTCTGCGTCGTTGCAGGCACTGAAAGTGAAAACAGAAAGTGCCTGTCGGTGGCCGCACCCAAAGAGACACCATGACGCCTTTTGCACATGGGGAGGGGGGGGGGGGCAGAAAGGAGGCCCCTGCATTTTGTCCTACGTGGCACCGTCGGCCAGCAACCGCCCGGCAGCAGTGGTCCCCCCCCCCCAATCATTTTCCCAGACATTGCAGACAGAGAAAAACAAGTACATTTTTTTGAACAGAAACGGGGCGTCGACGCTGTCGTGACGCAAAAGAAAGAGAGAGAGAGGAATCAATAGATCCGGTGGCGCGGTCGACGAGGGTTCACTTGCACCGGTGCTTGGGCGCGACGCCCAAGGCCTTGCGACGTAGATGGGTAGCACGCAGGGACGTCTTGCAGTCTCGGGTGTCTGCAGACAGATGGACATGGATATGCTGTGGCGAGGGTCCCGTCGGCACTGTCATCGCCGGGGCAACTGCCGACACTGACGTCGGCGCAGCGTCGGTGAGCACCGCGACGACCTTGGCGCAGCACGACGGCAGCCGGCAGCAACGGTGGCCACGAGCCGCGCCACCAATGCGCGTTGTTGAGCCGCATCGGCTAGAGCCGCCGACAATGCATCCAGGTTCTCCAGCGACGGTACCGACGCCGCCTTGGTAGATGCTACTGTTGGCGATTGGGCGGCAACCGACGGTGCAGCGGACATCGCCGACACAGGCGTCGCGATATGAGCCTCTGCAGGCACGGTCGAGGTCGTCGGAGCGTCTGCGACAAGAGGCGATGGGGCGCGCGCCGGCTCGACAGAGGGTCGTGATGGTTGCTGACGAAAAGTCTCCTGCTCGGGTGTTGCGGCGGGTGCCGGCGTTGTGGCGAGAGGAGGCGCGGCAGTCATAGGGGGCGACGGTGCGCGTGCGCCAAGCCGCCTAGAGGCAGCAAACGGCGTCTTGGACAGTCTGGGTTGTGTCGCAGAAGCAGTGGGCGTTGGCCCGACGGTGGCCGGCGCCGCAGCCACTGGAGGTGTCGAGACGGCTACGGGCGTGGCCGCAAGAGGCGCAGGGATGGCCGGGGAAGGCGCCGAGACTGCGCTGGGAGCGGTCGTCGCCGGCGTGGCCCCGTAATTGCGCCAGCGCTCCGTGGCAGCGCGTGTGTCGGTCAGTGTTGGCCGCGGGCAGTCTCGGGTTGTGTGGCGGGGGCGGGCTGCGGCGACTTGCACGCCGAGGCTGCCGGGCCGACATGGAGCGCGAGAGGACAGCAGCAAAGGGGTTTGTGCGGCGCTGCGGAAGGGTTGACATGCCGTTGAAACCTTTTTTCTTCTTCTTCTTTCTTCTTCTTCGTGTGGCCGGTCGGTTGATGAGTGAATGCCTTTTTGCACCATGACGACGCCCCTTTTGAACTTGGACCCAAAGAATGTGTCGGCAACATTCTTGGTTTATGTCCAATGGAAATTGGATTACTCTTTTTGGCAAAAGGGATCGCCCCAACGGTTGCGCGGGTGGGCGGTCACAAAAGGCGACCGGACATGGCCCCTGTGGGCTCCGTACGCAGCAGGACCACCAACCGCGAGCCCACAAGCAAAGAGGAGGAGAAAAAAAGCAAAAGACAAAAAACCTCGCCTGGCGTCTTTTTGCACAGTCTCATCCTCGACCAGACCCCCTTTTTTCCTTGTGTGGGAAAAGCAAACCCCCACACGGGGCCGAAAGGGTCGTGAAAAGCCCGGCGATGGATGTGTGTGGCGAGTGGACCCTCGGCGCCTATTCGGACCCAGACGGTGACCCGACGTCGTCGTCGTCGTCGCCGCCGCCGCCTGTGGTCCACCTCTCGGACCGCTGCTACCTTGGTTCCGACACCATTGACCGCGGCAACGACCAGGACGCGGGCCAACCTGGCATGGACCAACTCGGTCACGAGAACGCAGATAACGACGACGGCACAGACGATGCGACCGAATTCGCACCCGCGGCGCGTGCCCATCGTCGCTGGTGGTCCCAGCGCCATGGTCTTCCCGTGACAGGCGCGTCCGACCGCGACACCAACGTGCGCTTTATGCTCAGTGCCGCCGTGCCCATGAGGCTCTATGTGCGCGCACCCTCGCCCGCAGCCATGGCCGCAGTCGCATCCCTTTTCTGCCGATCACCATCACGGTCGTCATCGCCCGTGTCGTCCCCAGATACGGGTGATTTGGGCGGCACAGCATCGTCTGACGTCGACCCAATGGAGTCGTCCGTGTGCGATTTCGACACCGATGAAAGCATCGTCTTGGACGTCTGTGCGACGGCACCCGGCGTCGATCCCAACCTGCTCCATGCGCCATCGGCCATGATCAACAATGGTGACTATAGACTTGGGCGTTCGGCCTATGTCGCGGTGCAGCACGAGGCCCTCCAGGTGCACCGCGAGCGCGGCGTGCGCCTCCTCGGCGAGATGGCCACGGCGACGGGGGTCGCGATGGACCTCTCTAGTGTGTTGGACCTCTACAAGCGGCGACTGGCCGTCGCACACCTCAAATCGCTGCGTCAGCGCGTGGTGGCCCTCGACGCCCTCTATGACCACACGACGCGCGGCCGCTGCACGCCGCCCGAGGCCGTGCGCACGGCCGCCAGTACGACCAGCGGCGTCGAATTTGCCGCTGCATGGTATGGTCAGTGGGCCTCTACCGCCGCGCCGCTCCAGACACCCGACGACGCCAGCGATGAGTATGCCCAGTGCAGCGATCGCTTGCGCCGCGGGGGCGATGTTACACCGCCGAGACCCGTGGCGTGGGTGCCCGTGGCGGGCAACACGGGCGTCCCTCTGGCAGCCGGCGCACCGCTGTTTTACGTCGGGACCATGCCCGATCCACTGGCGTGCCCGGTGCATCGCGACGTGCACGGCCGTCTCACGTGTCCACCCGTCGGGTGCACCCACCGCGACCTCCTCGCGGGCGTCATGCACGCCCTGGGCGACGCGCGCGCCCTCGACGCCCTCCTCACCGAACTGGTGGCCGCCGACGCCGACACGACCGAGTTTGCCCTCGCGCTGCGCTCCATCGTCAACGCAACGCTCGACCACGCGCGCCATCGCTGGGGCGGCAAGACCATGACGGCCATCCGGCGCGAACCGGTCGACCTCTTTTCCGAGTTTCCCGTCGATGCCTTTGTGCTGGTGCGCATGGGTGCCGATGGCGCCCTCCTCCCGCATGTCATTGCCGTCGCGCCGCGCTTGGACATTGAACTGTGCCTGTGAGGCACGGCCGATCACCAACGCCGCGTCGAGTCGAGCGGCAGCATCGCCCCGTCTTTTTTTTTCTCTTTGCTCTTGTCTCGCCCCTCAGCGGCACTAGCGCACGACCCATTTCGGAGGGTTTTTCAATGCCCTCTTATTGTAATATCAACATCACGACCGTCATCATGATCATCATCATTATTATTATCAACAACTGTATGAGCAAAACCATCAAAAAAAAACAAAGAATTTGAGAACACCAACTTTACAGTCTCGATCCCGTTACCGGGGCCCTTTTGTCGGGCGCCGCCATAGACCAAACCAAAAGGGCGCAAGAATGCCAGCCGAAAAACGGCCCCGACGAAAGAGTGGACTCGTGCATATTGGCGGGGGACAGCGGGCCCTTTCACAGAGGCCGCATTGGCGTTTTTCTTTTTGCGTGGTGATAGCGCGAGATCGCCGGTAGATGGGTGGTCTTTGTGTGTGATGGAGAAAGGGCGCAAGACAAGCCAACGCGGCGCCCCGCGCAGGGCCGCGACGCGCCTGGCAAAAGGGGGGACACGACGCCGGCCGGCAAGACCAACAAACCCGACAAAGAGCAGCAGTTACAGAGCACATTTTTTTTATATTTGGGGCAAAAAGACACGAGCACAAAAAAAGGGCGCAAGGGATCACGGCTCGACCTTGACGCCCGTGAGGATGAGGCCGTTGCGGTAGTGGTTAAAGACGTTGAATGTCCACTCGCCGTGGTGGGTGCCGCTCTCGCAGAGTATACCCTCCTCGTCCTCGTGCAGGTCCTCGTCGTCTTCGTCCTCGTCGCCGTCTTCGTCGATATCCTGTTCCTCGCCGCCTCTGCCCTTGTTGCTATCATCCTTGTCCCCGTCTTCCCATTCCAAGAGTTCCCAGATGTTTCTATAGTCGGGCATTTCGACGTACGATCGATAAGGGCGATTTTGGCTTTCGTCGTCGCTCTCGGCGTCGCTGTCTTGGTCGCTCTCGCTGTCTGTGCTGTCGTTATCACCGCCGTGTTGGTCCTTGTCATCGTCGTCCGTGTCGCTGTCTTGGTCGCTGTCTTTGACGCAATCTTTGTTGGTCGCTTTCCGGTCAACGGCGTCCACGTCCTTGCTGTCGTCGGTCAAGGCCGACGGCGATCGAGGTAGCAAACCCACCGCCCTCGGCGCGCACAAATGGCCAGATCGCATCTCGCACGACACAAGACGATACATGTGGTGATAAAGATTGCCGTCGGTGTCGAGTGCGTCCTGGCGGGGTGGCGTCGATTTGCGGGCGAGCGCGCACCACAAGAGATGGGTCGAGGTGTTGTGGTTGGGCAGTGTCGGTTCCTCGGCGTCGACGGCCAAGAGCATGTCAAAGCGCACATTGAGGCGGCCGACGCAGTCATAGAGAACACGACAGACCGAGCCGAGCAGCGCCAGCGCGCGCGCCATGCGCCAGCACCTTTTTTGGGTCCTGTCGCCAAAGCCACTACGGTCGAGCGCGGCAACCTCGGCGAGCATACACTCGACCACGAGAGCCCATACGGTGGAGCCTCGACGGCGTCTGTCCATGGGCACCCTTGCGCCTCGGCAACGGCGGCCAGACTGGCGCGGCGGGGTCGCGCGCATCTAGGCTCGTCTCTTTCTTGGTCACTCGGCGTGTCGAGTTCTTGGTCGATTCCAGTGACGCTGGCGCGCTTGCGCTTAGTTGCCCTAGGCGCACACGGCGGTTCTCCCGCAGTGTCGCCCAGACCGGTATCGATGGTATGGCAGGTCGTCATCGCCTCGGTCGTTGACCTCTGGGCCGGGCTCGCCTTGGTGGTGCAAACAACTTGCCTATTTTTCTGTCGTATTTGTCCCACACCTTTTATGTTCGCCCTTGGTGGATGTCGACTCGTCGCCGTATTGGTCACTTTTTCTTTTTGTGCAGACATACAACGCGGTATTGGTATTGCCCTCTTTCGGGCACGCACCCGACCGCAGGAGCCGATATGACTGAAACCTTTGGCGCCATTGTGGCCCCTCTTTTTTTTTGTTGACGGACAGGAACCGTGGTTCAGAAAAAAACAAAACCCTATTTTTTCGAGGGCAGGCAACTTGTGGCGCGCACATGTCCCTCTTTTTTGGCGTCGCTCAGGCGCCGTGTGTTTTAAAAAAATGTGATCCATCGACGACAAAAAAGTGAAAGATTTGACGCATGCCACGTGATTGCGTCGGGCAAGAAAGCAAAAAAACAAATGCAAAACAGGCATACGAAAAAAAAGGGGTCTTAGAGGAATCGGCTACTGCGCGGGGCCAGGTTGAGTCGCACGACCGGCGGATGGGACGGGCCGACAGGACTTGATGGCGGCGCGGCGGGCATGGTGGGCCGTCGTCCCCGCATGCTCCCACCGGCGAGAGCGGTCAATGTCGCCGGCGACTCGCCCATCAATACCAGCGCGGCCCGGCACAGTCCCGGCACATCACGTATGAGGTTGGCACCCAAAGAACCTTCCTCGCGTGCAATCTCGCGCAAAGTCTCGACCTCGTCGGGCGACACTGGTTCGCCGCGGTAGGCACGTCGACAAATGTCACCGACAATGTCGCGTGCCGATCGGGCCGCCGCCGCTGTTCCCAAGGCCTCGTCGGCGCGGCGCTTGCGTCCCAGCATGGCCGTCGAGGTCGGCGAGTATTGTTGTTGTTGCTGACGGCCAAAAGGCGACGGCGGGGTCGGGCTGGGCGGCGGGCCAAATGCCACCGGTCCGGTCCAGCCAACGGGCGCGATGCCGCTGCGCGCCGCCATCGGAGTCAGGGCCATCGAGGCGAGGCCCGCCGAACAGGCCGCCACGAGCACGTCCATGTCGCTGCCGACGGCGCCTTCGGCACGCGCCGCCGACACGACAAACTGGGCCGCCTGCGGATCGACGGGCTCGCCGCGGCGCAGCGCCATGCACACGCCGGCGGCCACGTCGCGCATCGACGGCCCCATGGCCACGTCGGCCGTGCGCTTGCGCCCGCGCGCCTCGCCCGGCCACGCGCCTCTGTCGGTCCACTGCTGCATTTTTGTTGTACGCGTGCGCTCGTCCAACCCGTTTTGTTTTTCCCTTTTTTCCACGGGTTTAGCCCTGTATTTCCAGTGGCGCGGGAGTTGAGATCGATGGACAAAAAAAAGAGGGTGGCGTCCTTTTCTCTCCAACATTGCCGGACGGGCGTGCTCGTCGGATTTCGGGCGACGGCGCACTCCAACACGGCCCTCTTGTTTTTTTTTCCATTTCCCGCCAGAGCCGACCTTTTGGCGGCGCAGGAGAAATAGACTGTGGCCGACACGGGTGTGGCCCGCAACTACGACGACGCGAGCAAGATCGCGAGAGCCCAGAGGCCGCCCACACCAATTTGGCCCTGAGAAAGCGCACGCCCGTCCAGAGGCCAAGAGGACCACAAATCTGCTCATGCCAGCGCCGATACTGCAACAAAAGGATAGTTTAATGTTTTTTGTGCACAAGGCCAGTGGCGCACGCCACCTGTCTTTTTCCCCCTATTTTTACGCATCGGCGCGGACGGGGATAAGCATGGGGACGCGCGCGGCCCGCGCATCAGCGAGAACCGCATCGACAATGTCCTTGTAGCGCCGGTGGAGCCACATGACGACCCTCAAATTGCCGTCGGCCAGTGCCTCGCCAGTGGCCTGCGCCACGGCCACAGCAATCGCCTGATTGACGGCATCACGATAGGAATCATCGGCTGCAGTCCGGTCGAGCAGCGCCCTAATGGCCTCGGTGTCACGTGTGCATAAACTGACATAGAGCGGCGACTTGGCACATGCGTCGTGCGGGCGATCGATTTTGGCTGCACGGTCACATCCATGGGCGTAGAGGAAACGGGCAGCGTCGGCGTTCCCATCGCGCCAGGCGGTCCACGCAGCGCGTGCATCGCCCGCGCCCATGCGCGCGCACGCCCACCGCGCCGTAATCAGGTCGCCGCGTCCGAGAGCGGCGATCGCCGCATATGGGTACATGCGCCCCACGGATGTCGCTGTCAATTTGGTTTGAGACGCCGACCTGTCAGTGTCCTCTGTGTCGTCGCCCAACTGGGCCATGAGATCGTGGCGACCAACAAATGCCATGGTCACGCGCAGCATCGGGATGATGATCGAATTTATGGCCGAGTTGTGCATCGCAGCAGTCACCGCGTGCATATGAAGCCACATGACGTCGTCGTAGAGAGACGGCCAGGACAGGTTCGCCGCAATCATATCGCTCAATGGTCCATCGGTGCACAATGTGAGCATCCCGCCCAGCATATTGATCACACGCAAATAGTAGTCGGGGACGCGGTTGAGCACGATAGCGACAGTCTCGTCACCATACCGCTCACGCAGGGCAGTCAGCCCGCCACGCCTCACGATCTGCCACGCTGCCTCGATAGTGTCAGTCGACGCGCCCGACGGGTCGGCCATGGCCTCTTGCGCCAACTCGTCTTGCGCGGGATCAGTCTCTTGCGGCGGTGCCAACTGTGTGCGCACCGCCTCCAAGGCTGCCCGAGGCCCTTCCTCGCCGGCGTGAATTCTCTCGGCCGACCGCTGGAACAGGGTTGTAATGTCGAATCCGCTAGCCGCTGAGACGCGCTCGGCGACAGCGCGCATGGCATCGTCGTCCATCGCACGGGCGGCCCACTTGTTTGCGAGAAAGACCCCGAGATCGAGCGCATGCGTATCCAAAGCAGCATGCCGTCGACTTGTTTGATCGACCTTTTGACCGTCTCGTGGGCACAGAGCACGGCCTGCAGCGTGAGCGCATGCGCTGGACGGTTGCCCTCGTCGCACAGCCATGCGAGGGCGCGCTCACGGCCATGGTGGGCGGCGGCTACAGCGAGAGCCAGCCACGCCGCCGGACTGGGCGCCATGTCGGCGCATTGATTGTGCAGTTCTGCATGAACGAGCGGATGGCCCTCAATTCATTCACGTGCAAATCGGCCGTCGGTTCTGGGTTGAGGTCGGGCGGGGGCGGCAACGCGGCGGCGATATTGGTGATGCAGGCCTTGAGATGGTCGAGCACGTCGATATGGTCCCCAATGGCAGCCACGTAAAGGCAGGCGTCCCACCGAAAGCCGGCCACAGGCCCAAAGACCTGGGGGTGCGCCATGGCATAGCGTAAGCCGGCTAAATCGCCGACGGTGCAGAGCGACAAGAGGGTTGAAAAGCGGCAGCGATGGGCGACAATGTCGGTGCTGGTGAGGACATGGAAGCGACGCCATGCCAAGAGGCATGCGCCCAAGTCCTTGGGGTCGCCGACATACTGGGCAACAATGTGGTGGAGGACCTCGTCGGGCAGAATATCGATGGCAGGCTCGCAAGCATGATGGGATGACGACGCCTCTGCCATAGCCTGTGTGATTGTGTCGACTGTCTCTGTCTCTTGTTTCCAGAATCAATGGTGCGGTGTGCTGAGCAAATGCAGCAGACTCTCCCAACCCGGTGAAAAAAAAAGGAATCCAATGGCGTCGGCCGCTCGACACGACAAAGTCAAACAAAAAATTTCCATGGCGTCACCTTTGGCCGATGCCCAAAAGGCCGGCTTTTGGGGTGGCGCACCGACTGGCAAGAGAGTAAAAGTTGGCGGGCATCGTCCTGCTCCCTTGTGTGCTGAGTCCTGTTTTTCTTTTCTTTTTTAAATATTCAATTTTTATTTCCTTTTTCTGAAAAAAATGGCTAAAAAAAGGGAGATCGTTGGAGGGCCTAGATCTTTTCCAATCTGACGCACACGGGGACGAGCGACGGAGCGCGCGTGGCACGCGCCTTTGCCAAGACCGCGTCGACCAGGTCCTCGTAGCGCCGGTGAAGCCACAGGACGACCCTCACGTTGCCCTCGGCCAAGGCCTCGTCGGTGGCCATCGCAATAGCGGCAGAAATGGCCTCGTCGACGGCCCCGCGGCAGGAATCGTCGGCGGCGGTCGGGTCGAGCAAAAGGGCGACGGCCTCGGCATCGCGCGAGCACAAACTGGCATAGAGCGGCGACTTTGAGGGCTCCTCCGATGGCAGCATATCGTCTTTGCCAGTCGTTAGAGGCGCACGGGCACAGCCATGGGCATAGAGGAAGCGGGCTACGTCGGCGTGACCCTCGCGCCACGCTTTCCACGCCCAGCGCGGGTCGTCAGGACCCATGCGCACGCACGCCCATCGCGCAATGTCCATGTCGCCGCGCGCATATGCCGTGGCGGCCACAGGCAGGTAAAGGGACTCCTCCTCTGTCAGGGGGTCCCCCGACGCTGGCTCGGAGGCCGGGGCCACTCTATCGGCACTCTGCGGATCGTCGCCCAACTCGGCCATGAGGTCACGCCGGCCGGCCAAAGCCATCACGATCGCGAGCGTCGGAGCGATCGACGCAAAGATGGTGGCGTTGCTGCTGGCCTCGTGCGACTTCCCGTGCCTGTAAAGCCACACGATGTCGTCGCGTGCAGACGGCCAAGGCAGATTAATCGATAGTGAATCAAGCGATGGGCAGTCGGACGACATAGATTCCAACCACTGAAAGGCAAACTTTGCAAACATGGCCGGGTAGTCGGCACAGCGCTTTAGAGCGGCGGCGACGGCGTCGTCGCCGTGCTGCGCGCGCAGTCCCGGTAGGCCGCCATGTAAGGCGACGCGCCAGATGGCCTCCAAGGCGTCGTCCGAGGCGCTCGATGGATCGGCCATGGCCTCGCGGGCCACTGCATCGTCCGAGGCTTTTTGTTCGCCACATCGGCCGATGTCAGGGGGCGCTGAGGCCGCCGCCCATGGGACTCGACTGTCGTCTGCACCGCCTCCCAATGCGATCGACCGCTGAAACAGGCCGACAATGTCGAGACCGCTTGCGACCGAGATGCGCTCGGCAACAGCACGCATCTCATCCACGGTCATATTCTGGGCCGCCCACATGCTCTTGAGCGCGACCCCAATATCCAGGCGCAGGCGAGGCCACAAAAGCCAGGCACCTTGTCGTGCCGTCTTTCCGAACATCTTGCGCGCAGACGCTATGGCTTCCACAGAGATCACGCGGACGGGCGGTTGCCCTCGGCGCACAGCCACGTCAGAGACCCATCCATGCCGCAGCGGGCGGCTGCCACAGCGAGGGCTAGCCATGGCGCCGGCATCAACGGCCACGTTGGCGCGCCGGCCGTAGGATTTTGCGAAACCGAGTGGATGCACCCGAGTTTGTCCAGAAGCGTGGCCTCCTGTCCATCGGGCATCGTGGACTTTTCGGACGACGCCATGGCGACGATGCGCCCTTTGATGTGGTCGAGTATGTCGACGCGGTCGCCGACGACGGCCACGTACAGACAGGCGTCCCAGCGAAAGCCAGCGACGGGACCAAAGACCTCGGGTCGAGAAGCGGCGTACTGCAGACCGTCTAGATCGCCAGCAGCGCACAGGGACAAGAGCGTGGCAAAGCGGCAGCGGCGGATGGTCAAGTCTGCCGGCACCAACATGTGGAAGCGCCGCCAGGCCAAGAGGCATGCACCCAGGTCTTTGGGGTCACGGACATGGTTCGATACAATCAGATAGAGAATATCGTCGGGCAGGACGTCGATCGGCGGCGGGTCCATGACAATGGCCGATGTCCTCTCTTCTTTATGGGGCTCTCTTTGTTTGCAAAAAAAAAAGTCAAGGGCACATACTCTTTTTTCGTGAAAAGAATATGCAGGCCCAGAAGAACCAAGCCAGCCCGACGTCTTGGCAGGGCTGTCCGCGGCGCCGGCGCACAAACCAGTCCCACTTTTTTGCCCTCTCTCTCACTGGTCGGGGCAGCAAGGACGGATTTTTGCTTTCTGTCGGCGCCCGCAAGCACATTTCGCAACATTTAGGAAAGCGAATCGCCAGACGGGGCTTCTTAGAGTGCCATCGATTCATTGGTCCCGTTCTTTATGTGCCCTATTATCAGTCTCTTTTTTGCCACTTTTGCTATCAGTCCGCAAGAGCGTGCCCCACACAGCACACCGAGGTCCCGACTGCCCTGCCGCTGCCTGAAAAAAAAGAGAAAAGAGTAAAAACATACAGACGGAGCCGCGCGCAAAGCCAGACGCCATTCTATTCGCCATTCTCTTTACGCTTTTTTAGGGCACTTCCTTTTGCTATTTTATTTTCGTCTTTTTCCTCCAACTTGCCTTTCTGCTGTGGCCGGCACCAGGCGCCGTCGACGCCCTGCTCATGATGGAAAACTCAAAGTGCCGCCAGAGACCGCCACGGAGCGTGCGTCTCACAGACGACATGGGCCTCGACGAGGCCGACGACTGGCACGTGCTCCCGGCAGGCGACGCCGACGTGGACGCCGGCGAGGACGTGGCATCGGGCTTTTCCAACGAGGCCCTCTTTTACATCCGTGCCATCCCAAAGCGCTGCAAGGCCACGGGCACCAACGCGCGCACCGGCGAGGTGCAACAGTTGCTCACGCCCGAGGGCGCGCGCATTCTGTGCCTCATGGTCGGGACCAAGGCCGCCCTCGACTTTGTCGCCTACATGGACGAAAAGGAGGCCCTCCACGAGGAGCGCGTGGCGCTCATGCGCGAGATGGCCGATAATGCGCGCGTCCTCAGCCGACGCCGCAAGATCCCGCGCGACGTCTACCAGTCGATCCGCAAGACCTGCCAAAAGGCCCTCGACGCCAAGCGACGGCGCGACAATGCCCAGATGGGACTCGTGTGATCTTGTCATCTAGTGTCTATAAATTCTTTTGTTTGGCTAGTCGTTGTTCACCCTTTTTTTTGTTGCATGTCTGCGCCCAAAGAAAGGGGTCGGTGCCCAGGCAGAGTTCATTCCCCACCCCAATCCATCCGACTTGCGGTCGGCCACCATGCAAAAAGAGAACGGATGGGGGTATGTTTGTGGTGTCAAAAAAATAAATAAAAAAGAATCGGCCTAGATAAACTTGGTCGCTGAGGCGAGGCGAAATGCGGGTCGCCTTTGCGCGGCTGGGGCCCTGCCCCCTTTGGTTTTCTTTTTACAGGAACAAAAGGGGGGCTCTGTCTGGAACCGGGCGGGGACTTTTTGTGCCCGCGGGCATCAAATTGCGGTGCTGCCGTGTGTTGGTGACATTGCACGGTCTTGATCCGCTGCAACAGTGGCCTTGGATACACTTGTGGTGACCCTGCACCGTTGCCCTTTTAGACGGTCCGGATGCGCGCATGCGCCAGGTTGGCCAACCGCGACTGATCTGCAGCAAGTTGTTGAGCGCGACGGCACACGTACCGGCCAATGGCGACGCTGCAGTGCGCCTATTTCAAGCGCGTGTACCCAAACCCCATCAGTGCGCCAACGACGACCACAAGCACAAACAAACAACAAAAAAGACACACCAAGGCCGAGAGCAAGAGCCCCAGATCCAACAAGCGCAACCCTTTTTGCCGTGGTCACCGTCATGCACTGCCCGCGCAACTGCAACCCCTCCCTTTTGGCCCTGGCGGTCTTGGCCCTGGTCGCCGCCGCGTCGGCCTGTGCCAGCGAGGGCATCACCGCCGCGCGCCTGCCCGGCAACCCGATGGTGAGGCCCGACATGATGCAGCCGGCGTGCGACGGCGCCTACGACAGCAACTTTCCCACGATCATCCGCGCGCCCCACTGGGTGCGCCCGCGTCTGGGCAACTTTTACATGTACTTTTCCGACCACCACGGCATGTTTATCAACATGGCCTATGCCGACCGCATCGGCGGGCCGTGGCGCGTGCACGCGCCGGGCACGCTCACCCTCGAACAGGTCTATGTGGCCAACAACGAGACCTTTAACCTCAAGAACCTGTCGTCGTCGACCGAGGTCGCTTCGCCCGAGGTCTATGTCGACGAGGCCAACCGTCGCATCGGCATGTATGTCCACGCGCGCCTGCCCTACAATGGCTACACGAGCCTCACGGGCATCGCCTTTTCCCCCGACGGCCTGCACTTTGACATGCGTCCGGGCTTTTTCGCCCTGCCCTATGTGCGCCGCTTTACGTGGAGCGGCGACCGCCACCACGTCTATCTGCTCGATCGCCGCGGCAACCTGCTCAGGTCGCCCGACGGCTACACCAATGTCGAGACGGGCAACAGCGTCGTCGGCGACGCCTTTACCAATGCGTCGATGGTCAATGGCAACGGCTACACGGGCCTCCTCCGTCACCTGGGCGTGAGTGTCGTCGGCGACACGCTCTATGTGTTTGGCACGCGTGTCGGCGACGCACCCGAGCGCATTGTGTGGACCTCTATGGATCTCTCGTGCCTGCGTCGCAACTGGACTGCGTGCACCACCGCCGGCCTCGCCCAAGAGGGCTTCCGCCCCGAGTACGACTATGAGGGCGCCAACCTGCCCAACATACCTTCCAGCAAGGGCAGCGCCAACGGACCGGTCAACCAACTCAGGGACCCGTTTGTCTTTGCCGACGGCGACGACTGCTACGTGTTTTACGCTGCCGCCGGCGAGACCTCGATCGCCGCGGCGCGCGTCGACGACCGCTTTTGCTTTGCGCGTCGCCGCCCGCGCTCTCCCCAGTAGACGCACCATCTGACGGCCTCCATCGAGACGAGGCCAAATCCATTGGCGCTGCTGTCGGGCATCTGTGTTTTTTTCTTTCTTTCTTTTTTTCGATATGTAGGGCCTCTGCGTGATTGCGCAAGAAAGGTCCCTTTGATCCGTCATGAATAAAAAAGAGTGGAAATAAAACCTGTCCCGACCGGCACTTGCCGCGCACGCCCTGCAACCAAAAAAGTAGGCTTTTCTTATTTCATTTTCTCTTTCGAAGGCTGCCCTTTTTTTCGAGCCAAGGTCCTTTTGTATGCAGTTTTCTTGAAAAGATTTGTTTTAGTCGTCCATTGTCTAGGCATGTGGCTGAGGACGGCCTGGTTGTGCGCCTTGCGTGCGTGGCGACAGCCTGTGCCGAGTCCAAGAAAAAGATTGGTTGCAGAAATGAATATTTTCTTTCGTCCATGGTTTTTGGCCATGTGCCGCCGCACACACGCGCACGTGTGAGAATCCCACGCTAAAAAGGTCATCACCACTTGCACATGACAGGCAACGGTGGGACATGTGTGAAGAAGATCGATTCGGTTGTCGTGTCACAGTACACTCGGTTTCATCGGTTACGGCGTCACCACGAGCGTGCAATGGCGGAGCCCCTTCCTCTTTGGGGCGTGGCCGTTTGCAACCAATGGCGTCCAAGGCGCGACCTAGCACAAGAGAGCCGCGTAGTCGGACGCATAAAAAGCACACAGCACACGAGGCACTTGAACCAACACACAGGAGCAACAGGCCAAAAACAATCGTACCAACAACAACCCAGACGATCGCCGCCATCATCGAGCATCGGCCACCACAAATAGCCTTGACGTCCCCGCACCAAAAAAAAAAGAAAAACCGTTAAAAGAAAAAAAGAATGGCAATTTGGAGCGGCCCGTTCACGCAGGGCGTAAATGATCCATGTCGCCAACATGCGCGATTGTTGGCGATGTTGGTTATGGCGATCCTCGTCGTGAGCGCGGCCATCGATCAGGCATCGGCGGCCAGTCGCACAGCCATCGGCGCCGGCGGCATGGGTGGCACCGGCCTCTACGAGGCGTGGTCCGACGGCTACCTCTACCGCCAAGACCTGGTCTCGGTCGACTATGACGCCACGGCGGGCACCGAGGCCGGCATGGAGCGCTACTTTGCAGCAGGCCGGAGCGACTTTGTCGGCCTCGACCATGGACTCGACGACGTCACCCTAGCATCCATCAGCGACGGCACGTGGCAGGCCGCCCGTACCGCGCCCGACGACGATACCGACGGCAATCAGGCCTGGGTGGCGGGATCGGGCGTGATCCAGGTGCCCGTGGCGGCCCTGCCCTGGGTGTTTGCCTATCGCGTGGACGCGCTCGCCGCCGCGGGTCACACGGCGCCGCTCGTGCTCTCGGGTCCGCTCGTAGCGCGCATGTGGCTGGGCGAGATCACGGCATGGGACCATCCCGACCTCGTCGCCCTTAACCCAATCCTGGGCACGGCGTCCAACCTCCCGCCGCTTGTGCTCGTGTGCGAAGCGTCGGCCTATGGGTCAACGGCCCTCTTGGGCGCCACGCTCGACGCTCTCTATGCGCCCTTTGCCGCATGGCGCGCCAGCCTGCCGGCGCCGACCGCATGGTATGCGGTGGCGCCCGCGACCACGTCGACATCCAACAGCACCCTCGCGGTCGCTACGGTCATTGGCGGCACAACGCCTCTGTTGGCCAACGCCAGTGCCACCGACGGTGCCCTCGTGTTTGCCGCCTATGCGACTGTGCGCCGCATAGATGGTGCCCCATTGACGGCGGCCTCCATGCGCAACCCGGCCAACAAGACCGTGACGCCCACGTCAGACGCCGTCGGGGCCGCGCTGGACGACTTTGCCGAGGTCGTATCGGCCAGCGCGCCCGAGCGCATGCACGAGGTGCTGCCCGTGGGCGGCGCCGGCACTGCCAGTTGGCCCATGACGGCCTTTGCCCTGGCGGCCGTGGCCACCAACGTGGCCGCCGCCGACTGCACCTATGTCTCGTATGTGCTCGACTTTATCGGGTGGGCGCTGCTCAACCAGCAGGCGGCCGACGCCGTCGCCACCGACGACGCTGCGGTCGTGGCGCCACCGCGCTTTGCCAAGAACGCCATCGACCTCATGTCGACCGTGCGCTGCAACGGCGCGGCGGCCTTTACCGCAGCGCTCATCATCGGATCGGGCTCGCCCACACCAGTCTACTCGCTGTGGGCCTATGCCTATGACGACGACCCGACGGCCGCCGGCGCCACCGTGCACTATACCGAGACGCGCGGCAACCGCGCCAAGGCCCAGATCCTGGCCGGCGACGTCGACTTTGGGCCGACCAACAATGATGTCGACCCGGACGTGCACGCTGCTCATCCCGATTTGGCCTTGGTGCCCGTGGGCGCCTACCCGGTCGTGTTTTGCTACAACGTGCCCGGCCTCATGAAGAGTGGCGCGCCCTCGCTCGTCCTCAGCATCGACGTGGCCATGCGCATCCTGCTGGCCGAGATCACGCGGTGGGACCACCCGGACCTAGTGGCGCTCAACCCCGGCATGGCCCTGCCTGCCGCCGACATCCTCTTTGTGGGCAAGACCGGCTCGTCGATCTACACGGGCACCATCAGCCGCGCCTTTGCCCTGCACAGTGACGCCTTTGCCGCCGCCTATGGCACCGGAAGCAACAATGTCGCATGGCCCGTGGCCGCCACCAACCGCTCAGTGGTGTCGACCCTCGACGAATACGTCGACACGCTCAAGACCACACCCTATGCCATTGCCTACACGGCCCACCACGTCGTCCTCCGCCAGCGCAACTTGCGCGAGGCACGCTTTCTGAGCGCCGATGGTTCGACACCCCTCGAACCCACGCGCGAGACCACCCTGGCGGCCGTCGCCGAGGTTGCCGCGGCATCGGGCGGCATCGGCAAGATCGACCGTCTGTCGTTTGTGGTGGGCGCCTCGGGGCCGCGCGCCTGGCCCATGGCCAACATGGCCCTCGTGCTCATGCATACGGCCACCATGCCCGATCCAGTACGCGCCCGCCAACTCGTCCGCTGGCTCTATTGGACGCAGACGGCCATAACTGCCGTCCAGATCTCCAACGTCACTGGCGTCTATGGTGTCGCCGACCTGCCCGACGTGTGGTCAGACGTACTCGGCATGCTGGTCAATGTGACTGTCGACGGCGCCTATGTCAACCCCCTGCGGCCGTGCTTTGGCGATGGCACCCTGTGCTCGGACGCTGGCACGTGTGACGAGACGGCCGGGCAGTGTCGATGCCGCGCTGACCGCACGGGCGACCGATGCGAGTTTGACGTGGCGTCTGCGGGTTCGGACGACGGCGGTTGGTCAAGCGGCGAGACGGCGGCAGTGGCGGCCAGCGTCTCGGTGGCCGTGGTCGCCTTGCTGTGCATCGCGGGTGTCTTGGCTGTTGCGGCCATCGTGGCCACGCGACGCCGCGGTCGCGGACGCGAGGACTGGGAGATTGACCCAGACGACATTGACATTGCCGAGACCAACGTGCTGGGCGCCGGCGGCTATGGCGTCGTCTACCGCACAACGTGGCGCGGCACCGAGGTGGCCGTCAAGGTCATTTCGGAGCGAGTCGTCAGCGGCGCGGGCGGCAGCGAGGCACGGCGCGCCTTTGCCGACGAGGTCCGAGTGATGTGCGCCCTCCGCCAACCGCCACCCCAACGTGGTCTTGTTCATGGCGGCGTGCCACCAAGCCGCCCAAGATGTGCATCGTCATGGAGTTTATGGCCCTCGGATCGCTCTACGACCTCTTGCACAATGAACTCGTGCCCGAGGTGCCGCACGCGCTCGTCGTCAAGATGGCCTACCAGGCGGCCAAGGGGATGCATTTTCTGCACTCGTCGGGCGTCGTCCACCGCGACCTCAAGTCGCTCACCCTCTTGCTGGACGCCAAGTGGAATGTCAAGGTATCAGACTTTGGCCTCACCCGTTCAAGGCCGACCTGGCGCGCAACGGCGCCGGTGACGCCGTCCAGGGCACTGTCCAATGGCTGGCGCCCGAAGTCCTCCAGGAGAGCGCCGACATCGACTATACGCAGGCCGACGTCTATGCCTTTGGCATCATCATCGTGGGGATGCTCACACGGGCGAGCCCTATGCCGGCATGTCGCCGGCGTCGATCGCCGTCGCCGTCATCCGCGACAATATCCGGCCGCCCATGCCCTCGGTGGTGCCGTCCGACTATGCGGCCCTTATCACCGAGTGCTGGCACGACGATCCGGTTATGCGCCCGGCCTTTGTCGACATCCAGCATCGCCTGTCAAGCACCATCAGGCACGATGGCTCGTCGTCTTCATCGTCATCGAGCAGCATGAGCCATCGGGTGCCGACAGGAGAGGGCTATGCCTATGCGTCGTCATCGTCGTCGTCCTCCTCATCCATGACGGGCGTCACGCTGTCGGGCTCGTCGCTCTATCCGACTGCGGCGGGGGCGCGCGACTCGCCGCGCCACCACCGTGACCCCGCTACAAACGCGCCCGAGCGCAATCGCGCACTATCAAACCTGATAGCCGGACACGACGGCCAGGGTAGAGTTGCGCTGGTGGTGGCCGACGTGGATCGCGCCGACGCCTCTGGGAGGCCCATCCCGAGGCCATGCGCGACGCCACGCTCTTGTGCAACGACCTGCTGCGCAACTTGGCCGCTGTGCACAATGGCGTCGAGGTGGCCATCCAGGGCGGCGACACGGCCGGAGCCGGCTGTATGTGCATGGCCTTTGCCGATGCCGCGCACGCGCGCGCCTGGTGCGCCGGCGCACAGGTGGCGCTGGTCGACGCGCCCTGGCCGCGTGCCCTCCTCGATGCCCACCATGGCGCAGCCGAGGTCTTTGTCGATGCAGATGATGGTGGCGATGACGATGACAACGACGACAACGACAGCACTGTTGCAGAGGACGACCGCCAACGGCCCAGCGGCAAGGATCTGCCGGGCCAGTCTATGACACGTCGTCGCCGTTTGTATGCCGGGTTGCGCGTGCGCATGGCCATTCACATGGCCCATCCACGGTGGCACCGCGAACCGGGCGTGCTGCCTGCATGCTCGGGAGCCGATGTCCAACTGTGTTGCCGGCTTGCAGCGACCGCGGCAGGCGGTCGCGTGCTGCTCACGGCCGAGGCGGCCATGCTCGACACTGGCGCCCGTGGCGACGACAATGGCAACACGGGCAGGGACAAGGCGTCAACGCCCGGACAGGCCTACACAGTGGACCGCATCACCTATGGGCATGTCAATAGCAGCGATGACGACAACAATGGCGACGACCAAAGCCGCAATGGACGCGAGTCCCTGTATGAACTAAGGCCGCACGCCCTGCGCGCCCGGCGCTTTGAAGACATTGCCAAGGCATCGTGGCGCGCGGCCGACCCGACGTCCGAAAGTGTGTCGGCAGCGTCGCCGACCGACGGCGCAATCCTCCAGGCGGGCGGCGGCCTGCTGGCGTCGGCCAACGCGTGCCGCTGGATTCATCGACTATGGCGAGATCGAGTTGCGCGGAGCACGTGGGCGCCGGCTCGTGTGGCATGGTCTACCGCGGGCGGTGGAAGGGCGTCGACGTGGCCGTCAAGCGCTTTCCCAACCAGCGCGTCGACGAACGGCGCCTCGTTGAGTTCCGCGCCGAGACGGCAGCGTTGGCGCTCGTGCGTCATCCCTACGTCGTGGCCTTTGTCGGCGCGTGCGTGACGCCACCGACCTGTGCGTGGTGACCGAATTTGTGGCCCTCGGGAGCATGCGCCGTGTGCTCGACGACGTGAGCCTCAAACTGACCTGGGCCGAGCGCATGCGCATGCTGCGTACGGCGGCCGTTGCGTTGCCTACTGCATGGCGCGGCCGGCACTGTGCACCGGGACCTCAAGTCGTCCAACCTGCTGGTGACTGATGACTCTCGGTCAAGGGTGGCCGACTTTGGGTTTGCCCGCATCAAGGAGGCCAACGCCACGATGACCCGCTGCGGCACACCCTGGCTGGACGCGCCCGAGGTCATTCGCGGCGCACGCTACTCGGAAAAGGTCGACGTCTACTCTTTTGGCATCGTCATGTGGGAGGTGGTCACGCGCCGGCGGCCCTTTGCCGACCGCGGATTTGCCGACGTCGCGCTGGCCGTGCTCGACGGCATGCGCCCGACGATCCCCACCGCGTGCCCCCCGGATCTGGCCGACCTTATGGCCGCCTGCTGGGACGCCGACCCCGATGCGCGTCCGTCCATGGGGGAGGTGGTCTCCCGCCTCGACGCCATCGCCCTAGCGATGAACCATCGCGACACGCCCAGCCTCCGGCCCGACATTGAGCGCGGCTTTTTTTAAAGTTAAAAAAAAGACAGGCGCGTGCAGCGAGAACTCGATTGACTGCTCTGCATCGCGCCTTTTCTCGGCAACTCGGTCCCAGCCCTGTCCGCGCTACTACAGACGCGGACATGACAACAACCACATACACATGCATATGTACAACAAATATCTCTATCCTAGCAAAACCTCATTTTCTCCTTTTTTTTCTCTTGAATGCCTGTTTTTGGGCGCCCCGCAGGGCTCGCGCAAGTGCCTTTGCGCATTGGACTCTACGACAGCAGCCGGGCCATTTTTTTGGAGCAGGCCCTTGCTCCATGGACACGGTCTGCCGGCGCCGCGGCCAAGTTTGTGAGGACCCGCAGGCAGGCCTTTTTCTGCGGGCATTATGCGGTCCCAAAAACCATATACAACCGGGCCATCTCCATGTAGGCTGTGGTGGCCGTCGGCAGCATGCCAGACTTTTTGGTGCGCACGCAAAAGGACCCTGCACGGCCCCAACGCTGGATTTTTTTACCGCCAAAAAATCCAACCTCTTTCGAGCAACCATCGAGTTGGACGATTCTGGTTGGCGCAATTACAAAGGCACTCGAAAGAGGGCGGCGCTTTGCTTTTTTCTCCCGTGCTAATACGTCGCAACGCACGGCGCGTCTCTGAGCACGGTCCTTTGCTCGCCTTGTTTTGGATTCTGACTCGGCTGCCATGCTGCCGTCGCTCCCCTGCAAGCGAAAAAGGGAGCACGAGAAAGAGACAACAACCGGCGGCCACAACCGCCAAAACAACAAGAGAAAAGGGCAAGCAGAAACGGGGGACCACGCTACCGGCGCACAACAACCAGCCAGCGGCGACGGCGACAGCATTTTGGACACGCTTCCCGACGAGGTGATCGTCGACGTGATCGCCGCACTGGGCGATGCCGACGTGGCTGCGCTACTCTTCTGGTCGACCACATGCCGACGCTACCGTGAACTGGCCATGGACCCGGCTCTGTGGCGGCGTCTGTACAGGGCACGCTTTGGCGCGCCTCTCCATGAGCGCTTTGTCGACGAGGGCAAAGACTGGCTGTGGCTCTATCGCGCGCGTGCGTGTGTTGTGCGCGGCGAGGCGACGGGCAGTGCGGTCGGCACGTGCACGGTGGCGGGTCGCCACGGGGGCGTGTTCTCGGGCGATCTGCTCGATGGCAAGCCACACGGCTATGGACTCTGCCTAGGCAATGCATCCTCTGGGAATAATCCACCTGCGAGCGTCGGCGCCATCGTCGCCCGTCGCGAGGGTCACTGGCGCAATGGTCTCATGCACGGGTACGGCATGCACGTGTGCGCAGACGGTGTCACCTACCGTGGCGACTGGGTCAACGACATGTACCACGGTCGCGGCGTGCGCACACACCCCGACGGTCGCATCGTCTATCGCGGAGAGTGGGAACAGAACCGTGCATGCGGCTATGGCGTCTGCGACTATGGCGACGGCAGGCGCTACGAGGGCCAGTGGGCAAAGGGGGTACCCGAAGGCTATGGAAGTCTTACCTATGGCAACGTGGACGATGGCGACGGCGACGCCGGTGCCGACCTGGGCCATGCTATCGCGACCTACCGGGGCATGTTTCGCGCGGGCGCCTACAATGGATACGGCGTGGCTGTGCGCCGGTGTGGCACCCGCATTGAGGGCCAGTGGTCCAACGGTTTTGCCCACGGCCACTGCATCTACGAGGACGCACGCGGGTGGTCCCTCCATGGCGCCTTTGAGCATGGCGTGCAGGAGGGGTATGCCGTGCGCGTCGACCCCGACGGCTCCGTGGGCCGCGGACAGTTTCACGATGGCGTGCCGCACGGACGCTGCGCTCTGTTCCACCCCGATGGCACCACGTACGAGGGTCTCTTTCACAACGGCGTGCCCCAGGACGACGGAGAAGATATGGACGCGATGTAGCCGCCCTATAGTATACCGATGACGACGCGCGCTGGGCAGCACGATGACCACCACAGACAGACACGTCCATCGAGCCCAACTCTCTGGGACGCACAGGCACGACACAGACGGCCAAAGGCAAAACAAATCAAATGGACCACAGTCACACACAAGACAATCCCATTCTATTGTTGTTTCTATAGACTTTTTATTTCTTCTTTCTTTTTTGTAAGTTGATGTTGGTCGTCGCTGGGCCTCATGGGTGCACAACAAAAAAGGCGGAAAAAGTTTGACGGAAGGAACCCCTCAAAAAAAAAGAAAAAGGAGGTCGGCCCCAACGGATCGGCCCGTGCTCTTTTCTTGTCTGGGGGACGGGCCAGAGGTAGAGCGGCTTTTTTGTTTGTATCGCGTCGCTCTGTCCTTGGCGTCGAGTGGCCCATTGTCATGGGCGTCTATGCGGGCGCCCTTTTTTCCAGACAGACAGCACAAAGGCGCCGCCCGCAAGCACGCCAACCCACTGGACGATATGCCTTTCTTTTTTTTTCGGAAAAAAGAGTCGCCCGACGCCGCCAGACAGGAAAGGCGAGGCCACAAAAAGACGGGCGCCACTGGCGGCCCGTGGCGTGCAACTTTTTCGTCCTTTTTATTTTTTTTCTATCGTTGTTGCTCAAATTTTACGTGAGGAAAAGAAAACCAAAAGGAGACGCAGACGCGACACCAGATAACCAAAAAAAAACAACAGGACCACGGACATGGCAGAGCCTGGGCGCGGATCGACTGCCCACGTGCTCGTCGGATTGCCCGTCGAACTGTGGGCAATGATCGCGGGGCGCTGTGCCGACGACAGGAGCGCGCTGATCGCCCTCGCCGGGGTGTGCCATACTCTGCAAGGCATCGTGGCCCAACTGACGACGGGCAAAATTGAGCGGACGCGCGCGTTGATCGATGCCGTGGTCGACGCATGGGAGCGGCTGAGCACCGACGCCAACAGGGCATGGGCCGCAGGGATCGACTGCGGACGCTGTGCCGAGCCACACGACGACGACCTCGGCGGCGGTGGGACGCCCGCGCCAACGTTGCCCCGCGCCAATGTCGGCAAGTGCACGCACCTGGTGCGCCGCTATGTGGTCGACCAACTCGGCAGCGACTGGATGCTGTGCGACGACTGCGCGGCCGAGGCCATTCAACGGCTGCACGAGTGTGGTTTGGGCCAGGCGGCTCCGGTCGTTGTGCAGCGCGTCGGCCTAGAAAAGAGACACATATGGCGCACCTTTCACAACTTTGTGCCTTCGCATCTAGTCGATGGCGGACACTTTGCCCTTCCCGCCGGCCTGGCCCATTGCGTCAACGAAAAGGCGGCTGCGCGTCTCGCCGCGCTCACGACGCTGCCGCCGACCCACTATTTTGACGATGAATCAACACGCTTGCTGCCGCTCCCGAGCGCGCGCTCCTGGTTGCCCGTCGGTCCGGCCCATGCGGAGCACGCCCACGGCACACAGTACCGTGGTCTGTTTGTATGCTGCGACAAGACTCACCCGATGTGGGGCGTCGTCGCCGCTGCGTGCGTCGGTGCGCGCGGTCTTGTCTTTAACGACTGGTGGATCGCCTATCCGCACATGGGCGCCCTCATGGCCGACTACCGGGAGCAGCGCAAGGCCATGCGTCGTGCGGACATCATCTCGTGGGTGACCAGCGTCGCCTTTGACCAAGACGACGCCGAGGCCGAGATCATCCGCTAGGCCTACCGAGGTCTGGCTTGTGTTTTTTTTCTTCTTGCCGTTCGAGGCAGACCGACGAGCACCATGCCCTGTGGTTATTAAAAAAGAAGAAGAAGAGAAAATATATGGGATGGGGTCGTGGTGCCACGCTGACGGATCGCAGGTCGCCGAGCGGGCAGCCACGTGCCGGATCGATTCCCGAGACCGTCGGCGCTGTCCTTCATATTCCATGGCGCGCAAAGCATGGCCGATTCGAATGTGGATCGAGCCCAGTTGCGGCCGATCGTAGACAACGGTGGGCAACGCGGCTAGCCGTCCGGCTAAAACACGTCAATTCCACTGTCGATGTCCCGACTGTGTCAGGATAACTCCATGATTTTTAGCCGTCCGGCCGGCCGTTGCCCAGCATTAATCTTTGATGTCTTTTTTTTTAGTTTTATTTTGGAATCGAGCGTGCGGCCCGTCCGCGGTCGAAAGAGGGCAAAAAGAAAAGACCAGCCTCTGTGGGGTCGGCCAACGCTGGATGTCGAGGTGGGCGCGGCCTGTGGTCGCCCTTTCCCGTTGCCGAACCGATCCCATCCACGGACACGGTCCGCCGTCGGTCAACCCCTGACAAAATGGACCGGCCAGCCGAAACATGGTTGATTGGTGCCTGCAGGCACCGCATCACGATGCGGTGCATCTTCCAAGACAGCGGCAGGGCGTTCCCGGCGTTCCCGTCCAACAGTAGCGCACAAAGGCGCACCCTGATCCGTAGACGCGCGCCGTGCACACGCCCTCGACATTGTCACGTAGCCAGCACACGACGGGCCAGGCGGTTTGGGGAGACCTGTGAGAGCGGTCGATCGCGTGCTATGCGTCGGCCGCGCCATACCGTTTGCACAAATAGGCCACAATCTCGACGTGACCTCGTTCAACGGCACCCGCAAGGGCCGAGCGCCTGTATTTGGCTCCGGCGTCGGCGACGGCGGCGACAACCTCGACGTGGCCAGATCGCACAGCGGCGTCGAGCGCGCGCCACTGGTCAAGGGGGGCGATGCCGGCGCGGTGCGCCGTGAGGGCAATGTTGACGTGTCCACGCGAGAGACCCGCATCAATGGCCTCGATGGGCACGAGGCGTGCGGCATCGGGCCTGCTGAGGAGCCACTCCATGACGTCGACGCGCCCGGCGGCGGCGGCCCCCCATGCCGCGCATCCAGTGTGCCAGACGGGCACGGGCTCGCTCCTCTGGCGCACGTCGGGATCGGGCACGGGTCGCCGGCCGCCCAGCGGAGGATATCCATATGTCCGCGCGCGGCCGCCTCGGCAAGAACCTGACCGATCTCCAGGTTGCGGTCTGGGTCAGAGTCCTGGTGGCGCAGTGGGTACCAGTCATAGACCAGGGCCACGACGGCGGCGGCGCCCAACTTCGCAGCGAGAAACACGCTAAACGGGCCGACGTCGTATTTGGCGCCGTGCGTCTCGGCCTTGTCGATCAGCCAACGGGCAATACCGAAATGGCCTGCCTCGACTGCCAGCCCAAGCGAGTTATTTACGGGGCGGTACGCGCCGTCGCACCCACAGCGATCGAGCCACTCGGCGGCCTCGGGTTGGTCGCTGTTAAAGGCACTTTGGCCTACGAGAGGCGCGCATCCACACCCCGCGGTCGAGGAGGCGCGACGCGGCAGCGTGCCCCCGACGATGCGCCGGTGGATGACTTGCATCACGTCCAAGTGGCCTTTCCGGGCCGCGCGCAACATGCACTCGACGCCGAGGTCAGGTGGCGGCGGCGTCACCGACGCTATGGCACCAAAGTCCAGCAGGCGATCGACCATGTCGGCGCGTCCGCAGGCGATGGCTTCAAAGAGCGCGCCGACGCCCGAAGACGGGTAGCCTCGGTGGTCTTTTTCCTCGGCATAGCCCCAGTGAACAAGGCCAGTGTCGTGCGAGTAGCAGCGAACGAGACCGGCATCGGGGAGCAGGCCGGGCGTGCAAAACAGAGGCCTCATGGGGCTGCCACAAAAGCGTTCGAGCACGTCGAGCCTGCCGCCGCGTACCGCGGGCAACAGGAGCGCATCGGTGGCCGGCGAGCGCCCGCGCACGACCTCAACGATGGCAAGCGGCGCGCCGCGCTCGATCACGTCGACGACGTTGCCGCCAAACAAGCGCACGACCGCCGAGTCGATCCGCATAGGTCGAAAGAGCGGCGAGGCGCACAGGCATGCGGCAATGTCGGCCACCCTCGGCAGAAAGGATGCAATGTGATCCATCAGTTCCGGCGGCAGCCGAGCCAGACCGACGCCGCACGCGGTCTCTTGCATTTGTCTTTCTTTTCTTTTTTGCCTTGCCAAACAAACCGAGCGCCAAAGCGAGACGAAATAAAAACGGGTAGACACAAAAAGAGACACCAACGAAAGCGACAGCAGCAGCAACAAAAAGACGGGCCAAAGAAGAATTAGGATTGGGCGAAAAACTAAAAGAACGGGCCGCCAACTGGCGTCGGCATCGTCGCCAGAGGGCCTGCGGGCGCAATCTCGTGAACAAAAAAGGGGGACAACAAGATCGACCACCCACAAAGCAAAGGCGGACGGCGCGCCTCCAAAAAAGGCGCTGCAGCGGGCCAGAGGGCATTGTTCCCGGTGCCGTCGAGAGGATTATATATAAAAAAAGAGGTCCGTGCCCCAGCGGCCGCACCCTGCAAAGCATACAAAAACCCATCTGCGCATAGGGCCAATTACTCTGTTGGTCTTTCACCCTTTTCTTTTGTTTTTTCCACTGTTTCTTCTCGGCGAGGCGGGCCCACACGGCCACCAACAGACACGCCAACGCGCGCAAGGTAGAAAAGAGCGCACGTACAAGACCGCCGTGGAAAAAACCAAAAGGAAGACCAGGCACGACATACAGGAAAAGCGCCACAGAACCCTGTCGGGAAAAAGGAAAAAACAGTCGCTATGGGATCCTCGACAAGCCGTCCTGCTGTTGCTGCCGCTGCCTCCATGCCGTCTCCCGTACGGATCGGCCGCCCGCCGCTCCACCCCGACATTGTCCAGTTGATCAAGTCGGTATGTCGCATGCCCGCGCTGCAGAGCGTCGAACACGGCCGCACGCTCTTGGACGCCGTGCAGCGCGAGGCCTACCATCCATTGCGCCTGGCGCCTGCTGTCATCACGAGCGCCGTGGTGCCCGTTGATGACGACGTCGCCGAGGGCACGGTGAGCATACGCGTCGTGCGCGCCCTTTGGGCCGACCCCGAGGGCGACTGTCTCTTGCCCGCCCTCGTCTATGTGCACGGCGCATGCGGCGACTTTGCCACGCATGAGCGTCTCATGCGCGCGCTGGCCTACTGCACCGGCGCTGCTGTCGTCTTTGTCGACTATGCGCGCATGCCCGACGCCCCGTGGCCGGCCGCCGAGCGCCAGGTGTTTGGCGTCATCGCGTGGCTGGCGGCTTGCGGCGACCGTGTGGGCGTTGATGGTACCCGGTTGGCGTTGGTCGGCGATGGCATCGGCGCACACATTGCAGCCTCGGCGGCTCTCTTGGCCGCGGCCGACTCGGATATGGCGCCACGCATACACGCGCAGGTGCTCGTCTGTCCGATCCTCGATGCGCCACAACACCTGTCCCCGGACGAGGACAAGATCTGTCTGCCGTGGACCACACAGGATGCTCTGGCGCGCACGTGGAGCGCCTACGCGCCCGACGCCACGCGATCGCCTCTCACGGCACCCGTGTCGCGCCTGCGCCTCTTGCCGCCGACGTTGGTGGTGACGGGCGAGCGCGACATTGCGGCGCCTCATGGGCGCACCTATGTCGACGCCCTCATACGGGCGGGCGCACCCGTGCAGGCCGCCTCGTATGCCGACGCCTTTCACGATTTCTGGGTGTTGGACGCGTTGGCCGACACGCCGTCTGCCGGCGCCACCACAGACCTCGTGGCCCACTTTGTCGCCGACGCCTTTTCGCGCTGACCCCTCTTGTCCCATACCTTTTTACTCTTTTCTTTCTCTCAAAAAACAATTATACTTGTTTTTTCTTTTTGATTGCAGACACCAACAAATAAATACTTGCATTCCACTCGATTTTTCTCTGGCCTTTTTTTGCGCGGTCGCGCTTGTTCCCTGGCCACACTCAAAGTTGGGGGCGACAGCAGCAAGCAGCCATAAGACATAAAGGCTCCTTCTGGGGGAGCAAAAAGTCGGACCAGGAGACAGACGACAGAAAGATGCCTTTTTCAGAGACTACACCAACAAGGATAAAAAGCAGAGACTTGTCGACAGACTTTTTCTTGGCCTCTGGTTGGCTCGCGCGGGGGTGCGGTGAAAAGAGCCGCAGGCAAATGCCATAAAAAGGCATACACAGCACAACAAATCCCCAGCAACGGCACACTCGCACTCGGCCGACAACACACGCGACATGGAGGACGCGAAAAGGACTGTAAAAGAGACCGCCGAGACTGCGGCCACATCGAGTACCCAAGATGCCGGAAAGAATTCCACCTTGGAGAATTCAAATGGTCTCAACGGACGCCGTGGACAGACCGCCCACGATAACGACGACAACGACAATGACGAATACATCAACATCCACATTCGCGTGCCCAAGGCCAATGCGACAAAACTCCTTGAGGACATGATGTCGGAATATTCCGAGGACTCTTGCTGTGCCGGGTGGGGCACCGATATTGATATTGATATTGACGCCGACGCACGCAAGCGTCTGGCACCCGGCGGCAATGTGGCCCGCCACAGCCGCGAGATGCTCAACGTCGCCATCGCCCAGATCCATCGCCATTGCGGCGGCTGGTGGTCGGACCGCGGACCGCGTGTCGACCAACAAAAAGCCTGGGACCTGGCCTTTTACCCGCTCGACGAGTGGGTTGCCTTGCCCGTGCCCTATGGCATGAGGGACCGCGTGGCCTATCCAAATGCTGTTGTTGAGGAGAGGCCGTCCGACTGGGACAGTCCTGTCTTGGACGAGTCGGCCGACCCTTTTGCGTGGTGCAGCGAATGGAGCGACGGCACGATGATTGCCAGATCGACCGACCCTTTCGAAACTGCTCCCGTCGAGTCGACTGACACAATGGCAGTCCCTGCGGAACCTACAACGCTTGCTGCCCCATGAATGCCCATATTGCTTGCTTTGCCGCCCATCCTAGACGAAAAGAATAAAAACGGCATCATATACGCCATGTTTTCTTGAAAAGAATAGTCCACACCAGGTGGGTCGCTCTTGTTTTACGCAAAAAAGTTGCATTCTTTCTGCCTCAATCTGTCCATAAAAAATTGTAACAAAATACGGCGACCCACTATTTAGTGTCCCGGCGGTTCATTGAAAAAATGTCGATTTTGTCTTTTTTTTCCGCCATCGCGTGATCCCGGTCGGTCTGACTGATCGCGCCAGGCGAGCAGAAAGGCCTCACTGGCGAGGAGGCCAAAAAGTCGGGGGGCGACGAAAAGGCCCACCGACAAAACAGGTCCATGTGACACCGACAGAGGAAAAAAAGGATGGGCGCAATCGCGGGCGCCCAGACAAGTGCCGCCAGTCGGGAGAGATTGTATTTTTAGGCCCGCAAACTGTGTGTCGCCAAAAAATTTGAAATGAGTGAGACAGGGACCAAGAACAATGACCGAGGCGAACCGACCGAGGCCACAAGGCTATTGCCGGCGCCGTCATCATCATCATCAGATCGCCGATGCATAGACGCGACGTCGCACGCAACCATCCGTCCGACGACTTTGCGTGAATGGATGCGCGATCGCGTATGGGCCGTTTCGGTATGGATGACCCTGGCGGCGAGCGTCTACTGGGTGGCGACGCTGGTGCCCACCTATGCCGTCTTTACGCTCACGGACGAGATCGCCGACCGGCCCGGTGACGGTGCCTACACGACCAAGGCGTTGATGTCGATCGCGCGCGGCGTCGCCATGCCCCTGGGGTTTGCATCGACCCTTTCAGGCACCGTAAGGCGCACGGTGGTCGGCGGTTGGCGCCGCCCGGTTGGGTTGGTTGTCTATTCATTGTTGTTTACAGGCGTGCCCAACCTCTTGTTTGCCGTCGACGACGTTGCCGTGCGCGTCGGCAGCCGCTTTGTCGGGTCGCTCTTTTTCTCGTGGGCCTTTTGCGCCTACATCGACTATGCACAGGGGCGACGCGCGTCCGACGTGATCATGCCCATCGCCACGGCGTGCATGCTCTTGTCGGCGCCCCTGTCGCGGGCCTTTTCACCCCTCGTCGGCCGCCATGTCCTCGGCGTGTGCGCGGCCGACGACAGCGACTGCCCAGGCGATGTTCATGCCATCGCCGATCAACGACAACTCTATCGATGGATGCCGACTGTAGTGAGTCTGCTCTTGTTGGCGCCCATGGTCGCCGGCGCCGTGGCCTTGGGAGCCAGTCCGCCACCCAACGAGATTGATCAACGCACGCGCATGCGACGCGTGACTGTGTCAGCAGCGGCCGACCGCGCCTGGCTCTGGCGGCACTGGGCGCCGCTGGCCGGTATGTCGGCCTCCAACGCCGTGCTCCAGTCGGTGCGCGTCGTCCGCGACGTCTTTGCCGCCGACCTCTTGGGCGCCGACGCCCCGTGGTGGCATTGGATATTGGCCGATGTGCCGGCCTGCATCGGTGCCTGCCTGTTTTACGCACCCTTTGGTCTCATCGGCGGCCACCGAAAAGCCTTTCTCGTGGTGACCTCCCTCGGCTTGGTGTCTGCCGCGCTCATGACGACGGCGGGCCTTCTGGGTGTGGCCGGTGCCATACCGCCGTTGGCCTTTTTGGTGTTGAGCGGCATCGGTTATTTTGTCGCCGTGGTGCCCTTTGCCGGCGGCGGCGTCGTCTTTGAGCGACTCATTGCTGCGTCGCGCATGCCCATCGACTCGATGCTGGTCAACGTCGCCTGCCAGTTGCCGGCCTATGCGGTTTCGCTCGCCGCTGTCGTGGCAACGCCGCTGGCCGATGACATGGGCGCCTACTTTTGTTGGACCACTCTTCTTGGCGGCGGCGTACTGATTGTATCGTACCTGTGGACGCTGGCCTCGGGCTGGCGCGTGTTGGCACCCGACGATCCCCTGCCCCATGAAACCTGGGAGGATCTTTCTTTGGGCGACCGTTTTTGTGACGCCGACCCTAAAGACGACCACGAATACGCTGATCCTGGCGAGCCCCGACATGACGCGCACGCATTGCGCCCTCTGACAAAATAAAAAAAACACATCCGCGGCCGCCGGGAGAAGGAGGCGTGGACAAAAGAATAGTTTATTCCTTGGGGTGGGAGCGCTGCAGCATGGGTTGGAGCGACGCCGCGGCAGACACATGTTCAACCAGCCAGTCGACGGTGAGATCTGTGGTCTCGGTATCATATGTCTGGTTGGCGGTGTGGATCGCCTCAATCATGTCTGCATAACTGGGCGTGTACTTGTCGCACAGGTAGCCCACGATACCGGCGTGCCGTCCCTCCAGTGCGGCGGCAAGCACATTGGGTCTGTAGATACCGCCATTGTCAGCGACAAAGGACAGCATGTCGAGGTTGCCCGAGGACACGGCCTGGAAAAGAGCGTCCCAGCGGCCAAAGTCGGCGCGGCCTGCCTCGCCGAGGAGGCGCACAATCTCGTAATGGCCCTTGGCCAAAGCGCGTTGGGCGGCAGACGCACCTACAAAGTGCGTCGCATGCGGGTGGTTGAGGAGCCACTGGACAATCTCGATCCTGCCCCTCTTTGCGGCCGTCCTGGCAACTTTTGTGCTGCACCACTCGGCCACACGGGGCCGTCGTGCGCTCCGACGACGCCCTCGATGGCCTCCCCGGCGGCCCAGCGGACGACGTCGAGACTGCCGGCGCCCGCCGCAATGGCCATGTCATCAGATGAAAGCGGGTAAAGGCCGAGGCGCGCGACCAAGTCCATCATGGGCACGTTGTTGCGCACGGCGAGCGTGTGGACCATGGGCCATGTGACAAAGCGATGCCACGGTTTGGCAACGCGCACGGTCCACTCGACGAGCGCCGGGTTGCCCTTGTTGACGGCGTCCTGCACAGACATGCAGCCGGGACGGTAGCGACCGTCGCACCCAACGTCGGCGAGCCATTCGAGCACACCATGACGCGCCGCGTGAAAGGCCACCTTGCCAACGCTCGGCGAGCACCCACACTCGGGTCCAGGTTTGCGAAATGTCTCGTGTAGGTGGGCAATAATGTCGACCGTGCCGGCGCGCGCGGCAATGTAGGCAGCCTCGTCGACGTGCGTGCGAAAGCAGCCCCAAAGGTCGAACGGGTCGTCTTTTAGGGCACTACGCCTCACCATCAGAGGTCTATGGTACACGAAATCGGCCAAGTGCTCAAGGGTGCCGTCATCATCATCATCATCGCCATCGTCATCTTGCAAGGCCTCTTGCCGATTGTCATCATCATCAAGGACATTGTCGCCGGAACCGATACACAACTGGCTATTGGGAGCATGGAAATCGCAGAGAAGCCTCGACACCCACTCGACCGTGCGGATCGATCCGGTGTCGGCCGCGAGAGGCAGCATAAACCAGCAGGGTGTGTCGCCGCGCCGCGCAAACACGGCCCGAGCAATGTCAGGCGGCACGCGGCTGGCGATCAGGGCCTGTGGCGAGACGTGCGCCACGGCAAAGTCGACCGGCGAGTAGGTCCAAAAGAGACGCGACGCCATCCTGCATGCGACAAAACTGGCACCATCACTGACCAGGTTGAGGATCATGACGAGGATCTCGGGCGGCATGTCCTCGATCGAATATCCCGAATCGACCCGCCTCACCTTGGCCGGCCGCCCCCACTCTGTCTTGTCGGTGCCTTGGTCGTCATCGCAAAGTCGCACATTGCCGTCAGAGCAGGCGCACAGCATAGGTTGGCCCACGTTGCCATTATGTCCATCTGCATCGACAGCGTCGGTTGAAAGAGTACAATTCTGCGACGAGGCTGGTCGCTTGCCGAGAGACGGCATGTTTGTGGCCATGTTGCAAAAGGCAAACAACCCCAAAGAAAAAGAGAGGCAACAACAAAACAAAAAAAGAGGCCCGTCGCAGGCGAGTAGTCGCGAGGAAAAGGCACCGACCAATGTGGGCGGGTTGGCCGACAGGCCCAACCAAAACTTGCAAGCACACAATGTCCCAAAAAAAGAACACGTTGTGATTGGTCGGTTTCCGTGTCAAGGGAGCGCGACGCGAAAAGGGCACATCAAAGCACGATCCCCGCCCACCTCACGTATCCCCGTCAACCAGCGCCAAGCACACGCTTTCCCCCCAATTCAAAGCGAGACCTCGACACGACCGCGTCCGACACGCCCGTGAACAAGCACGGTGCCAAACAAAGAACAGCGATCGAAGAAAAAAAGAGAAAAAAAGAGATGACGACAATCGCGCGGTCAGGTTCGGCCACGGAGCACACGAAAAGAAGGCGTTGGGGTCCAAGACGAGGTGCCAAGGCTCTCGCCAAAAGCGTGCTGTCAAGAACAGAGACAGCAGCGCAACAACACAAGAAGGAACACGAGGTCGACGCACTGTTGGTGCGATGCGACGGTACGGCGACGACGGTGACGGTCGACCGACGCACAGGTCGGGGCATGGCCAAAGCCCTCGGCTGTGTCGGCATCTGCCGGTGGCCCTATGCCTACACGCTCGACACGGTAGTTGCCCGCGATGGTCGCACCTACCGGTACGACGTGTGGATCGACGCAGAGGCGAGTCCCATCGTGGAACTAGGTGTGATCAGACGACCACGCACCAGCCCCGACAATCTCTATGCCTCGTTGGCGGCGCATCCACTCAATGAGGCGACCGACCACGTCATCGGCGGCAGTGCGCTGTTGGTGTCGGTCGTCGAGGAGGGGTCTGGCCGACATTTGCGCAAGGCCGACTGGGAACATATTTGGGCGGCCGTGTCGGGCGTCACGGATCCCTGTGACGGCGACGTGGACGAGGTGGTCGTTGCCAACTGCCACGGCGCGACAGCGCTGTGCCGACGTGCGGGGCGCGAGCGATTCTCCTGAGTCTCTTTTTGTCTCTGTCGTGTCTTTTTAAAAAAATACAAAAAATCATATCATGGTCCTCTTTTTCCCCTATCTTTTCTTGCGCTTTAATGCCGTGGACAATTTGTGGGCGACTGTTTTTTGGCGAGAATTGCAAATATTACAAAGAGAAATAGATGCGCCAACAAAAAGGACCCGGCCAGAGTGAGCGTGTGAGCAAAGCCGGCACACGGCAAAAGGAGCCGGCACACAAAAAAGAAGGCACCGAAAGAGGACAAAACACGGCAACAAGGATCAAGAAAAAAAAGATGGACGATCCCCACCATGTCTGGCATGTGGTGGGCCGGGGCAGCGCGGGTACCGCCCTGTGCAGGCGCGACCGCCACCGCAACGGCCGGGCGGTATGGCGCGTGCGGTGCGAGACGCGGCGGCGCGTGCCCAACCCGCGGTGGCACGGCGCCGGCCCGCTGCCCCTCGGCGCACGATGGGCGGGCGACACGCGCGACTCGCCCCACTTGGTCGAGACCACGGTGCGCGAAACCCTTGTGCCAGGTCCATGTCACGTGCGCCCGTCGGTCGACCTTGTTGTTGCCGCGCTCGCCATGGCCGACAATGCCCAGTGTACGCGAGAGTGGTTATGCAGCGACCACCCACAGAACCACAGAGCGCACATAGACGCGCCAACAGAACAACCTCTGTAATCGCATAGGAAAAAATTGATTTTTGTACAAAACCCCCACATGCGCCATGGAGGGCAAAAGAGATGCGGCAAAGGTGGGCGCGGAACGGCGCTATCCTGCGGCGTTGGCCGACAACGCTGGGCTTCTTTTTCGAGCGTGTGCTTTCGGCGGTTACGGCAGTGTCACGCAAGCCACACGAGACTCGACAGCAGAGCCTACCATACAGCCGCCTCTGGACTGCATCAAGCCGCCAATGTCGATCAACGACGCCCTCCCCAACGAGATCCTCTTGGAGATCCTCACGCGACCGGAGATCGACCCAACGCACATCGTCCTCGGTCGGGTGTGCTCCAGGTGGCGCTCGGTGTTGTCGATGGCGCCCCCTCTGCGGGACGACGACATTTAGTCTCTGCTAGACTGCCATGCTGCCAACCATGGCTTTATTGGCCTGTTTGAGTGGATGGACGCCATCGGTCGGCCGCGCACACCCCTCGCATGTCGTGCAGCGGCCTTTGGGGGCCATGTCACGACCCTCGCATGGCTCATCGAGCACGGCTGGCCGGTCGACATGCTCGTCTATTCGAGGGCGGCGAGAAAGGGCCACGCCCATGTATTGACATGGCTCTTGTCGCGACCCGACGCGCTCGCCATGGACGGCACGGTGCTTGACGACGCCATTCACGGGGGCTGCGCCACTGATCACCTCGAATGGCTCGTGCGCGTGGGCGCTCCATGGCCCACAAGGGACGCGCGGTACCCCATGTATACAGCAGGCCAATCGGGCAAGATCGAGGTGATCGAGTGGGTGGCGCGTGAAGGACCGCAGCCGACTGCGTGGATTGACGCCATCTGTGGTGTCGCCGAGGCCGACAATGTCGGCCTACTCGATGCGCTTCATGCGGCCGGGCATTTTCAAGACGCACAGGGCAATCGCAAGCCGCTCGACGGTGCATTCTTTTGGGCGTCGGAATCACAGAGCCTCGCCGCCATGGCGTGGCTGGCAGACCACGACCCAGGCCTCACACTGGACGACGACGCCATTCGCGAGAGGGCGTAGACGGGCAAATTGTCCAGTGTCAAATGGATCGTCGAGCGCAATCAAAAGGCTGACCCAGCGTGGAAGCCCCATGCCGACGTCGCCATGGATGCCGTGCGCGCCGGCCACCTCGCCATTGTGCGCTACCTGTGCGAGCCGCCTGCCGGCGGCGGCGGCGCACCTTTGTGTGCGCCCACCGCCGCAATCTACTTTGAAGCCGCCGGCGCCGGTCACTGGCACGTGGTCGAGTGGGCCGCTGCGGCCGGCGTGCCTTGGGACATGTCGAGTGTGGTCATGGCGTTGCATCGGCTGTCCCAGCGCACAGTCGCCCAGAGGGCCGGCTACGTGCGCCTCGTCGATGACGGCATCTGGCACTGTTCGCCCGCGCTCCGCGAGTTGGTGGGCTCGTGGCCGTGCGCGGACGACACCGGTGGTGCAGTTCCGGTAAACCAGCCCGTGCCCCAGGAGCACGCCATACGGCGCCTCTACAGTGTCTTTAGTGGCTTTCTTGGGTGCGACAATGCGCCCCCAACGCCAGGCAACATCGCCACGGTGGATATGTTTTTCGGCCTTGTCGGGCGGGCGCTGGCAAGCGGCCCCTGACCATGCCAGTCCGCCGCGCTGCCCCTTTATGTCCTCGCATTTCCATCCACCCTTTTTTGCCCTTGCCTGCGCCGCAGCCCATCTCCCCACCAAAAACCGCCCATCACTAAAAAAAAGAAAAATATTATCCGCATCTTTTTTTCTTTTCCCAGGCCCATTCGCAGAGCCGCACCAGCGCGAATCCGGTGGGGAGATCAGCGTGTGTGCCTCTCACAAAAGAAAAAGAATAAAGTCACCTGGCGCCGCTCAAAGGACGACCAACCACAAGAGCGTACTTTGTCGATGGCCGTCATTCCGGTATCCGTGCGTGCACCGACGGTGCTGCTCATGTTGATGTGTCTTTGTTTTCTCCCTTGTCTGTACAGCGCCGGTCGCCACGGGCCGTTGGTCGTATGCGAGGGACACATGGCACTTTTCAAGCATCGGCCAAGAGACCCGCTTTCTTTATCCTTTTTTTGGCGGGAGGGGGCGGGGCTGCGTCATTGCGGCTTGGGGCGGCGGCAGTCGGCGGGCCGATGCGCGAGCAGGAACCGCACGATGCGGGGTGAGTCGAGGCCAGGGCGGCCTCGGTGCAGCCCTCGCTACGATGCACGTGAAGCCACTGGACGACGTGGAGGTGCCCGGCAATGGCTGCACCGTCCATGGCATCGGTGGTGCAGCCTGCCGTGCCGCGTTTGTGCAGCCATTCGACGACGCCCAAAAAGCCATGGCGAGCCGCGAGGTTCATTACGTCGGCGCGACTGCCGAGCGCATCGAGCGCCCATGTCATGCGGGCGCTGTGCGATGAGTCGTCGTTGTCTCTGTGCGCGTCACCGCGGCCGTCGCCCGTTGGCTCGTCGATCTCGAACACCTTGGACGAGGTCTCTGTAGAGCCGATGGCCACGAGAAAAAACCCCATGAATTGTTCGCTGAGCCTTGGCGCTTGAAACTCTGTTGGATCGGCGCCGATGTTGTGCACCAGCAAATAGTATGAAGTCTCGGGCTGGTCGGCAAGGCAGGCTTCCATGTAGGTCGTGTCTGTGCATGCCTCTGTTCGGTGCTCGTGCAAGTAGGCGACGACGTCAAGATGACCGTGGATGGCGGCTTTGGTCATGGCAAACTCGGTGCAGCCTTCGTCACGGTGCTCGTCGAGAAAGCGCACCACATCGAGGTGGCCCGCAGCAGCCGCCTTGTCCATGGCATCGGTCGTCGCCGTGAAAAGCGCGCGATCAGTTGCGTGCAGCCACCTGATCACGTCGAGGTGGCCATTGGCGGCGGCCGAGTCGAGGGCGGCCGGACTCGGCGTCGACATCACACCGTGGGCATGCAGAAACTGGACAACGCCGAGGTGGCCGCCTGACGCGGCCGTGGCGATCAGATCGGTATGTGGCGCGACGCGGCGCGTTGCACGCGACACAAAGCCCGCCGGCGCGCGCACGGCGCCTATGCGGCGACGCGGGCCGACGTGCAGGGATACGCCGCGCGCGACCAAAAACGCCAGCACATCGCAGTGGCCATGCTCGACGGCAGCCCACACGCACGTGGGACCCAAGATCGCGCCGCGGTCGGTCAGAATTGCCAAGGCCTCAACGAGGCCCACGGCGCAAAACTGTTCCGGGGTCTTTTGACCGCGCCATCGGGCCAGCCGCTTCTCGGCATCGCCCTGCGGACTCGCGTGGAAGCACCGGTGCGCGGCCCTCGCCCGACACAGATCGCCGTCCGCGGTCAGGTGGGCAACGATCAGCGCAAGAATTTCCATCGGCAGGTCGCCCAGACCAGGTGAATCAGTTGCACGGCCCGACTCCATGGACGATGTTCTTTTGCCTCTGTGGTCGCCCCGTTTTGATCCTCTCTCCTCTCCTTGTATTTTCTTTTGCGTGCAGCGGTAGCGAGGCACACTTTTGCTTTGGTGCACCGGCACAACAAAAAAAAAGAAGGGAACCACGTAGGCGTTTATTGCTGCGTGTGCCCGTGAGGATGATTGCGTGCCTTGGCGTCGCTCGTCCTTGTCGTGCACCTTGTCGGTCTCTGGTTGTCGCTGTTGTTGTTATTTCCGCCAGCGCGATCCGGCAAGGTCACATTGGCGGCGGGACGGGAGTGGGCTCATAAGGCATGATCTGCAGGTCCCACGTGTCATCGAGACGGCGCTGGGCGACTAGGGCAGGGCGTGCGCTATAGTCGCGCATGTGCGCATCGTGCATGGCGACCATGCGGTCCCGATCGGTCCTTGACATACACGAAAAGGACCCAATAGCGTGTGAAGCCCATGAACCCACGCGGGTACACATCCAGATGAGACGATCCGGGCAAAGGTCCTTGCACAGGGCCCCGGCCTGTGACGTCACTACGAGGTGTACGCCCATGTTTGCGATCTCGTCGATCAGGGGCGCGCCTTGCTCCGTGTTCCAGTAGAGGTCGTCCACAAGCACGAGGACGCCCTCGCGCGCATAAGCACGCACAAGCGGTCCGACGGCCTCCCACATACGGTCCACGTTAAAGACGTCATAGCCGTGGCCGCTGTCGGTGCGCGCGGCCTCGTACTCGGCAATGCCAAGGCTGGCAAACATTCGGTCGATGCAGCCGTCGACGGCCACAACGCACACAACGTGCTTGACGCGTCTCGCCAGTATGCGGCCGATGCGCACAGCGATGGTGGTCTTGCCTGCCCAACGCATGCCCCCTACATAGGTGACCGAGCCGCCTCCTGATCGAGACGCGCGCGAGACCCCGCGCCAGGACAGGTCGCACGCGCCAAGGCGCACATCCGCGATTTCCGGCCATGCCGCCAGCAGGCGACGAGCCACGCGACAGAATTCGGGCGAACCGCGGAGTGGCGTGTATGCCGCGGCGAGCCATGCGCACAAGGCCTCGGTGCAGGTCACGTCGTCGTCCTTGTTCTTTTCGTCGGCCATTGCGGCGGCTGCCGCGCCTATAGCCTCGCCGACGAGATGATGCCAAAAGACCTCTTCCAGCGCCAGTGAAGGCAAGTACGCAAAGGAGGCGACGGCGTCCGAGTGTCCCGTGTCGACGGGCAAAGGCCACGGGCACGGATGCCCATCGGGATGGGTCAAATGCGCCACGCCCAGATCGAAATGCATTTTCCTTTTTTGTTTCGTTTCCCGTCGGTCACGCGAGGCCAACGCAGAGGGCGTATGTATATGAGTGGCGTCGAGTTGCTCTTTGTATGTTTTTTGAAGGAAAAAAAAGAATCACGACGGCCCCCCTGGTTGGCTACACACGGCGAGCATTGACGGGCGCGCTCCTGTGCACGAGGGACGATCAAAGAAAAGCCAAAACAAGACCAAACCCAAAAACAACAAGAAACGGGCGACGACACCAGCGGCCCCGGCTTGGCATGTCCCACTTTTTATGCTCTCTTTTTTTCCACCGCCGCAATGACAACCCAAAGAAAAGGCCAGCGGCGCAGTGATTTATGCCGCTGGGAGTGCTCGTACTTTTTTGCGTCGCTTGCCGTGTACGGCGCCTGTCTCTGCGTGCGCCAATACAGATTTGATCGTGAGTTTTTCATTGTTGTTGGCGTCATTGTCGGGTTTGTTCTTGTTGTTACTATTTATTGTTTACGCCGGCATGATGTGGCGAGGTCAGACAGGCGGTGCCGCGGCCAGGGGGATCATGTAGGGCATGACCTGCGTGTCCCATGTATCGTCGCGACGACGCTGAAAGACGATGGTACCGCGAGCCGCCTCGTCAATGATACAGGCGCGGTAGATTTCGTTGACGGCGCAGTGATCGATGCCCATGTCGTCAAACGCGTACACGCTCCACACCTTGGCGTTGCACTTGCAGCACAAGACGACGCGATCCATGTGCGGCACCAGGGCCGGCACCGGCGGGCGGCCCGACGTCACCACCAGGTGCACGCCGATATCCCTGGCCTGTTTGAACACGGTCGCAGCGCCGGGGTCGTCGCCTGACAGTCCCGTGGCGATCACAAGAACGCCCTCGTGCGCGTGTGCGCGCACAAGAGGTCCAGCGGCCTCCCACACCTCGGCGACCGAATATTCATGCAAAGGCGCCTCGGCATGGATGATCCGGTCGAGGGTGATGCCGAGCGCGCCAAACATTTTGTCGACAACCTCGCGCCGATGGTGCACCGCGCACAAGACGTGCTGGACGCGCTTTGTCAACACGCGGGCGATGCGCAGGGCGGCGGTCGTCTTGCCCGATGCACGCCAACCCCACACGTAGGTGACTGTTCCAGCGCCGCGCGATGACGGCGGCAAGACACCACGCCAGGCAATGTCGGTGCTGTCGTGGCGTGCCGGTTGCGGCCAGGTCGCCAGGAGGCGACGGGCGGCGCGACAAAATTCGGGCGATCCGCGCAGAGGCTTGCAGGAGCCCAGCCACGCACGTAAAGCAAAGGCGTCTTTCGCGTCGTCCCCGTCCTCGTCTTTGTTTGCCACGTCGCCCAGGGCCTCATTGCGCAGATGATACCAAAAGACCTCTTCGAGCGCGAGCGAAGGCAGCGCGTCAAAGACGGGATCAACAGCGCACCGGGTTGGGTCAAGTGACAATGGCCATGGACATGGCCGAGTCTGTAAATGCGCCACGCCCAAGCACCGCCGCGACATCTAGGGCAGCGTGGGTTTTTGGCGTGGTCCTCTTTGTTTTTCTCTTTTGTTTTTATGATTGTGCCCAGTACATTCGCCCGTCGTGCCGAGGTTTTTTGCGGCATGGCGCAATTGGCTCTTTCTTTTTCCTAGTCAATCTTTGTGCTCGGGCGCTTGTGCGCGGTTGCGGCTGCGCGTATGATGGCGACAAGAGGCGCAGAAATACGCATGCACCACTGCAAAAATCCAACGTCCAAACCCAACACAAAAGAAAGAGGCAACCGGCCGCAGCGTCCAGCAGTTCTTTTACAGGGACACTGGCCAATTCCCTGGCAAAGGACAACTTGCTGTCTTTTTTTTCCCTTGTTTGTGGGCTAGCGGATAAAAATCGTGGATTGACTTGATGCGCAAAAGGCAAGATAGCCCCAAAGTCCCATGACAGGGTGGTGGGCGACAACGCCAAAATATTTTTTTAAAAAAGAGAGAAAAGAGAAAAGCATGGCAGACAAAGAAAAAGGACGTGGGAGAAGCAGACGAGTAGGGGGAAAAAGAGGGAGGCGGCTGCTGCATCACGGAGCAACTAGGGGTCGGGTGACAGTGCAGCATGAGGCATGATCTGCAGGTCCCACGTGTCGTCGCGGCGGCGCTGGGCGACGAGGGTGGCGCGGGGGAAGCGCGTGGTGTCATTGCGCATGTGCGCATCATACGCGGCGACAATGCGGTGGTGGTCAATCCCTGTCACGCACGAAAAGGATTCGGCACCGTACAAAGCCCACGGGGTCTTAAAACGGAGCATCCAGACGAGGCGATCCGGGCAAAGGCCCCTGCGCGGTGTCATGCGTTGTGACGTCACCACGAGGTGCACGCCCAAGTTTGTGATCTCGTCGATCAGGAGCGCGCCTTGCTCTGTGTCCCAATGGAGGTCGTCCACAAGCACGAGGACGCCCTCGCGCGCATAGGCACGCACGAGCGGTCCAATGGCCTCCCACATATGGCCAACATTGGCGGCGTCAAAGCCGCGACTGTCGTCGGTGTGCGCGGCCTCGTACTCGGGGACACCAAGGCCCGCAAACACTTGGTCAAGATCACCGCCGTTGGCCACAACACATACAACGTGCTTGACGCGTCTCGCCAGTACACGGCTGAGGCGCACGGTGACGGTCGTCTTGCCCACCCGGCGCCCGCTCTCTACAACAGTAGCCGAGCCGTGTCCTGGTCGAGGCGCAGGCGAGACGCCGTGCCAGGCCAGGCCACGTACGCCAAAGTGCGCGTCTGCAATCCCAGGCCAGGCAGCAGACAGACGACGAGCCACACGGCGGAATTCAGGCGAACCGCGGAGCGGCGTGTATGCCGCGGCGAGCCACGCGCACAGGACCCCGACGTCGGTCACGTCGTCGTCCTCGTTTTTTCCGTCCGCCAAGGCGGCCGTCGCCGCGCGCAAGGCCTCACCGACGAGATGGTGCCAAAAGATCTCTTCGAGTGCCAGCGAGGGTAGGTACGCAAAGATGGCGGCAATCTCTGTGGACTCGCTGCCTGCGGGCAAAGGCCACGGGCACATGCACCCGGCGGGACACGCAAGATGCGCCACGCCCAAGTCGTAATACATTTTTTCTCTTTTCTTTTCTCTCTTTCCGTTCCTGTTGGCCACGCAAGGCCAACACAAGAGTCAGTATGTGCGCGATACCAGGCCGTCTCTTTTTTCCTCAAAAAAAAGCAACGGTAGGGCGAATAAAAACCCAGACCCCACCGAGTGACGCAAAATGCCTCTGTGTATTTTGCCACGACAGCGACAGGCCCACAAAAAAATGGTGCATGTCGGCGAGTGAACCCAGAGGTCGTGTGTCGTCTGTGTTTTTGGGTTGTCTTGCTCCTGCTTCTTTTGATGGTTCCCTTTTTTCTCATTGGCGCCAAAGCGAGGCTTGTAAAAGGGCGACTTTGTTGTGGTCATTTTCATGTTCATTTTCTACAGAAGAAAAAAATCAACGACGGAAAAGGCACAAACTTGTATTGTATGCAACGGGGGCGACGCACACACATACAGAGGAAAACTTAGGGGGCCGGTGCGCGCAGTCGTGCGCTGGCCTCGATGGCCAACTGGTGGCACAAGAGTTCGGGCCGTCGGACGGCAACCAACGGATCAACATCGACGCCCCACACGGCGGCTGCCTCGACGAGGCGTGCCGAACCAGGGAGGCGGCCATCGGGCAGGGCCGGCGCCGCGCACGTGCGCTGCCATGCATAGGCGGCGGCCGGATCGAGCGTCTCCCGCGGCGCCAGATCGAGGTCGATATTGAGGGGACCCGTGTAGGCGGCGGCAGCGCCTTGGACAAGCGAGGTTCGTGCCCGACGTCTTGCGGCCGCGCTCATTAGGCGCGCGTCAATCTGACCGGCAAAGAGCCGAATGGCGAGCGCCAGGTGACATTCGTCGACCTCGGCACCGTAAAGGGCGCCGTCGTCAACATCGTCGGTGTTTTCAGGTCCGATCAGCGTGAGCGCATATTGAACGGCCGAGGGCAGGGCCAGAGCCGACGGCACGGGCAGCATCAGAGCATCGATCTGTGCCACGCCGGCCGGCAGAGGATCCAAGAGCAAGGACGAGATCGCGTCCAACGGCACCGGGTTTTCCCAAGGGGGCGAGCGCGCCAGCGACGCCAAAAAGGATCCCACGTGGCGGATCAGCGGCTGCAACGCTGGCGACAAGGCAAAGGCGGGTGCCGCTACGCGCATCCTATACTGGACCCGCTTGGCATTATTGGGGACGGAGATGGCGGCCACCAGAGGACTGTGGCCGAGATGCGGCGTCAAGTTGACGAGCATGGCCCATGCCTGCGAGTCGACATAGAAGCGCAACACATAGTAGACGTTGGTGGGCATGCATGCGAGGCTCTGCGCGAGGATGTGCGCATCGGCCACGAGCGAAAAAGCAAACGGATCGAGCGATGCAGCGGCAGCACGGCGCCGCACGGCTTGGCCGAGCGCGATGCCCAGTGACTGGCCAGCGCCGGTTAGACCGACGGCGGCCTCGGTCTCGATCTGTGCCATGTGACGATCTGCTGTCGCGGGCTCCATCTCGGCGTAGACGCTTTGCACGTCGGCAAAGGTGGGCGGCCATCCCGAGATGCGTCCGGCACGCGCTGCCTCGGCCACGGCGGCTGCGGCACCGACTTCCCATGTGAGTGCCTCCCACAGTCCATCATAGGCCTTGCGGAGCCGTGGATAAAACCCGCCGCCTCGGCGAGCCGCCTGCGTGCCCGATTCAATGTGACCCGCAACGAGACGCATGATCTCACCTATGTCCTCTGCATTGGCCGCGCCAGCCTGCAGGCGCCCAATCCGTGCATCCAGCGTCTGGATATCGCGGTCGTAAATGTCGGATGCGTCGGGAGCGCCGCCATTGCCAATGATGCTGCCCGAGGCTTCCTGGTCTGTGCGTGGACGCTTGGGGTCTGTCTGGTCGGGCTCGTCTTTTCCATGGCCGTTGTCGTCATCAACATTGTCGGTGTCCTGGACCATGCGATCCGCATTGGCGGCCGCGGGCGACCGTATACGCTTCATCTGTGCGCGCTCGGCCTTGCGCCTGCACAGACAGAAATAAGGGGGGGGGGGAACCTCGGCCAAGGCTGCGACGGTCTTTTTACGATGGTGTGCACACAAAAGGCGCTCGGCAGATACGCGGCCGGTGCTGCGCCGTCCTGCGCTCCATTCCCTTTTTCTGCGCACATGCCTTTCTTTCCTATGCAACACGCGGCAAAAACCCAAATGGAAAAAACAAATGGAAGAAAAAGAACATCGACAACCACGGCAAAAGAGGGCGCGGTTTTTGGTGCGAGTCCGGGGCCCCTTCGTCGGTTGTCCTTTGCGCCTCTTGATCGATTCGGCGTCGTCTGTCCCAACGACAACGTGGAATCTTTTTGGGGTGCAGACTGCAACAAAAGGCGGTCTTGTGGGATTGCAAACCGATGGATCGTAAAAAAAACAATCCGCGCACTTGTTGGCCTCTCTCGACCGCACGGGGACAAACACGCTCGCGCAAGGAAGACAAAGAGGAAAAGAAGAAAAAATAGTGATGGGATTAATCGCTTTCCGAGTCAAAGTCGCTCTCTTCATCCTCCCCGTAGGCCGGAAGGTGGTCGTCGATCTGCGCCCTGTGCCTGGCCAACAGATCCCTGATGGCGCGGCTGCCCTTTTCACGGCAGTACACATCGGATGGATGGACCACCGGCCCAGCGGCTCCCACGTCGACCCGTTGGCGAGCGCAAAAGCGAGGCAGGCACGATCACGTGCCTGCACGGCATACTGGATCATCAAATCGCGCTTGCACGGTCCGTTGATGGCGACATCCAACGCACAGATTGCCACGTGACCATTGAGCGCGGCCTCGCTCCGGAGATAGACCCCGTCGAGTGCTCCGTGCTCGCGCAACACCTGGACCACGTCGTAATGGCCGTCACGGGCCACATTCCGCCAGAGATCGTTCACGTTGTAGAGGCCGCACGGTGTCCTCAAGGCAAACAAAAACGGCGACCAGCCGGGGACAGGTTCGCATGGCGCGTCGCACGGATGGCGGCACCGGTCGGCGCCGACCGCGTAGAGGCGCTTGAGAAAGGCGGCATGGCCCTTGTTGGCGGCGACCGCAAAGGCTGCGGCAGTACAATGTGCACGGCGGTCGACATGTTTTTGAAGCCACTCGACGACCGTCCAGTCGCCCGACTCGGCGGCCGCGTCGGCCATCTTTTGGACGTTGGCACGCACCGCGTCAGCCGCCTGCGTGTCGCCGTCACCAGCCGCCAAAGACGACCACATATAAGTGAGCACATCAACACGGCCGGCAGCGGCAGCACCAGTCATGGCCACCTCGACGTGCACGGGAGTGAGCAGGCCACGCTCCCGACAGTAGGCCAGACGTCCAGTCATGCCCTTTCTGGCCATATCGCAGGCAACGTAGACGGCAGGCACACATCGCGCGGTGTCGACGGCCCAGCGAAAGACGGCGTCGCAGGGAGCGCCGCCGAGCAGTGTCGTGGCCAAACTGGAGTGGTCATCCTTGAACTCGCGACTCAGGCAGTGCACCAACAGTGCGTCGTAGATTTGACCAGGCTCGGCAGTGGCACCGGCGACCGACAGGGGCCACGTGTCCGGTTGCGTGCCCAAAGCGACCGCGAGCGCGGCGTCGAGCACGGGGATGGAGGTACCACCGAGTTGCCTGAACGGCTCGTCGTAGATGTCGACAGGCCGGGCGACATCGGGCCATCGCGAGAGGATTGCCACAGCGCAATCGCGCCTCGTCCACCTCAGTGCCGCTCCAAAGGCGTCGGCGCTGGCGTCCCTGTCGGCATACCGGGCGAGAATCCATTGGACAGCGACGGCCGCGCCCGACTCGGCCGCCGCGCTCAAAGGGCGGCCCAGGACCTCGGGATCATCTCCATAGTAGCATTGATCATAGACTAGTTGCATGATGTCGGCGTCGTTGGTGCGTGCCGCAGCGCGCATGGGTCGCGTGCCCCAATCACGACCACATGAATCATGTCTGGCATTTTCTTCGACATCGTCACCGTCATCACCATCGTCATCGCCGTCGCCACTACCATCTTTGCCGTCGTCGTCATCATTATCATCTCTGTCGTCGCCATGGTCGTCGTCTTGGCTAGAGCACTCGGCGCCATCCTCGTCAAGACAGATGCCACTTTCGACGGCTTCACGGTGATCGATGACGTGCGCGCGGTCGAGGATGAGGCGGACAGCATCAATGCGCTTGCTCGATATGGCGTCGACGAGAACCTCTTTGAGGATGGCGGCCTGGCGCTCGTCAATGAGCCACCGCATGAGGTCGACATGACCGCCCCTGGCGGCCGCACAAAGGGCCTCGGTGGGGCACCCGCCGCCGGTCGACTTGTCCAAGATCCACTCGACTAGGGCGCGATGACCGCCCCCGGCGGCGGCGCGCAGGCAATGAATATCGATGCGCCACGGGTCGACGCCGTGCCAATAGCAAAGGCCGTCAAGCGAGCCCATGCGCGCGAGGACCTTGGGTGCGAATCGGGCAAAGTGCAGGCGGCCGCGCTCCTCGGGCGTGAGGACGCCAAAGCGGGGCGACGCGAGGACGGCAGAGGCGTGGTCGCGCGGCCCGAGCCATGAGACGACGGCGGCAATGACTTCGGGCGGCAGCGTAGTCATGTCGACACGTCGGTGGCGCATCTTGTGTATGCCCTTGGTCTTGGGCACCAAAGACATGGCCTGGGGCCAAAAGAACGAACGCCGAGGCAAAAACAACAGCAATGAAATGGGAAAAAAAAGAAATTTAAAAACGATGCCTCGACAGAGAAGAATGGGGTTGTGGTCCTCAAAAGTATAGGGTGATAATCGTTTTTGCGTATGAATCATCTTGTCGCTGCCAACGCCAACCAGAGGAATAGAAAACCCCTCATAAAAATAGCGGCCAATCGAATGGTATTTTTTTGAGGGAAAAGGTTGTGTGCAGTTGTAGCCAATAAATGAAAGGGGGGCAAGATGCGAGACAATGGGCAAGCGCATAGAGAAAAAAGAGGGCGTATTGTTGTCGTGCATGCGCTCGCCTCAATCTTGCAAACCCAACAGGCAACACATTCCAAAACAAAAGGAAAGGACAGAAAACCAAAGGAGATGGCTACCACTCCACGATCATTTGGCTGGATGGCCGACAAGAGGCTCAAATCCTTCTGGCAACACAACCGACAGTGGCCCGACCTCGATTACAACATCATGGACAGGATTGAGGCGGCGTGTGCCGCGCTCGGCCGGCCGTTGCCCCGATGTGGCCCGCCTAAAGATCGTTGGCACGTGGGCGGCATGGACCAGGCGATGGCGCGAATCAGAGAATTGCACGCATACAATAACCGACAGGCTCTAGAGCACCCCGCACGCGACGATCACGATGCCTGCCTTGATCATCAAGGTGACAGCGCATCGACGTCTCCCGGTGTGCTCTTTAGCCGATGGTTCAACGCCAAGGGCGCGCGATTGCACGGCATTGACCCAGAGACCACGACGGCCAAAGAGGCATGGGCGTACATGCAATCGAGGCCGACGTCGCCGCGCGCGCCACGTTGGTGCACGTCTTATTGGGACGAGTTGTCGCGCCACGCTACATCCGACGCACTGTCTGCTGTCGTCCCGCGCCGCACACCAGACGGGTCGTCTGTTTCGACGATCGACCTTTTCCGACGTGCCACAGGCACCTCGACCGAGTCGCGCGGCCAACGGCTCTATGCTGAGATCATGTCGGGTCTGGAGCGCAGCGGCACGTGGCAGTTTGCCAAAAAGTGGGCCGAATCGGGCGCACCACAGCGCGTGGTCGACCTTGATCGCGTCGGCCCATTCCTCCGCGACGTGTGCACTCTTTTGGGCGACACGGTCGAGCGTGATCGCGCCGACGCCTATCGCCATGGTCCCGCTTGTGCGCGGCTGTTTGGAGCCGCCGTCATTACGGCAGCACCGCCGATTTCGGATCGCGATGCGGCTATCGAGCCATTTGTCGGTGACGCCTCTACTGCAGGGCGGTCCAACGAGCCGGTGCCTGTCGCCGCCAAGCAGTCATCGACTCTGGAAGAGGCGGCACGCTGTCGCGTCTGCTCTCTAGAGTCTAGCAGCCATCTTGCTGTGGGCCTGGCAAAGGATGTGTCCAGGCAGGACCACTCTTGCGGTGCGCCATCGCCACCTGCCGAGTCGCCTTTGCAAACAAAAGAGCACGGTGTCCGACGCTTTCGCTTTCTGTTGAGTGAAGACGATCCACTCGACGAGACAGACACTGACGACGACCAAGGAGATTGTGAGGGCGGCAACCATGACATCGACCTCGGTGATCAGCCGCCCGCTGCCGTCCATTTCCACGAGCGACCCGGCACCACGGTGGGGGGACAAAAAAGCGCAGGCTCGTTGCCTTTGGCCGGGCGCAACCCATCGGACGCACCTCACGTGAGTGACTGGAATGCCGACGAGGTGGGCGACTGGGTGGCGACTTGCGACAACGGATGCCTGGCTGGTTACCGCGAGGCCTTTGTCGAAAACTGCATCACGGGCCGCAATCTTCAAGACATCGCCAACCGAGGCCTCGTTGACTGTCTTGGGATCCTCCAGCAGATGGGCGTTGACAGGGTGGGCGACGCACTTGACCTCTGGCGGCTCATCGGCGATCTCGTCTCTACGTGTTCTCGTTCTTTCCCATCGAATCCGGCAACACAGTCTCCAGAGGTGCCCCTGTCTTCGTCGTCGACCTTGCGCTCTGTCGCCGGGGGCACAAAGAGGCGATCAGAGGCGCCAACGAGGCCCAACGCCAAAAGGCCGAGGACGGCAGGCGACGAGTCTTTGCCTCGTGCCTCTGCGACGGGAGACACGGGCAACGCCGCCAAGGATGCGCCGCCCAAGTGCGCGAGGTGCTCTGCGTCTCCTGTGCCAGGGCATACGCTCTGCGAGCCCCACCGACTGGCGCAAAATGCGCGGCAACGCGAGTACGACCGCAAGAGGGCCAAGTCAAAGCAGCAGCACGTCGGCGAGCGCAACAAGAGGCAAAAGGAGGCACGGCCCCTGCAAAAGCATGGACGCCTCGACGGTACCACCGACGGGCATAGTACCCCGTGCGCTAGCCAGACCCAGTCGACAGTCTGCGGGGAGCAGCCGCAGCGTGGCGCTCGGCGCCACGCTGAACCACACCGCACGTCCAAAGAAGGCGTCGATACGGTCGATGGGATTATGCGCTACTATACAACCTGCACTACGCCCGCCGCCGTCGCGTCTAGAAACCTTGGCGGTGATCATGACCACCGCCACACGGCGAGCGTGCAAGATGAATTGGGCGACATGGCCCCAACAGACGACCAACAGATGCGCGCCGACCCGCCGACCGTTGGCATCGTGCTAGCCGACCAAGCAACGCCCATACCCCCATCCTTGGACGCGCACGTGGTCGATTGTGCGACAACCAAGGCCAGAGACGAAATCGAGAGCACCAAACAAGGAGGAGCACCGACCAAGAGAAAATGGATCGATCAAGAGACCATCGACGACGAGGGCACCGAGACCGAGGACGAGGAGTTGGCCAATGAACAAGGCGCACCCCCGTCGCCCGTCGAGGTCGATTACCCGCCGATGACGCCGAGGGATCTGCTCGCCCTCTGGCCTGAGAGGCGGCGTGCTGCGCAAGACTGCGCTGCCAAAGGCGGAGATGACGGCGATGACGATGGCGACACCAAAGAGGACGACAACGCAGAATCCAACTGGTATGTACAGCGCAATGTACAAGCCTAGACATTTTTTATGGGTAGAAAAAAAAAAGAAAAAATCAAAGACAAAAGAATCTCGACCACGTCATACGCAAAGTCGACAAAGGTCTGGGAGGCACCAGCATCTTTGGTGTTGTGCCAGCGGCCTAGTGCGTCCATTTTGGCACCCATGGACCCGCAGGCACAATATGCAGAGCACGGTCAGACAGAAAAAAGGACGCGCTCCCGACCGCCACAGTGTGCCGAGAAGGGACACTCTAACAAAAACCAGGGGAAAAAAAGAGGGTACCGGAATGCAATATTTTATTAGGGTGCATCATCAGCATTTGTGTGCACAGTGGGTCCTGTACAACCGTCCTCGTTGGACCGAGAGTGGATGGGCTCGGTCCAGGGACATCCATTGTTGCGCGCCCACCAAAGGGTCTTTTGGTGGTAGTTACGAGCGGCGCTGGCGCAGGTCTCTGCATTCCACGGGCAGCCGTTGGCGCGGAGCCATTGGAGAGCCCCCAACTGGCCGCAACGGGCGGCCGACGCACATGCGCGCTCGTCCCAGGGGCAACCATTGGCGCGGAGCCACTGGAGGACGTCGAGGTGTCCGCCTTGAGCAGCGCGCTCAAAAGCCGTCGAGTCCCATGGACATCCCTTATCACGAAGCCACCGCAAGACCTCTAGATGTCCGCCCTCGGCGGCCTGAGCACAGGTTTCGGCGCCCCACGGGTAGCCGTTGGCGCAAAGCCACTGGAGGATCTCCAAGTGACCGCCCCTAGCCGCGCCATCACACGCAGACCCGTCCCAGTCGCACAGATTGACATGAATCCACTTGAGAACGTCTAGATGGCCCCTCTTGGCGGCAGAAAAGAAAAAGTGCCGTTCGTCCCAAGGACAGTCGTTGGCGTAAAGCCACTGGACAATGTCGAGGCGACCGGCCTTGACGGCCACGGTAAAGGTATGCTCGGTCAGGGGGCACCCGTTGGCGCAGACCCAACCGAGGACGTCCAAGTGACCGCCCTTGGCGGCGCGCTCACAGACGCTGCCGTTCCAGGGACACCCATTGGCTCTGGCCCACTGGACAATCTCTAGGTGGCCTCGTCCGGCCGCACGGGTGCACGTCCACTCGTCCCAGGGGCAGTCGTTGGCGCGGAGCCACTGGAGGATTTCTAGGTGGCCACCCTTGGCGGCACACGCACAGGCCTTGGCATCCCACGGGCAGCCGTTGGCCTTGGCCCACTGGAGGATCTTTAGGTGGCCGCGCCTGGCGGCGGCGGCACAAGTTTCACCGTCCCACGGACAATTGTTGGCGCAGAGCCATTGCAGGACCTCTAGGTGACCAGCCTCGGCAGCAGCCGAGCACGCCTGTTCATCCCAAGGACAGCCGTTGGCATAGAGCCATTCAAGTATGTCCAGGCGACCACTGTCGGCGGCGCATGCGCACGCCCAGTGGTCCCAGGGGCATCCATTGTCGTGGAGCCACTGGAGGACATCGAGGTGTCCGGCATCGGCGGCGTGCGTGCAAGCGAGCGAGTCCCAGGGGCAGCCGTCGGACATGGCCCATTGGAGGACCTCTAGATGGCCACGGGCGGCGAGTTGGGCGGCATAGGCGGCGTCAAACTCGGCGGCATAGGGCAGGGCAATGGCGCGCCAGAGGCGTTGGACCCTCGACGCGGCGACCGCATCAATAGGATCAAGATGCGCCAGGATCATGGCGAGGATCTCGTTGGGGAGAGGGAGGCGAGGTAGGCAGGGACGCGAGCGACATTGCTCCATGATTTCTCGCTAGCGAGGCAGTGCGCGCCGTAAAAAAGAGTCACAACGAGGACAGGACGGCGACAAGCCAAGGGCGCACACAAAGGAGCCGCAGGGCGAAAGCCCCGCCATGAAAGACCAACGCAAAGAAAATGGAGTAGGGTCAGCGGGCAATGCGACGTTGCAAAAAGGGAGAGGGGATATTGTGGTTTATTTGAGTCTATGACGAGGCGGTGGTGGCGGATATCCAGGCGAGAACAGCGGGATGGCGCTTGGCAGCCAAAGAGCACGTTGGAGGGTCCCAGAGACATCCATTGGCCGTGGCCCACTGGAGGACATCAAGGTGGCCCTGCGCGGCGGCAGCATAGCACGTCTCCTCGTCCCATGGACAGCCGTTGGCATGCAGCCACTGGACGATGCCGAGGTGGCCGTTCTTGGCGGCGCGCGAACACGTGCGCTCGTCGCACACACAACCACTGGCATGAAGCCACTGGAGCACTTTGAGACGATTTGCCTTGGCGGCGTAGGCAGTTGCCCGCTTATTCCAGCGGCAACCGTGTGCGCGCGCCCACTGGAGGACTTCCAGGTGACCTCCCAAGGCCGCCAGGTAGCACGTGCTCGCGCCCCAAGGACAGCCGTTGGCACGCAACCACTGAAGGATTTCGAGGCGCCCATTTTCAGCGGCGCCGGCGCAGGCCGACTTGGTCCAGGGACAGCCGTTGGCATGGAGCCATTGGAGCACCTCTAGATGTCCGCTTTCGGCGGCGCGAGTGCAGGCCGACGCGTCCCACGGGCAACCGTTGGCATGGAGCCATTGGAGCACATCTAGATGTCCGTTTTCTGCAGCGCGCATGCAGGCTGACGCGTCCCACGGGCAACCGCTGGCGTGGAGCCATTGGAGCACCTCCAGATGTCCCTTGTCAGCGGCGCGCATGCAGGCCGACTCGCTCCAGGGGCAGCCATTGGCGTGGAGCCATCGGAGAACGTCTAGGCGACCATACGCCGCGGCCGTTGAGCAGGTGGACACGCTCCAAGGGTGGCCGTTGGCGCGCAGCCACTGGAGAGTCTCTAGTCGACCCCCGTGTGCGGCTTCATCGCACAGGTCGCCACAGTAACCATGTCGGTCGGCAAGCATCAACTTGATAACTCGAAAGAAGCGGTCGACAGCGGTAGCGCCGCCAGGTGCTCGCATGTCATGCAGACGTTGCTCATCGTCGAGCCACTGGAGGACAGCCAGGTGGCCCCCTCTGGCGGCAGCGCTGGCGACAACGGCAGAGAGGGGGTATCCATTATCGCAAAGCCATTGAAGGATGTGCAGGTGGCCATGGCGCGCGGCAGCAGTCGAGGCCGACTCATCGCAGGGGCAGCCGTCGGCTCTGGCCCACTGCAGGACTTTTAGATGGCCACGGGCGGCGAGGTGGGCGGCATAGGCAGGGCCAAAGCGGGCGGCGCGAGGGAGGGCAAAGGCGCGCCAAAGACGTTGGACCCGAGAGGCAGCAACCGAGTCGACGGGGTCGAGGTGTGCAAGTACGGCGGCGAGAAGTTCATTGGGGAGGGGGAGGGCGTCGGTTCGGGGCGACTGGTCGCCGTCGTCGTCGGCCGGCGCGAGGCCCATCGCAAAGAAAAAGAGAAAAAAGGCAAGGAAATGGTAGCAGTACGGCTGGGAAAAGGGCAGGAGGCGGGTGACCAATGAGAATTTTGGGGGATGGGGGTGGGTGAGGGGAGGAGGGCAAAAGAAATGGAGGCCGAGGGCGAGAGGGCCTCTTGGCGTCGGCGGCGAGAACAAAAAACCAAAAGTTGGGGACGAGAACAAAAGGGGGCCGGGGGCCAAAAAGAGGGCCGACGAAAAGAGCAGAGGGGTGGAAAAAGGGACCAACGACAGGGGATTTGGGTGGGTTGAATTGTGCCTTTTTTCTCTTTGTTTCTTTCGGAGGTGGCGACAGGGGAGGAAGGGAAAAGGGCGATTGCATCGAGGGGATTTGATTATTTTTTGTTGTTTTGTTATTGTTCTTTCATGGGGCAGAGAGGGGTTTTGTTGGGATCGCCAGAGAGTCGGGTTGGGGCAGAGGCGAGGAGAGAGGAGGGCACAGTGGAGGCGAACAAGCCCCCAAGCGCCCAGAATGCGGGGGAGGGGCGAGTCGTCAATTCGGGGGTTGCATGGCCGTCTGTGACGTCGTCGTCGTAATTGTCACTGTGTGGGCGAGCGTTGTCGTCGCCGTCATGGTCTCTGTCTTGTCCTTGTTGTCGTCGTAGTCGTCGACAGCGGCGGATCGGGCCGTGCAGGGGCCGTTGTTGTCTCTTTCTTTTGCAGGCGTTGGCGTGTTTTTTTCGTTTTTTTGTCGGCATCGGCGTGGTCGGGGGTGCCGTCACATGGGCAAAGGCAACAGTGACGACGGCGCTAGAGACGCGCACGCGCGAGACCAGGGCGGCGGCATGGGGCGGCGACGAGGACGGGCACCCATTTTTTTCTCTCTTTTTTATTTGAAAGAAAGAAAAAACAAAGGAAAGGCGACCGGACCCAAAGTCAGCCTCGACTACGAGAGGGGAAAAAAGAAGAGCGGCGACAAAAGTGGCGACGACGACGGTGATGACGGCGACGACGACAAGAGAACAATGGGCGCGAACAAAGAGATGGACCGACGCCAGGCAGTCGGTTGTCAAAAGAGTCGGCCATCAGTCGTCGCGAAGCGGCCTTTTTTTAAAAAAAATTTTGGGGTTTTTTTGCAGGGCGGAGGTCGGCCAACGCATGGGAGGGCCAGGAGCACAAGGGCGTCGGGCGCACGCAAGAGAGTTGGCGACACGGGCGCGACCACGGGCAATGGCCATGCGCCCGACTCTTGCACGCCGCCAGCGTCGCAGCAGGTTCCTTTTCGCCAAAAAAAGAGAACAGAGGGAAAAGGGAGGGAAAAAAGAGACAAAAGAGGACAAAGGGGCGGCCAATGGCGGTCGTCCGTCGATGGCTCCTGCAAAGCGCCGCGACAACAACAATGGCGGTAGCGACAACAACAAGAGGTCGGCGACCAAAAAAGAGTTTGGCCATGGGCCTCCAAAATCGCAGGGCGACATGAGCCGAGGCCGCGGCGGCGCGAGCGACAACAAGTCGACCCCCAAGTTTGCTCATGGGTACAGGGATATATGTAGGAAAAAACCTGTATTAATCCAGACATTTATAATTAGGAAAAACCGGGATAAAAGGGGGCATGAAAGGGGGTCTTTCTTTTGCGGTGTTGTCGTCTCTTTCGCGCCTCTTTTGGCGACGCCATCGTCATTGTCTTGCTCCTTGTTGTCGTCGTCATCGTCGTC